GATCAGAAGAGAGATCGAGTGCTACGATATCACCAGGTTCAGTTGCTTCGCCACGAGGGAAGAACTCAGCATAGTCGTTATAGACTGCATTATAGACACTCACAAAGCTGGCTGCGCCATTTGCGTCAATGGTGCAATGCTTTGCGCTAGACATACCTGACTGACAGTTGACATAAAAGTCAATGCCATTATCATTACAAAGGACAAGTTTTTCGTCTCCGCCAACATCATCACCAGAACACGAACTTACGTACGCATTAGCAGATTCGCCACCACCGATGACTGTAAGGCCACCACCACCGATGGAAATTCCATTACCATAAATATCTGCTTTATTATCAATGAATCTAATCATTTCACATGTTGTTTGTGTACCAGCATATGAAATGTTTCCTTTCATTGCACCACCAGAAAGCAAAAGTGAAGCTGGAATATCTGAAGTAAAAGCTACCGTTTTCCACGTAGTATCCCAAACAGATCCACTATTGTTTGAGTTTGAACCGCGGACATACAATTTTGGCGAAGGACCATCGGTAATTGCCAACTGTGCGCCATAGCCTGCAGTTGTATCCCAGCCAAACGTCAAAATGTGTGCATCATCTGGGCACTTTCCAACTTTTGTTGTGGATGATGCAATATTATACGTAACATTCGCACGATATGGATCTTTCGTGAGATCAAAATTCAAACTGTCAGGACGTGACGACACCAGCAGTTTCAATTTATTTGCTCTATCTACCGTCTTATTAGCGTCGGCAGTATTGTCGACTTTATTCAAACCAAGAGCGGTTTTTGTGACGTCATATGTGATTGGTGAAGATCCATCGTATGTAGTGCCACTAGCGCTGTTAATCTTTAAAGTCAGCGCCTGAGGGTTTTTAAGGGAAGTATACGTAGTATCGGTAAGCTTATCTTCTGTCCAATTACTCCATGCGCCATTAACACAGAAGCGGCGGTAAGATTTCGCATCATTGTAAATGATCTGAACGTAATACTCTCCGCTTGCCCTATGAATAACTAATAAGCCAAAGTGGTCAATACCACTTGGCTTATTTGTGACAGAGTTACTACCTCCAGCATTATATAAACCAGGAAGTTTCACATTATTTAAATCTTCATTGGTAAGTGTAGTATCTACAGAAGAACGGTACGTTGTACCATTAATTTTGAGTTGTAATGTTTTATTTGCCATAGAAATTACCCCTTGTACACGAAGTAATCCTATAAACAAATGCGTAAACGCATTTGTTTATAGGATTACCTACTACATATTGACCTATGGAGGGGTTATCTTATGGCAAATAAAAAAATTTATGTAAAATTAAACGGTACATCATATTCTTATCCGAATGCAACAACCACTTCGGAAGGTTATATGAGTGCGTCCGATAAATCAAAATTGGATGCAGTTCCTGCCGTTAAAACTATCACAAAATCACTTAAAGTGACTACTGATTGGATGGATACGGGTATTGCCGGTGGAGATCTTGCTACTGGTATGTATGCTGTGTATATGCAAGTCCCGACAATTGACGCTACTGGACTGTATCAAGAGTCTTGGGCTGGGATCATGTCCTGGTTCTCCGGTGGTACAAATTCCACAAACAGCGATGAGATTCTTCTTCATAATGCAGGTCATGCTGACAATAGTAACGAAGTTTATCTCCGTACGATTCGTCAGAGTTCTTCTGCTAGTATGAAGCTTCAAATCGCTGCTAAATCAGCTTTTCCTGGAGCTGCAAGTATTACTTTTAGCTTCAGAAGATTGAGCTAAGGAGGACGGGATATGTTACGGCTGAAAGATAAAATTGAAGCAAACGTCACATATGCAGATCGTGCGGGAAGCGCAACAAGAGCAGATGCTGCTAATGCCGTTGCATGGGACAATGTGAGTGGTAGACCTTCAACATTCCCTCCTTCATCACACACTCATTCGAAGTCAGATGTTGGCCTTGGCAGTGTTGATAACACTTCTGATTCTAAAAAAGATGTTGCAACAGCAGGCGCTATTAGATCAGGTGGTACATTGGCTGCTATCACCGGTAAAACCTTGTACGAGTCCGGTCTTCGTTTCCACGCTGGATACAATAACGGCTATCCGACATCTTATGGTAACTCAATTACCTTAACTGCTTCAGGATGCGGTGAACTTTTCTGTGGTTGGAGTGGTGGTAATGATGCCAATATGAAAACCAACATGGAAAGATTGTATTATCGAAATAAACGAGACGTGGCTGATACTACATGGAGCGATTGGAGCATAGTTGCATTCACATCAGATCTTAATGCGTATCTTCCGCTTTCTGGTGGAACTTTAACCGGACAGATTAATTTTGGATCAGGCTCATACTATGTAAAAGCAGATGGCACTGCCAATTTCAGGACAGTTACGGGCGCAGTTTATAACGACTATGCTGAGTTCTTCCCTCGTGGCGAAGCAACTGAACCTGGTGATATCGTAGCACTCGATCTCTCTTCTGATCATGAATCTTACATCAAAGCAACTGCAACAAGTAAAATTGTTGCTGGTGTTCATTCCGATGAGTATGCCATGCTTATCGGTGGTGATAAAGCAGGGGATGGGGAAGATTATGTGAAGAAGAATATGGAGAACTATATCCCCGTAAGTCTCTGTGGTCGTGTCTTCTGTAAGTGCATTGGCAAGATTCATCGTGGCGATACGATTGTCGTATCTGATATTCCCGGTGTCGGACGAGCAAAATTACCCAACGATTATGTGGAAAATACACAGATCGTTGGATACGCAGTGGATGAAGACCTGAACGAAGAAATTCGTCGAGTCCGTATTCGGGTAAAGGGGTGATTTGAAATGGCAAGTCAAGGTTCGAAGATTACTGCTGCAGATTTTACTTCACTGAAGGCTCTTGTCAATCAAGAAATTGGTCGGCGAGGCAAGGCAGAAGGTACTGCACAGAACCAGAGTTACGGAAGCTTGTCTTCTTATGCTGGGTCAGGCTATCAATATACAACCACTCCTGCTGCTGGAGTAAAGATTGCCACTGAGCATATCACAAAGATCACAACACCGATCGGTGCAATCAATGGATCAACTCCTTCCTTTTCCAGTGGAACTGTTGTAAGAGCATCTGATATTGCAAATGCCGCAAATACATTGAGCGGTCTTACCGTGATCAAAGAGAACGCTTCTTCCAGCGGCTGTGCTGGTAAATGTAGCGGTCTCTGCTCTTCTGGATGCAATACAACATGCTCAAGTTGTTCCAGTAGCTGTGGCAGTGGATGCGCAACTTGTGCTAGTGGCTGTTCTAGTGGATGCACGAATACATGTTCTGGCGGCTGTTCAGGTAGTTGCGATGGTAATTGCAATGGCTGTTCTGGCTGCGAAGGATGCAGTGATAACTGTAAAACAGATTGCAGCGGTGGGTGTAAAGAACGCTGTAATGCTAACTGCGCTAGTGATTGTGGCGGATCTTGTAGATTTACCTGCTTAGCATTATGTGGAAATTGCCAAAATTCTTGTGATAATACATGCTCTGGCCATTGCGGATCAAAATGTACAGATAGCTGTGACCTTGACTGTACTGGATCATGCAAAGGCAGTTGTACAGGCAGTTGTGACACCGACTGTAGTGGCGGCTGTAAGGGTTGTTCCGGTTCATGCGAAGGAAATTGTACAGGTAGCTGTAAGGGTTGTTCCGGTAAATTCTTATTTTAATAGACCATGTGGAATGAGGTGCTATAAGTGAGCGTTTATAAACCCAATAATGATCTCGAACTTAAGAAAGTTTTCATAGAAAATACTCCGATAATTAAGTTCGTTTCTCATGATGTATTTGAAGACAATGATTGGAAAGAGTTCATGCAGCAATGCCCCGATAATTCGAATCAGTTCGAATGGTGCATTTGGGCGGCTGGAATTTTCCGTTGCGATAATATCATGGATGATAAGTTTGATACCTATGCAGCATACTGTGCGTCTGTGATTCAAAGTATTGCAAAGGATTGCAACGTAGAGTGCTCTGATGATCGTCTGATCGTTCTTGCATATGGTCTTGCAGCACGTACTTTCAATTTTGAAGCTGCAAAACTTGAAAAGTCCGATTATAACTTTGATGCAATGCTCAATGCATCTGATTACGAATGCACCGATGATATTGATTTCTTATCAATGTGGGAAATGCTTGTTATGACTATCCGGTTCATTCGTGTTCTTGATCCGTCAAATGTCAAAGCACTGATCAAAGTCATGAAAAAAGTAAATTCCATTCGTGATAAGTATAATGAAGTATATACCCGGATGAGTAACATGACCGCTAATTATTAATATATTTTAGGGAGAGTGCACGTTTATGAAAATTATTAGCATTACGACCCAAGAAAGTGAAGCCGTTGAGCGGGCTTATTATGAGTCGCAATCATATGAATCCATCGTTTCTATTCTCTGTAGAGAATTGAATGAGGACGCAAATCCTTTAACATCTGAGATGCTCCATCATTATATCGACTTATGCAAAACTGCAAAGATGCGTCTCAAATTAACGCAAGACAAGGTAATTGGCAGATACGTCGATAAGTCGGAATTTAACAATGCCAAGGTAACATTTGATTTTGAGCGTGAGGAGATGTCGGTATCAGATGAAAAAGCATAATAAGCGTCTCTATGAAGAGTATACTGATATGGTTCAAAGACTGTATAAGAAAGACTTCAATACAAGCGGACCGTTATCAGCATTGAAAATTTGCAGGTATGTGACTTTTCAGATCACGAATGCTTGCAATCTTCGGTGTTCTTATTGCTATGAGCATAATAAGAACTGTGGATCTATGAGTCTTGATACAGCCAAGAAAGTAGTTGACTATATTCTTAATCTGTATGAGGAAAACACATCTGACTTTATCTCCAAACAAACAAAGGGCGTTGTCCTTGATTTTATCGGCGGAGAGCCTCTTCTGGAAGCTGAACTGATTGAGCATATTTGTGACTATTGGTTCGAGCAGTGCTATAAGAGGGACATTCCTCTCGGCCCGTTTACAAGAATCTCATTTGCTACAAATGGTAAGGCTTGGTTCGAGCCTGCATCTATGCATCTATTTGAAAAGTACCATGATATCATGTCGGTCACGGTATCTATTGATGGCGTTCAAGAACTTCACGATATGTACCGTGTTGACAGCAATGGTGTTGGAAGTTTTGAAATGGCTTGGCGAGCTTTTCAAGATGCAAAAAACCGATACGGCTGGCTTAATTCCAAGATGACATTTGTTCCTGGATCAATCAAATATTTATACTCCAGTGTGAAAATGATGATTGATGAAGGATGCAATTATATTCACGGTAATTGCGCATATGAGCCCATGTATACAAATGAAGATGGGAAAAACTTGTATGATGAACTTAAGAAAGTCTCTAATTATATCATAGATGAGCATCCGGATGTATACTTTGCGATGCTTAATCCGGATGAATACGGTGAAGCAGTCAATTTAGAGCATGATGACAGCAACTACTGTGGTGGCACAGGAAACATGCTATCATTTGCTCCGGACGGTAAAGCATATCCATGCATTCGATACGCTCCCATTTCTATCGGAAATGAGAAAGCATCTAAAGTATGCTTTGGCGATATCAATAATGGTGGACTGTACGCAACTGAGGAGCAGCGCGAAATTAAGCGTGAGTTGGATGCTATCACCCTGACATCACAGTCTACGGACGAATGCATCAATTGCCCTGTATCCAAAGGATGTGGATGGTGCTCTGGATATAATTACGAAAAATATGGTACCGCAAATAAGAGATATACGGGAATTTGCAAAGCGCACAAAGGCAACGTCCTTGCTGTGTACTATTATGTGAATACTCGATATCTTAAACTTGGCGATACCGAACCGAAGAAGATTAAGCTGCCTTATGACGAGGTAGTAGAAATTCTCGGTAAAGAAGAAGCTGATAATCTTTTCGCTCTTGAAAAGGAAGCTTTTTCTCACTACGAAATGTAAAAGAATAAGCACACAAGCTGTGATTTTTATATCCAGCTTGTGTGCTTCTTTTTTCATATCATAGCAGACGGTTAAATATGAAAGGAAGTGTTTATCATGACAAAAGTTTTTTCTATAGTTACTTTGATTAGAAATTGTGGTATTGAAATAGAATCATCTTATTTTGATCATAATAAAGCAATCAATCGTCTTCATGAACTTTGCAATTACTATAATGAAGAAATGCGTAATGATCATGTACCGGCTGTTGAATGTCATGAGCCGTATGAAGTTGATGAAAAGACTGAGAAGATATTTTACCGAGTAAAATATAAAGAGTGTCCAGGGTTTGAGCATCATATTATTATAGCATGGATTAGGGAATTGGAGGTTCAATGATATGGAAGCGTATGTTATCGTATGCAGAAATGGTGATTCCATGTGGGTACATGATAAAACCTTTACTACAATAGACGAAGCAGCCTTATATGCTTGCTGTTCTATTTCAAGTCCCGTGTTGTGGAAAGTATGCCCGATTAATGTTGATATCTCTAATGAGATGAATGCCTCTGATACACTACGTGGACAGAATAAGGATGTCTTGATTGAAGTTCTCTATGATCCGAGGAATCATTTAGGTACTAGGCACATTGTCTCTCCTTCTCATATAAAGTATTATGCGTTTCCTACAGAGCAAGGCAATATCAATGACCTTAAAAGAAGTTTAGTGCACCGTATTTATCAGGGGCTTGAAACGCTTGATGACGAGCATGCCATAAAGCTCATTATATGAAAACACCAAATTAATGAAGAGAGAAAGGAGGAACTATCATGGGAATAAAAGAAACTATTGTGGAAGCGTGTAGTGATGATCTCATTACTGCAAAGGAAGCAGTCAATTTATTTTCCATTGTAACGGAATCCGAAGTAAGTAAAGTTGATAAAGACTTTAAACCAAAAGAAAGTATGAAATTATCATCTTTTCAGAAGATCCATATTACAGAATCCGTCATCGAAGAATACAAAAGTAGATATCCGGATCTAAGTCATGTAAGATGTAAAGATACGGATGAATACAAATGCGATGGATATATGTGGATGGATGGAGAAAATCTAGTATGCCATGTTGGATCATGTCAATACTTGGATGATAAAACAAAATGGATCGTATCGCTTGAGATAACGAAAGACTATAAAGGTCACGGATTATCAAAGCAACTGATTGATTATGCTGTGAAGAGTATGAGATGCAAATATCTATCAGTGGATAAGAGCAATAAACTCGCAAAGATGATCTATGATGAATATGGGTTTAGAGTATATCAAGAAGACAAGAAAATGTATTATATGACGCTGGATAAAAATCCAGTAAAATCATGATGAGATATAAATGATTCCAGTATACTATATTCTCTAGTATACTGGAATCATTTTGGTGAAAATTATAATGATATATTATACATCTGAAGAGTAGCAAAGAAGAAGCAGCTACCAATATATTTGGAGGTTTAACTATGAATAATTACAATCTTACCAAAGACAATAGCATTCTGAACGGCATCCAAAATATTCTTCCGAAATCTCAGCTTGCGAATGGAGTAGCTAAGATTCTTCTTGGGTCATACTTTGAGGGAGAAAAGACAGATGAATCCGCTTACCAATTCGATATCGACGTGCCCGATCTTAAAGAAGCTGAGCCCTATATCCGTGCAATTTATCCTAAGATGGACGAAATTCCTGGCAGAGTATTGATTGCTTCCAATCGTGCAAAAATCCATGAATTTGAGAGTAAAACTTATTTTATCTTCGATTATCACAAATTCTTCGGAATTTTGAATATTGAAAAGGCAACCAATACTGTCATCGAAGCTGTGATGTGCATGGCTAGATCTCTTACTCCGCGAATTTTATACAGCGTGGCCGATGCTATTCAGTTTGATCCGGAGTTCATTATCAATATTCAGCCGAAGTTATCTGTTTTAACGACATCTCAAGACTCCATTCTCCATAAAGTCGAAACCGAAATTCTCCCGACTCCAAGTCGAAAGGTGTGGTTGACTGCGGCGGGGTTCGTTGCTGGCCGTGTATATACGGTGCTTCCTAAGAAGGAAGATGGCTATAAGCATTATTGCACAATAGAAGTAGTTAACTCAAATCAGTCTGAAATGCTTCTGAACTATTTCAATTGCAGTAAAGGTCCTAGTAGCGAAGTCACCAAATTCAAAACTGATACATCTGTTGCAATGGTGTATCCGACTTTAAAAAGCAAAACGGAATTCTACGGTGTCATAAAGTTAAAAGATTTCTTTGCAATTTTAACGATTGATAAAAAGACGAATATGGTTATGGAAGCCATTGGAGGTGAATACGACTCTGTCACAATCGCGCAGTTAAGAAAATCTATGGAAGCTATTGGTGTTCCTCATAGATATATGAACTTTTTCTAATAACAAGGAGGTTTAATATGAAAACAGTTAATTCCGGAAGCCGTATGGCTTATATCGACAGTCTCTTCCCGTGTTCTGATGAGAAGAGACTGTCTGCTGTCCTTTATGGCGCATCCGTCGAAAACGTTGATGACTATGGTACCACCATTAAGCTCAACCTCGAGGATGAAGAAGTTAAGAAGCTCTGTGACGAATGTGAATTCGACGTGAATGACGGCAATATCACTTTCACTTGTGATGAGATTGATAGCGACATCTGGGAAGACAATGATAGTCTCATCTATATCGTTTCTCGTCCCAATGGCGTATGGTTCTTCACGGTCGATTTTAATTCCGATACAGTTGTAGAAGTCACTGGAGTTTCGGCAACTGACTTTAATCTTATTATGATGTGGGAAGTTGTTCGATATATCAATATCGACTGGGATGGTGTTTTGCACATCATCATGTGAAAGTAGAGAGGTTATATTATGATTGAAAATATTGGAATAATTCAGAAGATGGAATATCCAGCGTCTTTGATGGAAGCTATAAAGGAAACTATTCCGATTGGATACACGAGTGAGAATGGGGTTCTCGGCTTATCTCAGCTCAGTGATAAAGAAATCGCTGATGCTTTTATCCAAGCGGAAAAAGACACTTCCAATGGCACAAGTTATCTGGAGATGTATTTCAAAGATAAGAAGACGATGCGGGAAATTTCTGATACCTACAAGATTTCTCGCTCGAATTTCCGCAGACGTTGCGAACGTGTCATCTGGAGACTTTTCTCTATGCCGAAATTTAGGTATGTCACATTAAAGTCTCCGTCCGATTTCCATTCTCCAGTGGATGGCCATCTTTGGTATAAAGGCGGGCCAATTACTTTCGAAAATGCAAAAGAGATCAGTATTCGTGAAATCCTTTATCTCGATCTACCTTGCGAAATCCATAATATTCTTTGGCGTGCTAACTATCGTACACTCGGAGCAATTTGGGAAGGATTTCGCAATAAGAGTATTTTCGAGGTAGAAGGGCTTGGACCTAAGCGTCTTGATGAAGTTGCTCACATCATTGAAATTTATCTTCACGTAAAACCACTTTCTCGTGAAATGCTTCAATATGAAGCTGAGCCTGTATGCAGAGTGGATTTCGACAACACAGATATCCATGCAAGAAGATGTGTCAAATTCATGACTCCTCTCTTGTCTGAGGATAGTATCTTGATCAATATTCAGAGCGCGTTTACTGACGATGACCAATATGAAGAGTTAAACTTTGCAGAGAAATACAGCGCCGCAATTTTCCAGCATGCAGAGATCGAAGATGGCCCTCACGGGAAGTTGCTCTTCCATATTGATAGGAGTGCACAGAGTCTTGCGTATTACAAGTCCGTTGGAATTAGTGCACAGCACGATATCACCATCACGGTTCCTTCGAAGCAGTATAAGATGGTGGTATCGAAAGTAAACTGGAAGCCGTGTTATGTACTCTTTAAGAGCGAGGGTTTCATCATTATCGAAGTTGGCCTTGATAAAGGCCGATATGTGAAGTCTGTTATCGCAGGCTCCTATAAGAGCTTTACGGTAGATAAGCTCCGCTGGATCACCAAGACTCTTGGATTCCCGAAGGATTTCTTAGTCGGTTAAATAAAAGAAGGGATACCTAATTGGCTATTAGGTATCCCTTCTTTTTTCGGATCATAGTAAATTATAGCCTTATTCACTATATCTTAATTAAGGAGGATAAACTTATGAAAATTAAATTATTAGAAGATTTTATCATCAAGCATGCGCACGAAATCATTTATTGCGTACAGGAATTTCCTAGTTATATCGTTGATGGTGTCGGGATTATCAAGTATTACCATCACTTTGCAAGAACTGAATGCTCAAAAACTGGGCTTTCTGCTACATTTGCTACAGAGGAAAATCTGTATGTGAATAAACTCTTCTATGCCGCTAGTAAGATTGCAAATCCAATTAAGATATTTGACGCATTTGGTTTTGGGACTACCATTTTTGATTATGGTAAGTATGATCTGGACGAAGTAGAAAAGACTTTGTTTCTACCTGAACCTCCGAAGCAAAATGATTCCATTGAAATCACTGCAGTTGATCCTCCAGCACCTGTAGTATTTGCTATTATGCAAATTTGCTTTACAAAGTTTGATTCTGGAGAAGAAATCTTCCATGGGTCTACTATCTGGAAAAATCAGATTTACCGGACTCGGATTGAAGCAATCAAGGAATATCGAGCAATGAAAGCTATGGATGAAGCAATCCATGCACGCCGTAAAGCCTTTACCGAAGTGACTGAACTTCAAAAAGATGATTGCTATACAGAAGAATTTTCTCTCTATCAGGAAGACCACTATGGAAAGAAAATTCATACCTATCAGATTATTGCTCTCAGTCTCAATTCTAAGATGAATTCTGATATGCGTCTTGAAGCTGATAATCTGCATCAGGATTACTTGATCAATGATTGGATTTATAAGAAGCCTTCGGTTTCTGAAGAAAATAAACGGGAGGAAAATGTTTGTGAGCGATGATAAATATATTATTCCGGACTATAGAGAGAAGGGAATAACTTATATGAGTTCCAACACTTCTCCTATCAAGCAAGGTCCTGGAGTACATTTCTCGATTGATCAAAGATTCCAAAATGCTGATGTCTATGGTGAGATGTATTGCATTTTGGTAAATCATGTCCAAATTGCTGGATTCATAAATCCTGTACTAAATTATTTTGGTAATAATAATTTAGTATCGGAAGTGTATATCTACAATCATCAATTCTTCGCCTCATTGTCAAAAGCAACCGATCTTTTGCAAAGAATCTACGAGACGTATCAAGCATTTGATAAGCCTCGTAAACTCAATCTGGAATTCTATCCGGATTTTTTGCATAATCGTTTTATGATAAAACGAAAGTACACGAAGACAAATAGCATGACTCTGGTTTCTTATCAGATTAGTAAAATGAGCCACGGAAATTTTCAAGTACGAGATTCTATTTTAGAATCAATGGTTGAGGAGGAAAACGATGCCTGATATTAAACTTACTACTCCAGACGGCAACTCCGTATGCACTTATGTGACTCCCGAGGAGTATGCAAAACTTGTTGCAGAGCAGAAAGCTGAGGAAATGAAGAAATTTGAGAAGTTGACACAATCCATCGCTCTTGCTGGAGCACTTGCAAATCCAACTATTACAACATCAAATGAAGCTGCATCATATGCGAAAAAAGCATATGAATGGTATTTCCATTAAGGAGGAGGAAAAATGATTCCTAGTGATGAAGTCAATTCAGCTGTTATTAGAGTGCAACAAGAAGCTGCTGTTGCAATTCCTACCACAACTCAGATGCTCAGTGATTTGAATGAAAAGATTGATAATCTTATCATTACCGAAATTGCTGTCGCTTTTTTCAATAAATATGTAAAGGCTGATTCTGGTTTGAGTTTTTCTGACATGGAAACTCATATGGGTACGGCTATTATGTATGCAAAAGAATGCTATGATAAGCGCTTATGAATAAAAAATCTCCCTGTGAAATCGAAAGAAATCACAGGGAGATTTGTATGCTTAAATTCAAATACTTCTATATATTCTAAACAAAGTAAATTACTTACTTTGTTTAGAATATATAGAAGTCATAATGATGATTGATAACGGCTTTCATCATTATTCTATATGGATAATGGGTTGAATTTTTTGGAGGTGAGAGATGTTATTATACCTTCGAACCAGTAAAGGAGACATCAGCACACAAAATACTGGCGATAGAGCCTACAAGGTCGTTAATGGCACAGAACACTTTACGTGGGCATTCCCAAATTCATTAGAGCCATATGAAATCAGGAGATCACAATCTGAATTTCTAGGCAGTGATACAGGAGATATGCTTCTCGCTGTAAAAAGAGTAGACAAAAATAGCAATATCACGGAAATGCATATCGGTATTGATGGTTCTTTCTATCAACGATATGGTCAAAGAGTTTTGGATGTATCTGATATCAATAGTATCATCGCGTCGGCAGTTGCAAAAGTAGCGTCAACTTATCCATTTCCGGTTGGATATGGATATCTAACCAACGAAGAGAAGCCAACCTTACCATCGTTTGGCACATTTGAAGTCAAGTATTATGGAAAGGCGATTGGTGTGACCGAGCATACTGCTTTAGGAGGCATGCAAAATACAGGCCCAATTTACAAAGTAACTCGTACAGCTTAAGGAGAAAGTAAAAATGAAAGATATATGTATTTCCCTTCCTTCGGGGGGGGGCAAAATAACAGATATCGAATCTGTAGGTGATACTTTCATTCGATTTAAGAATGGGTATCAAATTTGCTGGGGACTAGAAGTTTCTGGTAATCTAAGTCACGATAGTTCTTGTAATGACACTGATGGTGGAACTAAAACCATCGCATTCCCAATTCCATTCAATGTTATTCCAATTATTGCAATTTCTCCAGCTTCTGCAATTACATATGGAAGACCACATAATAACATAATAAACCCACCAGCTGCATGGTATCATCATGAATCACCGACTGATTTTATTGCTGAATTATCTTCTGCTGTAAAATTTACGTGGATTGCAGTTGGTACTTGGAAATAAAATAGGCACATACGATAGAATTCTTGCCAGAGAACATCTATCGTATGTGCTTTAGTGCCGCCAACGGGACTTGAACCCGTACGCTGTTTCCAGCAAAGGAGCTTAAGGCCCTCGTGCCTGCCAATTACACCACAGCGGCTTATGTACTAACTAATAGTTCAGCTAGTCTTATAAAATGACTCCGAGCAACAGAAAAGAACTTATCAGAATCTGTTACTCGGAGTTGATAACACCGGTAGGACTCGAACCTACACCGCTTACTGTCATCGTCAGACATCAGCCTAGGGGTGTGGCGTCCCTAGCCGTTTCCCGATTTCGGCACAGTGCTATCTCATACCTAATAGTTTAGGGTTTTTGAAAAGAAAATCATTTTGCCTAACAGTCAGGTTACCTGACTGTTAGCACGCAAGCTATACAGTAGAAGGGAATAACTTTGTTAGGATATAAAAATTGTGGTGGGTAGGGAGGGAGAAGTTAAGACCCAAAATGATTAGAAAAATGATAACGATCAGACTTGGGGATAATAAAGAAGGATTGATTTTCGATACAACTCCAGTCATTGTACATATGGTAGAAACCACCCACTCAAATAGCGTATCAAACTCTACTAAAAATAATCCGGAAACACATTCAATTATGGCTGAACTCTCTCGACACACAAATACATGGGAAAATATTTCAAACTGTGTCATCTGCAATAGATTGAGTATATTTAATATTGAGAATGCCCAAGCGACTAACGTATATAAACCTGCGTTAGGATTCTATGCTTCTGATGACAGGACTTCATATATTAGAAATGATGCAAAATGGTTAACGTCAATGATAGTAAATCATAATACTGCTCAAATCACAACAATAGTCGTGTCAACACGAAAAGAATTCTATGACACTAATGGAAATATATATCAGCAGCAAATTGACGTTCCTGCAATTAAGAAAGCCTTTGAGAACAAAACTGCTATATAAATAGAAAAAAGAAGACTGGCACCAATCGGATTACCAGTCTTCTTTTTTAATTAGCGAATATCAAAGATATCGTTTCGTTTTGTCCAAGGAAGAACTTTATTGATTTGATAGCAGGTAAGAATATTGCCGTCCTGATCCACTACGTTGTAATAGTCGGACCCATCCGTATACATTCTTCCTGTTGTGGTATTATACTCATTGCCAGATTCTTCTATATGAAGGCAATGACGGATGAACTGAAATGCGCTATCTTCGCCGTCGCCAAAATGATAAGAATCTGCATTTGAGAAAAGGTGAAGAGCACAAGTACTCGAAACGATCTTGAGTGGCTGATACGTAGTCTGAGTAACCACATATCCCTCAAACGGAATATTCTTAGGCTCATCCCCATCAACGGAGAAGCATACAACATAATCTCGATTGACGAGATAGCCTTCTTCACCAGCCGGAACTCTAGCCTTGCATTTTGCTTCAGCCTCTTCTCTTGTGCGGAAGAAGAATGGATAAACGAAGAGAGTCAAATGAGCAGGGTCCATAATCTTAGGATTCAGGGTCCCCTCTTTGATTTCTTCATGAATAGGAATATAAAGATTCATTCTTCAACGTACCTCACTTTACTATCAATATCATGAGGAAGATGTACACAGCACATACGAATCTGCAAAGAGAAGTCATCGTTTTTGAAGACCATTCTCTTTTGCATAGGATAATTATCCACGATCTTCCATCCATTCTTGTCATTCAGATGTGCTAGGAACGCCATGTAACGAATCAGCGTCTCTCCATTTGGAGATGCTGCTGTTACAAAAAGCTTTGACTTTCTCCCCTCGAATTGGAAATCCTGTGTATAACAGGCCATGATATAGATATCCCTTTCCCAAGGAATTCCAGAGAAGAGATCAATCTCAATCGGATGAACTTCAACGACTCGATCATCTTCCTCGTATTTCTGTGCCTCAGCCTCAGCACTCTCTTTCGTAAAGTACGCTGTGTGCACTGCGTTGACGAGATACGACGGCTTCCCAACTTCTCCGATATCATCTGCGTAGAGGATCACATAGATAACCATAAAACCACATCCTTAAAATACTTTAATGATTTCCAGATAGTAAATATTCTTTCCTTTTAAACCATCTGAATTTTCAAAATCGACGTGAAGAGTTTCGCTATTGATTCTTTTCACGTCGAGCTTTTTGCCGTCATTCCCAACGTATTCTTTGAAGGTCTTCTCCATATCATCAAAATATGAAACAGCATCATCCCCATCAAAGAACCCGTATACAGGGGCAACGTGAAGAACATCATTGGTCACGGCTTCAATCGTCTTACACATGACGAGGGCAACTGGCGTAATTTTTTCTTCTTCCATGGATTATACTCCCGTGCATGAGTGATTGAAAAGAGGATCGCAAGTATTGCTGAGAATTTTCAAGTCGTCAAATAGATTCGTCCCATTGATTAAATTACGACCCTTGATACGGAACGCGACTCTATAGTCTTTATTATCCGTTCCAGTCCAACTTGCAAAGATCTGGTTCGTATCATCATTGCACGTGACGTTTGCACCACGCTTGCTAAGTTCTGCAGCAAGTGCACCAAGGTAAAACGTCGCATAGCAATGTTCTTCAAACGTAAGATCACCGACCATGGCTCCAATGTTCGTAAAGATATCCTTCGTATCTCCATGGTTTGTGACACGTAAGTCATACACGATTACATAATAGGTCTTATTCGCCATAGGTCACGTCCTCCTCAGAAGGTTTCTCATTATAGGGATTTTCCGCGTCCGGATTATCCTCGAAATGCTCTTCTTCCTTTTCAGGTTCATCAGGTTCGTAATCTGCCATCACCGTATTGGTTGCGGCATATGCTTTCACAATATCCTCCATGTTGGACGGAGTGCCAATGCAAGGTCCGATCCAAGTGGGATGAATCTGCAACCATGCAGCAGTGCCGACTCGCTTCTTCTCATCAAAGTCGAAGATATAGACGGTATTCTCACCAATGTACTGAAGAGAAATGATGTTATTCTCAGGGTTACTCATAAGGTCATCAAGGCCTTTCTTCATAGCATCCTTCGCCTTGTCATAGGTATCGACGAAGGAGACAAGTTTGATATCAGGAGGATCCATCTTGATGTCTTTCGTATCATGGATCAGATCACGGCTCATTGTGCAAAGGGTTACAATGTAGGCTTCATTCATTGTCATTTCCTCCAATAATGTCATTCGTTGATTTCTCTTTCAAAGAAGTTTGTGGCTTCTCTACGGCTCAGCTCATGATGATAATGGGCATAAGTCTTTCCAACATGATAAATCGTAGAAGTTTTATAAGGTTCGCCAATTGTGGAATACCGGGTCATGTTGCAAATTAACATGTTCCCGTGCTCAAGGATCTGATTATCCCTGGAGATATAGTATTTCTGATTATGATCACCACCTTCATTTTCTCCAGGAGTTAATAAATCCATGCTCTTCTTGATTGATCTGAGCTTCTCTTTTGCATCAGATCGACTGGTAAATGCATCGTCTTCTACACGCATACTCACAACTTGGTTGTTAATGTACGATGTAACTGCGATGACATACACATCCATTCCCATAATATTTACTCCAAATAGTCTCTTTGCTTGATCTTGTTAAACCAATAGCAAGAATTCGTTTCTTTCCCATCCGCATCTTTCGATGTAATGAAAAGATGAAGAGGGTCAGTACGTTCAACATGGACGAACGTTTCCGGATTCGCTTTAAATGTCTTTTCAAAGCTATCCAGAATATGAGCACACTCTGCTTCGCTTTCAGTATAAGTGTCTCCAATCGTCTCAGTAACAGGGCCACCCGGTACGGTAACATACTGAGTATACATCCTGATGTACTTTACAGGCTCGAGATCTTTAGTGATAAGATTGGAAAGAAGATAATCACAAGCCTCGCAAGGTGCTCCAGCATTGATGAGGCGATTGATAAGATCTCTAAGCGATGTAATTTGAATTACCTGAGCTTCCTTGATTGAAAATGTACGAGAGTCATACGCAACAAATGCAAGGTAGTAATGGTGAATCAGGTACACGTTTATCTTCAGATATGGGCCCTTATCGAACTGGAACTCTCTTGCAAGATCAACGATAGGCTTAGACCCAGCCCATGGAGCAGGATTCTCACGAAGATAGTGGTCGTTCTTATCAATGTGGTAGTCTTCGCCATTTTTGATAGAATAAGAAATGTGATTCGTGCAAGAATTGCCGCATTGATAAATGCACTGAAAGAGCTGCTCAAATTCGAATTGGCGAACAGCCTCATATGCTTGAGGAGATTCCTCGTTAATAGGTTTAATCATTTCATTAAAGCCCTCCTTTTTAATATATCAAAGATGGAATGTCATCTTACCATTCTTATCCAAATCAATATTGAAGCAATACCGAACACTCTTTCCGCTGTGATAAGAATTATAGGTTTTCCTCACTCCATAGTATGCAACAACATGAGGAATCTCATTCTCATCCAGTTCGCACACTACGTGCCCAGACATATTCCGGAGATTCACTGCATTCGGCCACGATATTTCAACCTGCACAAACGTGTAGGTGTCTCTCCGAAATTCCTTGCCATCCTGATCACTAAATACAACGGTAAAGTGGTCATTATGACCGATAATGTAACGCTTAATACCCTTTGAAAAAAGCTTCCATTCTTTATCGGCAGCTTCCATCATGATACGGTTGAAATAGAGTCTTGCTAATGGCATTTTCAGCCAAAAAGTGGAATAGACGAAAGAATACTTCGGAGCATACTTTCCATCCAAAGATTCCTTCTTTTTAAAGATTGCATATACGGTTGCAGTAGGAGCCATTTTGCATCAGTCCTTTCAATATTTGCGTCCTTACCAGAGAGAAAATCTCTTCACAGTGCCAACGCACCAGTGCTTAGTTCTTTTACCATCAGGACTCAGAGTGAACCATTCCTGATGAAAGAAATCATCACTACGATGGTCGTAAGAAAGATTCTTATTCATGTCTGCAACGGTTTTCAGACGTTCCCTTGCTCTTTCCACTCTCCGATAGTGATCATTCTCGGTATAAGTGATACCGCCATCAAGACGAATCTCAATGCCATAGATGTAATCGGGAGCATCTTCACCGGGATCCATAGTCATTTTTCCAGCCATTTTTCAATATCTCCTTCCAAGTCTACCATTTCAGAAAATGCGAGTGTGGTTCTTTTAAGCCACTCAGTTCCAGCAACCATCACCGTTTCTTGACGACGAAGCCGAATATTGCTATCATGATCATAATCAATGTATACTTTCTCCTTCATGAAATCCGGGTTATATTTCTTATAATACTCGGCTTTCATTTCTTTAAGCCGAGCAATCAAATCTTCTCTTGTAAAATAGATTCGATCCAGTTTATTGATTGCTTGGCCGGGCACAATGAATAACGCATATACTTTACGTTTCATTTATGGTATCCTCCAGTGGAATCTCTTTAATCATCATATCAGGAAATTCCGTATTAGATTTCTTTTCACCGTTCTTGTAATTATAAACGGTATAGCACATCATCTTTTCCTCGTCAACGACAGCCTCCATTTCACAGATTGCCGTTCTTCGAGGATTTTTTGCAATGATTCTTTTCTTCTCTTTATAGAGTTCCTGGATAGCGTTTTCTCGGTGCAGAAAGATTTTATCCAACAGATGATCGTAGCTCTTTTCTGCTAACTTAAACGTACAAAATACAGTCATTTTAGCAACACATCCTTTCATATTCTATCGTCTCTTAGAAAATGGATATCAAAACACTGCCCAACAAAAAAGAAAGGCTGGATCTGTTGTATCCATTTCCAACCTTCCTTTCCTCCTACTAGATATTCGAGATTAGTCGAACAGGTTCGGATTTTGTCTTGATGCCATAATGTCGATAGTTAATCGTAGCATCATTAGCATTCTCGACTCTTTGGTATACCTTACCTTCGATGTGGCTATTAATCTCAGCAAGGATATCATTGTAGTGAGTAACCATGAATACCATCTCCTTTCTTTGATATATAGATATAATATATCATTGAAAAAGGAGATGGTATTCATCTAGCCTTTTAAATATAAAAAAGACACGTTGAAGAATTTATGCTAGATATTCTTCAACGTGTCTTAAATGTACTTCGACGAAATTACTTACTGAAGGTGTGACCTTTATAAGTAAATAACTGCGTCAGGTGTTTTCTCTGCCAGGTAGCCTTGCCATTGGGATTGTGCTCAAAATACAGAGCACCATTTGATTCATCCCAACCGCTCAGAACCAATTCCAATGCCTGAGCACTTTCGTCACAAAGTTTTGCCTTTGCATAGGTGCCGTTATAATAGGTAGAGAACTGATTCTTCTGTGTGATGATAGCCATCACAGAATTCGGGAATCTAGGGGAGTCATAGCGATTCAGAATGACTTTCATAACGAGAGCCATACCTTTCACGCCATCACATTTTGCTTCAGCCAGAGCCACTCGCTGGAGGGCAACCTTATCGGCTTCAGACAAGTTATATTTTGACTTCTTGGTTGTCGTGGTACTAATCGTTTTTGCGACTGCCACAGGTTTTTCCGCGGGAGTAGCATTTTCAGTTACTTCGGGAACGCTCGTAGAGTCAACGAAAGAACCAAGACACGGAGGAGTCTCAACAGGAACGCCGTCTTCATTATATGCGACGGATTCATCACGAACAGCTGTAATTACGCCAGCTTCTTCGTCAAGGGTCTCTTTATTGTCAATCGTTTCAACCTCAGGGACTTCACTCTTGCCAATCTTATAGCTATCAAGCTTTGCAACAAGAGTCGTTAGCATCTGGTTGAATGAATACTCTCCGCCATCTGCATATGCGGTGATTTCAAAATCATCTTCAATAGCGGGAGTAATGTAACCACTCACCATAACGAAAGTGGAACAGATAACAGCGCAAGTCAGAACGCCAATGAGCATATTGGTAGCGCTCATTTTATAGCCCTTCTGACGCGCATGTTTTCCAGTGTTGTGCTTGCCGGTAAACACGAAAAGACAAGCAAGAATAATACTTAAAGTAAATACAATCATGGTACACCTCGTATTTCTATTGCCATGTGTGTTGCTATGAGTAAAAATTGGTATAAGCATATAGACTCTGAGAGAATCAGATATGTCTAATATGCTTATACCAAATACTCATACGAACCTAACTTATGGTTAGTCAGCAAATACCAAATCACTCTTGCTGACAACGGTCTGGTAGAACCCAGATTTGACGATGACACGATCGCCGATGACCTTCTCTACCTTGTAGGTATTGCGAAGTGCAAATTCAGGAAGGTCAAGACCAGTATAGGTCTTCTTGGTACCCGGACGGATCTTTACCGTCTTACCGGGAATCAGTTCAATCGCGATGATATCGTCTTTGAGCTTCTCAACATGATCCTGGGTCGTAATCTCAATGGGAGATGAATTGATCTCTTCCATATGACGATTGATATCAACTATAGGATCTGCAGCAGGAACATTGATGGGCTCCCATTTATTGAGAACTTCTGGATTTGCTAAACCGCCGCTGACTTCAACCATTTTAGGTTCAGTCTCAGCCATAGGTTCCACAGAGGTTTCCACAGGAGTGAGTTCAACTTCAGTGTTTGCTGCTTCCTCGGAGATTGCGGCCGAAACAGTGTTCGGTCGATTCTTCTTAGACATATACACGTCTCCTTTCTTTTTGTATTCTAAAAGGGCTTAGGCTATTGTTTTCAGAACGTGAAGCGATAGCCATCATTGACAGTGTCAGAGCAACCCTCTTCCACATAGCCCCAGTCAACCAGATTATTGACGCACTTTTTCACCTCGTCCTTAGAAAGACCAACCGTTTGAGCAATTGCCTTGAAGTCAATCTTCTTAAAGTTGAGAGGATCCGGGCTTCTCTTCAAAAGATTGTGATCGAAGCCATTCAGCTCGGTGAACAGGCAAAGAAGAACTTTGTAAGTCTTCTTACCGAAGTATTCGTCGGCAGCAATGTCCAAAAGACGACTCTTCGGAATGCTGACGTTCGTCGTCTGCTGGTACACACTTTTATTATTAGCCATTTTCATTCTCCTTGATCTTTAAAAACAGATTTTGATTGTATGCTAAGACATACTCTCCAACAAGCTCCTTGTATTTTTCAGGAGCTGCTGGTGCACATCTGAGATGAATGATATAAATGCCATCTCGCGCTCGATGCAAGATATTATGCTGCATCTTAATGGATAACTTTACATTGAATCGGACATCTCTTTCGATATCATCGAGGCTTTTGAGTTTCTTGCTTTTTGGATCAAAAACAATTGCTCTCAATGTTTTATCCATCACCTCGTATGCGGGAATCTTCCATGTTCTTTTACCGTCTGTAACGCGAAGCAAATAAGGCTTTCCAAGTTCCAAACTTTCCACGACATCCATGTGGTTTCACATCCTTTCACTATAAATTAGTCGTTCCAATAATAGCTTTGAATATCCCAGTAGATCGAATCAATTGACCTACTGGGATATCACACCACATCCACACTCTTATTCAATCATATTTGTAAGAATCCAAAGAAGTGCATAAAATAAGATGAGGAAGACACATGTTCCTGAGTACACCTTAGTTGAATGCTTTGCTTTGACTTTACAAACTTTTGAAAGAATTGCCATATTCACAGCACCGAGTACGAAAATTATAACTGCTATTAGAGGAAGATTGAGATTGATATGGATCGGTATGTACACGGAAAGAATCACCACCTCAAATAGAATTATTTGTCTGTAATGATTCCGGATCATAGAAATAATAACCTCCTTCCGATATTCCAATGATCTTACTATTATAATATATAAACGAAATATATGCAAAAAAAGACAGAGCAACTATTGCTGCCCTGTCATTCTTATGGTGGACGTGCTAAGCATCCAAAGCTTAGTACGTATTCGGATTTGAATGCCTTTGCATCACTTTGCTGCATTGGCATTCTTGTTGTTCCCATTCTGGCCGTTGTCCTTGGGCTGCTGCTTGCCAGTCTTGCTTTTGGGCTGCTGAGCGTTGTCACCCTGATTGGTCTGCGCAGCGGATGCAGAGTCAGCAGGCTTCCCTGCATTAGGATCAACATGATTCTGCTCTGCGGGTGCGGTGGGAGTCTTCTCAGCAGGTGTGGGCTGCTCAGCAGCAGGTGCAACAGGTGCAGGATCTGCAGGTGCCTCGGTCTGAACCTCAGTAGCTGTTGCTTCCACAATCGGCTTCTCAGCAACCTTGGGTGCGGATGCAGGCTGCTCAGTCTGCACGATCTCAGCCACGACCTTTTCTGCAGGCTGCTCGGCATTCTGTTCAGGAACGACACCAGCCTTGTCATCCTCGGCAGCGCCTTCATCCTCGACATGCTCAGCTGCGTTGGAATTCTGCGCAGCTTCCCGGGCTTCCTGAATCTCGGACCCCTTATCATTGAGCTCGACATATGCAGCCGGCTCAATCTCGAGCATACTTACGTCAACGATGGGATCGAAGATGCTCTGGACTACTGCAGCGCCGGCACCGACGATCGCTGCACCGACGGCGACGGTGCAGACCTGCTCGACGCGCTTGTGATACGCCTCACGAGCCTTGCGGTTGCGGATGCCCTTCTCATTCTGGAGCATCATCGTGCCCGCGATTCCGGCGCCGGTTGCGACACCGAATGCGCCGGTCTTGACCTTGCCAGCAACGTTCGCAACAGTGGTAGTTGCTTTCTGGCTCGGGGTAATCTGGATGGCGGTCTTCTCGTTAGCGGTCTTTTTCTTCATGAGATTCAACATAGTTGTGTACCTCCTATAGTACATCTTTTTGAGGATCATACAAAAATAAGTACCTGATGAAGCATCCTCTAATCTTCATCAGGTACTTTAGTGATTCTTTTCGGTGCTAGGGAGAACTTCGAGCGATCACTGGATCTCGAAGTTCTCGTACATGGTTGCCGCCTCATAAGCGGCGCAGGATGCGGTCACTGCGGTGACAACCACAGCACCAACTGCAACGCAGTCGGCTGCTGCAGCGATCTTCATCGCACGGCTGCTGGCCTTGTTCCGGCCATTGTACGCGCAACCGAGCGCGTAGCCAGAGGCAATGTTGCGGGTCAAGACTGCAGCGGTAGCAACAGACGTGCCGACCGCTGCGCGCTTCACATTCTTGCAAAGTGCAGCCTTGGTCTCTTCTGCGTTGTACTCTTTGTTTCCCTTGGTGGTGGTGACGGTGGTGGTGATGGTGGTCTTGCTATCCATAATTCATACCTCCTATTATGGATCATAGAAAGAGAAGGTGAAATACCGATTGCATTTCTATTCCTTCTCTTTCTTCACGTGTATAATATATCATCATAATCTGAGAGTATACGGTAAATCATACCGTCTCAGATTATGATGATATAAGCGGACTGGCCTTAAGCCTCAGCGAATCCCGCCGTTGGGATTCGACAGAGACTTGCAGCCGATGATGCGGCCCTTGTCATCCCGGACCTGGCGGCCAGGAATGCGGATGTCGTCGCGGTCAGGCAGCCGTGCAGCCACCATCGCTGAGACGACCAGAATGGTGTCGTCCTGCTTCTCGGGCAGATCAACGACCTGCCCGTAAGTTGTGACCTCGTCGGGGATACCATCAATATCCCCAACGACGGAAATAGTGGAGGAAACCCTCGGCAAAATGCCAGAGGGCTCAACCACGCGGATGACCTTGCCGGCGTCGTCGACAAAGGAAATAGCGTGCGGGGTGCAATTGATGATGTTGCTCATAGTATACTTCTTTCTCCAGATTAGAGTGACTGGCCACTATCGCAAGGTGGAAAATCATTTCCACCTATCAGTCAACCGGACGCGTCTTGATATGCTTGACGTCGCCCACGACCTTGTGCCATTCGCCTTGATCGTAGACCTCGAGGTTTCCCTGACGCCAAGCGTCTCCGTGGCTGTACCACATTTCCCAGCCACAGCCCCAGACTCCGGATTCTTCGGAACCAGGGAAACGGAAGTGGTGATCGAAATCACCACAGACAAAGTAATCCTTCCCTGTCGGGGCGTGCCTGCGCTCGGCCTGCCAGTTGTAGTCCAGCTCGTCCCTGTAGTTGGGGTACGGGTTGTACGAGGTCGGCCTGTTATATACAGTCTTTCCCTCAACGTTCCAGGACTCTTTGGGCTGGGCCCACTCGTTCTTGATCAGCTCATGAATCAAGAACTCGTTGGGGATCAACCTGTCCCCAACATAGCAATCCACATAGTATGTGGTGCTATTGTTGAAGACACGCTCGTGCTTATCGTAATAGCACGAGAGCGGGCGAATGTGGCCGTCGATATAATCAATGACCTCGTCCACAATAATTCGGCGAGCACGCTTGCCCTTGATGGGAAGTGCTCTCGTCTTCTTATAGTGGGGATAGCCCATGTCACGGGCATCGCTCCGGAAGCTCATGGACTTAAGAAGCTCATGAGCATATTTCTTCATCTGCTTTTTCTTCATGATAATTCTCTCCTTTTCTCTTGGAAACGCAAAATTGAAGGACTGAATCAGTCCTCCGCGAACACAGTCGGATCGGCCTTATACATTGCCTTGGCCTCATCCTCGAACTGGTCGATGGTGGCGTCGTCGAAAAACGCTACCATCACATCCACCAGAGCACATTCTTGTGCTGTGGCGATGCTATAGAGAAGATTCTTGTGGCGCACAGCCTTATGCTGCTCGCGTGCTTTTACAAAGTCGTCCTTAGCACGCTCGTTTTTGACGACCGCCTTGATGTAAATCTCCTTCAGGCAATTTTTTTCATCGTACGTCATGGTGAACTCCTTTCGATCCTCTCTCATCTTTGAGGATCATACAAAATTGGAAGGTTACTTCACTTCGCCTTCCTTGTAATTCACCAATATAATATATCACCAGAATTCTTGACTTTACGGATAGCGACCCATTTATCACTAGGAATCAAGTCTTTATGATTCACCACTTTATAGACGTTATGATTCGGATCAAGAATATAAATGTCATGATAAATACCATGGCACGTACGCATATTCATGATAGTATATCCATCGACCCACCAACTCGGATCATACTCGTTTCGAACGCCATTCATCGCCGAAACTTTACCTTCAACGAATTCTGCTGTTGCAACGTCATTGTACACAGCAAGAAAATCTTCTGGAGTGTTATATTGGAACATGGTAGGCCAAGAACGCTTCATGAAAAGATTCGTATCATCAACGTATTCAACGTCAAAATTTCTGACATTTTCCACGAGACGGTAATTAATTCCAGATGTAGAATATTGAATCATATCCACCTGGCTTTTATGATTATGATAGATGATATCACTATGGGAACTTTTATTAATTCCAATTACGTATTTACCATCGTTATTATTTCGGCTTGCTTCGCACGACATAGCCAAAGAGATAACGGGTCGAATTTCAAACACGACATCATCATACACGAAAGCGTAATATCCACCACCACATCGAATGAAATTACGAACGCCATATGAGCATTGACTGAAAATTTCACGAATGTCATGTCCTGGACGCTTATCATTTGGATCATAATCAAACATGATTCCGTAAAACATGTCGATGTCGTCATCGTCAAAGAATTTCATCTCCGTGATGATATAAGTATAAGGATCAATCCATGCAATTACAGTTCCATCCTGGAAATTATTCCAGGCAATGATATATTTTCCATTTTCTGTTGTACCGACATCATACAATGCACCATATTTTCTATCTGGATCAATGATGCAGTACTTCTTCGTTCCAAAGATATCATTGGTACTAATGGGACTAACTGTTTTGCCAACCAACTTATCCAATTCATCTTTATCAAATGGATAGTCTCTCAGAACACGAAGTGCTTTGTAGTTCATAAATCCATTTGACGTGAATGGGGCAACCAGAGGAAAAATTTTACCAATGAAATCTTCACCGTATTTTTTTGACATAATATGATTTCTCCTTCCAAAAAATAGATTAATTTTCTGTGACCGAGAACCTTAGATTCTATATTCCTGGATACGTTTAAGATAATGGGCATAAAATATCAAAGCATTGCTGAAATGATATGTTATACCTTCGTGAGTAGTAGTCTGGAATCTGCTTCTCACGATAGCGTCAAAATAAAATCTGGAGGTTTTACAATGGCAGAAAATGTAAAGTATTCCAATAAGGAAATGCTGCTTAAGGCCAACGAAGAGTTGCAAGGCTCGAATAGTCTTATCGGCATGACGATGCTGGGTATGCCCCAGTACAACTCCTCCATGCGATCTATTATGTTTACTTCGCATGAACGCCAGGTCGTGAACTTGCTGAACCCGGATTTTCCGGCAGTATTTACCAATGGCGAAAATGTTGTCGGTCGTTATTCGACTGGCTATAAGCAGGCAAAAGGGAACTACGAGGTCGTAGATAAGGTGGTTAAGTATGAAGACATCATCGACCACCCGACAACGTATACCCTTTTCGTCTACGATAAAGAGAAAAAGTATTATGAGGCGTGGAGTCGTTGCGATTCTGAATCTTTGACCGAAGTCTTCGGTTATGAGTACAATAACGACTACATGGATAGCCTCGAAGTTGGAGATGAAGTCCCTAAAGGAACCGTAATTAAGAAATCTCGTTCGTATGATGATTCCATGAACTATGGGTACGGTATCAACGTGCCCATCATGTACACTACGGAATCCTACACGTCTGAAGATGCTTGCGTTATTTCCCAAAGTCTTCACGACCGGCTTCAGTCCATCGAGATCAATACGGTCTCTATTGGTGTCAACGACAATGACTTCCTTCTGAACCTTTATGGCAAAGGAAAGAAGTATAAGCCTTTCCCGGATATCGGTGAGTTCTCTACTGGCGAAGTCGCTGCAAAGCGTACTCTTTCGAAAGAGCAGCTTCTCAGTGAGTTCAAGGATGACTCTCTGACTCATTCTGGAGAAAGTGATGTTTCTTACTATAAGAAAGGTCAGGTCGTTGATATCACCGTATACTGCAATAATCCCGATATCGAAGATACTCCGTTTACTCATCAGATTCTCAAATATCTGAAGAGCCAGCGGAAGTACTATCAAGGAATTAAAGAAGCATGCGAAATGGTTTTTGATTCTGGAGAGAAATACTCGAAGGAAATCAATTATCTCTATAAGCGTGCTATCGAGTTCCTTGATGAAGATAAGCGTTGGAAAGATCAGGATAGTCTGTTCTCCAACGTGAAAATCGAGATTACCGTCAAGGGTGTTGTGAGAGCAGATATCGGTCAGAAGATTACTGGCCGTTACGGTAACAAATCTGTTATCTCTGCTATCCGTCCGGACGATGAAATGCCGTTCTATTACGACGATAATGGCAACAAGGTTACCATTGATCTGCTGTTCAACGTGCTGGCTATCATCAACCGCACCACAGCATTCCCCATTTTCGAAATCACCATGAACTTCATCTGCAATAAGGTGAGAGCTCAGATGAAGATGAGAAAGACTCGGAAAGAGAGGGAAGAACTTCTCTTTGGTATTATTGACGACTTTAACCACAAGCAGCATGACGAAATGAAAGCTGTTTATGACAAGCTGTCCAACAAGGAGAAGGATGCATATATCCAGCAAGTTATGGACGACCACATCTATATTCATCAGAAGCCGATGTGGGAAGATGAGCCTATCTTCTATCGTCTACTGAAGATCTATGAGAAGTACGATTTCTTAACTCCGTACGATATGTACATCAACAAGTTTGGCCGTACTATCAAGATGCTCCATCCCATGTATGCTGGTGAGATGTATATTCTGAAGCTGAAGCAGACTTCCCGTAAAGGTTTCTCTGTCCGTAGCACTGGCTCTATCAACACAAAAGGTCTTCCTGAAAGAAGTTACCGCAATAAGAACTTCACAGAGCTTCGTTCTTCTACTCCGATTCGCTTCGGCGAGTTTGAGACGTTGAACTTCTCTATCGGCATGGATCCGGAAGATATTCAGATTTTCAATCTGATGTATCGTGCATCCGCAAAGGGTCGTCGTGATCTTGCAAATGGCCTGATTACTGGTAAAGACCAGTTTAAGGTGAGCAAGACTTACACTTCTCGTGTGAACGAGATATTTGCCGTATACCTGAAGAGTCTCGGTATTGAAGTTGACTTCATCGACGATGGCGACTCTATCCGTGAATATGATGATCGTCATATCAAGATCGAAACCATTGACGATCAGGATTACATGGGTACCGAGTATGATCTGATGCTGGTAAAGCGCAAGAAAGCTGTCGAGAAAGAAGTTCTTGCAAAAGAAGGCATCATTGATGCCGACAAGTTTAAGCAAATCGTTATGGAAGAGCTTAAGACAAACAGCTATGTGGTTGGCCCGGATAAGTCGGAGTATGATACGACTCCTGCTTTCCAGGACGATACCGACCACATGAATTAACCGATAAAAATCCACAGAGGGATTCTATTATGAGTCTCTCTGTGGATTTTTTTATAAGGTTTCCTTCTTTTTTTGCTGAAGGAAATCATTTGTGACGGTTTTAATGATATAAAGTAAAATGGGAGTGAAGAAGAAGACTTCTTCATTTGCGTCAAGCTTAAGAAGTTCTTCATTCAGCTCAAGAGGAATGTCATAGATGGTAATTTCTTCCCCACGTACAAATCTCTGCATGAGATCAACGTACGGAGAAATCTCAGGACCATTCATCTTGAAGTTCGCAACGATCCGATTCGGAAGAAGTTCATTGGGAGCTTTTTGATCAAAAATAGGTTTCTCAGGAACTTCGACGTAGAGAATAGAATCATCCTGCCAATAATAGAAAGCAGAATCTTTCTTATTGGTACCAGGATAGAGATAGTATTTGAAATTTGAAATAGTCTTCAAATCTCTTCGTTCAAAGAACCGATAAATACTTCTCTCGTATTTGATTTTTCTCTTCGGATCAGTAAACATCTCACTGAGAAGTGTTGTCTGATAGCTATCCTCTCTTGTAAGTAGCTTGTGCTTATTCATAAACACAGCTTGCAGAGGATCATAGATTTTCATGCCAACTGCTGTCTCACCAAGGAAGCAATTATATCGACCACTATAGAAGATTGCTTTATAGGTTTCTACCATATCAGAATATAAAGCATTCACCTTCTGAAGCTGCTCGAAATAGCTTTCCTCGATGATGCAGTTATTCGTACTTCCTACATTCTGTAAGATACAAGTAAATTTCTCATTTACCTGATTATTGATATCTTCCAGAACCTCATTTTCAAGAGATTCAATACGGTAAGTAATCTTATAGAAATTATCAGGTCTAATCGTATCATAATCGACCTGAGTAACTCTGAATAAGAAAACTCCCTTTACATGATTTACAGTAAAGAAATCATTCTGAAGAGGTTTGACTGTATTCGGAAGAAGAATAGCATCTCCAGAATATTCTGTATCAAGACCTTGATCAGTATCCTGAAGATTCAGCTGCACGGAATCAAAACCATACAGAGGAAGATTCTCAATCTTTTTATATTTGATAGGAGAATCTTTACCCCAAAGAGCATTCACATCTTTAAAACCACCATCTGTTGTGGTTTCATCTGAATCAACGTGATAGTATGTGACAAAAACAGGCGACTTATCAAGAAAACGCGTCACTTGAGAATTAAGTCTATTCTCAAACTTGAACGCATTATCATCGACAAATTTTTGCTCATTGATTAAAAATGCCATTGTAATCTCTCCTTTCTTTTATAATAAAGGCTTACTCTACTGTCTTTTACGATAAATGAAGTGCTATGGAAGAAAATCAATTCTCCATAGCACTTCAAATTTATTTATCTTTCTTGATAAGATTCATACTTACATCAAGTTTTGTCTGTGGATCAAGTTGTACGCTTGTCCAAGCTGTTGTGAATGCAAGACGTTTTGCTTCTTCGCCATATCGAATCAATGCGTCTTTAAGATTCGTACAGCCAAGCCACATTCCGTCCAGTGTAGGAATAATGGCGAATTCATCTTGTTCTTTCTGTGCGAGTGTTCCCATAAAGCCATTGATATTATCTTTATACACCATCGTGATATAATATCCTTTATTTTTTATGGCAATACTCGTTAAGGTACAGAATCAAGATTCGATCAAAGAACTGAGTCCTCGTAATTAAACGAAGCTTTTTATCCGTGACTTCCTCCATATGAGCAAACCACGCATCCAATCTCTGAGATAGATTGAAATCATAAAGAGAATTTTGGTATCCATCAATCCCTTCAAATTTTGGAATATCTGAAGTGATAGAACTAATTTTCTCATTCTCGCATTCATAGATTTTGTTTTTGAGATATTCAATCGCCCGATCTTTCATATTATTCTCTCTCACTAACTCATCTATTGCTCCCATATCATTGCCTCCTATCTAAATTTAGTATAGAGTAATTTTTATCATAGATTTCTAAATGACATTTGGTTGATATGTTATAATAGTGAGACATCTGAAAGGTTTCTCAATAAAAAAGAAAGGAAGTGAAATAATATGAAAGTAGAATCAGTTCTATTAAAAATTACGGATGGCACATTCGGTGGTTTACTACAGCCGATGATTCAATGCGATTGCGGAGCGCTCCATGGTCCATTAATTACTGGAATGCGATGCGAACGCTGTGGAAAAGCGGCTACACCTGTTTATGTGGATATCGAAGTAAGAGAGGTTGATCCAAATGAAGTATCAGAAGGCTGAAATTTATACGGATGGCGCAGCAAAAAAGAATCCTGTTGGCCCTGGAGGATATGCAGCAATTGTGAAGCTGTATAATGACGATGACTCCATTTTGTCCATCGAAGAGTTTGCTGGTGGCCATCCGAGAACCAGCAATAATCGTATGGAACTCATGGGAGTTATCGTAGGTCTTGAAGCTCTCGAGCATCCGTCCGAGGTCACCGTTGTATCAGATTCGTCTTATGTGGTCAATGCATTTCGTCAGAAGTGGGTTGATAAGTGGCTTTCCAATGGATGGAAAACTGCCGGAGGCGGCGCTGTAAAGAATCAGGATCTTTGGGAGCGACTCTTAGAAGCAAAGTCACATCATAAAGTTACTTTTAGCTGGGTGAAAGGACATGCTGGTCAAGCTGAAAATGAGCGGTGTGACTTCTTAGCATCCACGATGTGCGACCCCTTCAACCATCTTGTGAAAGAGGGCAAACTCTACGTTGAAAAGACTGAAAAAGAATAATCATTCTGACAGACAGGTAATTCGCATATTCAAGACCTATGCGAAAGAAACCCAATATGGAGGTTGCGCAATATGGCTAAAAATCACAAGCAACATACAGTTCGCGTGAGACGCATCAACTGGGATGTTGAGTACCTTAAAGACATCATTACGAATAATGGCTTCACCATTACGGAGCCCGCAGTCGTCAAGCTTGACGATACCAAGCAGAAGAGCCTCTATGGTGCACGGTCGATTCTGTACGGCACAAACTACGAAGATGAGAACGCGTTCATTGAGCGCTATCGTTGTCAGTGTGGCGAGTTCAAGGGTAAGCTGTTTGAGGGCGAGACTTGCCCTCTCTGTGGAACCAAGGTTGAATATCAGGGAACCAATATTGAGTTCACCGGTTGGATTAGTCTTGGTGGTAACTACATCCTCAATCCTTTCTATTATCAGAAGCTCGCTTCTTGTATGAAGAAAGGCATGCTGGATTCCATCATCAACGATAAGTATCAGGTTGATGTAAACGGTAATCGTACCCGTTTCATTGATCCCGATGAACAGGCTGCAACTGGCGGATTTGCTGGCATTGGCCTCGTGGAATTTCGGGAGCATTTTGAGGAGATTATCGAGTTCGCAAAGATGAAGAAGAAAGGAAAAGCGGATGAGCTGGATCGGCTTCTTGCTGAAAAGAGTTCGGTCTTTACTTCTCATATTCCTATCTATTCTACGCTTCTTCGTCCTCAGAGTGCAACTACCGACACCTATTACTTCAACACGATCGACAAGCACGTGAATCCTCTGTTTACTTTGTCTGAAAAGTTAAAAGGAAGCACAGAGATTGATCGTGCTCTCATCCTGTCTCGCATTCAGTATCGTGTCAATAAGCTTTGGGCAACGAACTTCGAATTTATCACCGGTAAGGATGGATGGATTCGTGGTCAGATTCTTGGCGGCGCGTTGAACTATACTTCTCGTAACGTCATTATTCCGAACCCGGAACTTCGTGACTCTGAAGTGGATCTTTCCTACAACACCTTCCTTGAGCTGTTTAAGTTTAAGATCATCCACTATCTGATGGTGATGGATGATATCTCTCTGACACAGGCTTGGCAGGAATATCAGGATGCATATAAGTTCAATCCGCACATCTATGAGGTGATGAACTTCATCATTGCAAAAGAGCAGCCGAGGATCCTTATCAACCGTAACCCGACCTTGAACTACTACAGCATCTTGCTGATGAAAGTTCGTAAGGTAAAGCAGGACGTGACTGATTTTACACTCTCGGTTCCGCTGTCTGTCCTTCCTGGTTTGAATGCAGACTTCGATGGCGATATTTTGAATATCATCGGCATCATGAATAAGGAACTTGAGCATGCGTTCCGGAAGTTCGACCCTGTTACTCGTATGATTATCTCTCGTGATAGCGGATTGCTGAATCCGTACTTCATGATTGAGAAGTCCCAGATGATTGATTTCTATAACTTCTGCACGTTATAAACACAATATCCACTCGTTAGAAATCCTAGATTAGAGTCTAACGAGTGGATTCTTTTTTTGTAGAAAGGAGCAATATATGCCTCATACCATTCTTGATTGTGACGGTACACAAGTAAATCTTCATTATATTGATGGAGAACTTCCGGACGAGCAATATCCTTTTGCATTGGCATGGCCGAATAATGAGCGCTTTGCTAGTGAAATGGTTGAAGTAGCTGAGCGGATGTATCATTCAGAGAGTAAGGAAGATCAAGAGATTATAGATTCTCCTGGCCTTCATCTCATGGTTGATGTCATATATCCGAAGCGTGATCCGTTTATGGTTCAAACGACGAAAAACATCATATATTCCATCATGTGTAGTAATCGAGCGGATGACCCATACTTTAGTATTCGCAGAAATTTCATTGCTTACATGAAGGAACTTGACAAGAAAGAGTATAAGGTTATTGGATGCGTTATCTTTATTTCTCGCAAAAATTTCACGTTCGTTATCAATAACGATAAGACATTTAGCGGTTATGCTATCCCTTTTCTTGAGAATGATGTTGCTGATAAAAATAATGCAGAAAATAACCTATACAACGCTCGTGGCATGTATGTGATGAAATCATCTCCTGAATGCTATAATATGAGCTTGATGGTCTCAGTAGATTCTCCTGAAATGAGACTGGAGAAATTCAAAGCATTCCGAGATTCTGTATATATGATCCGTGAGAAATACTATATTCCCAAAGATAGATTCTTTATCGGTGTTTTTACATCATATCCGAAGAATCTTGCATTTGATGATGGTCACACCTTCAATGATATCGACTTAAATAATCTCATTTGTAATATCACGGAATGCGACAACAACGATGTTTATGGCTCTATCTATAATATCGTGCACGAATCTTTTGATATCGAAGATAAGAAAATTGAGCCAAATCGAACGCATTTCATTCATCTTAATGTCATCAATACTGAGTCTATCATCATTACGTATGATAGAAAGACAATCGGTATCTATTCTGCACAGCATAATTGGAGAGAAGGAGTCAAGAAAAATATTCCAAATGATTATATCTAATCAATCAAAACTTAAATGATATATTATACCCATGAAGAAAGGATGGTATAATATATAATCTACCCGTATATTCCAAGTAAAAAATCTAGGAGGAAATTAAAATGGATAAGGAAAATACAGCTGAAACCAAGAGAATTGAGCGGACTTCTCAGCTCTCTGAAGGATCCATTCTGCTTACCAGCAATATTAAGTTTGTCATTAACGGAGGCCATTATCTGATTGGTACAGATGGCCAGATGAAGTCCGACAGGCGGATTGATACTAATGACCTGACGAAGTTACCTAGTAGATTAAAGGCGTATTCCAGCATCATTCGTGATCTGACATCTGGTCATCTTGTCAATAAGGTTCAGCCTTTCTATCGGACGTTCATTTTCGTCAACAACAGCAACGAAACCTTCAAAACGTTCGTCATGATCGACAGTGGTTTCGGTGATTTTGATGATCGTCACTATGATTCGATCAGTATGCTTGCTGAATATCTCGGCTCGGATTCCGGTAAAGCAGAATCCTTCGTTAATAATATTACATCCGGTGGAGTATTTCATGATGAGGTCGTCTGTTCTTTGAAAACTGGATTTGGTACATACGAAAAGGTACCTGAAGAAACTCGGCATCTTATCTTCACTGCCAGTGATAGAAATTACTCGTACGCCGATTTCGATCCAAATGACATTTACGGCTTTAAGAGTGAATATGAGTGGGCTTGGGATAGCCACACTGATAAAGCGGAGTAAGATATTCAATCACAAATTATAGTTATATATTATATCAGTAGAAGGAGGTGGAAATACTATGTAGAATCCACTATTTTAGCAGCCAATGAAAAGAAACCGAAATTTCAAAGAGAAAGGAAAAGAAAATGGAATATTCTATCAAACCAGATGCTGAGCACATGATCGTTACTCATTGCGAGCTCGTTTTTATGACTCCCAACGGAAAGCATATGTACAGCATCTTTGGTGACGGTGTTCGTCCGGACGATTATCTCGTTTGGTCGGTTGGTGTTAAGCACATGAAGTATCAGGAGGAGATCGAGAAGTTCTTGAAAGAGAACGACTGCATTGACACCACTTTCAAGTGCCACAGGTTCTACATGACGGACAGTGATTCCGAAAAGGGAACCAACAACTGCTATCCGTTCATCATGAACGCTGTGACTGGCGAGCATGGAAGCATCTATCAGCCGAGCCTCTTCACGATCCTGACCGCATATCTCGGGTCTGATGTGAACGACTGGATCGTCTTTGCTGAGCAGATCAAGAGTGGCAAGCCGTTTGAAGGTACTGTATACTTCCTTCACAATACCACCGTTGAGGGTGAGACGGAATACGCTTATGACAAGAGTCGCTGGCGTAACGACTATCACCTTCAGTTCCTTCCTTACGATATGAACAGCACGTTTTCTAATCCGATGCCGACTCATATCTATCGGAACAGCAAAGACACCGTCCGCCCCTACTACAACGAGAACTACAACACGAAGCTGATCGAAAAGAAAAAGAAAATGGAGGAAAAGAAAAATGGGTAAGCACGATAATAAGAAGGCCACATACATTCAGGTGAAGTACAGCAAGAAGAAGGGCTACAGCCTGGCGTTCGGTGATCACAAGTTGACCGAAGATGGCCCTTACAGCGAGTTCAAGAACGATGTCTTCTGCTCGCGGTCCTATTTCTTCAGCGAGAAGGAAACCGGCCGTGCTGCATCCATCATCCTTCGTGGATTTGATGGTTACAAGAGGAAGAACCTTGAGCTCGATTACGTGTTCAATATGATCGACGTCATTGATCCCATGTTCAGCTGCGTATCCTGCATCATGGATAGCATCAAGGCCGGTATCGAGAACAACGATGTTTCGGCAGTTGTCACCGTTTGCGTTGACATTTTCAGCGATCGTGTTGAGATCTCTGACAGCTTGGAAAACAGCGATAAGATCGTTGTCAAAAGCGATCTCATCATGAAATCCAAGAAGAAGCGCGAAAAGGCTGCTCTGAAGGAAGCAGTCGCAAACACCATTGAGCAGAATGCTCAGTCCAACTATCAGGCTGCACCGGCTAATCCGATGGGTGACGCCGTTCTGCTCGCAGAAGGCTACAAATCCGGTATGTAATTTAAGGAGGAAATGAAAAATGGGTAAAAAGATTGAGATCAAGAACTTAGGATATGAGGTGGTTCACAAGAGCCACCAGATCGACCGCATCGGCGGAAACAACATCATGACGATGTTCAACGTCCGCGCAACGGATGTGTATGTCCTGATGCCCTATGGCCGTGTGAGCAACGTTGCTCCGTTCGCAACCACCGTCACGATCACCGATGTGATCTCTTGTTCCACCGACACCGAGGTCAAGAGTGTCAAGCGCAAGCTCCAGCCGCTGCTGAATCGTATTGACTTCAGCAGCATCCCCATTGATGAGATCGTATCTCTCTACATCGACCTTCACAAGAAGGATGATCAGGGTGGTGCAACTCCTATGGCTCATATCCAGTACGTTGCTCGTACGGATATGACCGTTGCCGATGTCCCCCTGAAGCCGAAGTTCGATGACGATATCGTCCAGAAGGCAAAGAAGGGCAAAAAGAAGGATAAGAAGAAGAGCAAGAAGTAATTTCTATGCTCCGAAAAGAAATGAGGTGATTCCAATGTAGAATTTATCTTTCGTCTACATCCACGTATTCTTACAAAAGGAGATTATATTATGAGCGACATGATTGAGCTCGCGCACATCCAATTCAATGCAATCGCTAGTCGTACCATCACATTCGCGAAAGATGGAAAACCCGTATATGTCATCGAAGCTGTTAGCGATCGTTGCAGCGATGCATTCCTTCCGATCAATTCGATCAACCACAACAGCGAGTTCTATGACGTTATCGCTAACTTCGTTAAGAAGTATAATGGTAATGCTGAGGTTCCCTTCAATTATGTGAGCCGTTTCTATCTGAAGGATATGTCGTCTGGTAAGGAATATGCGTTTATTCTAAATGATACCGCGTATTATGCGAAGAATCGCGTATTCACCAGCATGGATTATATCAAAGCATATCTTGGCGATGATCCTGAGAAATGGAATGAATTCGCAAAGATGATCAAGACAGAAACCATGCCATTTGAAGGTATCGTGTACTCCGTTAGCCGTGACGGCGATCACGTTATTCGTGAGAAGAATGATTGGAAGAGAGACCGTCATCTCCTGTTTGCTCCTTATGGCGAAACCGAATTCCGTCCTAGCAAATTTAAGCATCTATTAACCAACAGCCTCGAAGGTGTTGAGGTTAAAGATCAAAATGATGCATAACTAATATGCATCAAAGAAATGAGGTGATTCCAATGTAGAATTTATCTACTTCAGTCAAACTAAAAAGAGAAAGGAAAAATAAAATGTCAAACGAACATGCGTGGAAATTTACCACTGAAGCCTCCAGTGGTAAGAAAAACTATGATATCGTCTGGGAAGGCTTACCCCACATCTACTTCTACGATGCAGATGGTTGCCATTGCGAGTGTGATGACAATGAGCCCGACGAGAAGCAGGTCGAGTTCGATCAAGAGATGCATCTGGATGGCAGATACAACCAGTACCAGCGTGACTACATCGTCAACACGTTCGAATTTCCCATGACGAAAGACCTGCGTGGTGAGAATGATGGTCATGCTATCAATATCAGCCTCCGGGTGTACTATCCCATGGTCCTTCCGAATATGATTCAGCCGAAAGACTTTGATGTCAATCTGTGCCATATTCTGGAAGCAATCGAGCATTTCAATCATCTCGAAACCTGCGCGAGCATCAACGACATCAGCATTGATCTTGCTCCCACCCAGAAAGATGGCGTCTTCATGAAGACCACCTTCAATTTCAAACCTGCGGCTGGCGAATGCATGGCCGCAACGGATCGCTGGGAAAAATTCAGAAAAGACTCCGAGGAACGGCGGCTTGTAAGTGCGAAGGAGGCTATGACTGCTGCCATTTTCGGCGACGAAGTTTCCTGGAGACTCTATGAGAAGAGTTTCAAGCGGGACATCACTCGTACTCGCATTCTGACTCAGTATCCTGAGTTGACTGAGTGGTTCACCGATATGGAACGGGACTGCACAAAGAAGTGGTCTCTTTTTGCGGAGAATAAGGATACGGAAGGAAAAATCCCTATCATGACTCCGAAAACTCAGAGCGTTCTTGATGAGATTCAGAAGACTCCCGAGCCCACTTATGGTACCGGCCCCTCGAAGAAAAACTAACCCTATGGCAGGGCAGTCCGTGTGGATTGTCCTGCTTCTTTTCTTATAAGGAGGAGAAAGATTATGGCATTCTTTAATGCAATGGCTGATCAGTTCGAAGAGATCACGGTTTGTGGAAAGCCTGCGTTGTTCACCAGCATCCGTCTTGATAGGAATACTATCCCGGATTGTCTGTATGCCTACGACGTCCGGCATGATGATGACTGTGAGGGTATCCCTTGTGAGATCGCACCCTATGTGCTTGTCAACCACTGGGGAACCATCATCCTTGCAGAGCCTCTGGAACTGCCGGACGATGGTCGGCGGTACATCGACGAGGAAGACGACTGGAACTACTCCCCGTTTGATGGCGCCGAGAAAAATCAAAAGCCGTGCACCACAATAGAAGAATTCATGAAGACCTATGTGAAGCAGAAATAACGGCATTTGATATAGGAGGTTAAAACCTGATGAGAATCAAATTCTCTCAGGCAGTCTCCGGTAAAGTTCCTGCCAGTATCGGGATTGTGAGTGGATGTGATTATGCAAAACTCACAATTCTCGGTGATGGCAGTTTTATCAATTCGGATGGTTCCGAATGGTATGGTGAAAAAGTAACCCTCCCGAGAGGTATCTACCAAAAGGTATATCTCTCTAGGAAGGTTACTTCTTTTTCCATTAACGGTATCATTTCTGAGTTGGATTTATCAGGACTGCCGATCGTTAATAATGTCTCGGAATTCTTTAGCTTAAGAGGACTGGCTCATTTGAATCTTCGGAATACTCCAACCTATGGAGATCTTTCCGAAGCAAAGAAATTGAGAGATTCTCTCACGTATCTGGATCTTGCTTTCACAAAAGTGGATGGTGATATCCATGATTTAAATCCACTAAAGAAGCTAAAGTTTCTAGACATAAGTGGTACCACAATTAAAGGAGATCGAGAAGAGCTCGTCGGCTTAAAAGATATTATCACTTTGCGGTTAAATGCAAACGTAGCCGATCATGATTTAGGGCTCAATGATAAAATAATGAGCTATATTAAACGCTCGTTGGAGGTGTAATAGATGGCTGCTTATCATCGTGTAGTAATAAAGATCAACGGAAGAGAAATGTCACTCAAGGATGCATGTGACGAGTATGATATTGGCATCCAAAATCTTATTCCGTCAAGTGTAAAGAATTCGCCCTATGTGTCCAGAGAAGAGAAACTGATCAGCATGATCTATAAAAAGTATAACCGGCATATCTCGGTTGGCGGCATCTTCTATTTGGATTCTCTTCACCTGGCATTGGAACTTGGTCTCGATCGTACAAGCACTGCTAAGTATATTCTGAATGAGGACAGAGTAAGCTATAGCCCATCTGAATTTTCGAGATTCAAGATTGATTGTCCTCTCACTCTTCAGGACCATTTTAATCCTGATAATCCGAACCATATTCGGTATTATAAGAGAGGAGAAGAGATTGCTCGAATCTATGGATTCAAATGCTATCAATCTTTCAAGAACGCCATTGCTAATAACTCAATCAATGCCGCAAGGCGATATTTTACCGAGAAAGATTGCACCTATGCAATCACTCATACTCCAAAATCTAGGGAAGGTTCCCGTATGAAACGGAAGGAGAATAGTATTCTCGGTATTACGGGACTAGGCAGTAAAGAATACAAAGAATCCTTTGCAAAAGAATGTGGTGATCAGACACTCGTAAATTATCGTATGGGAAACGGAATGAGTGTTGAGGAAGCCATGACATTTGCTCCATACCTTCCGGAAGATTGCAACATCAAAATCTATCGGTATAGCTTTATGAGAAATCTCTGTGGTTATACCGTAACCAGATTCGCATACAAAGACGATCGCGGGAATGCATATTATGAATGCAAGAACCGTGCGAATGGAGAGATCAAGATTCTTTCCAAAGAACTCGTCACGAAGATGTTCTATCTTCAGAAAGAGATTGATAAAGAGGGTTAAAAGATATGGATATAACAGATGCAAGAAATCAAACCTCGCACGAAGTTCAGCTGATGCTCCAGAACTATAAGAAGTGCTGCCTCGTAAAGCCTTGCAGTTTTGGTAAAACTTATATGGCAGCAGGAATTGCGTTGATGTATCATGCGGTTGTTATCATCACGACTGCATCCGCATATCGCAATTCGATTCAGCCGAACTATCCCAATCTGGATGAGGACAAGCACGAGACGATCAAGTTCATGAGCTACTACTCTTTGGCAAGAGATCCGGAAAAGAGTCTCGGTGAGATCCATGACGCGGTGAAGAACCATACCGGAAACATGCTCGTCATCTTGGATGAAATCCATCGTGGTGGCGCGATTGGTGTTGCTGGTGCCATCTTAAAGCTGATGGAAACCTATCCGAGTGCTCATTATCTCGGTCTTACCGCAACGCCTTATCGAGCAGATGGATACGATGTCTTGAAGATGTTCTTTGACAATCATGTCATTGGAACGGAAGATGACGCTCCGATCACCGACTACTGCCCTGAGAGGCATCATTACGTCATAAGCCGCTTTAACTCAAAGCAGTTCATTGACGACTCTCCATGGAAAGAGCGCATCAATGGAAACGCGGCATCGTTCGATCACATCTATTCGAAGATTTCTCAGAAGTATTATTCTTCGAGTAATCTCGTTACCACTCTCCGTCGGTATAAAGATCTCTATCATCAGGAAAGCTACTTCAAGGTCATTGTATTCTATCCGACGATTGAAAAGATGAAGGTGATGATCCCAAAACTCGCAAGTGCATTCGAGACTCTATATCCTGAGAGGAAGATTCGTGTCACTCAGTTCTATTACAAGAACTCTGCGAGAGTTGAGTCGTGCACGAGAGAGCCGAACACGATCGACATCATGGGCTCTATCAACATGCTTGGCATGAGCTATCATGATGACGACGTGACTTGTGTGATCATGTTCCGGAAGACTCGTTCTAATAACGTCTATACTCAGGAGATTGGGCGAGTCATGAACTACACCTCGACGGATAAAAATACTTGCGTGTTTGACTTCGTTGAAAACTGCGATTCCACTCAGTATAAAGTTAGACGTCGTCATGACGTCGATCCAGAAACCACCTATGCTGGCGCTGTCGGTATCCAGGACGAACTCGAGAAGTTTACTGAGAAGATCGCAAAGCAGGTGACCGTTCACAATGAAGTTCTCGAAATCAAAAATGTCGTTCGTCTTCAGCAGGCTTTCTCCGATGCTAAGTATGCCAATATTCGCAGCGCAGTTGTCAATGCGTATTTGACAAAAGGAGCACCACTTGAATACTGCTGCAAGAGGTTGAATGTATCCGAGGAGTTATTCCTTGAATATATTGATCTCTATAAGAAAGCGGAAGTTGAATAAAAGATATGCTATTATAAAATCTCATGAAAGGAGACTACGCCATATGTGCGATACAAAAAATACAATTAATAGTCTAGGAATATCAGATGACGATATCGTCATTGCGGTGAACGCACCAACGCTTGCTCTGCAATGGCACGTCTATTGGTGTGATTTCAGCACCGTTATTCCTGGATGCAAAACACATCCTGCTCTCGTCGTAAGCCCTGATGAATGGAATGGAACCATGCCGTTCGTTAAGGTTGCCATGCTTACTTCGAAGTTGATCAGCACAAGCAATCCTGAATTTGCAGCAGCAAATGATCTTCGTGTTTACGTTGATCTTGGAACCGATCGTCTCAGCTGCATTAAGCTTGACAGGTTCTATGATGTACCTCTCTCTGCAATTCGGAGCCATATGAAAAGACTTCCGAATGATGAAATCCTGGAATCATATATCACGCAGTGCATTGATGCACAGACAAAGAAAGACGTGAAGGCTCCTGGCCAGTATACCACTTATAAAAAGAACTGGCTCGAAGCCCATAACAACAAGGATTTCGTCTCATAAGAGATGAAAATAATCCGTTGGAAATCCTTAAATGGAATCCAACGGATTATTTTTTTGATTAAGATTCGTAAATCTCTTTCAGTTTGCGTTTCAGTTCAACGATCACCTTATTGCCAAGAACGGTTATCAGAATTGAAGGAACCTGGCGTTTCAAGATTGAAGACGGTGGGATAAGGGAAGACACCTCTTCTTCAGGTCTGAATTCACTATAAGGCTCGTAGCCTTCAGGTATAATTTCACCAACGATACCCTTCAAAGCGGTGAAGTAGGCCACCTTGTCTCCTACACCAAGGATATCACCGTGTTCGATATAGAATTCGATCAGTACGCTATCATCAACTTTCTGTCCTTTGATGACGCCGTAGATGTTCGGCTCGATCTTACCGGTGGTCTCATTGACAAGCAGGCCACACTTCACGATAGAAGAGTCCTCTTCAGCGTACTTGTCGAGGAATCCCTTTTTCTCTTTCACCGTCTTGTAGTAGTCGTTAACGACTTTACGAAGACTCGGACTCATCTCATCCAGTTCGACAGCTGAATAGATCTTGATCCCAACGATTGTACCGGCATACTTAGATCGAACGACATTCTTACTTTCATTCTCCATGAGCTCTTTATTCTCATCAGAAAGAGTAGCAAGCAATTTATTCAGATCACTATCTTCGAATGATGTATCGTAGGAAAGCAGAGGATCGCCAATATGGACATGATCACCCACCTTACGCATATCATACACATTTGAGTTCTTACCAACAACTACTGATTTGCAGAAAGTCATATTGGCTTGTGCATCTCCAGCAAGTTTACGGGTAATAACGGTACAGTCGTTGTATGTGTTATAAGAAGAGATAATAGCAACTTTTTCCAGAACACCGACATTCATACGAAGGCCATTGAGTTTATCTTCCTTGAAGAAGTCTTTGTGCCAAGCAAGGGCAGCATCTTTTTTGAAAGAATCACCCACTTTATACTTGGTCACAAGTTCATTGGAAAGATAGAAACCACCGCCGCCGTTCTTTACGATATTCGGTGCAAGATTGATTGCTTGATGTTTACCGCTCTTATATTCAACCATGAGGATCTTGCTCTTCGGATCATAGTCAATGACTTTGCCATCCTCGGCAGCATTGACAACGAAATCCGTAGAAAGATCGAAGCGGATTGCTTCATCAGATCCATTTGAAATAAGAGCAGGAGATGCATTCTGCACAGGAATAACATGCTTTGACTGCTTCACAGCCATTGCAATACGAACAGAGTCATCTCGAGTATTACCAAGAGGATAAAGAAGTTCAGCAGGAGAGAACAGGTTCACATCCTTCAGATCTTCTCGTTCGTTTTCTTTGATATCAACGTATCCACGTGCAGATGTGATATTCGGCTCCATTGTAAGAGTACGATTAATACCACAGTTACCATCAGGAGAAGTGCTCATACCGATAACACCGATCATAGACGGGTCATAAGAACGCTTTTCCTCGGAATATGCACGATCAACGTTGACACCACGATATCCCTTTGCAGTGATATTACGATCTTTCTCAAGTTCAACGACAGGATTCAGTGTAGAATAATCTTCTACTGTCTGGAGACCCATCAATTCCTTGATAACGCAGTTTCTAGGAAGTGTCAGTTTCTTTTTACCGCCGCTATTCTTATAATCGAGATAAGCATTGGAAATCTGATAATACAGAATAGCGGGAATGACTTCAGAAGAACGGACACGAGCAATACGCTGGCTAGACTCAAAGGTATAGCTATCGTCAACGAGTAAGCTATTTGCATAAATGCAAAGCTCGATGAGATCAGTAGGAAGACCAATGTCACGAAGAATCTCTTCTGTGATAGGATCAATCATGAACTCATAATAGTTACCGATAGCGGACATGATAGCCACTTTACCGTAGACTTTCTTGAAATAATCCACGTATGCTTCCGCACTATTATACTCATTGAGATCATGAGACTCTGTATCCAGAACCTTCATGCCATTCATCAAGAGAGCTGTTGCCATATCCGCGTCATACAGCATATAGCAATCCTTAAACCGAATGACACCCTGACTTGCTTTTACCTGCTTCGGATAAGACTTACTGAATTCATACTTCAGATTCATCTTCTTGAAGACTGATGTAATTCCTTCCCAATAGAGCATGTAGACAATTAGAGGCATTGTCTGACTCATCATCGTCGCAGTTGAATACATGACCTTCTTGGTATTACGAGTCTTCAGATACTCATTTCGAATATCAGGAGGAAGCTGATCGACAAGAATATCGCAGATGGATTCACCATCACTTGCGGACTGAGTTTCGGAGTTAATCCAAATCTCTTTATTCTTATCTCTCCAACCAATAAAGATCATACTGCCATTATTGGTTTTAGGAGCTTCCAGATCATGATCTTCCACATACTTCTGTGCGTCTTCCTGACTAAAGAAAATCGTACAGGTAGGAGTTTCGAATTTTCGAATAACCTTGGAGAACTCATCGTATTCCAAAGTAGTCAAATACTGCTTATTGGTGACATATACGTTACCAACTGTGAAATGCTTCATAGCATTCTCATTAGACGTAATGAGTTTCATGAGACGCTCAACAGCAGAAATAGATTTTGCACCGGTACGACGGACGAAAATCTTATTGTAGTTGGAAACGATCTGTACTGTATCAGGGCCAGTCTTTACGACAGGATATAAGAAATTCTGCTTATTGATCAGCTTCTTATTACCGCCGAGATACAGGAATTTATCGTCAAGGAACTTCGGAATATCAACCGTAACAACATGACGCTGATGCTTCTCATCTTCCAGAGTAACTTTCATCGTCATCTTGTAGTTTAACTCATCCGACGTATCTTCACTCTTGATATCAATGACATAGAAAGGCATACCCTTCTTATTCAGACAAGTAAAGTCGTTCATCAAATCAGCAGGCATAACATTTTCGATGTAATCCTTATTGATATTTGAGAACTTCACTGTCTTCATATTATCATTGATCGTATGAAGAGATCCAGAAATGTCTTTTTTCGGGATAGGACGCTTTGCAGCATTCATCGCTTTCACATCTTGGAAAGTCATATTCTCAAGAGTAATGGATTCCTGCTTCTTACGCATTTGAGCGTCACGTGCTGTACTAATAGGTTTTGACGGAACCGTGGTAGCTTGCATTACCTTATACATGCTTTCCACAAGTTCCTTATCATTATCAAGATCCATCTCAGACTTTGCCTTGATATAATCAACGGCAGCTTTACTTTCAGTAGGATCTTTTCCATTTGATACAGCTTCGATCTCTTTTGTAGTCTCTTCGACTTTCTGATTGATCTTCTTATTGATCGTATCCTTAGCAATCTCAACTTCTGCTTTTCGAGCAATATCATTTCCGATATAAGAAGTCTTAGACCCTTGAGTATTCGTGATAGGCTTCGCTACCACAACTTTCTTTGAAGAAGTATTCTTCACCGTCACCGGGTTCTTTTTTGCCGCGGGCTCGTTCGATACTTTAATCGTCGAAGCTGCTTCAGGAGGCAACTCTTTTTGAACAACCGGCGTGGTATTATTACCAGTAAGATTATATCTAGTAGAAAGAGTAGCCTTAATAACATCTCTTTGCTCTTCATCTTTGACAGCCTTCGTATCTGATACTTCATCCCAGCGAGTAGACTTCTTAAATACACGATTCAGAGATGTTCTGAACTGTGATGCATTAACTTTCGCCATTTTACTAGGATTTACACGTAAGATATAAGAATCTGAATAAAAATAGAAATCAATATCCAGTTTCTTAAATGAAGGAACCTCATTCAGAATAGAATAATAAAATTTGAAAAGAATATTATTGATATTCTGAGTGAAATTCGTTCCAAAGTTATCAAAGAGGTCAACATCAACGAGGACAAACTTTTGCGGATACTGGGAGCACTGTTCTCCATTGATGATGCTGTAAAGGTAAGCCCAGAATAAGCTTACTTTTTTCTTTGGCTGCTGATTAATGGTACACTGGTCAAATACTTTCAGATACATTGAGAGATCAAAAAAAGTATTATAGTCGGGAGTCTTATTCAGAAGCATAGGAGGATGCTCATGAAGAGAACTACTATGAATTCTATCATAAAGATCCTTTTTTCCAGCTGCATCTCTGACATTGTAAGTTCGCCCACCAATTGTACCATGATATCGGATGTTGTGGTACAGATAACGGTATTTACCATCTGCTGAGCAATTCTTCGTATTGGTTGCTACATGGATTACTTCAGCAGGCGTGGTAGCCATAATGAATGCAAGATTTCCATGCCCGGGTTGAAGTTTCTTCATCTTTCCAGGATGCTCTGGATCAGGAATGACAACTTCTTTCGGCAGATATGCTTTTCGAGCAACTGCATTCATATATGGGAGAGACGTAATATATACCATCTATTTCGTATCTCCTTTCTTAAATTACGTAATTCTAGAGGCTTACAAGTTTGTTTTCAGGCCATATTTCTATGATCCGAAAAAAGGGATACCTAACTGGCTGTTAGGTCCCTTCTTTTGATTATGCCACGCAAGGACTATCATCCTCACTGGCAACCTCATTAGAATTTGATTTCCTCAATGCGGTACAGCTTGTACATCGAAATGTCCTGCTCATACCGCATGAGGTAGCTGACAGACTTCACATTCCGGCTGGCGACCTTAATATTGATAATACGGTCCTTGCCATCAATGTCATCATCAATGCTAAATGCGGATTCATCAAAATCGTCATCAGCAAACCAACTGGTCATGCTGAGGAGATTAAGGAAATCCTGAACATCGTGCGGATGGAAGTACGTGACATCGTCGTACTCCATATGATTGGTATCGGTATCGCCGACCCACTGGCCGCGATACATTTGCTCAACCTTATGGTAGCCATCCAGCTTCATAATAGGCGTCGTAAACTTAGCCCGCGGAGAATCGGTTGGGCAATTGATCGGAGTAAGAATGGTGTAACCATTGGTCTCCACGGTATCAGACTTGGAACGCGCGATATACAGCACAGTAGTTCCGCAGTCCTCAACCTTCATCAACCGAGTCTTTGCGCGGTCGTCGATGATATTTTCCGATACATAAACCTTCTTCATAATGAACTCCTTCCGATCCTTTTTATCTTGAGGATCATACAAATGATATTTGACAGAGTACTCTTCTTCCTCTATCTTCTACCTGTATAATATATCATTATACTAATAGGATATACGGCCATAACATCCGCATGGACAACTTACGGGAAAGCGTCCATGCGGATGTTACTTTGTATAAAAAAACAAGGAGAAAGTTAATCAAAGAGATTTCTGGTCAATCTCGACGATTACGTTTTTGTTAATGTAATCAACGATGTTCTGAATCTCAGCTGCATTCATCGAATTATGATTTCCACGAACGTAGCACATCACTTCATTATTGATGTAGTTATAATGGGTTTTCTTCATATCAATGATTCTCTGGTTGCTACTTCCACAGAACTTCAAATGAAAGTCTTTCTTATCTTCTTCATACTGACCATCAACCAAATGATCTACGAAATACAGCATGCTCATAATCTGAGCTTCTTTATCATCCGTAGTATATTTGGATCTCTGATTCAGAGATTTAAACTCCAGAAGTGCTTTAAGAATGATATCAGTAAGAGAATACCCAGTATAAAGCCAGATATCCATTTTCTTATAGATAAGATCGGCATCTTCTTTAATATGAAGAACGAGATTTGTCAGATCGTAGATATTACACCATTCCAGAGGTTCTCCACCCAGAATGGAGAATCTATGGATATAAGGTCTATCAACGAGGGAACGGATTTTTGTTTCCGTTTCTGTGGTGTATTCTTTACCACCATTGAAATCCCATGTGACTTGATTAAAGCAATTCTTACAATGGAAGTGGCATCCTTGTGTGAAGAGGGAAACTCCAACGCCGTAGCCATTGCTAACATCCATTTCTCGAATAGATGCATATCTCATAAAATCACTCTTTCTCCTCTACTTCTTCACCATCAGCAGCAATATCTGTCAGATGCACATAACGGTTTCTAATCTCATCGGTACGACCCTGAGACCAGAAGTGAGTTCCAATATCCTTTATACCCTCGGTTTCCCGATATTTAAGTACGGGAGTAGACTATACCATACTTGCTTAGTGACTTCACTAAGTAGCGCCCGTATTATAGTCGTTGAACGTCCTTCCCTAAGTGGAATAAATCCATACGAGTATTTCTACTCGCAGAAGTTTCGATGCGATGATTATCCAATCTCTAAGTCTTTTTACCATACCTGATTCTGTTAAAATCAGCCATATAGTTGTCGCCATATCTATACTTGGTAACCTAGAGCTCTAAGGAACTTCCCGCAGTTTAACAGGTTTAACGTGGACTATATTGAATAATTCAATCCACAGGTGCGTCGAGCGACGCTCATCTTATGCTGATCACGATTGCCGCAATTCGGGCATTCCCAAACCAACTTGCCACCATCATCAACTACTTTGATTTCTCCATCGTAGCCGCAGTTCATGCAATAGTCAGACTTGATATTGAGCTCTGCATACATGATATTCTCATAGATACACTGCATAACTTCAAGAACTGCAGGAATATTATGAGTCAAATCAGAGCATTCAATATAACTGATAGCACCGCCCGGAGAAAGCTTCTGGAATTCAGCTTCCTGAATGAGCTTATCGAACGGATTAATCTTTTCAAAGACGGCAGTGTGATAGCTATTAGTGATATAATTACGATCTTTGCCATCAAGCTTAATAAAAACGTCATCCCCAAAACGTTTCTTAAGGCAGCGAGCGAACTTGTAAGTGGTATTCTCAATCGGGGTACCATACAGAGAATAATCAATATGCTCTGCTGTCTTCCACTGATTGCACTTATCATTCAGAGCCTGCATGACCTTAAGGCCAAATTCTCTACCAACGCCTTTATCCATATGAGAATGGCCAGTCATATACTTGACACACTCATACAGACCCGCATAGCCAAGCGAGATAGTAGAGTATCCATTAAACATGATATCGCCGATCTTAGCATCCATAGGAAGTCGTGCGAATGCACCATGACGCCAAAGAATAGGAGCAACATTAACAGATGTATCCTTGATACGATCAATACGTGCACGCAATGCTCGATGGCAAAGCTCAGTACGCTCTTCAAAGAGCTGCCAGAATTTATCGTAGTCTCCACCAGAAGAGAAAGCCAGATCAGGGAGAGAAATGGTTACGACGCCACAATTAAATCTTCCATAATACTTTCCCTTGCCGGTTTTCGGATCTTTATATGGAGTAAGGAAACTGCGGCAGTTATGGCTGTAAATACCAGAAATAGTGAAATGCTCACTTCCAGTTGTTACGTCATAAGTATCTTCTTTCCGTTCAAGCATATGAGATTCTACGATATGGCACTGAAGTTTATTATTTAAACTAGCAAGATTCATTTCGTGCTTGATATAGTGATTCCGCTTTTTCTCAGACACGAGATTTTTGACAATTTCATCTGTAGCAATAAAGCAAACTTGATAACGAATGGTATCATACCGGCCAGTGCCTTTATAATGATTTTGATACATCGTAGCAGGGATGCCCAGCGACTGCGCCAGCATCATTTGCTGAATAGCAAGCTCTTTATTGGTCGATCCAATTTGGACAGCAGTGAATTTCCCATTCGAATTATTAAGGTATCCATCAGCATCAATCATGCCGCAAAGGAAACCAATGCGAGCAGATCTATTCGATGTAAAGATATCGGACGGAATATGACGGTTTAACTTAATAATTCCGCCGAATTCTTTAATCATTATATCAGCAAATTTAGGAATGGCAATTCCATCATCGGTAGCCACAGAAACGATATCTTTGTAAATTCCTTTTCTTTCACGATTCTGATTTACTACTTTCGTGGTAATTCCATAGAATCGCTTCAGCCGCTCTTGGAGAGCTCCGATAATATCATCTTCACCCTCATTTGCTAACGAAACCGCCAGCTTTTTAATGTAAGACGAATCGCAAATCAGAATGCCAAGAAGCCAAGCCAACTCAGGATCATAATCATTATTTTCATCACTGATATGAGATTTGATATCAACCTGAATCATGTCGTCTTCTTTTAAATCTTTTGCAAAAACGACTCCACGGTTTTCCGTTTCAAACGGATGATCCGGTGTGACATCGAGGCATCTTCCGTTATTGAACTTGATTCTCATAACGTCGCACTTCGAATTTCGAATGATTCGATAACACAGAGTCCAACCGTTCACATGATCATAGATCATCACGTCTTTCAAATCCATGTACCAATCATTTTCACGACCGGGCTGAAGCTTTACTTCAAAGAAGGGCATGAGGCGCCACCACATTCGGCCAATTCCTTCAACGTAAGTATTCTTCATGAATTTATAGGTTACTACTTCATCACCGACCGCACATCCCATGCATGGATACACGTCGCCCTTCAGCTGTTTCATTACTTTTGCTGAAATATAGTCAGGAACCATGCGTTTGGCCGTGCATTGTGCAGCTAAAACAGTGGTACTCCAGTACTTTGTGCCAGGTTTAATATTGTCTTCATCGAGGACATAGATGAGCTTCGGGAATGCAGGAGTAATCCATGCACCCTGCTCATTCTTCATGCCCTGAATACGCTGGCGGAGGAATTCTTCGATGATCATGACAAGTTCGTCACGGTATTCATCAGTTTCATCAATATACATGAAGACGGTGAGGAACGGAGCCTGTCCATTGGTTGTAGACATAGAGTTCACCTGATAGATAAAAGTCTGGCAACCATCTTCGACTTCTTTACGAGTATCAAGCTCAGCAAACTTAGCTGCTTTTCGTTCATCAAAGCCCCAGCTAAGATATTTCTTCAGATAGATATTATAGGAGTCTCTCACGAACGGTGCGAGATGTGTCAGAGTGATAGATATGCCACCGTACTGGGAAGAAGTGACTGCCGTAATGATCTGAGTAGAGATCGTGGCGGCAGTAATAAAACGATGCGGTTTGTCGATTTTGGTACCATTGATAACAGTACCATTCTGAAGCATATCATCAAGATTGCAGAGTGAGCAGTTGGTAAGAACACTCTGTGCATAATAATCCGCATCATGGAAATGAATAATTCCGGCGTCATGTGCATCCACAACTTCCTTGGGAAGCAGAATACGCCGGGTAACATCCTTTGAAGTAATACCAGCGATATAATCACGCTGGACAGAAACGATTTCGGGGTCCTTATTGGAATTCTCTTCGTTCACTTCTTCATTCGTGTGATTGAGAAGTTCCATAATTGCATTATCCGTGGTATTGTGAGAATCACGGACAAGAGATCTCTTAAAACGATACTCCGTATAGGCCTTCGCAACATCCTTACGGTCAGTACCCATGAGATCATAAATGACGAGATCCTGAATCTCCTCTACAGACTTATCTTCAGGAATAGCAGCGATCTCATCTGCGATATTATTCGCAATTTTGGTGGAAGAATCGGATAGTGAACCATCGACCTCAATAAATGCCCGCTGAATTGCGGATACAATTTTTGATCTGTCGAACTCCACTACCCGGTTATCACGTTTCTTCACAGATTTCATTTTAGGACCATTTCCTTTCTTATAGGTTTTCTCATTTCGAAACCTTCGGTTAGCTTACTGTCGCCTAACTATTGGATCTCAATGGTTTTTCCGATGTTTCAAATCAGCAAAATTTGACCTGAAAACAATATCCTAATTATCCAAAAAATGAGAGGAGAAAGTAGTTTATGAGCGTATCAAGTATGATGACTCTGAAGATGAAGATCGAAGAGTTGCGTGCACTGGAAGGCGTTCTTGGCGCTGGTGGAGTAACCACTGAGAGTTACTCTGGTAAAGTGGTCAAGAGCCTCGACGAGATTTATAAGATTCTTCAGGAGCACGATACGACAATCACCGCAATTAAGACTGCTCTTGGCTCCATCGGAATCACAATCCCCTGAGAAAAATATAAACCAAAAGTATACGAATATAATGAATCTATAGACGATACTTTTGGTTTATTAGTGCCCTGGTAACACTTTGATAGCTTTTAGACCCTCCAAAATAAATAGAGTGTGTCATTAATCAAAGCGTTTCCCTAGACTTTTGCGACCCCATTGAAATTCTTAGGAGGGATTCTCAGTATGGCAAGCAAGGCAACAGCAGAGAAAAAAGAACGCAAAGTTGAATATGTCAAAGTCAACGGCGTTGAGATGCGGAAAATAAAGATTAAGATGAATATGGAAGTTTTAAATTCCATTATTTCTCTTATCTATACCCCAAGTGCATTAAGAACTCGAAAAGTTCTTGATAATACATATAAGCTGTTCAATATGATTGATTTCAGGGTCTATGAAAAAAGTGATGAGTTGATGGCGCGCGTAAAACTCATTCACTATACCCTTGAAGCAAGATTTGAACGTGGAATCAGTGGACTCACAATGATCAAGCAATACGTTGCTGATCAGAACCAAGAGAACGATAATAATCCGCTGATTCCAGAAATTTTGGACAATATTCCAAAAAATATGGAGCCGCTTGATTATGAGGATACAAAGTATCTGATTAAAAGTATTCAAGACCGTGTCCGTTATGGCTATATCGTTAATTTAAAGGAAGAGTATGATAGAATTATTGGCAGTATGACTTTTGAGAATGCAGATAGCTCTGCTTATCAAAAGAATTGCGAGCTTCTCTATGAAGTCGCTAGTAATATTGTCAATATGAAGCGCAAGACTGAAGCTCTTGATTCGAGCAATCAGACTTTCTCGCTGGATCAGGATACATTCAATAATGTCATCATTGATTCAGTGAGAAAACTTCAGGATAAGAACCGAGTGTTTAAAACTGGCATTCGGTTCTTAAATAATATCCTTGCACCAGGTTACCAGAGCAAGCGTCTTTATTGCTACTTGGCATTGCCTGGTGGTGGTAAAAGTTTGATGCTTCTGAAATCCGCTTTGGATATTAAGAAGTATAACCCGGATATTAAGCCAAAAAATCCTGGTAAGATTCCCTGTGTATTGCTGATTACGATGGAGAACGATATTGATGAGACCGTGGAACGTATCTTCAATATGAGAGTTACCAATCGTGATATCCGTAATTACAAACCGCAGGAAGTTGCAGACCTGCTTCGTAATGAAGGTGGACTTACATTGACCGATGAGAATAATATTGATATCGTCATTAAGTACTACCCGAACCGAAGCATTGATACAAATGATCTTCGCACGATTATCCAAGATGAATTCGACGATGGTCGTGAGGTCATTACTTTAATCCTGGACTACTTAAAGAGAATTAGACCTGCTGAAAAAGCAGATAGTGAAAAAGAAGAGCTCAAGAATATTACCAATGAGCTAAAGACCTTAGCAAAGGAACTTGATATTGCTGTCATTACTGCACAGCAGTTGAATCGTGCAGCAGCTTCTGTCGTTGATGCTGCTCTCCAATGCAATAAACAGGATGTTACAAAACTGGTTGGTCGTGATGGTATTGCTGGCGCTTGGGAAATCCAAGAGAACTGTGATATGACCATCATTATCAATAAAGAAATGAAAGCAGATTCTGGTCGTAATTATATGACCTTTAAGATGCTGAAGCGTCGTTACCGTTGTAATAGTGAAGAAAAAGATCCTCGTTACGGAATCCCGGTCCGTGATATTGATTACTTCTCACATCCGTATGATGATAATGACAACGCACTGATTGACGACATCAATATGCCTCAGGCAATCAGTGTTATTTCGCTCATGTCGTCGTTTGACGATATGCAAAGTGCAGGCGGTGCACGAACTGTCATTGATAGACCCAAAGTAAAATCAAAAAAGAAAAATTCTGAAATGGGTCAGCTCGATGATGGTAGTGGATTTGACCTTTTCAATGAAGATTCTAATGGAGACATTGGAGACTTCTAATTAAATTTAGCCATGCTATCCCACAGAGTAGATGCCCTTGAAACAAGACTATAAGCTTCAAGACATGAAAGGAGTTGAGATAGCATGGCTAAATCTAAGTTAACGAAGCTCGTTACAGTTTCCAGTCTTGGCCAGTTCTGGGAGCTCGGCGGTGTCAGCGGCCCCATCAGCAATGTAATGCGGATGAGTGTTGATGACATCTATATTCTTCTGATCCACAACCGTATTGTGTGGGCACATAATCCGGAGAACCTGAAGCAGAAGAAGCGCCTGACTCTGAAGAACTATCGGATCAAGGATATCTTTGCCCCCGATGCAGATGAGCCGAAGGGTGATCTTGTTATGGGCATCGAAGGTATGCCGGACGATGATGAGATTAACGATAACGATATGATCTATGTCGATATCGGTAAGACCCTGAAGAAGGATGGCGTCGTCCAGCCTCATGCAATGAGTCTTTCAGACGAAGAGCCTGTCGAAATCTCCGTATAAATACAAAAAAGACAACGTGAATTCCGTGTTTGGTCTTCACGTTGTCTTTTTATCATTTCAGATCATAGAGCATCTTACCGAGATTGGAATCGTTGAAGAGAAGCTTCATATACGAGAATGCCAGAGATCCCATCATCAGATCGACATTCTCGTCGTACCTAACCCGCGGATAGTTGCTGGTTACTTTCGGATCAGACATAAGATATGCCTGGAAGATCGGATCGAGGCCATATACCGAAGCCGATGCATAGATATATTGGCCCAATGTCTCCAAAGTACTCTGCGTACTTGCCTTATACTTCCATTCATATCCAGAAAGATCCATCGTAACGTGCTTGCAATTCTTCGCATTCGTGCAAAGCATATAAGCAACTCGTACCATCGTTTCCAAACTTGTTTCGGGGCTTGCTTTACTGAGGTACACCTTCAATCCTGCAATGGACTGAGATACTACCTCGACTCTCTCTTCTTTCTTTTTCTTCGGAATCCGATCGTTGAGAAGAATCGACAGAAGAGCAAAGTAATATGCATCTGCATTGAAGTTGGACTTCTTATTGATGCAAGCGTTTGCCATATCAACGAGATGCCCATAAATGTAGTCTGCATATTGCTCATTGCTCTTCATGTCATCGTCATCAACGTCCGTATACATCTTAGGAGCTTCCAGTATCTTTTCAAAATTCTTTGCTACCCACGAAACGATATAGGTAGTAAACCGAACCTTAAATTCTCTGGAAGTCGGTGCAACGGATTCATCCGTCCAAATCACAGATTTCGATTTCCGTAAAGCTGCCCCAAGCTTTTCAGGATCGTAAATCCTCTTTCGGACGACCATGGGATCTACACCATTGAGTTTCACAATCATGTCGATTGCATAGTTGGTGTATCTCTTATGGAGTTTTTCTAAGTTATCTGCCATAAATTCATCACTCTCCTTTATTGCTTTAACCTTTAACTCATAAGTATAATATATCATTATAAACTTAAAGGTTGTGTAACAAAAAAGAAAGCTAAAGGATTTTTGTTGGGCCGCGTTTACTTTATCCTTTAGCTTTCAAGTATTTTATCTGCTATTTCTCATAGCAGATGGATCGCTAGGTGTTTGATCTTTCTTAACGGCGAAGGTTTCAAAAGACCATTCATCACCTGTTGGTAACGGTAACTCCGCACCATTTGAGCGATCTATCACAAAGCCTCCTTTCATATGATAATATGCGAATGCTGCCAATTCGTTTCTGAAAATTTTCATAGAATCTTCCTTTCTATGTAAAATTCCCATCATCCTAACTAGCATTCGAATATATAATATATCATTATGAAAGGAGGCTTCCTTATTAGGCACTCTAAAAACAATAGCTTAATCTAACGAGTATTATGTCCAAGACATAAATCGTTCATACTAATATTATGAAAGGACTGGACTAACCATGTTTGAAGCATTTAAGTCTGTGCGTAAAGAACGTGCTGAGATTGAGCGTGATCGCCTTTATCTCGAGTCTATGGCTGCTGATGATATGATTGAAAACTACATGAACCTGATTCCTGGGTCCATGATGGAAGATGTCGACGTCAGCGATGCAGAGATTGAAGCTCTGATCGACAAGATTCCTGATTCTGACAACGTCGATCAGGAGGTTGAGGATATTCTGAAGTCCAAGAAGAATATTTCCATCGACGATCTCATCGGTATCACAAATGGCCGTGAGGAAGACAGCGAAGGCCTGATGGCTGCTGCCGACCATGACGATGACGACGATGATGATGAGGATGACGACTAAGAAAGGTCGATAAGTATATGAACACGAACGTTAAGAGAGCAAACACGAAACTCGTTGTGATCGGTACCACAGGTCCTATCCCTGAACTGGGTGGAATCAGTGGCCCTATTTCAAGCCCGAGCCGTGTCGAAGTTTCAACCCTTATTCGCATGGTGAATGCTCGCCGTGTTGTGTACGAGGTTAATCCGAAGGACTATGACCAGAAGGTTCGCCTGACTGTGTCAAACGTTGCTCGTGATAACTTCGTAGAAGATCTGGATGAAGAGATTCATTCCGCAAAGTCTCCTCTGAATTCTGTCACTCGGACAAAAAAGAAGGAAGATAAGTCTTCCGTCTTCGATCCAGACGATATCGACGTCGAGCTCACTGGTGATTTTACCAAGATCAAATGAAAAAAATAAGCTACATATGAGATTCTTTTCGAATTCCATATGTAGCTTATTTCATTTATCACTGATTCTTTTTAATTTCTAATCATCGTCAGCGATAGTGGTTTCTTCTGTTTCCATCATATAGTCCTCCTTTCTTTTCTTCAGATATATAATATCTAAATAAAAATGGAGGATATACGGATTTTCATTTATGATGCAGATTTCGGAGCATCCTTTGTCAATACATAGAATGTCTGAATAGCTTCAAGGTCAATGACACGGCAATTCGAACCGTTCGGATTCAAAGCAAAGTTCTTGCTATTGATAACCTTCTCACACTCAGCATTGGCTTCTTGAGTCCAGAAAATCTTCGAAGTAATCTGGTCACCATCGTAGTCGCCGTCAAGGCCAGCCAGATATGCATCTGAGAACTTGGTTGTATCAATAAAGTTGTTTGCAACCTCTTCTCTTGGCATATTCAGATCAATGACAGGATACCATTTATACACGGTATCGTTTACCTTCATAGGAACGGTATGAAGTGTGGAAGAAACATTGATTTTCGCCACAAACATACCAAAACTATTCAGAACCGGATAGCGTGTAATCATACAATGCTTATCCTTTGTCACTTCAACGCATGCCATATAAAGAAGATCACACCATGTCATATAACGATGGACAAGGGATTTATCAGCAGGCTGATTTACCATGATGCCGTCGAAATACAGAGGAAGATCCTTTCCTTCTACAGTAGGAACTGTAATCAAGTCAAATCGACTGGAAGGATCTTTTGCAAACTGATTCAGGCGCTTCTTGATATATTCATCATTGAACGTAGCTTCCGGATCTTTCAGAGTATAATTCGAGTTTACACCAGTCTTATTATTCTGAACTTCCAAAATTTCACGCTCAATGAAGTTTCTCACCCATGCAACAACGAAAGGATACGCTTCAACGATGACCTGGGACATCGGAAGAGCGGCATGTCTAAAATCGACAATGTTGTCTTTCGGATCATCACAGTTGTAAAGAGGAGCAGAGATAACGGTACGGACACAATAGTCAACGTTTTTACCAAGCAGGTATTTACGAAGCATACCGTTTTTCTTATCCAGACTATTCTTAAAATAGTCATAGACTTCCACAAGAGTATTCTGAATAGATGCATTCGTTGAATGGAAGGAGAAATCAAACATATCAGCATCTTGTAGAAGCGCACTCATACGAATCAGTCGAGCATAAAGTGTATTCAGCTCAGATGATTCACCGCCACCGCCTTTATTGGACTTAATGTCTCGATAAAAAGCAGGGATGACGATTGCTTTTGTCGTAAAGATTTCATTCTTCTTCGTTTTACCAATAAGGTCACAACGCTCTGAAGACATGCCACCGTTGCCTTCCCATTTTAACTTACTCCAATTATTATAGATAAACTCGATTCCGGTATTACCATTCGGATCTTTTACGAGCTTTCCATCTTTAATGGAGAAAGTCTGACTACCATCAACGATCTGATCAATGTTACGAAATACTCGTTTCAAGATCTTGTAGATATGAGGATGGAAGAAATGCCCGTGAAGGTCAATGTATGCAAATGTCTCTTTACGACTCTTAACAGAGACGCCAAAAATTTCATTTGAAATCAATCCATTTGGATTCGGAATACCGCCACGCTCAAACAAAATAGGAGACGTGACTGGTTGTAAATTATTGATCTTCACAAATTCATCGACGTCAAATAGATCAATTTTCATTTTGTACCATCAGTCCTTTCTCATAGAATATAGTGTCAAATTACGGTACTGTTTTCTGGACTAAAATAAGAGAGCCAAGTATAGCTATGATTTCTATACTTGGCTCTCTTTGCGCGCTGTTATTAGTATTCGTCAGCCTCTATCGTGATTGATATGTAATTTGAGTCAATGGATGTGATTACAGTAATATCTCCATAATCATGTGATTCAAGATTCTTATCAATCATTGAAAGCAACTTACGTGCAGCCTTTTTGTCACTCATCTCAATCTTTACGTAAAGAGAAGAATCATCATCGTAATCGGATGTAATATCTTCGATGAGATCAAATTGGCTTTTGATCAAGCGATATAAAAAGAGAATCTTTTTATACTGATACTGCAGTAAGCATTCTAGACCTTCTAATGATTCACAGCTGAGAGTGTTGACGAGTACGTCTAAAGTTTGTGTCATCTTATTTCAAAACTCCTATTTACTGATAAAGTGATTTTCATCGTAATAGGAACTAATGTGTGTGATTATTTAGAAGACCGCATCTCACGATTACGACGCTCTGCTTCTTTTTCTGACTCTTCTCGCTCTTTGATAAGTTGATCTACTCTGGCGTCTCTCAAAGCAATCATATCCTTGTATGTCATATTTCTCATGATATCGTTGAAGGACAATTCGCCCTTGAAGAGAGTAAGAACTTCGCTTATAAAACTGCTACGTTGCTTGTGTCGAAGCTCGTATTCCCCAGACGCTGATATTTGAGAAAAACCAGGTAGGTGACATCAATCGGAATTCGCTTTGTCAGCTGACCGCAGTGAGGGCAACGGACATTGGTCAGCGCAAACTGTGCGGTGTAACCACGCATGTAACGCTGAAGCAATGATGCAACCAGAGTGATCTCATCGGGCTTGATGGAATAAATAGCTTCCACCATGTCCTCGAACTTGTCGTACATTGTCCATGTGCCATCAGCATTCGGCACATAAACGGCACGGACCATAGTAAGTGCACCAGCATTATCCTTCAGGATACCGTTGACATCGTTGGGATGATTCTCTTCGAACACATCACCAGCGATATTGTCAACGATGGTATACAGATAATCGTATGCAGATGCAACGCCGATCTCCAGAATGTACTTGGACTGAGGAAGCTGAACGCGCTTATTCTTCAGAACAGGGCCGTTAGCCATCAGCTCACGCTCTTTGCCTGCAGGACAGTCGATGACTTCCTTCATAGCGTCCAGGAACTTTTCATCGCAATCAGCAAACTGAATCAGAGAACGAGGAGCAAACTTCTGATAGAAGCTCTGCTTACACTCAGGATTATTGCAGTTCAGGCTGATCTCGTCGATCTCAGGGAAGGTTGCGATGATCAGGCCATAGATTGCGATATTGATGTCAGTATGAGCAAACTTCTTCAGGAAGTCCTCATAGTTCTCGAACTTACCACAAGAGGGATTGACCATCTTGTTGTAGATGATAGACAGCTGCTTATTGATACGATCGTAGTTGCCAGCTTCACCATTCATGATGATGTCGCCCATCTCACCGTAAGACAGACCTGTCATATATGCACGGAAACGAGATGCAGGGAACGTAACAGGAACACGGCTGGAAGAACCCTGATACTCATTCACATACTCTGCGAAAGACTTATCAGCCTTCTTGATCGTGATTGCAGACAGATCAACGTCCTCGATCTCCTTGACACGGATCTCAGTAGAGGTAGTCAGCTTTTCCTTCTCATCATCGGTGAAGTTGACCTCAGCGCCAAGACCAGTCTTGTCGATCAGAATTTCGACGACCTTCTTGCGCATTTCCGCACGCTCCGCATCAGCAGCCGCCTTAGCCTCAGCTTCAGGATCAGGAGTCTCCACAGGAGCGTCGTTGGAAGTATCTTCCGCATCAGTGCTCTTATCGGTCGTTTCTGTTTCATCGGAAGGAGTCTCCTTCGTTTCAGACACTTCGCCATGCTCCAGAATGGAAGGATCGTTAGATGCACGGTCAAGTGCATCCATCAGGCCAACCATCTGCTCAGGTTTCTGAATGGGAGCAGAAAGCTTGATCTTCTTTGCAACTTCCATCTGCTTATCCATGTCAGACATGTAACGATCAATCTCGTCGGTAGCATCGGTTTCGGTCTTATTCTTCAGAGCCTTCTGATCATGATTCAGATCAGCATTATCGACAACCAGACCCTTTGTCTGGTTTGCCTTTTGCTCCTTCATCTGCTCCAGAGGGGTCTTCTCACGAGGAGCTTCCTCAACAGGCTCCTCGGCAACAGGAGCTTCTGTTGTATTAGTTTTTGCAGTCTTGATCAGAGATGCGATATCCATGTTGCTGTCTCGACGAATACCATTACCCCGATCTTGAGTAATATCATTATTTTCGATCATTAGTTTGTGCCCATCCTTTCTATATTGAAGTTATACGTAGACGTAGTTGTATGTCGTATTACCATTTTTATCCTTGGTAATACCAATGGACAATGTCTCCTTACCGTCAATTACTTTTGTCGGTAATACGATAAGAAGAAGCGGTTGGTTATTGTACATAGTCTTTTGCACGTCGAGAGAACCAGCATTGATGTAATCAGCAAATTCAGAGCATTGCTCTGCAATACGCGCTTTCAATGCGCTTGTATCGACGTCATCCCAGAAGGAATACAAAATCTCTTGGATATTGATTCCAAGATTTGGCATGGATGGGAAGAAGCCAGGTTTCCCAAATAGCAAATTCAAAACTGCATTTGCGATTGCTTCTGTTTCATTTGCATATTTTGCTCTTCCGAAATTATCCAAGCCAAAATTCGGCTCTACTTTACCTTTTGTGGCAGCCATAAGTATCATCACCTCCTGCTGTATTGTCTCATATACATAGCCAAACTTAGTAAAGTGTATTTTGACTAGGTTATAATTTTGACCCCTAAAAACACTGGAATAAGCTTATAAACTAGAGAAAGGACGTGGTGAAAATGGCTACACTAAAGTGCAAATTTTGCTCAAAAGTGTTTAATGATCCAGATGCCATGGCTGCCCATTTGGAAAATTATCACGCTGATATGATTCCTCCGGATATGGAACCGTATCAGTTTTATTACTATCTGAAGACTGGTAAAACCCATGGCAATTGTGTCATGTGCAAACAGCCTACTGGATGGAATCCTAAGACGAAAAAATATAAGCGATTCTGCGAAAACCCAAAGTGCAAAATCGCTTATCGAAATATGTTTAAGACCCGTATGATTGGTACATACGGAAAGGTTACTCTTCTGAATGATCCTGATCAGCAGAAGAAAATGCTTGCGAATCGAAGCATCAGTGGACTCTATGAATGGAGTGACCACAGCAAGAAACTTCCGTATACTGGTAGCTATGAACTTTCTTTTCTGAAGTTCTTAGACGAAGTAATGGATTTCGATTCAAGTGATGTTATGGCTCCATCTCCTCATACTTACAACTACATGTATGAAGGGAAGCAGCATTTCTATATCCCTGATTTCTTCATCCCTTCTCTTAACCTTGAGATTGAGATCAAGGATGGTGGAGACAATCCCAATATGCATTATAAGATTCAAGACGTTGATAAAGAAAAAGAACGTCTGAAGGATGAAGTGATGCGGACCAACAGCAGTAACTTCAATTATCTCAAAATCGTAAATAAGCAGAATGAAATCTTCTTTAAGTATCTGGAACTCGCTAAGAAGAAATTCGCTGCTAATGATAATACGCCTATTTTTATGGTATAAAGAATAAGGAGGATTATGAAAAATGGATTATGGTTTTCTTTCCGATTGTGGCATTGCTCTACTGTGTGATATCGTAGACTGCCTTCCCAGCATGCCTGGTGATCTTCGCCAGTGGGTAAATTACCATATCACAGATCCGTATTTTGATATGGCCATTTTTAAGACCAATAAGCGGCGTTTAAGTAGGTACTGCACCGTACTTGCTCCCCTTCAGAGAGTGGATGACGTTACTATTCTTTCTGACCCTCAAGCACACGCTTCTAATTATCAAGGCCGATATAGCCTCTACCGCTATATGATTGATGATCTGAAAGCTAATGGTGGATTTGCAAAATTCCCTGATGCATATGGCTGGGCAAAAGACGTTATCAATTCTCCGTCGAGTAATTATGAGTCTCTGTATCAGCTGGAGGAAAAAATCGACTATATGCTCGCAAATCTGGATGGAGCTAAGGAACTTCAGCATCGACTTGCCGCGTTCTTCACCAAGGATGTTATGCCTTGGAAGGCTCGTGCATGCGATATCTATACATCTATTTCGTGGCGAGCAAACAATGGTCCAGAAGCATGTGTTGACAGTAACTACATGCTCAGTGATATCGTCTATGGTCTGAGCAATATTCCTCGTATCAAATATCTGAGCGTGGCTGATGTGAATGACATCGCTATTCAGATCGCTGCATATTTCCATACCATCAATCCCGATAAGCCGCCTAAGATCAATCGGTTCCTCTGTGCTCTTGAAATTCCTGTGCAGACTACGGAACTTGTGGATGCTGTGTGGCATTGTGTCGAAAATAAAGATACGATCGGTTGCTTAAGCAATCTGGTTTATCCTGAAAAGTATGGGTATTCCAGCAGTGATGAAAAGCTTAAGAGCACAGAAGTAAATACGATCAACGGATATTCTATCATTCAGAACTATCATAGCAATCGTATTGCGAATAAAGAGGACCTGTTCAATATCACAAATGATCTGCGTTTCATGAATAATGCAGAAATCGCTGCATATCAGAAAGATGATATCTGTGGTCCTGATATTGAGCTTCATCTCGATGCTGTTGATATTGGAACTCTTCGAGATACCAATCTCTCCGTATTCGTCGCAGTTGATATGAATAACAACATGGATACTCGATACGTTGCTCTTACTATGGAGGACGGCGAAGCATTCCTGCTTTATACATTCAAGTTTGAAAAAGCTCATAAGGTTTATGGTATCTCTCTCAAGAAGTATCCTGACAATTCTCGAAAAATCATTACTGTCAATGGACGTAACGTGGATTCCTTCTTATATAAATCAGGTTTTTGATTTATATATTATATAATTAGGATGAGATGATTGTATTATTTAATTCCCCATGTCTACACATACAAACATCTAATCCAAAAGATTATGAGTGGGTTTAAATGTCCGGCTGTCTAAACGGACATCCACTTGTAAAAATTATATATTTATAAAGGAGCAAAAAACAATGGAAAACATGAAAGTGAATTTGGGCGTGACCCGCATTGATAACGAGGTCAAATATGTGTCCAATACCGCTAAAGCCCAGCAGTTCCTGACCCAGCGCCTGCGTAAGGCGATCGCTGGTTGGAACCGTTCGAATCCCAATGGACCTCAGTTCAATCCGAACGCTGAGCTGGCGCTGATTTCCCGCCCCTGGTGCGGAAACCCTGGTAAAGCAACTAAGCTGTTTGTTCCTATCTGGCTGATGCTGCCCACTGAGGCAGTTGAGGGCAATGAGAACTTCGGTCGCCGTAAGAAGAACAACAGTAATGGTTCCGTTTATCTGCCGACGTTCGTGAATGTGTACGGCAGCGACGGCGATGGCGATAACGGCAACTCCAGCATTAAGCTGAAGGGACCCTACAGTGCACTCGTCGATCAGTACAGCTTCGGCGATCCTGAAGAGGCTATCAAGAGTCTGCGTAAGCCCAAGAATATGATGGACATGCAGCTGACTCAGAAGCATCTCTCTGAGATCCGTCGTGGTATGACTCCTCATTTACATCGGTTTGGCAAGCATTGCACCCGTGTGGAGGTTCTGATCAATCCGACGAAGCTCTTTGAGGATATGATCGAGTCCACCATCAAGGAGAACAACCTGCCGAACGATCGTCCCTATGACGTTCTCACTCATGCAAGCCAGAAGGTCAGCAACGGCGTCTGGAACTACGAGATTTGCTGCCGCTATATCGACATGGCCGATGACAATGGCGGCAAGAAGAAGCACAAGAAAGACCGTCGCAGCATCGACGAGAACGAACTGATTCGTCGTGAGATGACGCGGTAAGTAACTAACACAAATGGCACTACTTATCGGGTGTAGACAGTAAGTAGGTTAAAGGAAGGACCTTATGCTCGGTGATGAGTGTAAGGTCCTTCCTTATTTTTTGTATGAAGAGGTGATTTGAATGGGAGAAGTAAAACCGTTCTCCGACGATAATCCTTTATATGATAATCCCTTTGAAGTTGCATTCTCTGGAATGAAGATTCGCTATGTGACATACGCTTCTATGATCCGAAGTGCAAAGTTCTTACAACCAAAAGACAAAGTATCCGTATTCATCAATGTTGAGACTCTGCTGAATAGTCTTTCCAGTATTAAAGATATTGGTAATCTCGTTTTGAAAGAGCAATTCTTTCCAGTCATTATGGAATCTGGAATCATCAATCTCTCTGCTCATTATAAACGATTCTTTCGTAAGTTCAATCTGGATGTGAAGGTGTTCTTGTATTACACAGACCTTTCCAGAGAGTCTTACAAGAATAATCAATATGAGCATTACTACAGAAGCTACTATCAGAATAAATTCATGGAGAATCCAAACTACTATCTCATCGGAGAACGAATGGTAAAAGATATCGTTCCAATGGTAAGTAAGATTCTTGAATTCATCCCTGATGTGTACTTCATTAAAACAGAGAGTATGGATTCGTCGCTCGTTCCATACGTGATCAGCAAGATGTACCAAGATAGAAAAAATTTCATCATCACTGGAGATAACTACGATACCCAATATATGAACTATCCGAATTTCTTCGTTTCCATTATCCGAAGAACTGGTACTGGAAATCTTGCTATCTGTAGCCTTGATAAAATCATCCCATTGATTTTCCGTGATAATATGGCAGTCGTGAATAACGTGGATATTTTCTACAATAAGATGTTTTATTCCATGTGCTTGGCTGTTACTGGAGATCATAGACGTAGTATTAAATCCATTCGAGGAGTTGGACCAAAGACTCTATCTAATAAAATAAAGAAGGCAATTGACAATGGAGACCTTACTCGAGATTGCACCTCTATTGATGTATGCTGTACTGTACTTGATCGAGACAATGACCTCTTAGCACAAAATTGCAGATGCATCAATTTGGATAGTCAATATGCTGACCTTACAGATTCTGATTTCTTTGCAATCAAGAATCAGATTGTAGATCGGTATGACCAAAACTCTCTTGAAGAGTTAAATACTACACGGTATCAGTATTTCCCACTGATGCTAAATGAACTCACACATTGAAATCATCAAACTAGAAAGGAGATGATTTTTTTCTTATGGGTAGTCTATCTACAGTTACAATTGACCTGAAGAAAGATCGGTTCCTTGAATATAAGTATCGGATTACAGAATTTCATATCGTGACAGATGGGAAAGATGACAAATTTCCAGTAGAAAGAATTCAATCTGTGAAGATTGAGAATTACTACGAAAATGCATCATTCCCTATCTTCCGTGTTTCTCTCCTGATGGAAGCATCCAGATACTATAATCTCATCAAGAATAAAGATAAAGTTGAAATCATCGTCCGTATGCAGCACTTTATCCGGAAATATGATCATGAACGAAAAATGGAAGAAATGAGTGATCTCCGTGATACGTTCACAGAAACTTTCGTCTTATTCAGCGATGACGATAATGCTGATTATCAGACGGATTTGAAACTGGAAGCAAATAAGAAGGATGACAAGAATAAACTGGAAGAACTCAAGAATATGGTAGAGCTATTCCTGTTTAAGAAAGATTGGGTCACTGGGCTTCGTTCACAAGCAAACGTGATTGTGAATAATGCTGATATGACTACAACGATTGCCTATCTTCTCAATAAAGCGAAAGTTACAAATGTCTTGATGTCTCCTCTCCAGAATACGAAGAGCTATGAAGAAATGGTTCTTCCTCCGCAGTCAATTGACAAACAGCTCCGATACCTCAATAACAACGTCGGATTCCATCAATACGGAACGATGATTTATTTTGGTATTAGCGATGGCTATATTCTCGACTGTAAAGGTGGATGCACCGCATATAGAGATAAAGAATGGAAGGAATCTGTTTTTTATATCACAGACACTTCAAACCATATCTCTATGATGTCCAATATGCTTGAGAAGTATAAGGAAGAGAGATACTACTACAACATCGCAAATACATCCATCAATATCGTTGCTGGTGGTGTCTCAGATAACGTCGTTTCTGGTACGGATGCTACAGTCATTGATATGAAAGGGAATAGTTCAACGACTGCAAGTTCTAATGCAAAAACAGTGGAATCTGCAAATAAGTCGACTCTATATAATTATTCCTCGAATCCATACAAGGCAACCGTCTATCAATCACTTCAGACTGGTGATAATATGACGATTTATATTGGCATGCGAAATGTCAATATTCTCGGTCTCGCACCAAATAAAGACTTTACTGTCGTCTTTGAGAATCAGCTTCTCAATGGTAAGTATAAAGGCACCTACAGATTAGCAAGTTCCATTTTCCTGTTTAATGGAAATAATGCAGAGCTTGACTTAGACGCTGTGGTTGAACTCAAGAAAACAGTTACACCTTAAAAATACAGGTAAGAATCAAGATACTTTAATATCAAGATTCTTACCTGTATTTTATTTAGCCCTTATTCTCGTCGTTCTTAGGCTCATTATTGGACTCTTCGTTCTTGCCATTTTTGCCATTATCGGCATTCTCTTCTTCTTTAGGCTTCTTTACGTCAGGAGCAAGCTTCTGGAGCTTATCCATGAAATCATAATACTTTGCCTCAGTGATAGTAAGAGTTGCACGAACGAATTCCTCAACTACCTTGGTGATTACCGTAGTAGTGGTCTGCTTTTCAGCATCATTCGTCTGTTGAGCAGTCTGCTGCTCAGGCTTCTGACCAGAATTATTGATCTCTTCCTGCTTTTTAGCAGCTGCATCATTCAGCTCATCAAGATCTGCCTGAAGATCCTTGGAGAACTGCTCATAGCCTTCGCAATAATTTACCATCTCACGAATCTTACGAGAAGCAGCGCCACCAGAATAGGTAGGAAGCTTTACATCCGAAGCATTCGTGTTGTTGTAAATCATCCAATGGCGAACCTTCTCCTGGAAACCACCTTTTCCAACACCAGTAACATTCGGAATATCTTTGAAGATAAACCGAGCTGTATTACTCTTTGTAGAAGTGAGCTGAGAAGGAAGAGCCTTTGCGTTAATACCATTGATGACTGATGCTGCATGACCAATAATCTGAGAAAGATTATTCTGGTTCACGACTGTATACGGAGCCACAGTGATACTAACCTTAGAGCAGTCCATATCAATAAGCTTAGGCTTAGCCTCTTCAAGCCATGCCTTATGCTTACCTGTGATACGGCGAGCCTTCTCAAGGAAGCCGTTAATCAGCTTCTTAATCATCTCAATAAATCTTTGGATGGCACCCTTGATACCATCGTCTTTATTGTCGCCATTCTTATTGGCGTTATTGTCATTGGCAGTCTTTGCGTTGGCACTAACAGAGACTTCGCCAGTGACACCGCCCTTATTGGCCTTCTCAGCTTCCTTATCCGGAGTATTACCACCATTAGCATCATCTGCCTCAAAGACAACGTTGACGCCACGGTACTTCTTCTCCTTAGCAGAAGTATATTCCTTCATCAGACCGGTGAAGATATTCTTTTCTGCTTCCACAAGCTGAGCATACTCGATAATGAATGCGCCATAATCGTAGTCATACCATGCTTCAGGAATGATACTAGGATGAATATCATTTCCGTCGCCATAACCACGATCAGAGTCACACATAATGTGAGACAGGGAGTCAAGACGATCCATCAGTACACGAGCAACTGACAGGCAATAATCCTTATAAGCTCCACTGAGATTTTCCATAATCTCAATAGCTTCCTTATAGGTAGGATCAGGCATCTTGCCAGAATTAAACTCGTAAGTCTTCTGAAGAGTTTCGATGTACTTCATGCAAGTACGAGCTGCAGTGCAGATCATTGCACAATTGTCTTCGAAACTGGAGATCTCGGCATAGAGTTCCTTAGTGGCTTCATCCGCCATATGGTTCGTCACAAGAGAATCATATGCGGAGATATCTCTTGCCTTATTGAGAACCTCAGCATAGCGTGTGACAAAAGATTGGTTAAGGCCAAGCTCATTCATCACATCATCCATGACGATATCACCGCTACGAATCTTCAGCTCAAACTGATGAAGCTGATCTGCAATCATCAGAATCGAATTCTTCAGATTGAGATACGGAGACTTATCATAGTTCTGGCTATTGTTATCAATCGGATCAATCGCATTCGTCTTGATGTTGTAAATCTTTGCAGCAGCATTGGAAAGCTCGATTTTCTTCCAATTGATAATCTCTCGAATCTTAGGAAGAATGATAGAAAGATTATCATTCAGCATAGAATTCAGGAGATCAGCAGATTCGATGTCGTTGATATTCCCATCCATGACAGACTCATGGAGAACTGCCTGCGGATCCGGGAAGAATTCATTGATCGCGTTGTAAAGATTCTGAATGGTACGCATATTATAGCTGTAATAGCCCATCTTACGAATAAGCATTGCAGACAGATATGCGCACAGGCTCATGTAAGTACGCTGGAAATTGAATGCAAAATACTTCACGGTATTTTCTGTCTTATAGTCAAGACTACCGGAAGAAATGACCTCATTCAGCGCTTCAATGGAAGCCTGCATATCATTCCTGGTTTGACCGAGTACAGCAATGGTACGAGTTGCAAGTCGATTCAGGAAATCAACATCAGACGGGAAAGACCGAATAAACGGAATTACATTATTCATGAGGAATTCCGTATTGACCTTCACCATAGTAGGAGAATCGAGCTTCATCAGATCACGAGTATCATTGATGACAAGCGTGGTCTTAACCAGCTGCTTCTTTACTTTCTCCTTGTAAACAGAGGAGACAACCTCTTTATCAATGTCAGATTTCTTCTTCTTACCTGCAATAATATCACGACTATATGCATCAAAGAACTGAGGAACGAGAGCAAGATATTCGGGACGAATCTTCTCGATCTCATTAACATCCTGAAGAGCAATCGTGATATTCTTATCAGCAAGAGACTCTGAAGCATAGATGGTTGAGAAAAACGTATTAAGATACGAATAATCCATCGCACGCATTGCATTCAGATTTTCCGTACCTTTTGCAATATACTGGGAATAGATGGAGCCGTCTGCATAAGCAGAAGCTACCTTAAGATCCCACGTAGATCCTTCCGTAAGAACTGAGTTCATATTGGAAACGAAACTGCGTGATTCAAAATCCGTAAGTGCTTTCTTGTAGTCAAGCACGAACGAATTTAATACACGGAGACCGCTATCCATTGGATATCCCTCCTTTACGATCTTTTAATCTCAACAAATGCAGACGGGGTTTTCACCTTGATAACTGTAGCAAGACGAAGGGCCGCTCTCTGATATGCAGGATCACTGTCAAGGCCGTCTTTACTTGTATGAAAATCGTCACACTGACTCAGGAAATTTGAATAGTTTGCCTTCATGTCATCAAGACCATCTACGTAACTATAGAGATTATCCGAGATCGTTCGATATTTTGTAATATAATCCGCTCTAGCAGCGCTGTACTCTTTATCATCAGCATGCTTAATTGCGGCGTCAAGTAATGCAGATGCAGCACTATTATACGCTTTAACTGCATCAGCAGCATCCTGCCTTGCCTTAGTATCAGCTTCAGAATTGACTTCATTCACAGCCGCATCTGTCTTCTTAGCTTGCTTCTTCAACTCAGCAGCTTTATTTTTCAACTCATCTGCGGCTGCATCTTGCTCCTGATCAATACCTACGATAACTTTGAGAGCGTTCGTGAGAATTTTCACTTGCGTACTGATACTCTTTGGGTTTTTGCCGGCTTTGGTAGTAGCGTCCTTGATCTCTTCCGCGCTTTTACGAAGATCATCTGCCAGTTTTTTATTTTCGGTTCGAAAATTATTGATATTACTAGCAAGCTTCATAGCACCGCTAATGGTAAGTGATGCAATAGCAGCATTTTTAGCGCCGTTAACAAATTTCTTTGTTGCGTCGTTAAACTTTTCTATTGCACTTTCATTATCAATCTTGCCCTGATCGAGCATATTGATCAGACCAACGATGTCGTTCTTATAAGCAGCAACGTCGTGCTTTGTGAACCATTCCTTCTTAATACCCTTCACGATGGTATTCTTCAGTTCAGGATTCTCTGCAATGATCTTATTGACAGCCTTTGTATCGGCGTCAATATCTCGCTGCTTACCAGTAATGGCTGCACCGATATCCTTAATGAAATCAGTGATCTTCTTGATAAGATCAGAGATTGCCTTACCGATCTTTGCAAAGAAATTATCTTCTGCAGTATCAGCTTTCTTCACAATAGGATCCTTCTTCTTACCAAAAAGACTTGCTTCGAAGAAAGAATTAAGGTATGCATCCCGCTGACTCTTTCGGAGAAGGTAATCAGCTTCAATGCAAGCACGTTCACATTCGTCGCATGCTTCGAAAACCAGGTCATACGTCAGATACTGATTAATGTACGACTGATCAGTTTTCACCATATTAAACACCTTCCTTTGTATTAGATTTTGTTAGGAGTATTAAAGATGTGTTTTCACGCCATATCTTACGAGGCAATATCATTCCAAATAATCATCAGAGATATTCCTCGTTCTGAGTCACTTACTTCTTCTTCACTGATATATGAGCATTTCATGCATCCATACCAGATGTCTATATATCCAGTTTTATTATTCAACTTACTACATTTATAAACTCTATTGGATTTACACATGGGGCACTCTCTCATAACACAGCCACTCCTTATTTTTTCGATGTGTGTATTGATACATGAAGCACAAACGGCTTATACGAATGTGCTTCATGTATCAATGTAAGATTAGAATAGATTCTTAGCGTCTTTAGCAAAATCGTTTGCTTTACGCGCAGTATTTGCTCCTTGAATAGCTCTATGCATAAAATCTGTCACTGACGATTTTTTTACCATCAGGATTTGCGCCATTCATAGCAGCATTGATCACGCCAGCATTCTTATAGACACCTTTCATAAAACTACCTTTTGTCACAGAAACATTACCAGCAGCATCTACTTTGAAGAACGAAGTGATATTATTGATAAGCCCCTGCCCAACAGCAACCAAATCTTTCTGCTTTCTGCAAAGAAGATTTACTTTCATTCGATGGAAGACGCCATCACGAGCGTAACTGTCGACCTTCTTCTTAAACTTTGCAGCTTCCTTATCACCAACAGAATCTGCAATCGACTGAAGTAAGCCATTTTCAGATTCCAGAGCTTTCTGAATGGCTTTTGCTGCAACCATATTACGATCAGCAAGTTCAAGAGCAGCTTGAAGCGTCATCGTAGTAACTCCAGCAGATGCTCCACCCTTTGCCGCTTTCTTCAGATTTCGGAGGGTGCCATTCAATTCAGCCATTACAGCTTCTGCTTCATCAGCACTACCACCGCTACGATAGATCTTATCAATGCGAGAGATAGCATTGTCGTACTGCTTTTCGTATTCCCTAAAGTCGGAAACACGAATCTTTTTTCCAGCATATCTCTTATCTTTTGCTGCCTTCTGCTTAAAAGCATTGAACTTGGCACGCTGATCTCTTGACATAAATGCTTCTTGAATGAAGTTCACTACAGCACCAATTGAATTCTTTACCAGATTGATAAGAGACTGGATAGCGTTCTTAATCGCATTTAAAGCGCCACCACCAGCTTTTTCATTATTGGCATTTGCTTCTTTGGCTTTATCCGTAGCTTCCATGATAGCATCGAGATCAGAGATTTCTACGTATTGATCAAGATAATCATATGCTTCTGCTAAGAAGAATAAAGATTCATCCATTTCAGATGCCTTCCTTTCTTATAAAATAAACGTGAGTGAGTGACTAGAATATTTCTTTCACTCACTCACGTTATGAGAGTTTTACAGAGTACGAATCTTGGACATCAGGCGATTCACTACAACATTATCGCTGTAGTCGTTGGTGGACTCGAAAGTCTCCACACCGGCCAGTGCAGCCAGATAATGATCAGACTCACACTGACTACCACACTCCTCAGCGTCGCCGCCGAAATTTGTGTCGTCCAGAGTAGAATCATCGTCAGCATCCAGATCATCGTCATCATAGCCCAGACCAGAGGTCAGAGCATCGTTACCGACAATACTGAATGCATCGTCAATATCAACATCCTCATTGGAAGAATCGTCAGAATCAAAGTTCTGCTTCTGCTTCATCAGCTCTTCCATCTTCTTATCGGACTCATCGGTTGACTCCTTGGTAACCTTATCAGGATTTTCCTTCTTAAAGCCACCAATAGCAGCAGAGATGCTGGTGATCATACCAGCAACGCAGCGATGATAGTCGTTCTGTGCAGTCTTGCAGAAATGAACGATGGCGTTTGCAATCTGGTTTGCAACATTGGCGTTACCCTTAGTTGCATCCTTCTTAGCATCATCACATGCGGTAAGAGCAGTCTTCTCGTGATCCTTCAGAGTAGAATTGGCAACGCTGAGCAGCTTCTTTGCCTGAGAGATTGCGTCAGAGACAGTCATCTTGATCGCATTGGACGCACCGATGGTGTCCTCATGCTTATCATCATACTTCTTCACGACAGCTGCAACGTCATCCGCAGTAACTTCCTGATTACCACGGAACTTTGCCAGAAGCTTATTGATAGACTTCATGGCATCGTCATACAGCTCGGTCTCGCTCTTATAGTTCTCGACCATGATCTTCTTATGAGAAACCAGAGGCATCAGCTTAACCTTCTTCTCAAGAGCGTCAAGCTTACCATCCTGATTCACACGGTTCAGAAGATCCATCAGGCGATCACGGCAGTCGGAATAAAACTTCACGACAGCCTCACGGAGCTTATCCAGAGCCTTCTGAATATTCTCAACGAAATCACTCTCAGCTGCTTCGTACAGCATGGAGAGCTCATCATCAGTACCATGTTCCTTCATAACCTTCAGCTCAGCTTCACGAAGGTTAATGTTGTACTGACGATTGGCCGCTTCGGTAATAGCGTTCAGCTTCATCGAAGCGATATCAAAAGCACTATTGGCTTCAGTTAAGATACCCATAGTATTACAACTCCTTTATCTTAGATTTAGTAGCTAAAACTTAGCTAATTGTTTTTTGGCGGCATTAATATGCGCCGTGATGATCAACGTTATACTTTCCAGCCTTCTGTCCAGAAGTCGCAAGCATTCCTTCGTACTTTTTGATCTGCGCATCAAGCTTAGCAATCTTATGCTTAACCTGAGCTCGTCCAGCAGCATTATAAGCTTTAGAATAATTGCTATTATTCCCAAGGTTAGAAACACTGCGAATTGCAGACCTAACAACTCCGTTTTGACTACGAAGACTGTTGCGCTGCTGCTTAAGGTTATTAAGTGTCTCAACAATTTGCTCGCGGGTCATACCGCCGACGTCGGCGGCATGCTTATCGAGAGCATCCTGGTATTTCGGATCTGTGTTTGTACCAAGGATGCAAGAAACAACAGTACCAAGACGAGACATGATACCACTGTATTCCTTTACATACTTCTTGGCGTCATCCATATTCTTACCAGCTTTTTCGCCTTCTTCGATCTGCTCCTTAAAACGGTTCAGATCATCATCGACAGTACCCATGTACTCTCGAATAGCACGAATCGTATCACCAGCTGTGGACGCTTTCAGAATGAAATTACCAGCAGCTGTAGCTACGGCTGCACCAGCAGCAACTCCAGCAACAACACCTTTATGACCAGTAAGGCACTGAGTAATCTGCTTAGCCAGATCCTTACCACGCTGCATCAAAGCTTTCGGATTGTGCTCAAGCTTGATGTCTTCCTTCGGAGCTTCTTCCAAAGGCTTACCGGTAATCTTAGAAATAAGATTTCGGACGAACTTCTGAATTGCTTCAATCATTCGAACGAAAATATTCTTCTTCTTACCGGTTGTCTCTTCTGCTTCAGCAAGATACAGCTCAGTGGCTTCTTCCATGATGGCATTTTCCAAAACCATCTTGTTATGAATTCGACGGAGATTCAGATCATGCTCAATGCAAGCCTGCTCATAAGCAACATCGAAATGCATCATCCGATTCTCAAATTCCAGAATAGTCATATCCGTCATTGGGATTACCTCCTATTACATAGAATCAAGAATCTTCAGCATATCGTCGATACGCTCATCGTCCGACTTCAGGAAATAGCTTGTGTCAGACTTCGGCATCATATCGGTGCTCTCAAAGAACTGAGAGTATACCGTATCGTCATCAAGGTCTGAAGATGCTGACTCGGTCTTATGCCCAACACCAAGTCGATTTGCAACCTGGCTAAAAAGACCTTCTTTTGGAGCATGTGAATCGTGAGGGATCTTATTCAGTGCGTCCCTAAGCTTTGCGATAATGGGAGAAGCTTCCTTAGGAGTTGCCTTGGAAATTGCTTCGTCGCAATCGCTAATAAAGCTTGTGCAATTGAATCCCTCAACATTGACGGTGCTAGAAATATCCTGAAGAGCAGTTTTCGCTGTTTCATACGGAGTTTTGAGACGAGTCTTAATTGCGTCAGTCTTAGCACCACAAAGCTGAGTGGTCTTACTGAGAAGAGTGTTTGCCTTAGCGTAAACATCGCTTGCAGACGCATTAGCCTTTTTCTCAGCGTCCTTAGCAGCTTTTGCCTCTTCATGCTTTTTCGCAGCAGCTTCGATATTCTTTCCAATACCAGGAATATGCTTACCAATTGATGTTGCGAAGCCACTTACTTTTGTAGTCATAGATTGGAGGGTGCCCAGGATGCCGCCGAGATCGACACCGGTATTCTCAGCAATTGCCTCAGAAAAACGCTGAACGACCTTGGTAAAGTCGAATGCCTTGCGAATGCCATTTGCCACAGTACCAACAGTCACAACAGTTGCTGTAGGAATTGCAAACACCATCATGAGACTTGTGCACGCATCCAGAAAGCGATCAATGAGCGGAGTATGGTTCGTGTTATGAACACGCTGCTTGCCATAGTCAACCTTCAGATTAACCTTGATACCTTTCTTAGAAAGATTATCAACGTCCTTCATCAGGCGCTTTGCGTAAGCAGGAGTCATAAGATTGGAACACTTATCCATTTCCTTAACTGCTTTATCGACATCAATAGGAGCCTTGACACCCTGAGGGTTTGCTTCCTCAGCAGCCTTTACATCAGCTTCCTTCGGCTGAAGATTAAAGATTGCAGAGATGATGCCCTGAAGCCACTTGTAGAACTTATCCCAAACCTGCTTGATCTTTGCTGTGAAATCGTTTGCTTCCTCAGTATACATCTGAGTCATAGCATCCATATCATAGTCTTCTGATTCGAACTTGAAATCCAGATCAGCCAGATTCAGCTTATGAGTGGCATTTGCACTTTCGATCATGTAGTCGATATCAGCCATGACATTGTCTGCCTTGGCTTCCTCGATCTCCATGACACGTGAATACTCACTAAAAGTCATAGGATTTACCTCCTTAGTTATTTAAATTAGTTTCTTTAGTAATGAAAAGCTTGAGCCTTCATTAGCTAAAGAATAACTATCATAGCTCAAACTTTAACTCATTGTTTTCAAGGCTATCTCTATACTACAAAGGAAAAGGCTATACCCATAGGTATAAAATCTATGAGTATAGCCCTTTATTTGTATTAGAAGATTTGATATTCCGGAGTTTCTTTCTTCGGAATGAAGTCAGAACCAGTACGATCCTTCATGCTGACAACGATCTGATGATAGGTATAAACGATCTTCATGATCATATCCATCAGGAAAGATGCAACGGATTGCATGTACATCGAAACACCAGATTCTTTCACATCGTTATACTTTGCAGAGAAAGAATCAAACGATGCTTTCATAGCGTCGATGTCAGTCTTCAGCTTCTCTTCGAATGCAACGAGATCGGAGATCATCTCCACGTTCTTCATGGCATCGTTCAGATTCATAGAATCATAAGACTCCATAAAAAAGATAGAATCGACGAACTTCTTGTCTCGCCCAATAACAGTATCCACTGTGGACACTGCGGATTCAACGACAATGTCATCACTGTCAGTAAGAGATACAGTAGCCTCGCAAAACTCAAGCATACCAGGATAATAATCCATATACTTGGAATAAGCGATAGGAAGATCAATTACTTCCACACGATTGAACGGATACGCATTCTCCTTGATCGCAGTATAGATTCTATGAATCTGATCTGCCTTATCAGAGAAAAATCCATCCAGAATATTGATGGACTCCGTAATGAACCGATGCCCTGCATCGAACGAAGAACCATCCTTCTTACCATCCCAAATTTCGCATGACTCATCATACAGTGATTTCAGAGAGTCTTTCACATCTGTCCATTCCATACTTCACCCCACCTTTACAAAAGCTGGAGTGAAGAAGTGGAACCATTGTCTCCATGCTTCATGTTATCCAGCGTCATGTACTTCGAATCATTTCGGATAGCAGCTTCACCAGCACTCATTGCCTTAGCATGAGTTACACGAAGCTTATCAGAGACGCGCAGGCAAAGATTCTTCACCTTCTCCTGCTTCATCAGAATATCGGCTTTCTTTTCCTTTGAGAAATCAGAGTTTGCCTCAACAACGCTCTTATTCAGTTCAAGGAAATAAGCCTGCTGAGCAAGAGCATCGCTAATATTCGACTTGATATTATAGTACTGATAGACCAGTTCACGCATGACAGGAATAATTGCAAGTGCAACAGCAACCACAGCAGTAACGCCAATTGCTGTATATGCACCAATGAAATTATCCTCACCGTCTTTCAGCATACCGTCGAGGAACTTTGCATACTGCATCTTCTTATTGACAGCGTTGTACTTTGCAAGCTGATCAATGTAGAATGTGTTAGCGCGGTACTTCGTATTCTTCAGAGTGATCTTAATGGTAGCAGCATCAGGGCGCTTCACATAATCGACGAACTCATACAGAATCGTAGAAGTTGCCTGAACACATGCGTACACAAACGTATTGTACTCAAGCATCACGTACTCATTCTTCATCATAAAGCCCTTCTTATACAGAGGAGCCAGTTTCCGAATGTTGTTGATTGCTTCCTTCACTGTCATTACGTACTGCTGAACCTGCTTATTATTCAGATTCGACGCAAGTGCATTGACATTGTCAAGAACATCAATCATATTCTTGTAGCCTACGTATTTCTCAATATCACCAGCAGACACAGGGATATTGTCGAAATCAATATGAGCCTTTGAAATAACGCTCATATACAGGCGCTCAAGATACTTACTCGTAACAGAAGAATTTGCATCTTCAAAATATGTGAGAACTTCACGTTCCTGACGCATTGTTGGGTGATCAGTTCCACACAGAATACGCACAGACTCTTTTACGAGTCGCGGCTCAATCATCGCCATTGTTATAACCTCCTTATTCAAAATTTTTATATATTAGTGACTGATCATGCGGGTGAGCTCTCTGCCGATCTTATTGGAATTCATCGTAACTTCACGTTCCAGTGATTCGAGGGCATACGTCTCAAATGTATTATTCCCATCATAGAGAATATCAACAGTACGATTGCCGTCATCGACAATGATGAATGTCATAAGGAAGAGAGACCGCATCATCGGAACTGCAAACTTCGGATTCCGAAGATCATAGCCGGTCTTATTCTTGATCAGGTCTGCTTCATAACCGTTAATGACAACGGTTGCCTGAGGAACCAGCTGAGTACGACTCATCGTAGCCATCTGAGCCTTTGCAGTAGAACGCATACGCTTCAGAGTATTCCACCAAGGAGATGCACCCATTGAACGGTTTGCAACATCCAGTTTCACATCGTTGATATGGAGCAGAAGATCCTTAACCAGAGACTTCTCGCCGGTCGTCCAACGAATAAAGTTAAAGAGAACGCCACGATTCTGCATGGTATTCGTAAGATTCACAATCATTTCATCCGAATGGACAGAATGGAGAATCACCTTAATACCAACGACGAAATCGACGAACTGGACAAACTCCTCCTCGTCATTGATTGCAGAAAGACGAACCTGCATCATGTAAGGCTGCATGTCGTTCTGCTTCTTCACGTCGTTATCCTTCAGAAGCTGAGGCACGGTCTTATTGAAACTCTGCTTATACTTTTCCTTATCCAGATCATTTGCAGCACGATAGCGATCGAACTGCATGTCTGTGATCTTCTTATTCATATAATCAGAATCGACTTCTGCCTCACGAGCATAGAACGGATTATTACCGACATTCGGGATCGGAGAATAATCCAGATCCTTCAGAGCAGAACTCATCTGAGCCTTATGGGATTCAAAAATAGCCTTCGGGAACTTTTCAGAGAAATTGAAAGCAAGAATCTGACCGGTTGACTCATTGATATATGCCTTAGTAGAGCCATCATAGATACGAGCAAAAAGAGCATCGTAGTCCGGATCCGGTTCCACGCAGTTTTCAAGATAGGTATCAATTGCGGTAGACTCGAGCTTCACGTTCTTATGAAAACGCTGAATATACTGATTCACATCCTTATAGTCAGCGATATTCATGATATTTTGGGTAGAAAGATAGGTCTGCACAAAAGACGCATACACTCGTTCCATAGTCTTTGCAAGTGTGCTGGCCATATCAATGGGAATAGAATCACTAATCAGGCAAGGAAACTGCATTGTCGTGTCCATCGCGCCACGAGCAAAACTCTTACGAACCATCTGATTACTCACATGGGTAACATCTGCCCCGACACGGCCGGCATCACGAACAGCAGCAATGATATCACTAATCGGTGATGACATACATACCACCTGTCCTTTCTCTCATGAATTTAGTTTTAGCCTTAGATTCCTATTGGAAAACTTACCTAATTGTTTTTAGGTGCTTTTTGGCATGGGATTCCAATAAAAAATAAAAAAATACAGATGATAATCCATGCATCCGACCACCATCTGTATTTTTCTTACTGAAGATCAGTCATCATAATTCCAGATGCTTTTCTTCTTTTTCTTGTGCTTCTTTTTCTTCTTCTTTCCTTTCAGATATTTCTCTCTGTCCTTCCCAGAAAGAAACTCTCCGCTGAGTGCATCAACGACGTTCCTGGTGGTGCCATCCGTATATGTACCGAGGACAACTTTTTGTACCTTCTTATCCCCGGCAATATCCATGACTGCACTTCCAAGAGCTTTCAGAACTTTGGGATCCATTATTTTTCACCTCTTTAAAATTGATAGAAAGATATATCTCAATCTTCCCTCATTAATATAATATATAAATAAAAATATTGAAACCCTCATATCTCAGGTGTAAACTTCACCAAGATATGAGGGTTTCAATTATAAAATAGAGAGGATCCTTACCAACGAAAGCAAATGAATCTTATCAAGATGTTGCGACCAAAGCAGTCAGAGTTGCCGCTGCCAGAGTCAGACCAGCACCGTAAGTGATAGCGCACAGAGGCGCGCCAACCTTCGTTTCGGAGTCCGTGACAGTGGGCAGATACTCAGTCAGAGTATTCATACTCTCGTCGCATACAACATCATCCGCAGTATTTGTGTAATACACCGGATGCACATTCTTCTGCTTGTCGATTTTGTTCATGAGGGCATGGATGCCATCAGTAGATTGTGTAAGGAGCATATGAGTAATACCATCCTTTCATTACGATATTGAGTAATCTAATGCCGAAGCATCTTTAAGATTTGTCCTGAGATATTACTCCTTAGTTACAAGAACTTCTCCATATTCCAATTACCAGGCTTTCCATGCACACTGGGATTACCATTATCTGTCCATATAATGATAGCGCCAGTGCAATAAGATTTAACTTTTTTGGTCCGCCTGTACCGATGATCCTTCAGGAATATCTTTAGTAGCTCCATTACTTTCAGAGCCAAAGATAAGGACGCCCTTGATATTATATGCTCTTTTCAGAGGATTTCCTTTTGAATCAAATGCCGATTTAAGTAAGGATGAGCTCGATACATCATAGATAGCCATATATTGCCCTCCCTTACTGCTTAGGTGTAGTATCTCCAGGAGTTACTGTTGTATTCAAGAATGCCTGAATCATATCATCGGGGCAAATACCAGAGTACACTTTAAAACGGTTAATTGTGCCGTTAAAATATCTATCTGTGTTGCCGCTAGTATCTCTGTAAGCTCCAAGAATAAGAGACTCGTCGACTGTAGTTGTCATACCCTTTATATCAACCCAGCCTGTATCTGGTTTAGCTTCAGTAGCAACAGCGTCCTGCTCTAAAGTACCTGAATAAACTATACTTGCTGCTGTCGGGCACACAACACGCATCTGTGAGCCTTTAAAACAAATTACGGCTTTTGTATTACGACCAGCAAATGCAGTAGATGCTGTGGTTTTCGTCAAAATTTGCTGATTATTATAGGTTGCCATAATTGTATTACCGGTATTAGGTAAAACGGTAATGGCTGTTCCAGGCCACGGTTGAATTTCCCTCATGCAATGCATGACAGTTCTCATGGCCGTACCAACAGACGCATTCTCACCATTCGAGAAATCAATCATGATGGTAAATTGCTCATCAGTAATACTTTCGAACAGCTTAATGCCGGTGTCAATGAATTGCTTTTTACTCGGATCAAAGGTAACCGGATTTTCGAGATTATACAGAATATTGAGAGTATTATTCAAAACCTCATCGGACGGAGTAAGACCCCATTCAGTGCAAAGAGCGTTAAACACCGGAGTCATCTTGTTATTCCCATATGCTGCTCCAGCAAAAAGATTGATTAACATCTGCTTCACATTATCAGGAAGCTCAGGAGTTTTATTTTCAACAGAAGTGATTTTCTTTGTATTGGCGTCAATTGTATTGCACATGGTGACGAGCATGTCAGAAAGAGCATGGTCGTCATCAATCTGAATTTGATTTACAGAAGTTTTCGGATATAAAGGAAGTGCTACATCATCCACAAGCGTTTTGAAGATAATATTTTTTGAAGTGCTAGGATTACTCATAATCATATCCTCCAAAACGCGTTTATTATAAAAAAGGATACTGTCAGTTACGTGTAACTGACAGTATCCATTCATTACTTTGATCTATTACACGCAATCAAAGTTTTTAAGTAACTCTATTGATCAGAATGTATGCTTACACTCTATAGAAATTACTCAATGATCTGTGCCCAGATATCGGTATCAGCCAGATCAGCAGGCTGCTCAGCCTGGCAGAAGAAGCGAGCACGAGCATTGACGGCAGCTGTCAGAGTACCCTCGACGCCCTTTGCACGAGCAGCCTCAGCGTCGGCAGCCTTCTGTGCGTTGTCAGCAGCAGTCTTTGCGGTAGCAGCAGAAGCACTTGCAGCATCTGCAACAGCCTTAGCGTATGCAACAACAGAAGTAGCGTTAGCACCGGTACCAGCGGTGGGGATTGTACCAACCTTGGTAGTCAGGGCATTGATCTTATCGGTGTTTGCCTTCTCTGCAGCCTTTGCACGAGTTGCCTCATCGTTAGCTGCCTTCTGAGCTGCTGCAGCTGCGGTGTTAGCGTTTGTACCAGCAGCCTTTGCATCGGCTGCCAGAGCTGCTGCGTATGCAACGACAGTAGCGGAATTAGCGCCGGTGCCGGTTGTAGGGATCGCACCAACCTTAGTGGTCAGGTCGGTGATCTTCTTGTTCATCGCAGATGCGTCATCGGGGTGGCTCTGAATCCAAGCAGCGATCTCGCCCAGAGTATCCAGAGACTCCTTAGCACCATCGGGGATCAGCTGTGCAGCCAGCTCCTCGTTAGCGATGGTACGGACAGACTTGTTTGCATCCTTGCCAACCAGAGTGGTGATCTTACCCTCGGCAGCAGTCATGCGCTCGCCAAGCTTGGTGATGTTGCCAGCATTAGCAGTCTCAGCAGCCTTTGCTCGAGCAATCTCACCAGCCAGATCGGTAGTAACCTTTGCGATCTTACCAGCCAGAGAAGTAGCGTCCTTCTCATTAGTCAGCTCAGCCTTCAGAGCAGCGACCTTGTCGTCGATCTGCTTAGAAATAGAGGTTGCATCGTCAGTGCCAAGCAGCTTATCCAGCTTAGCCTTTGCAGCAGCAACGTCAGCATCGACAACAGCCAGCTTCTGAGTCAGAGTCTGACTGTCAGTGACCATGACCAGCTCTGCAGAAGTCTTAACATACAGATCGTAAACGACCTTGTTAAGCTGCTTCTTCAGAAGGACCTTCTTAATATTAGATGCCATATTAAAAATCACTCCTTAAAAAGTTATTTCTATAGATATAAACTGGGATAGCCGAGTCGCTATCCCTTGTTTGTATCATAGCATTTAATAAGATGTTTATGGTTAATCTGGAGGCTGGCAAAATGACCCATATCCAACACAAGATATGGGTCATTTAAAATTTACTCTTTCTGCTCGATAATCTTTCCCCAGATGCATTCCGTATTCGGATTTTCTTTCTGGATAACGATTTCGTATTTACCAATACCACCAACAGAAGCAACTGCTGCATTCTGAGCAGTATAAGTAGTGGATGCAGTCTTGCTGTTTGTGACAGTCTTGATCAGCACACCATCAGTGTTCTCGTCAGCAAGAAATCTGATATCATTTGCATAACCGATCACATCAATCGTGTTGATCTCAAACGTTTCGTTACCGTTATTGATATCCTGCAAAGTAGTTTTATCAACCGGTCTTGCAGCTGTATATGCTGCCTTGAACAGCGGGAATGAAACGGACACAATCTTCACAATGTAATTTGTGGGATTTGTGAAACCAGTGAACTTGATAAAATTGACCTTATCAAGAATTGTGTTGACCGTGTAAGTCTGCTCACTTGCTCCATTATTTGAAACAGCAATCTTCACCGTAACTTCCGGATCAGTACCATTTGCAACACGACTTGCGTAAATGGACTTCAAGATTGCAGCAGCAGAAGATACTTCCTTGTTACCACGAATTCTAAAGAAGAATCCGGGAATGTTAGGAGACATTGTGAATCGACGTTCAATAGCGACGTCAGAACTTGACACAAGATCCAGCTTACCAGTTGTATCAATCGTACGGTAGACGATATATTCTTTTTCCGGAAGAACCAAACCGTCGATGCCCATAAGGACACCCATGGTATTGGAAATGACCTCATCTTCGCTAAGGTCTTTATCAGCATATGCTACGATTACGCCGTCTGTACGTTTATAGTACATACGGCCATCATCGCCACGTACCATAAGCTCGTCGTCTTGCGCATACTCTTTATGGCCAAGATCAAGAGCAGAGATACCATAGCGTGCCTGAATACCAGCCATTTATTTAGCCACCTTTCTCTTTGATTGTCTCTCTAGGAATCTTAATGATAAGTTTCTTGTATAAGGTGACAATCATCGTATTAAACCTCAGTATATCTACTGAGCATCATCACCATCAAGCCATTATAATTGAAGTTCGGACGGATAACGATCTTATTATTCTTCTGGTAGTTTGTCCAGACAGCAGGATAGTTGTTTTGGACATTCGTACCATCAAGAATCCAAGACTGAGGCTTCGTAACTCCACGCGGAATGATGATATCCGTATAGAATCGCTTCATATCCGTAGTATCTGCATCCGGAGTAACTGCATCATTGACATTAGGCTCAAGATTCTCACCCGGTTTACCACCAAGCTCGCCATATTTATCTTTGATAAGCCAGTCAAGAAAATCATCCTTCGTCTTATTATCAATACCCGGATTATTGAGAAACTCATCCATCGGAGTGTTTTCTTTATTCGGCTTATTGGTAGAGAAAATGGAAGGATCCATATCCTTTTTATAAATGGCAAGATTCAAACGAGATGCGACATTATAAAGCTTGATAAATCTACCAGTGATGCATTCAATGTTATAATGGAACAGTCGACGACCATTCAGATAGACTTCGTAATAGTCGAGACTAAACGGAGTATCCAAATAATCTGCTGTATCAATCATATAGTTTTCCGGAATTTCCGGAATGAATGCAACACGCTTGTACGAATACGGTGTAACATCAGTTGATTGCACGTACTCTGTTGTAGTCGGGAAATAGTCCGTTCGTGCTACAAGCTTGTACGGGCCATCGCTTTCAATCTTGATATTACAAACGATTCGACGTCTATCCACAAATGTACGAAGATAAGAAGCTTCCTCGATCCAAGGGATAGCATTCTTCAGAATACCATATCGCTGGACATTCATCATCGGAGGAGTGACATCATGACGAATGAAAGAATCCTTATTCACGATGAAGGTATAAGTCACATTGACTTTACTAGCATCATTCAGTTTCACTTTCATTCGAGTGAGATGCATATATTTCGGAAGATCTTTCTCCACATTCGGAGTGATCTTCATATACATTTCACCCTTTTCACCATCAATAACTTCGACATTTGCGGGAATACCGCATTTTTCTTTTCTCTCAGCAAGACTGAGCTTCTTATTATAGTCGCTCATATTCACTAAGGTATAGAAGGAGAAAAGATCTTTATCAATCTTCTCAACTTCATCCTTGCGAACGAACAGGTCATGCCAAGTAGGAATCATGGACGATGCATCCGTGAAATCCATATCCCACACTTCATCTGTGGATTTGAAAGCATGCTTCTTATAATAAGAATAGTAGTCAAACCGTTCGATTACGATGTGAGAGATCGGTGTGATAAACTCCTTAGGAATATAAATATAATCAAACTCGCCGACGTGAATCTGAAGATATTTTGTACACAGGAGTCCATCAATAAAGTATCGAAGTTGCAGACTATTCGGACCGTCATTTCGGAAGACAAGCAGATATCTAGTTTCCTCGAATTGGATCGGATTCTTCGGATCTTCTTTTGCAGTGCTAGTACGCTCACGCTTCGGAAGGTCAACGTTACCAGCATACATGTAATAGAGATCGGAAGTAGGATTCGTAGTACCGATGTATTTTTCCTGCGGCTTCGGCTCAAGAAGACCCCATTGTTTTGCCTTATCAATCTTGTAGTCATACGAATCCGGATACTGATTCGACTTGATGAAATCACCATGATTATAAATATAATCGGGGTCTTCATACTCGAACGTAGTCTCAAAATACTTCTTAGTAGGATCAAGAGACGGATCTACCTTATCATACAGAAGCTTATTGAGAGCACCTTCCAGATTAGTTTCACCATACTTATCACTCATTTGCTTTTTGAAGAACTTGTGAATGTAGTCAAACTGATTGGTATATCTCAGATACCTCTCCATCGGACGATACAGATAAAAGAGTTTTACATCATATTTATCTGCAACATCTTTTGTCGTAACGATTTCATAGATATTCGGGTAATGCAGTCTGGTCAGATCACTGTAGTTAAAGTAGGTTACCTCACCAGTTGCCTTATCCTTAAAGAAAATAATGATATTCTCTTCAGGAATCGGCATATTGTAAGGAATACCTTCTTCTTCCTGAATGACAGCAATACATGAGTAATTCTCATTACTCGTACGCTTTCTCAGTGTCCGAAGTCCTTCCACCTCGTACATGTAGTTCGGATGGAAGAAAGTGATCTCAAACGTATTACCGCCATGATGAGCAAAATAGTTTTTCAGCCAATCTGTTGCAGGAATAACCAGATTACCCTCGTCATCGACTCTACCATAGTTCAGGCTGTTACCCATGATCTCATAACAGTTTTTCGTTGTCTTATTCACGCAACGGACTGTGTAGAAAATCGGGGTTCCTTTCATCAGGACACCAGTCAGAGTCTTACTGAAGATATAATTCTCAGCCTTTGCATCAAGAATATTCTTCAGTACGATTGTATTTGTCAGGAAGCTATGCGTCCAAGTATTTCGAAGCATAAATACTTCGATATTATGCTTTTCCTTGAAATAAGATGGCTTTGCAGGAAGATCGTGGAACACAATCTCGGTACGGCCATCCAGAGTACACTTAAAGCACACATTCAATGCAACCCGATTATCTACGATTGCACACGGTGTAAATTCAAACACCGTTTCCGGAGAATACTCGGGTTTAAATTGCTTCTCTGATAAGTCTTCGGCAATGTCAGCATAAGTGATATACTTACCGAAATACTTACTGTATTTATATACCTTACGCTTAGTCGCGTCAATAAAGTCTTTCGGAACAGAGATGCAAAGTTCCGTAGGGTAATTCTTATCCACAAAGAAATTGGCTTGTGTGAAGTGGAATCGTTCCATACAACTGTAACTCTTTTGAACTCGCTTCAGAAACTGAAAAGAGTTCTCAACGGTTGTATGGAGCAATTTATTCAGCTCTTCTTCGTCATACGTACTATTCAGAATATTATCGTAATTCGGAGTGAGCTCACCGGTTAATTTACCCATAACTTCTATTATCTCCCCTTTCTTTTAGTATTTATCAATACAAGTGAAAGTCTAACTGATTAGAATACTGTTTTCAGGTGGTATGTAAGATAGACACTGATACCCAATGAAGAAATATCAGTGTCTATCTTTGTCGGAAGTGCCAAAATGTGAAAGGAACATAGTGGTCCCCCACCGGGGTATCGGGCCCCATCTCACACCTATCTAGTGTCAATGGAGGGGTATAGAGCCTCCTGCTTTCCTTAAGCTAATGGGGGATATCTATCTAATTGTATCTATAATAAAAATGCAGAGTAAGTTCACTGTTACGAAACTTACTCTGCATAGTAATGCCAAAATCGAGTTACTCCAAACTTCGTGGCTCCATGCATTCGCGATCGTTATAACGTCGCCGATCGTTGGACAACTCTATCGTTGCTTTCTAAAAACCTTACCGGAATCAAACCGATAAGTTGAGAAGCACTTACACGAGCGCCTACGGCGGCGATATAATCTTTATGGGAATACACTTTAACCGGGAGCATGAGAAATTTTACTCAACCCTATGGGACGGCCAAATATAGCCGTGAATCCATAATCGAACTCCTTTTCATACATGCCATGGCATACAGGCCCGACATTTCTACAGAAGCGTTGGCCAATGGCCTCTGTACCTCGAGCACTGTAAACGTTAATCAGTATTTTGAAGTCCACAACCGAAAGCAAATAACGATGCAAAGTCAAAAACTCAAATGACAATTGGAGGCAACCAAAAGCAACAAGAAAAAGACTGAAGTTACATGCCATATGATACTTCATACTGATTCCCCAGAATCTTACTGGGCCCGATATAGTTATGTGGAAGCTATATCATCGAACTTCGGGCGCTCGAGCGCGTCCTAACATAGAACGGAGGTCTATGTCTATCCAGTAGCCACTACTCAAATGACCGGCGTCACTGACGGCGTCAGCCAACATGGGGCTACCAAGACCGAATGAGAAAAACTCATAGACACTGTCTACGATAAAAAACTCATTCATACCATATAGTTGAGAAGATTTTTATTTATTTATATCATAATCCGGAGGGAGCTCTCCGTTCAGCTTAGCTGCTTTCAATTCAGCTTTCGCTTCACGATTCCTCTTTATGAACATTGTGGTTCCGTGCTTTTCACGATACGGAAGCTTTATTTGGCCAAGATCAGTTACGCTATTTAACTCAGCCTTATTATACGTCTTTATTTTATCGCTATTATGCAGAGCAACGTCGACGAAGCGGCCTTCATTGATGATGTAGTTACCAGAGATCGAAGCATTCTCAAGATATGCACCAATCATACAAGATTTCTCATAAAGATTGATGCAATTCCCTTTCTTCAAAACACAGTTCATCACTTTAGAGCTACAACCAACTACGCTATCATATATGGTAGAGTCTTCAATTGTAGCATCTTCCATAATAGCACTTTTCTTATCAATGATCGAATTTTTAACTTTTGCATTACCGGATACAAAACCAAACCGAACGACCGAGTTCACGATCTTTGCATTGGCACAAACGAAACCATTTGCCGCAAACACCCAACTCTTATCAGAATGAGTATTCGGAATTGCATCTTTGCTTGATACAAATCCTCCTTGTGTTCCACAAGGAATAAATGTCCCATCCATAGCAACAAAATCTTCCTGTGCAACGATCGTATACAACTCTTTGGAAAATGACGTTGCCGCAGCGGGAAGAAGCTTATACTTCGGCATTTTCAACACCCTTCTTTCATGATTCAATAGAATACCAAGCCTAAATTAAGTACCTGTCTTTGCTATGGTAGATAATCACTACTACACACGGAAATTGAAAGAACCGTATGTAGTAGTGATTACCCATGTAGGATGTGGATGTGTTACCTGCGTTCTGATCGCTCAAAACAGAAAGGTTACTATGATGAGAGAAACTCATTGTATCTGTGTGCCCTTCATCCACTTAGGGCGGAAATAACTAAGAGAGGGAGGTTTAACCTTTCGTCTAATCCCATATGCGCCCTCAAAAACAGTACGAGGAACGCCACAGTAATTAGCCTTATGCAGCCAGGTCTGTGTCAACCTGGCACTCCAGCCTACCAAAGGATGCGTATACATCTGTCTCTCCGAAGAGTCCGCATTTACTCCTCTGGCTGTTTTCGGAACCACAATGGCACATGCGAGAAAACCAGCCAACTCGGGCTATATGCACCAAGCCCACGCGTCCCTGTTATGAGCCATTATTGTTCACAATCCCCGTTTCCGGTAACTAAAGCCAGCTAAGCTATAGCGGATCATGGTCGGCTACACCTATCATAAAAGGGCAATAAGCGTTACATCTGTCGTCACGACAGTTGCTTCGGGATTTCACCGAATAAAAACCTTGCTTAGAATGAATTCTTTAATCCATTCTATCTCAATGTTAGAAGGTTGATTATTTATAAAAAAGATTCCATTCTAATTCCTGAGATTACGTTAGTGTAAGAAACTCAGTAGAAAAGAAAGGATTGGAATGATATGAGCAACTATTTTCGTACGACATATTTTCCACATCATGATGATACATGGACGGGTGATTTTCATCCCAAGTTCTATAAAGGGATTCCTGGTGCTACCATGGATGACTTTCTTACGCATATTGATTCACGATATGATGATGTATATTCATATTTCTTTGAAGTGGTTGATGCAGACGGAGTCGTTGACTGGACAGATAAGAATCTGGTTGAAGACTATCTCGACTACGTCCGGTATTACTACTTCAAAGAACATGACTGCGTGAGAGCACACCACAGAAGTAAATGCTGCTATTTGTGCAAGCATTTCATTTCCAATGGAAAAAATAGAAAATTCCTTGGGAGCTGTCTCTATGGACTTGAGAAACCTGATCAATTCCCTCGTCGTCATGTTGGAAATTATCATGCAAAGCATGGATTTGAAACATGCAAAAACTTCGAGATGAAGCAATATTATCTCGATAAAAGAGAAGTCAAATTAAAGAGATAAAAAAATAACCGCTGTGGAAGATTTTATTCTATCCACAGCGGTTATTATCACCAGAAGAATCTTCTAGCGAAATAAATCAGGGTGCCGATGCCAGCGGCAATGATATCCATATAGTTCTCACGAACCCATTCACAGATGATATCCCATTGCGTCATAGATGCATCAAAGATGAGTCTACGATACGGGTCAATCTGATAAATGCAATCAGAGTGAGAATCATAGTGGACGTCATAAGACTGGAAGTTATATCCAAATCCATCCGAAGTAGCTACCTTTGTTTTTCCTTTGAGCTTAGCAAGCATGACATACTTGAACTGCGAGATATAGGTGTTACCTCTTTTCGGAAGAAGGATATAAACTTGTCCATCCTCAGGATCATAGAAAAGGTTATGCGAACGACCTGCGCCATCCCATTGGATTTGACTAGAAATATCCTTCGTTTTACCACGTGCTGCAACATCCAAATGGTAGTAATGCTTTACAGTATTTCCACTATTCTGCTCAAGGCAAACTTCGCCGTCATCATCATAGACCCAGTAGAACTCACCAATCGTTTCTCCAAAAACATTCGTGTTATTGGAGATGCCATACATATTATGGACTTTCCAACGTTTGATTTTCTCCGCTTTCCGTTGGTCTTCATGAAATTCATGAGCCATTCGAGCCGCTTCTTTCCGCTGACCTTCATGAAGCTCACGGGTCATTCGAGCTACTTCGTCTTCCTGATCCTTCGTAAGACCGGAATCGTAAACCTTCTTCGTAATATACCCATCTTCATGAGCCTGATTTATAAGGCCTTCTGCAATACGAAGGTTCCAATCACTCATTGCGATTCCACCATCGGATGTTTTTTTCAAATAAATCAGTCTTAGATGCAAGCTCATCTTCAGACATATCTTTTTCAGGCTCATCTTTGGATCCGTCGTTCACAGTAATGCCAACTACAGTATTGCCATCGCCGCTAATCGTCTGTGTAATATTGATACTTTGAGCTTGAACGATATTATCGCCACCGGTTTGCGTCTGGTTGATATTGATTACGTTACGGGTAGCACCCACAAGACGATGAAACATGCTATTATCTGCCATTCTATACACCTCCTAAAAGAAAAATAAGCCTGACTACGATTTACTCTATAGTCAGGCTTATATTATTTATTCCTCATCGTTGACTTCATCAATCACCGAATCAGAATCGGTGGACATTGCATGGTCCTCGATGAACCGTTCCGTAGAAGTGGTCTTCTTGAAGTATGCGTCAATGTAAGAAGGAGCGTTCTTGATCGTAACCAAGTTATCGCTCATCAACTGACGCTTGATGTCCTGACCAGCAAAGCCGAGCAGAGGAGACTTATTGTGCTCGATTGCACGAGAGACGGTAAGAATCTTGTACTTACCAACCTCATCCTTCGTAAAATCAGGACGCTCAAAATCAACATCTGGATCCTTACGAATCAGACGACTGATGATCAGCTCACCAGACAGTGCAGTTGCACCAATCTTTGCATCAAGCAGAAGGTCGGTAAACTTCTGTGCCATCTCATGATAGTTGGACGTGACGTTCTGATCTGCTTTCGCCTTACTATTCAGAAGACTCATCAGAGAGTACAGCGGCTTCGTCAGCTCGTTGTTCATGATGACGATACTGAACAGAGTAGTCAGTTCATTCATCTCAGAGAAACGAGCATAACCACGACCCTTACGAACGAGATCAATCAGGTCATCCGTCAAGAACAGCTCACGGTCTTCATCCGTAGAAATCCAGATAGACTCATGAGTTTTCATGTTCTGCACATAGAAGCCGCCGAGCACGTAGCTGTTGAACGAAGAATCTTCGTCCAGTTCATCTGCTTTCTGAATGGAAGTAGGATCAATCCAAACTGCCCAGTCTTCAATATCGGGAATTGCGTCATCCCCAATCTTCGGACTCACCTCGCCACAGTACAGCTTGAAGAAACGATTGAACTCTTCAGAGAAGTTGATCTTCTCAGATACCGTGGTAAGCAGATGCTTTGCAGACAGAATCATCTGGTTCACAACCTTAGTGAACTCCTCAACTTCAAAGCCAACGACGCCAGCAGAAATATCGAAGTTCATCGTAGACGTACGGCCAAAACAAACATGACACACTTCATCATGACACGAACAAGTAATCGGACTACGGAAATTAACCCAAGTACCAATCAACTGCGTATCCTTTCTTGCATTCACAAGACGGATTTCGCCATTTGCATCAACGTAGTACCGGTTGTTATACTTCTGAAGCATCTGAGGAGTTTTGATATAAATCTTCAGATAATGCTTCGTTCCACAATCCGACACGGTCTTGGACAGAGACAAAGTACGTGCCAACAGAAGGACAAGCTTACCGAAATAGCCAGCATTGCCCATGACCTTCTTATTCATAATCAGAGATTTGCGAGCGCCCAATGCATCAATGTAATGAGAACTCGGTTTATCCAGACCACGAATCAGAGTAGAAGAGTTGATAGGAAGCGGGATGGTAATACCAGCAAGGTCAGGTTTCAAGCCCATATGAGCAGTGAACTCAACGAGCTGCTTGTGCTTAATGCCCGTATCCGCACGAAGAATCGTACCAACGGGATCATCCTTCCGAGATTTGATCTCAGCGATCAATCTCTTCTGAATATCAGCCAGAGAATCTTCAATCTCACTCGGCTGCATATCAAGCGGGAATCTGGTTTCCATCAGCTCACGAAGGGTAGGATCATCACGATACCAATGCAGGAACGTTTCACTGGACATCGTCAGACCCATAATCAGAGAGAAGTTGATCGAAATGCTTCGCAGATCATGAAGCACATTCGAAATAGAGTTGTTGACTGTGGTATTTCGCACACTGTAATCTCTCAGTGCAGTGACGATTTTCTGATCAATGTAGTCCTTCAGATGAGGAACTTCATTCCAGCAGTCAAAGATATAGTTTTCATCCATCTCGAAGTCCGTATCATACAGATTCACGAGAGGATGCCACATGAAAAGATTGATGAGAAAGTGACGCAGTTGAAGCGTATGAATCTTCTCATCACGGTTCTCTTTATAAAACTTGAAAGGCACCATATACTCACGGCAATCTTTCTTTTCAAAGCACCCTTTTACGATCATGTAGATTTGATCAACCAGCGCACTATAATCTTCGTCGCACCTCATATAGTCGTTGATGAAATAAATTGGGCGTAAAAACGTCTTCAGTTCTTCAACGTCATGAATCTCAGGGACAATGTTGCTGTTGCTACTCATAAATTCACTTCAGTCCTTTCAATGATTTCTCATGGGTTATGTGTCTGTAACCTAACCCATTCTTTTCTAATGAATACGTACTACATATTATAATCCTCCTTTAATAAGCATCGAATATATAATATATAATCATAAAGAATTATAAGATAGAACAAATAGGTATCGCTTAGATAGGCGATAAGATAAGTATATAATATGCGTCACCGTGGTGGAATTTTGGCAGACACGTAGCTCTGAGGCGGCTATCCGTTTAATTATGGGTCCCGGTTCAAGCCCGGGCGGTGACACTCACGCTAGATTAGCTCAGTTGGCAGAGCGATTGATTTGTAATCAATAGGTTCCTAGGGTTCGAGCCCCTAATCTAGCTCCAAAAAATACCAGGTGGATAGATAATATTCTACCTGGTATTTTTATTCATTTAAATGCAATAGACGATTTATAATAAATTATAAATCTATAACTATATTATATCATATATGCCAGTGTGGTGGAGTTGGTCGAACACACCGGTCCTGAAAACCGGCATACGCTAATAACGTATCCTCGGATCGTACCCGAGCGCTGGCGCCATAGAGGATGACAACATCCTCTCATTTTTGATATCACCGTGACAGTAATCTTCATTGTTGTGTCATGGATTGGACATATATTTGACCTCCTAAAAATCAGATACTTTCACCTACCATATCTTCTGCTTGACCTGGATGTGGTAGGTGTTAGTATCCCAATAATGAGGCGTAGGCCAATGGTAAGCCAGTGTTCTTTGAAAGCACTGAATCCGGATCGTAACCGGGCGCCTCAGCCAATAAACGTAATATACCCTATACTGGATGAAATACTCTCAGTATAGGGTATATTATTCTGCTAAGTGGTTCACAAACACTTAACGACGTTTCACTATTATTCTTACCAAAGAAAGGAAATGTAAACTTATGATGTACGTTGCTAACTTCCAAAGAATCAGTGATCATGCATGGGATGAAATTCGTCGTAATACGGAAGACGGCTATGAGCGTCTTTGCCGTTACGACGAGATCAAACTTCCTACTCGTGCAACGAAGGACAGTGCAGGATTTGACTTCTATCTGACCGAAGATATCTCCCTGAAGAGCGGTAAATCTATTGTCATCAACACTGGCGTTCGTTGCAAGATTGATCCGGGTTGGATGTTGATGCTGTGCCCTAAGAGTGGGCTCGGCTTTAAGTTCCACATGAGTCTTGCAAATACCGTAGGAATCGTGGATGGCGATTATTACAACACTCATTGTGAAGGTCCTTCTGACGAGGGTCATATCATGGTGAAGATCTATAATGGCGGAGAATACGGAAAAGAAATCAACCTGAAGAAAGGTGATAAGTTCTGCCAAGGCATCTTCCTCCAGTATGGTCTTGCATATACTACAGATACTGAGTATGTAACTCGGAATGGTGGTTTTGGCTCTACTGGTCGATAAGGAGGAATTCCCATGCAAAAAGAAAAAGGGTATGAAGACAAGAAGCCTTGTTATTGCGGGTTTTCGGAGTGCATGTTTCATGATCAGGGAACCATAGATGATGATGGTATGGTTGGCATTGAAATGTGCCGCCTCGGAATGTATGAGATTCCCGAAAATGAAATCAAGAATGCTTGCCTTCATGGATACATTTACGGGAAATGTCCCTTCTACGTTGATTGGGTGAATTCTCTTACTAAGAATAAACTCACAATGGCTGGTATGAGAAATGCATGTCAGATCCTCCTGAAGCGAATCAAAGAACACCCTGAGGATTTCATCACACAGTTCCTTGGTGTTAAGGCGAACTTCGCTGAGAAGCTTGTATTAAAGCATCTTGCCAATAAAGCGTTGGATAAGAAATATAACGACTTTATTGCAAATAGTAGAAAAGAGGGAAACGACAATGACAAATCAAAATAATCAGCCGGAACTCATTCCTACCACTTGTCTGTGTGATGAATGCCTTTTTCATATCAAGCGAAAAAACGACGATCATCAATATTGCAAGTATAATCTCTATCCGTATCGAACGGATAATATCGAAGCTACTCTGTCCTATCATCGTTGTGCAGAATGCCCTCTTTACATCAACCGAAATAAAGAAGCTCACGATGATCGTAGCTCTCGTCGTCTCCGTTCTTACACCACAAAGCTTCTGGAACGTATCAAGAAGCATCCCGATGACTTTGCTATCCAGTTCCTCGGATTTGAGGATTTCCCGAAGGAACCTCCTAAGTCTCTGAACCGTCTCGAGCTCTATTTCTACAAAAGAATTCAAAAGAAGAATCCCCATCCGAAAAAGTAAAAGAAAGCACCAATGAAGAAAAAATAAATCTTCATTGGTGCTTTCTATCACAGTGCAATTGCAACGACAATAAGAGCAAGTGTTGCAAACGGATGTTTTGCCATAGTACGAAGAATTGCTTTGATAACTGATGAAAGTTGATTGCAGAATCCAATAATTGCAGAATTCTTCATGGAGAAAAGACTTGCATCCTTATCACTCAGGTCAACATAGGAAGTTCCCATATCTCGCTTATGATATTCGCTCTTCATATCAGAGATCATTTTGTCTCCATATGCATGAGCGAGCTTCAAGTTCTTCTTATAGTTCTGGGCCTCATCTTCTGTCATATGAATTGCAGAATTCACAGAGACAGAGAGTTTCCACTGCTCTTCGTCTGTCAGCTTATAGTTGAAATCAGCAAGATCGTTCTGCATCTTATCTCGCCACTCTTCATACTCTTCAAATGACTTAAATTCCCGAGCACTCATCTTCTTGATCTCAGCAGTATATCGGTCAATAAAGTCAGTATAAAACTTCTTATACTTGGCCATATCGAAAATGCTGATATTATGATTAAGAAGCTCGGAACGATCTTTTGCCATGACAGACTTAATTTCGGCAAGACGCTCATTCAGCTTCTTTGCTTCGATCCGAGCACTCATCTCGGTAATCAAGTTGGTTGTAAAATCTGACAGAGCATCCAGAATCTTCTGAATCGCCGAAATAAATGCTTCGCGAAGATCTTCAGCATCTTCAGTATATACTGACATGTAGTCAAAGTCATCACAGTGCTCATAATATGAAATCAGGAACTGTGAGTTCGCAGCTTCAAATTCTGCAACAGCTTTTTCGCAATCCAGATCAAATTTCTTTGAACTGATCAAATATGCATTCATCTTGATCATCTCCTTTACTATAGAGTTACTAGAGGCTTAATGGTTTGTTTTCTGACCATATGCTTACAAAAAATAACCAGCACACGTTTTTGAATTCGTGTGCTGGTTATTATTACCACTGATTACCAGTTGTTGCTGTTGTGGTCAGCCAACTGACGGTTGACCTTTTCCATGAAGCTGACGGTGAGCGAGAACAGATATCCCGCCTCATTGTTACGCATGTCCTTGATGCTCATGGAGATGTTGCTGTCAAGATCAATCTGATAGGCGATATCAGATGCAGGGTCGGTGAAGATCACCAGCTTATCCGACAGCGTCTTGTTCTGAGAACGCAGAGTGACCTTCTTGCCTCTCACATTACGTTCCTTGTTGGAAGAACGGAGCTTCGAGATGGGGTCAATGCCGAGGATAAGCATTGCAGTGCCATCCTTCATCATCCACACCTGGCTCATGGCGTAACGCTCAACGTCGTTGTACTTTTCGGTTAATAACATAATACTTTCTCCTTTGTGTTTTTATGGGTTAAAAGAATCCGTTCAGGCTTTTCTTCCATTCCGGATGCTCATCGAAACACCTGCGTGCAGTCAAATCATGCAGCGCTAAGATATCGTTTGTATAGAAATAGGTAAAGAGAGCGTAATACTTATCTTCATCATTTCTAAGGATTGGATATTTCTTCCTCTTGTAAAACTTCTGTTTCCAATGGCCACAAGTATATTGAGTCTCGGTATCCATCGTCTCAATCTCGCTACCAGATACGATAAAGATACGCTTCTTTGGAATAGACAGAACCAATACACAGGCATCGTCGTCAGTCAGTTCCGTATCATGGTACCAGTCACACGTGAACTGGTTGTCAACAGGTCTACCGACGATTCCAACGAATGGGAACGGATATACTACTGCAGGATCAACAGGTCTCCGAATTGGGTGACTGAGATTGTGAAGGAGCTGCCTTATATCCACGTAGCAATAATGTGGCAGTCGCTTAGGTCCTTCCGGCTTCACAGGATTATAGTAACGATGAAAGAATTCTCTAGAATTACCAGTGCTGAACTTCTGTAGAGCATTTGGATCACCTAGAGAAGACATTACTGCGCCTTGTATCTTCTTAGAAACCGGGAGATACACAATCACTCGGTTTGCGCGCTTCCACCACATACCGAGATAAAATCCAAGATAAATTGCAAGGATAATCCATATTACATGGAGAATCATTGGGGTCACTTCCTTTCTTCGTATTAGAAATACGTTGAAAGGTCACTCTCAATCAAAAATCTCAGACCAATCCGGATTATCGCTGGAAGCAATCGCACGGATCGTCTCGTACGTATAGGTCTTAGTTCCTTTCACAAAATAAGTCCCGCCATACTTATCGCAATGAACTTCATAGCCAGCGGAACGCATCTCATCTGTCAGATGCTCCTTCGCAAGCGTAGCCAAATCATGGCCATACTTCCAATTCTTATACAGAGCAACTCCAGCCGATCCAAGAATTACCGCAGTTCCAATAGAATAAGCATTCAATTCAATCATAGCATTATACCTCTTTATGCATTCCAAGATTTAAATTCGTATTCCCAGTAGTAGTCACTCTTCATATTCCGATTATTCAGAACGACTTGATACGCGTTGTGAAAAGTGATCTTAAAATGACGCTTACTGATCCACATCCAATTAGAGTTCTCATATCTGAGTTTCCAACCGTAGAATCTCAGGTACTTATAGAGATAATAGTACGCATAGTATCTGTGGTAGTTTCGTCCTCCAATCTCTTTATCTTTACCGGATTCAACATCCAACCAGAGATAATACCAATCTCCGTCAGATAAATCTTTATAGTTGTCACCTTCATCTCTGCGGAATGAATACTTGATCCAAATATCAAAAATCGGATCAATGAGAAGAAGTGCTAGGCTGCAGAGGAACAGGAGAGCTGCTGAAATGAATATAAGGAGTCTTCCAAAATCGTATGATGTCATTTTTCAAACTCCTCAAGCATTTTATTTAACTCAGAAAAGGAAAGGCCATGATCAAGATCCAGAATCCACTTACGCAAATACCTGTAACTCATGCATTTCCCAGTCGGACTAATCCATCTGAGGGTGAAAAACGAACCTTTCTGGGTCCATCCTTCACGACTCCTAAGATATAGCCCGACGTATTTCATGACGTCTTTGTCCTTCGATGTATAGCCCATGCATTCAAGAACTGTCGGAGCAATGAATTTACCAATGATCGCGCCGACTATAAAACCGATGAGCATCGAGTATAAGCCTGTCATTTGTCTTCGCTTCCTTTCTTCTTTATTTCTTCTTCGATGAAGTTATTCATCTCCTGAAAGGCAAGTCTTTCTGGGATAATCTCATCGCCTTTCTTATAGTAGACATTGCCACGCCTTATGAAATATTCGTATCCCTTTTTCTCCATAAACTCGCAGAAAGACAGTCTCGCTGTGACCATCAAGAGATACTTTTTCACTCCCATCTTACGGACATTGATGATGACTGCAATAAGAATGAGGATACCTTTCAAAACCTTACTCAAAATCCAAATAGCGGCCCAGGCACATGCTACAACAAACATGAGCCTGAGCCATGATGGTGCTGTACGATAGCCATTCATGACCAGGTTAATCATAATTTTAATCATCCTTTCTCGTTTTTTACACGTGTTAGTCCACATCCTACTGAGCAACGTTAGTAGTGAACTGACTAAAGCTCACCAAGTGCGAGGTTGTAAACACTTGGTGAGCTTATCATTTAAATTCTGCTAAGGAAGAACAGAAGTTCATCCGAGATCGTATCCTCATCGTAAGAGATAGGAGTGCCAAGGAGTTCTTCCTCTTCCCACACAACGTAGGTAAACGAAGTGTTGATAAACTTAGACAGAATCTCCATGATGTAATCGGGTTTAATCGAGATCAACTGAGAGTATTTTCCCTCGCACATCTTCTGGTACAACGCAGTATTCCGAACTTTCTCCACGAACTTATTCTTGCGAATCTGTCGGGTATTCACAGTGCCGGAAACATTGCCAGAAAGAATATAGGGAAGTGCGCAAGTCTCAATAGATCCAGATCCATCGTAACCTGCCGTGTCGAACAACCGCTTCTTCAGAATCAGCATGAGAATGATATACTGGCGACGATTGATAAGCTCCATGTTCATGTAACCACCGAAGTACTTTGCCCAGTAAGCACATACAAGCTGAACCTGCAACTGATGCATATTGTGGTTCTTGATGTAATACTGGATTTCGTTCTCGGAGATTTCGAAATCATTGTCTCTCATGATACGCGCCATAGTCGTCTTGATGTTCATCTCTGCCAAGAAGACGCGGCCCTCGTCGATTTTGCTAAGATTCATTTCCATCTTATCATTACCGGAAAGGCCATCCGTATTCTTTGCAGAGGTGACTTCGGTCAGATTCTTCGCATACTGCTCTTTCAGGAAATAGACCAGCTGATACTTGATGATCGTCTTGTTGAAGCCAATGATGTTCTCCCGATATTTCTTGGTCTTCGGGTTATAGTGCTCATTGAACTGGTACTTGACGATGTTCTCGCTGATCAGAACCTTACGCAGGAAGGAGTTCATCACGGTATACTCATCATAGCCAAGGATATCTCTTTGATCAAAAATTACGGAGTTATGAGATTTATTCTCAAGCACCTTCGCCTTGACATAGACAAAGAGCTTGTTGTAAATATTCATGTCTCCTTCATTAAAGATGTCGAAGAGCTTGGCATAGAAATTGTAGATCGTGTCGGAGTCTCTTTCCGGCTTCATCCGGTTGACAGAGAAAAAGTGGAACATCACAGGGGCAATCAACTTCATACCAAAACTGATACGAAGAAGAACCTTCACGTGGATGTTTCGGAATTCAAGACTCTCCAGATGCTTCTTTGCATCCTTCAAGTACTTCGAATTATCCGTCGCTTCGATGTCGTCCAGATAGTTGTCCTCCACAAGCTGCTTAATCTTTTCAATGACCGTCGGAGTAAAGAGGATCTCGTAGATCAGACTAATCAGCTGAGGCATGTTGTCTTGTGTAAAGCGCTTGATTTCTTTACCATTCTCGTTCTCACCACAGGTTTCTTTATCAATTGCGTACTTCAACTTCAGTAAGGCTAATGGAACCTCATGCTCAGTATCGTACTTTTCAATGAAGTAATTAAGGTAAGTAGCGATGGTGGGAAGCTGGCTTCCGTAGGAGACTTTATCGACAAAGAATCTGTCATAGACAGACATCTTCTCTTCTGGCTTATAGAGCTTCTCGAAGTGGAAGATGAAAATTTTTCCATCTGCTTCCGCATACAGATTCGATTTGTCGCGCTTGGGTTTCCATTGGGTAATCTCCGCTTTGGGAGCCGTAGCTTCCGTCCACTCAGACTTCGGTCTTGTCGCACCACGAGACCGAGTAGGAGTGGAAACTGCTTGGGTAGTTTTGCTGTTGTCGGTTTCCATCAGATAACTAACTCCTCTCAAAAATCAGTTATACTAACGTGCTCAGAGATATAACATATCATTCAAAAGCACGATGTATATTTTTACTTTTTCTTTGCAGTGGATTTCGTTGCATGCTTCTTCGGGTTAGGCTTGACTCTAACCGTACGAGAAACTTCAGAAGTGGAATTTTTTGCTCGAATGATTTTCGGCTCATCTGATTCAGATGTTGTCATTCGAGCAACTTTCTTCTCAAGAGAGTCTTTCTTCTGAAGCTGTTTCTGATAAAGAGCGTTTCTAGACTCAAGTTTATGACGCTCTGTGATACTAAGCTTTCGATCTTTTCGCATCTCCTGCTTGATAGATCCTTCAAGATTCGTAACCTGACGAGAAATCTCAGAATCTTCAAAACTGGAAATAGCAGATACGAACTGATCAAACTTTGGACGCTTCCAATGGATCAAACCAAGCTTGGTCATATAATCAAGTTTGTGGTCCTGAAGATATCGACAAGCATAGTAGATACTAGAATCATAATAAAGATCATAATTCTTATTTGCTTTATCCGGAAGTGTATCCAAAACACCAGAAGTAAATTTATACTGCAAGGTTTCGATTAAGTATCCCTGCAACTTATAAAGTGCAGCATACTTATAAACGAAGCCTGGACTATTTGAGAAAAACTGAACCCAATACTCATTCAGTGACGTAGCTTTTGCCTTATGATCATCCGGAGGAGTAAACTGGATAACTACGTCATATGAAAAATTTCCCTTATTGCTTTCAGAAGGGACTTTCACAAGAATGAAGTAATCTTTTTCAACTTCGCATACAGCTGCGATTTTGATTCGATTCATCTTCTTGTATGCTTGATAACGGTCTTCATATCGAAGTTGCCGCTGATTATTTTGCTGATAAAACGGAGCAACCAAGAACTGCTCCAGGGTTTGTGTTGATACAGTTAACGATTCCATATTATCATCACCTTTCTAATAAAAATATAGACGAGATAACAATAAATAGTTTAATCGGTTGTCATTGGATCCATGAAAAAATAAAGAGTGAGTATTCATACTGTTCATGAATACTCACTCTTTAAAAAGTTCTTAGCAGAGAACCATCTGGTTACCAGTAATCAGCAGAGACAGCAGATCAACGGTAGCATTCAGAACCTCGCGATCGGTTTCTGTAGAATTGATAACGTCACTGGTGAAATGACCAGTGGTAACATCAAGGACAACGCCATTCTGCCGAGAATAACGGTCCACAAATGCAACGACTGAATAGTGGACATCACCAGTTAATGAAGCATCATCGACGAGAGTAGAGAAAACCTTATTTGCCTTATCACGATCGGCATAAATCTTACGATGTGTTTTCTCATCGCAATAGATGACACAGTTTTCATCTGTGCCTCTCCAGAACTCCGATACGTTAATAGTAGCATCGGAAGGATAGATGCTGTTAACGATCGTATCATAGGCAGTGAGATATCCAGATGCCAGGATGTTCAGGATATCATAGTAGAGTTCCTCATCATCACTGCAATTCTTCGTCAGCGGACGCTCCTTCATCAGAGTATCAATGGCATCGAGCAAGCTGACATTACAGCCAAGGACAACACCATTATTGAATGCTGATGCGGCTGCCTTCACAGCGTCGTCCACAGAATCCTTCAGATAGCCCTGAGACATCTGAGAAGCTGCACCAACCTCGATCACACCAGTCTTAAGACCAAGTGCATTCAAACGCTGCTGCTTTTCCACGATAGACAGACTGAAAGAGCCAATCATCTCAAGCTTATGCTGTGCTTCAGCAAGCTCAGACTTAGCCACTCTCACAGTCGTCTCATACACATTCGGATCATAGTAAAATCCTGCAAAAATAGACTCCTTCATACCGAGGGTAGCCTTTTCGCAGTATCCAACACGAATCAGATTCGTAGCATCGTTCATGAAAATGGTATTCTTATCAATCGTCTCGTCATATGCAGCAAGACGGAGTGCAATACCATTCGGATCTGCCGGAGTTGGATTCGGGACCATCACGGCGATATTAGATCCGGGGATATTTCGATTATCCAGATCAAACTGCTTATAGATATCCGGATCCTTTTCCAGTGCTTCCAAAATCTGATCCTTCACCACACGGGTAATAACCGGAGTATTCAGAAGCATAGCCAGATCGTTCAGCAGGGTACGTGCATGTGCATTTGTCTTATTGCAGACAAGCAGAACCAGAGAGATAGAGCCATGCTGCTTCAGATCCTCAAGCAGGTCACGACGAATCGGACCGCCAAGTGCAACATCATCGTACCAAGGAGCAATACATGCAAGCTTACGACCACGCTGCTTGGATGCCTCACACAGAGGCTTCAAAATCTTATCATAGATATTCTGATCGACCTTATTGTCGAACACGATGTAATCCATGGGGCCTGCACTCATGGTATTATCATCATTATTGATATAAGACTGATCAGTCAGGGAAGTATCAATCTTATAGCCATTAATGGTGTATGCATGAGTAGAGCCATCCTTGGAATTTGCAACGGAGATTGCAGGGAACTGAAGCTCCCTGTAAAGATCGGAAATCATATTGGTAATCTCTTCATTACCATTGGAAGAGACGTAGACGACCTTCTTGATATTCTCAGCCAGAACATCGGGATCATCAGACTGAATTGAAATTGCTCGCTTATTCAGCTCTTCGATCACATCATCCTTTACCCGATTCATCATCTTCATGATTTCACGGGGAAGAGCTCGATTGAGAGAGCAGTCACTCAGCTTCTTACGCATCCGATAAGACTCGTAAACACCACGAGTTGCAACAACCGCAGTCGTAGTACCATCACCAACGGTAAAGTTCAGACGATCACAGATGGTAGACATCATATTCTTGATAGTGTGATCAATCTTCGTGTTGAACTCCAGGTACTTCATGATGGAATAACCATCTTTTGTATTGAAGAAGGTAGACTGGGTAGAAGAAGGAACGACGATGAACGTACCAGCACCAGCAGGGCCAAAAGACATGACCAGCTTTTCCCAGATGGTATTAAACACCTGGCCGACACGCTTATCGAATTCATCTTTGGAATAGACGTTGATCAGAGGCTCACGATCGAGATCACTCCGACCAAAATCCATATCATCGGTAGTTTTCATATTACTTACCTCCTGTTTTATAAGTTAATTTTGTGTCATCACGTTGATTAATTACTCTACTGGATCTCTGTATGTGTTTCGGTTAATGGTATCAATAGACCCATTATCATGTTCGTCTGTACTACATGCTCTAGCATAGGCAAGCTTAAATGCATACTTTTTCCATAGCTCAGTAAAATCAATCTTGTAGTCTTTCATATTCTTTTTATTATACCGATACTCAATCGGAAGAACGATAGAAGACAGATGAAGGACTTTATTTTCTTCCATCCTATGAATGAGATCAATATTGGATAAGAAGTATGTAGAATTTGCTCCAGCCTTTTTACATACTTCATCGAAATCATCCATGAAAGTGAATTCAATCCCAAGTTCCCGTTTCAAATCTTCTTTCGGCCATGGAGTTTTGAAAGGACAGTAAACGAGAACATCTTTCACCGGATGCTTCTTACTCTTCAAAAATCTCAGCATATACTGAGTGCAAAGCACGTTACAGTTTGAATAGAATTTTTCCGAGATAAGCATTTGATCCATAATCAATCCATCTAAGAATTCTTCTGATACTCTTTCTGGATCTCGATTTAGATCAATAAGAAAATTCTGATGCTTCCGATTCACATACCACTCATACAGGGAAGCAAGATCGAACGATTCAATTTCTTCTAGACGAAGAATTGGACGAAGTTTTTCATTCTTCTGGATATACTGAAGAAGAACGAAATAAGGTGATTTAATAAAATCAAGATATTCAATCACCAAATAATCTGCATTGTAGAAAATCGTCTCTGATTGTGCCATAAACTCATTCCTTTCTATGAAATAAAATAGGCCACCACAGCACTACTTATATAGAGTGTGTGGTGGCCTAATTAGTTATCGTAATGAATTAGAAAGGCAGATCCTCTGCACTGAATGCAGAATTAGCAGAAGGGGAAGTGGAAGGGACATCGGAAGACTGAGCATTATTACCAGTCTGGAGACCATTGCCCCAGCTGTTAAAGAATGCATTGGACTGAGTAGAGACACCAAAGATGTCGTTGATATTCTTCAGAGCATTGTAGAAGAACATGAACTCAGCCTCAGTAGACTTCACGGTACCATTGCCGGTATTGGGATCGTAATCCAGGACAACCTTGGTCTTATTGAACTTGTAGATGTACCGGTTCGAAGGATCACAAGTGTTATCCTGATTTGCGCTGACATAGCCGATGAAATAGAGAGTAGGAACACCCTTGTCATCCTTTGCATACTGGATGACAATGATAGCATTCTTATTGCCCATCTTCATAGCAACGTTGACAGGCTTCTCCAGATCCTCGCCAGCTTCCACCTTCTTGATAACGGGAACGATATGCTCATCAATAAGCTGAGTCAGACCCAGAGCCTTCTGTGCAGTAATTGCAGTAGAGAAGCTACGGTTCCGATCATACTGACGGATACCATCCTCGTTGGTACCACTGCAAGGATTCAGACGAATGGAAATCATATCATTCCAATAGGTCATGCCCATCGAAGCAGTGTCGCCATAAAAGGTTTTGATGTTAGTAGAAACGTTTTTGCGATTAGTGTTAGAATTGTAAGGCATAATAAAATTCTCCTTTGTGTTTCAAAATTACGTATGTGTAAGTCGGACGATATGAAATCATTTAGTCCTTTTTCTTAGAGTACTTCTTCAGAATCTTTCTTCTGACCTTAGCTTCAACCTCATAAAGGAAGGCTGAATAATCCGTAAGGTCAAAATAACAAGGTACAAAATTACCTGTAAGAACCAACTTATCAAACTTCTCTTTCACAAACTCAGTCTCAAGGCAGGGAGACTCTCTGTCATCACACAGATCAAAGAATGTGTCAATGTCCATATCGAAGTCCATCGTGTCATGGATAACATCTCCCATGTGACCAAGGACATAAAGATCAGCAGGATCATCCACATATTTCTTCATAGAATTTGTGGTGACATCCTCATCCGGATCATCTGCCTGTGCATAAGAATCATGATGATCTTCGATGAAATTCATCACAGCAGAAGTGATATTTTTCTTGCAGTTTGTCAAGAAGAATCGGTATACGTAATGGATGATATCGTCTTGGTCAGACTCACTCATATCCCAGAAATCTACGATTCCGATACCGAGCTTCTTCTCAAACATTTTGAGCATGAAAGTATAGAATCCATCCCGAAGCTTTATAAGATTATCCATCTCTTCATCTTCATACACATTCACATTCTCTTTCGAGAATTTGTACTTATTGATGAAGGTATCGACATAATCCTTCTTTGTATAGTCAATAGGATTCTTAAACTGCTTCTTGATACTCTCTTGAATCAGATTGATTGGAGCTTCTGAGAGAAACTCCTCAGAACTAATATCATTGGGAGTATATACATAACCAGTTTCAAACATGGGAATCTTCCTTTCTATTTTATTTTTAATAGCTAATAGTTAGAATCAGAATCTAACTATATTCGAGAACTTACCAGTCTTTCGATTGGCTGTCTTGTAGTTTTTACCAACCGTAGGAATATCGACACCGAAGATATCCAGAACGCCCTTAAAGGGAGCAAGGGTATTACCGATCACCGTCCGTACGTCAATATACGGCTGACACCAATCCGGAATCTTATGACCAGAAGGAATTGCAATAATCTGAAGACCCTTATCCGAAATCTGCTTATCGGGAGAATGGAATACGTTTCTCATCAAAGCATCATAAACTTCAGGATAAGTATTCTGCAAATCCTTAATATCATTTTCCGTAAAAGTGGTAAGCTTTAAGATACTGACTTTCGACGGATACTGAATCTCATCATCCGGATATACAGCGTTCCAAGCAATTGCTCCACGGAAAGCCTGCTGAGAATACGGATTTGCATATGCTTCTTTTTCTTTTGCAGACGCAAGGGTGAGGTAAGTAATCTCACCATGACGAAGGGAATTCAAAATATCCTCTTCAAACTTTTTCAGTTCATACAGAATGCCAGACACATCCGGGACAACAGACTCAAGAATATACTGGCGAACGATATTGTCGAATCGCTTATTCGCAGTCTCTGCTGTACCAGCTTTCATATAATCAAAACCTTTTGTGTCCTGCTTATACGGATGGAACATGTTACCTTCACGAAGTTTCATCGCAGAGATATAGCGCTTTTTCTTCTTACCAACAACCAGCTTCTGGAAATAGAACTCATTCTTCATATTAAAAATCGGACGATAATCATCCGGGATATAAGAATGGAGTCCATACTCATTCAGAGTGTGCTGGACGGCAGCAGTGATATAATAAGTCAGTGTGTTAACACAGATAAACTTATTATTTTCAGCGCTTCTACCATAAGAAGAATTCCTGAGAATGGTACGATTGCAAAAATTTACCCATTCGTCAATATTCAGAATATTCGAATCCGTATCGACGATGCAAACCGTTCTTCTCATGAAATACTTCAGACGATGAATTCGATCAATCGACATGAAGGGAATATAAACGTACTTCATGTAAAGGTCTTTCAGCTTATCCAGAATCTCTTTGATAGAATCCGGAGGAGAATTCGGATTCAGGAAGTACTGGATATTCACATACTCATTGTACGTTTTGACCTTATCATGCTCCTGGCCTTTTGTGAACTTTGAACGAAGCTCTTCAGGAATATCCTCATATTTTTTTGCATACGGAAGATTCTTAACTCCAGCGAAAAGATCATCATAAAGATCAAGAACTTTCTCATGTGCTTCTGTAAACTCGAGGAAGTTATTCTTATAATAAATCTTCGTCACATCATCGTCACTGAGATTTGATACCATCTCAATAACGCCATCCTGCCAAGACGCTTCATAAGTATCCTCGTAAAACATTCCAAGCAGTCGACTAATAAGCTGAGAATGAGTAACTCGTTTCATCCACTTCGGAATATTATAATCCTGCTTCAGAATTTCGTTGACGTAATGATAGCATTCATTATCATCAATGAATTTATAGTTATTCACCAGATATCCCTCAAAGAGAGTCTCTGTGGTAGAAATAACAGACTGTGCTGTTCCAGTAGTCGCAGGGCCAGACCACTTGGAATAGAATGCAGACTGTGGCATACCAGAGCCACCATAATAGGAGTTTGCCAAGCGCTTCACATTACCCTGAAGACGGTCAAGATCTTTATATTCATCAGACTGATCATCTTCAATCTGGAACATTTTCTTCTTAACTGCTTTACGCTCAACGAGGAAGCTGTTAACCATGTCTGCGATCGGGTTAATAGCTTCCAATTGATTCTTATAAAAAGTAGCATTGCCCGCAACGATGGGGTTCCGTTTCAGCACCCAATCGAGTACCGAGATTGCGCTTGCTTGCTTATGCTCATGTGTGTAGTTATTATCCAATTCAACATCTGGATTATACATTTGCTCCAGAAGCATTTTATCGAGTACTTCGTCAATTTCGCTCTTTTTCCAATTCGGATTAAGACGCTTCATATTGACAATCATTTCTTCTTTCCATCGCTTGATGAAAATACTTTTGGAAAGAGTTTCTTTATTTAATCTTGGCATCTGTATCAGTCCTTTCCTAAGTATAGATACCATTTTCTTAAACTAAAGTAAACGACAATCTGAATAATCAGTGGCCCTAGAAAGACTACTATAAAAACAGTAGTGTAATGACTTAACCGTCTTTACACTAATAAAGAAAGGATGAATCTCATGTCAAAGTTTACTGAACTGATGAGCAAGCCTCTGCAGTCAGCTCTTGGCTCTGATGACGCATTTACTCTCGAAGGCTTTGGCTGCGAAGAGGGTGGCGATATCTGTGATCCCAGCGAGCCGTTTGGCACTGACCCCACAACTCCCGTCACTGCTCCCGATGCTTCCACTCCTGTTGATCAGGTGAAGGCAAACGTCGCAAAGGCAATGACTTCTTCTGATACAGAGATGCAGGATCCCCCTCCGCTTACTCCCGAGCAGGATCAGCATGTCGATGATGTCATGACTGCTGTCCTGACTCCTATGCTGCTGAAGGAGAGCATGACTGATGCCGAGTTCACTGAGTTTGTGAACTCCGATGAGTTTGATACTCTGCGTGATGAGGGCTTCATGACTGAGCGTACTATCGTGAAGTTCGATAAGCACGCTCGTAAGGCTCAGCTGTATGAGGTCGCTATCCGTGCATGCGCTATGGAGCATCATGATCCGCTGTGGCGTAAGCTGGAGACTGTCTACAAGATGGAGCGTATCTTGAAGGCTAAACTTCGTATCAAGTATCATTCTCAGGCCAACCGCAAGGTCAAGGAGTATCTGCGTAAGGCTCAGAAGTCTAAGTCTGGTATCCTCTCACGGATCGCCAGCAAGTTCTTCCACAAGAAGTAACTTCTATGGAATAATTGGAATGAACCGATGTCCGGGTTTAAATTACTCAGACATCGGTTCATTCCATGTTTTGAAAAAAGTAAGGAGAGCACAAAGTTAAGAGAAAATTTAAGACTAATTATGTTTATATATTATATATTTGTATTAACCAGGCGACATAAAATTTAATGCGCCTGGGTTTAGGAGGTGATTCATTATGAAGTATGACCAGGCAGTTCTTGATCGAATGGCTGATAGTTATGAAAAGTATCTCTATTTTCTAAAGAGGTACATCGTGCTCGAAGGGCTCGAAGAAAAGACATACAAAAAGCATGTAAAAAAGATCAAGAAGATGATTAAGCATCTACGTAAGGGAGAGGGAGACAAAGTTCTCATTCCCGAGCGTTATCTTGCTTATGTCGAGAAGTACGGAAAGTAAAGAAACGCTGATGGAGGACAAATAATGGAAAGGAAAAAGTCGTATAATTTTCCGATTCAACTTGCGTTCCAGGATAAGATCTACTCTATTAAGGGTTACATCGCTGATGATACGCAGTATATCGACGGAAAAGGATACATCGACGAAGACGATGGGCAGATTTATATCTGCTCCACGAAAAAGGACAGTGTCCGTCCTATCATTCCAACAGTCTATGTCATAGACGGGCATATGACGAAGGTTCTCACTCCGAATGAGAAGACAAATGAGATTTTCTCTGTCGGGCACACCTTCGAAATCACGTTGCCGAAGATTGAGGCAACTACCACAAAGAACGAAGTCTTGTATTCGGAAGAAGCATTGATGGATATGAATGCTGCAACTTCCGTTTTTCGTCCCATCATCAATGATACGGATGATGGATGGAAAAAATGCATCAAGAAATCAATCCTTGCAAAAGGCCGTGACATCAATTCTTTGAAGTATATGACCGGAGATAAGTATACGCTCACAAACATGAAGACCGCTTTGAATAACGGTACCCGTATGAGCGTCACCAACTTCTCTAAGTGGTGTGAACTTCTCGGTCTTGACTTTGAGATCCGTGTCATGGATAATGGTGCAGACCCTGACTTCCCGCTTAAGAACGATATTGTCTTCAGCAGTGTGACCGGAAAGGTCTATCTGGAAGGCACTGCTGAAGATCCGAATAAAAAGTGAAAATATTGGAGGAAATGAAAAATGCTGAAGGTTTATAATGATGGTAAGATGGCTACCGCTGTTCTCACTGAATGTGAGTATGACGCTATCCTCTACTATTCCAAGCGTCTGACCGATACCCTGAATTCTCAGATTCCTGGTTGCGACAGTTTCAACATCATCTTCAACAGCTTCAATTTTGGAAAGCATAGCATCAATCAGGACCTCAGACTCCCTTGCAAGTTCCAGGCAACTGTTATGATCAACGGTGATACCCAGGAGGATATCATTGCCGCTGAGAATGCAGCAAAGAAGCGTGTGCTCGATGGGTACCATAATGAGATGCGGAAGGCTAAGCTGGTGCTCATCGCCGGCGCTGCAAAGTATACCGCCAAAGTCATGGGTCGCCTCATTGACATGTCTTATGAGATTGCACCTTGGGACGATGATGAGGAAGATTCTGCGCCACACCTCTTCAACGGTATCCCTGCACCGAAGCACCACCACATGGACACGAGTGATAACGATAATGAGAGACGCCCTGTCATTCCTGCGTCGCTGTGTCTCAGCATGCTCTCTCCGAGCGACTACGATGGTGACACCGTTCCGAGCTTCAATGATCTGGTGAAAGCTGGAGAAGATGCCGTGGAAGACGAAGACGATGATCCCATTGAGGGCGACCGTGTGAGTGCTAACAGCAACTTCAGCAGCCGTGAGCCTCTGACCGAGAAGGACGAAGACGATTACACGGATGACGTGGAGCTGACCGATCCCATCCCCTGCAAGAAGACCTATGAAACTCCGGTGATCATTCCTGTTGATGAAGATGGGAACGATATTCCCGAATCGGATAGTGACAGCATCCTCTAATAAAGAATAATAATCCTGGTGTAGCATGTGATTTAATGCTACACCAGGATTTCTTTTTTCCCATCCCGCTAATGACAGACTACTAAATAGGAGGTGAAATTATGACAAATCGAGAATTTAAAATTGAATTAATTAAGCAGTTAATGGAACGACCCATATTCACACAAAAAGTAAGTGATATCAATATTCGTACTCGATGCCCGTATTGTGGTGACTCTGTAAAGAACCAGAATACGGGTCATTTTTATATCCGAATATCTCCTAATGATAATCTTCCAATTCTTTATAACTGCTTCCGTTGTCCAGCACATGGGATCGTAGATAAAGATGTGCTGGAAGAGTTGGAAATCCAGGATAAAAATCTACTCAACGATGCCGGAAAGGTTGCTAAAACTTCTGATAAGAATGCTGCAATCAATCCAGATCGTCCAGCAATCATATTCAATTATGAGCTCCCAGAGAATTATGAAGAGAAAAAGATTCGATACATCGAAAATCGACTCGGAAGAAAATTCACTGAGCAGGACTTAAAAGACTGCAAAGTGATTACTTCTTTACGAGAGTTTCTCTTGAAAAACGATATCCACACGATAACCGTAAAACCTGAAGTTGCAAACTTCTTAGATAGAGATTTCGTTGGATTCGTTACTTCTACTGGAACTCAAATCCTATTCCGAAGCATTCGGCCCGATACGGAGATTCGCTGGTTTAAATATTCTCTTATTCTAAACGAAAGTTTAGTAAGGCCATATTATGCAATTTCATCAGCTGTCGATCTATTCACTCCAGATGATATTACGATCAATATTTCGGAAGGAGTATTTGATTGTATGGGAATCGCATATGGATTGGATGAGATAAAAGAGAATACTTTAAACTTAGCCACATGCGGAAAGTTCTATGGTAATATGATGAAAACGATGATGCAAAAAGGATTCGTTGGAAATAACATCATTTACCATATCTATGCAGATAATGATGGAAGCGAAGGAACTGACATTGATTATCTGAGGAGAACTTTAACGCAATATCTTCCTCTCACAAAAACAATTTACGTCCACTATAATATTCTTGAAAAAGATTGTGGTGTACGACCCGATAGAATCAAACTAAAAACATACGAACTATAAAAGACAGAGATACTCTAATCATAGATGTATCTCTGTCTTTTTTGTAGTCGTTAAGCTTTAGCTTGAGCAGCCTTCCAATCCGTTCTATAAGAACGAATAGTATCTTTGAACTTCGGAACGTCTTGAATCTTAATAACTTTTTCCAGATAAATATTCATGAACCTGCTGAAATAGTCTTCAGTGTCATCTGCCTTTGCTTTCGAAAGATCAGTAACAAACTTTTCTGGCCAAGAAACTTCCTTGTGCTTATTAATATATTTCAGCATGCATTGCACCATGTCCATTTTCTTTGGTGAGGTTGCTTTAATAACGGTATCACCGAAATCAATTGTGACAAGGTAAGGTAGCTCGTAGACATAAGTCAACTTATCCGAGTTCGCATATGTCGCCTGGATAAGGTCTTTTACATCTTTAGATACTTTTGATTTTTGAGGGAATCCATATAAGGCCCACGCATAAACCTCTCCAACAACGCCATTATGCATAGAAGTCCCTTCACTCTGCTTCGCAGATCTCGCGGTCTTAAATGCTGCAAGACCGGTCTTATTCAATACATTATCTCGAATGAGTGGAATACTCGTAACAGCTTTGTTGACAGATGGAGCGATTTTATTGTTATACGTATCAGAAACGGTATTCCTAACAGTACCAGCAATATCGACTTCACCTTGGGTCGCCTGCTTTATTAACTCACTTGCGCCAAGTGAGGTAAGTGTGATGCCTGTAATTTTTGCGATAGCTAAAAGAGCTGCTGTATTCTTCTGGTGATACCCACCACAATCTCGCATATATTTACGAACATGTGTTTCGATAGAAGAAGTCATCCTCTGAAGAAGATTTGCCTGCTCTTTTACCTTAACTCCTTTTGCGTCTTCCTTAAACTTAGCAAGAACTTTATCGGAGTCGGCCTTAACAGCATCCATGTCAAGCTCAATGTCTTTCAGCTCTTTGTCTGAAAAACGGATCGCATCTTCAAGCGCGAGATTGACGACCTCGGCGTTCTGCTCAATCAGCTTTTCATACTTAGCATTGCACTTATCTATGGATTCTTTGATGTCGTTATACTCGAGAATAATTGAAGACGTATTATCCCTGTCGGGAACAAATGCGCCAACGATAGGAAGCATTTGCAGTCCATAACTAGCATCGTTATTTGCTTCAACCTTAAGGCGCATTAAACGACGTTCAAGCTGAGCCATCTCTTTGATGTAAGCATCAAGTGCCTTCTTGTTCTTTTTTGTACGATAGACCTTAATCTGTTTGCGAGCAGATTCAGGGAGCTTCTTTGCAGATTTAACAGCCGCCTTGATCTGAGCAAGCTTTTCTTTCTCTTCCTTACTACCAAAGATCTTAATCTTTAGATTACGGAAGAAAAGGCCGACGTTATCAATAACTTTCTGAATAAATCCAGAAAGTTTGGAAATCAGATCACTACACGCATTCTCATAAAGAATTGAAGTTTCGTGGTCTGAAATAATATGAGAAGCTGCTTCCGTATAGAGTTCAGTAGCTTCTACATGAAATGCGTCAATGTAGGATCGCATCATGTGATCATTTTCCATAGCGATGCATTCACTCTCTGTGAAGATGATATCCAATTCTGGATAACACATAATTTTTCACTCCTTTACAACGTAGTAACCCTTGTAAACTTAGGGAATTGTTTCAGGGTGGGTACTTACATTATATTAATTCTACGAATAATACATAGAGAAAGGAGGTTATCACATTGATGGATAGTTACTTTCTCGAGTTTGACCTTGAATGTGAAAAGGCCGATTACCTCTATGAATGTGCTTATGATAAGTTCATGATTGATGTAACGGAAGTTCACAATAAGGTCAAACTTGGGTATTTTAACGAATCATCAAACGATGCATCCTTTATGCTTGAGGAAGCTGGAAAGTCGTTCGTTGACTCTATCAAGGCGTTCTTCGGTAAGATTCTTAACGGGATTAAGACTCTCGTTAAGAAAGTTACCGGTGCGATCAAGACTAAGTTCAACCAGATCACTGCTTCCGGAAAGCTGAAGAATGTCGAACAGGCTCTTGTCACAAACAAAGAGCTTGCTGGTCAAAAAATCAAAATCACCGATCGTGCGAAGTATATCGCCGCATACGATGATTATGTGAAAGCCGCTGTTGCTGGTGTACGCAAGCTTCAGACTACCCAGTATAAAAACGCTGATGAATACAAGAAGGCTCAGGATGAACTTTCTGAGAAGCTTCAAGGTATCATCAAGAGTTGGAATCTGGATGGTTCTGACGTACGGCAGTTAAACATCGGCATTGCTGATGCTGTAAAGCTCAGTAATAAAGAGATCAAGGATTTCGACAAGAATATGTCCGAAATCCAGGGGAAATGGACAGATACAATTGGCATTCTCCAAAAATGTGCTCTCAATGAAGACGATCCTTCTAAGATCGGATTCATTAAGAGCATCACAAACCAATTCAATAGCGTGTCGTCCAAAGCGTACAACTATTGTGCGAAGCATCCCGCTCAAATTGTCGCAGCAACCTTAACTGCATCTGCAGCTGCTGCAGGTGGCGTTGCTGTAAATAAAGCATACTGGAAGGGCGAAGGCCAACAAAGAATCCTTAAGAAAGATAATGAAGAGCGCGCAAAGAGAGGAGAAAAAACTCTCGAGACACCTGCAAAAAACACTTTTTGGGGAAAAGTAGTTGACGGCGCCCGGGGAATAACTGCAGGCATAAATCAAGCTACTGGCATAAAAGAAGACAATGATTTATGGAGAGATTTAATTTAATAATCCAAATCAATTAAAAAGGAGTAATGCATTATGACTAATCTTGAATTTGCAATCTGCGAAGCAGAAAATTCTGGCGAGATTACCATGTCTGATCGAGACTTCCTTCTCGATTACATTTCTGAGAAGTTCTCCAATCCGATCGCATCAGTTAAGTCTAAGCTTAACGCCAAGAAAGAAATGAATTCAGCAAAGGCTGCCATGCGCAAGGGCATTGCTGCTGAAACCCCCAAGGATCAGATTAAGGGCCTTACCGCTGAGAAAAATGCGCGCCTCGACAATCTTTATTTCCGTGCAGCATACAATATCGCGCTGTATCACGAAGCACTCAAGAAGATCTACAGCATGTCCGTTAGTGACGCCGCTGACGACGAGGCTGCATCTGGTAGCAAGAATACTAAGGTTGTCTCACAGATTCTGACCAACAACCTTACTAAGGCAAATGAGCGTATCAAAGCCCAGCTTGCTGCTCTGGAGACTGAAGAGCAGAATATCACGAAGGGTACAGCTGCTCTCATTAAGCATATTCGCGAGGCGGCTGCCGGCAAGCTTCAGACAACAATTTCAAACGTTGCCTCCGCCTTTAAGAACGCCATTAAGGCTGGATGGGCATGGGCAAAAACGCACTTTGGCAAACTCATTCCTCACATCCATAAGAAGAATCTTTCTAAGGATCAGCAGGAAAAGCTGGAGGATGCTGAGGAGAAGGTTGCTGAGACTCCGGAAGCCGCAAGTGATGCAAAGGGCGGCGATGCAAAGGCTGAAGTTACACCTGAGTCTGTTCGCATGGACATCTATGATGCTGAGCTGAATGGCCAGATCACTGTTGAGGAGCGCGTCGCTCTTATCAATGAGCTCGACGAGCGTCTCGCATCTTATCAGGAGTCTTATGAGGATCCCGAGGCCGCATTTGCAGATCTTCTGTAATGCGTCACTGATCTAATATTCTGAACACTTAGTTGGCCAGACTGTATTAATTTTGCAGTCTGGCCAACTATTTATTATGGCATTGCTTAGACATTTATTTTGAGTTCCGAGACCTAGATGGCCGTAGACGAACTGATAGTTTCTAAGCAAGAGTATTGATGAAACGATGGATGATTGTCCGAGATCTATATGTTCGTAGACGATATGATTCTTGAAATTCACCAAAAGTAGACTTATATCGAATTGATACTGGAGATCTAAAATGTTCGTAGAAGGTATCTTGGAGATATAAGTTTACCAGCGAAGTGGGAGTACTGTCAGGAGATCTAGATGATCGTAGAATGATTGCTGTCATTTCCCTGAATTTTAGAAGATACCGAGCTAAGATTCAGTGATTTCGGATTTATATTCTGCAAGTCGAATTAGTCTCCCTGGAATCACGGGAGTACCGGAATACAAAATAAAGTCCGAATATCAACCCATCATCCTAACAAAGCGTTTAAAGTAAGTAAAATGCCCTATAGAGTTGAGATACTCTATAGGGCATTTTCTAATGCTTATACGTCAAAAATAGCTTTCATGTCATCAACAGCGGACTCAGCCATCTGAAGCTGCTCGTTCTCATCAGAGCGATACTTAAACTTCGACATAGACTTCTCGAAATTATTGTCAATCGTGTCATCATGACGATTATACACAACGAACTTCTCACGGGAAGAAACCACGTTCTTCAAAGTATCGTAGAAGCCACGATTCGCGCGAACCTCTTCCTTACAAACAGAGCTCAGCTTAGAATAGTAAGCATAATTTGTTCCCTTCGAAACAACTGCGCGTGCAGCAGGCTTAATATCGTCACTGAACTTATTGATCTCCTTCTCATAGTCGTCAATTGCGCTCTTGTACTGTGCGACCAGGTCCTTCGCCTTATCAAAGGCGTCATCAGACGGAGTCAGATAGCGAATAACACCAGAAGTTTCCTGATACGCATTCACCATCTTAAGACGAGCTCGAGTAAGCTCGGTAATAGAAGAATTCATCTGACGAAGAAAGCCTTCATCTGTAGTACCACCAGTAACTGCACTCTTTGCAGTCTTCAGTGCGTTCATAACGTTCTTCTTCGCTTTATCAACGTTCTCCTTCTTCGGAGCAAGCTTTGACAGGATCTCCTTAACACCTTCCGAGTAATACTCCTCGTCAGTCATATAAGACTGAGTAGAGTATTCATTGAAAAATGCTTCGGTCTCATTCAGATCAGAAAGAAGATCATCGACGTATTCCTTTGCGAACAGAGGCTTCTTCGCAGGAGCAGCTGCCATATTATTCTCATATCGAGCAAGCTCCTTCTTACGGAACTTGATCTTATTCTTCAGCTCATCGGAATACTGGATCAGTCGATTGATGTAGAAGTTCTTATCACCGTAGTTAATCTGGCCACCATTGAGACCCTTGCCTACGCTGTTCAGTCGCATGGACTCCTTCGTCCGATCAATAGCAGCTTTTCCAGTGAACGGAATAAAGTCCTTCAGAATAGGAATGAAAAGACCTGTGATATAGCTGCCGAATGTAGAAGCTTCACGCCACTCCTTCAGTGACGTATCAAGATCTTCCATAATCGCAACTGCCTTATCAAGATCTGCAGCTGCTGCCTTGAAATTCTTTGCTTTCACATCTTTCTTGTACTGCTTCACAAGAGCTTTTGCAGCACGAGTGCGATCGTGATATTCTTTATGTGCTTCCCAGTTTGCACCTTCTGTGGTAACTGTGAACATTGAAACTGCTTCATCGTTAGACAGAAGTCCAGACTGAGCAGCTTCCATGATCACAAAATCAAGATTTGTTGCCATCTCTTTATACTCCTTTACTCATTATTATCAGAATCATCCATAGGAGGAGGCTCTGTCTCATCACTGTTGGTACGTCCTTTCAGTGTCTTCGCCACAGTAATACCAGCACCAGTTGTGATAACCCACTTTGCAAAACCAAAAACTTCAGTTGTAAGCGTGCTATCAAGCTGAATCTGGCTACCAGTCTTCAGACCAACGAAGCCAAGAATGATGTCAATAATCGTATAGATGATGACCAATGTGGAGCATAAGATCAGCATCATGTCACGAGTTTTAACCGTCTTCCTTTTCCCGTGTTTAGTGGTCATGCCTATCACTCCTTTCCATTAAACACTAGAGTTGACATTAAATACTTGTACTTAAGAGAAACCCTAGTGAATATAGCACCTGAAAACAATAGGGTAAGCGATTACGAGGAAACCCTACATTGAAAAAGAAAGGAGTGACGACTTCATATATGGCTCTCAAAATTGGTGACAAGGTAAGTACCTCTGCATCTGTTGATGTAAATGGTACTCACCTTGCTTCTTTTGTCAGAAATAACGTGTATGAAATCATACATATTGGTGGTCAAAATTATCCAGATTCTCGAGTCGTCATTGGTAAAGATGGAAAAGAGATTGCTGCGGTTGATATCAACACGCTAGTGTCTTTCCCAGAAAAGAGTCTGAAATCGACATATCCAGTTCCAACACCAATGCAAGTGCCAGCAAATCCGGAAGATGAGATTGATGCGCAGAGTTTTCTTGGCGATATGGTAAATGGAGCCAAGAATACCATCAGCAATATCAAAAACGGTGTGGATAAACTTCAAGATCAGGCTGGAAACTGGGTCGGTTCAAAAATAGACTCCTATGTCGGAACCGGTGCCGGTAAAGCTCTTGTGAACGGAGTTATGAATCTTGGTAAAAACTTACTATCAAGTGCACTCAGCAACCTATTTGGATCTTTGAAATCGTGGATTACAAATGCCATCTTAGGTGATAGTCGAGTCATGTATCTTACGAGAAGATATAAGACAACACAGAATTCTGACTATAAGTACACCTACACAGAAAAGCAGTCGGCTGACTACTATGCTGTCATGAATATGCTGAAGTACGGAGATCTCAAATATCAGCAAAGTTCAGTTACAATCAATGCCCTCGACCGAAATGCTCCCAGCATTGTTCAGAATAAATATGGCTTCCCAAATAAGACTGCTAACCCTGATAGTACTCATTCTCTTTATCGCTATGATTATTTCATGGATTATGAGAAGGAAAAACTTCTCGTAAATATGAATACAATCCGTCAGTCAGTCAACATCGACTTGATGGATCCGACAACGCTGTATCGTCAGTATACGAAGTACTATAATAAGTACAAGCAGCCGAACGGGAATGATGCCCTTTCAAAAACATTTGCGCATGTATTTTTCGTTCGCCCTGATTGCAATATCTATGCTGAAGGATCAAATGGCGGTCTGTCATCTCCTGCATTATCGGATGATTTGAAGAATCTTTCTGAGTATTATTATGCTCTGAAGCATTGCCCAGAGATGCTGAGAGAACTGACGCAATCCAAAGCAGGATACAATCATCAGTTTGCATTGTACCTATCTAACAAGGCAAAATCCTTCCAGACAGCCGATGAGTATATTGATACTGACGCATATGGTCAGGCATTGACAGGTCATAAGGTTGCGTACGGCAAGAGTAATATCAAGAGTAAGACAGAAGGCAGTTTCCAGATCAAATATGTGGATGACCGAGATCTTCACATCTATCATCTCCACAAACTCTGGTCTGATTATGTGTCTCATGTTTACCGTGGTAAAGTAATGCCGAATGTCAACTACATCAAAAATCGAATTATTGATTATGCGACGTGTGTGTATTACATCCTGACAGCAGAGGATGGAGAAACGATTATCTTTTGGTCGAAATATTACGGTGTATTCCCGGTTACGATGCCGTCGTCTTCGTTTGCATACGATTCAGAGACACGACTTGCAAATCCTGAATACTCCGTTGAATACCGATTCTCATGGAAAGAAGATTTTAATCCTCTCTCTTTGATCGAGTTCAATACTCATAGCCCCACAATGGGACAATGGAGATACGTCAATAAATTCCAGCCTGCTGTTTGTGGTACTGGTTACACATGGTCTGGCATTCCGTTCATTGAAACTTTCAATGGTGATGGTAAGAGAAATCTCCCATACACATTTAAACTTAGATTCCGTCCCATGAGATAATCTCTAATCTATTAGGAAAGGAGAAATGCTAAATGGCTAAAGTAACTACAACGGATAAAATCGTTGTTGACCGTGACTATACGGACAGTTACTCCATTAAAGATACAGCACTGACTACTCTTGGTCAGAAATATTTCGGTGATATTCCGCTGTCAGCTCTGAATGTTGGCGAGCAAGGCTTCGTCATGGAGCAGATTGCAAATATCACTGAAGACGCAATGAATACAGCTTCAGTTCTTATCAACGAAGCTTTTCCGAATAAGGCAATTATCCCGGAATCCATCTATTCCCATGCCGCTATTTTCCAGCTGGACAATTCTTTCGGATCCGCAGCAACTTGCACATTCGTTTTATTATTACAGCAGGAAGATATCCTCCTCTATGGTAGTCAGGATTCTTCAAACGGAACTGTAGTATTTACGATTGATAAGGATATGATTATCAATGTGGAAGATATTTCTTTCACTCTTGATTATGATGTCATTATCGAAGCAAAGAAAAAGAATATTGCGGGTACCTATCAATCAGAATATGTCTACAGTGCAAAGTACGACATGGCTGTTCCGAACTCAGTATCGACTGTTACGAATCCTTACCTGAAAATGCGTAAGGTGAATAACGGTCTTCTGATGTTGGAACTGACTGCACGACAGGTAACTCGCACAGAACTTCACGAGCAGATCATCACAAACACGAAGATCAATTATCCGGTTCTGGACTTCGAATTTGACGATACCCTCGCTGGATTTGATATCTTCTACAAGGCGCCTACTGCATCCGATTATACAAGATTGGATAAGCTGGTAAAATTCTCTCTCCCTCTTAAAACACCTTTCTGCTATTATAGACTGAAAGATGAAAATATTCTGGAGATTTCTTTCTCTCCGAAAGATGGATACTTCCAGCCTGAGTTTAACTCAGATATCAAGGTGATCACCTATACAACAACTGGAGAAGAAGCAAACTTTGAAGAGTATACTGGTAGAAGTATCACTTTCCAGCCGTATTCGGAGAATTATGCATATAATTCTAAAATGATCATTGCTGGTAAAGCTGTATCTCCGGCTGCTGGTGGTGCTTCAAAGCTTTCCATTGATGCACTGCAAGCTCTTACTGTGGAAGGATTCTCAACAGCAAATGAGCTTTCTACCGAAAACGATATTTCTACGTATTTCTACAACTATAAGTATCGATACGGTAACGAGATTTTCGTCATTAAGCGTCGTGATGATATCATGGAACGACTCTTCTCAGCATTCCTTCTGATCAAGCGTGATGACTATATCTACCCAACAAATACACTCGGTGCAAACATCAACAGCTTTGAGTTTGATCGCTCTGAGAACGGTAATGTCTACACTCTGAACCCCGGTCATCTTTTCGTATATGAAGGCGACAGCAGAACTAGAGTGAGACTTCTTCCTGGCTATATGTCATATGATAAGACGATCACAGATCATCTCTACAAAGATCGGTATGAAACACCGAGCATTTGGTTTAGTGATCAGATTATCGTATTCGATAATAGCAAAAAAGAAGATCCGACTACTTGGAACACGACGTTTTTCGTTAAAAACCGAGAAGGTTATTGGCAGCATTATGATGCTGATGGTAACATCATTGAGTATAATGAATATACCGATGCTGATATGGCTGCAAAGACTGAGCTTCTTGGTCTTAAAAAGAAGACTGTCTGCTACCGTGAAGAAACCATCACAACCAAGCATTATGTAGATAATGAATCTGGTACGTATTATCTGTCTGATGGCAAGCATTATGATGCTGATGGTAATAAGATTGATGGAGATCTTTCCACCGATACTCTTACTACAATGATCGAAAACGGGATGCTCGCCCTGTCCGTAGAATCACATCAGGTCTATTATGAGTCTGATACAACCGGTAATAAAACTGGTGATTATATCGGATATGAAAAGCTGATGAAAGATATCAATATCTACAAGCTTTCTAATCTCGGTGAGTATTACGTCCAGGATCTTAACGGCTATTCTCGATACAATTGGTCTGGTGAAAAGCTGGAAACCCGTATCGACATGGAAGATTTGAAGCCTCTGATTCTCAGTGGTGGAGTTGAATTCAAGCAGGGTTATCAGTTCATCTACACAAACCCGTTCTTAATTTCCATGTCAAAGAGCCCAAATCTTGTCGGTCTTTACAAGAACATCCAGAATGAGATTGTGAGTCTGGATTACGTATCATCCAACGATAATCTTCTCTGTCAGTTCATTACTTCAAAACTGAAGCTGAATCGTAGACTGGAAGAGAATAGTCGATACGAGATTTCTCTCAGCATTATTCCCTCCACAGTCTTGGATGGAGATTATGTCCACGAGTTCGGAAACTACAAGTCTGCTACTGGTATTCTGAACGACGTCCGTATCTTTGCATCTTTCCTGAATGGTGACGAAGAGGTTGGATACATCGAACTGTATCCGTCCGAAGTGGATGCTTCGGATAAATCCATGGTAACATTTAGTGCAAAGATTATCACGAACGACTATATTACGACAGACAAGATGTTTGCAATTCTCAATCTTGTAAGTGCAGAAAGTGTTGACTACCACTACGTACCGATTGAAAATTGCTCTGTCAATATATACATCTGCTACCGTGATAATATCGGTGCAGTACAGCCTGGATTCTTTGATCTTTTCCGTCCGAAAAATGATAAGGGAGAGTCAGTTCCTGGTGGTGACATTGACCTTTACTCTCTGGCCAATGTATACTCTGCAAAAACAGAAGGTTTGACTTTCGTTGAACCTCTGAATATGATGCGTAGTAATGTGACCTTCTATACAGGTTCTCTCGATACAGAAGGAAATGAAAAGTGTACGATTGCTGCTATGTCTCTGCTTCCTATGGTGAAGGCAGACATGGTGAATAGCACAGACACATTCAATACCTTCATCAGCAAGGTTACAGATAACTATCGTTATCTTGAAGAGTGCTCACCTAGACTTCGTAACAACACAAACCTGGATATCAAGTTCTATAACACTTATGGTCGTAGTAATAACTACTATATCGGCGACGAGCAAGAGCTCATTGACCGTGTTAATATTAGTATCAGTTACGACGTAAAGCTTGTAGACGGTACAACTGCTACAAATGTTATGGCTGAACTCCAGGCATTCATCAAAGCGTTTGTCGAAAAAGTCAATTCTACCGGTTCGAATGACCTCTATATCTCAAATATGATTAAGGCGATCGAGAATAACTTCCCTGCCGTCCATCATCTGAGATTTACAGGAATCAATGATTACGACCCAAAGTATCAGACAGTGTGCATGAAAGTAACTGATCTGAATGATCTTACCAAAGAAGAACTCCGGGAATACGTTCCCGAGGTTCTCGTTGTTGCACAGGATGATATCAAGCTCAACGTAGAGGTCGTAAAAACAATCAGTTAAGTTTTGAACTCAATACTCTAATAAGAAAGGTGGCTATGAATTATGAAATCCGCAATTCAGTTCAAGCTGGAAACTGCTGGATTAGATGAGCGTGAAGCAAAAGTTCTCGATTTCATTCATGCCAAGAATAAAGCAAAGGATCGTATGGATCAAATGAGTGCATTTGAAAACGATCCCGAGCATATGCGTCGCATGACACTGAAAGCTGCAGAAGACGGCAAGTCCGTTTGCATTGATACAGTCCTTGGTCAAATCTATAAGAACGCACTTCCTTACAACGATCCCGACAAGAACCTTTCTCCGTCGGACGCTGGTGCAGAAGTTCGCGATTTTATTGCCAAGCGCTGTGATAATAAGCCTACAGAATACTACGTCCGTGAAGCTCTGAAGAAGAATAATTCTTCTGTGCTTCGTACGATCGTAACTGAGGCTGAAAACGCTGCTAAGCATGCAGTCACCATCAAGAAGAATAACATTGGTCGTATTGATCCTGAGTCGATTCATTACGATCCCACAGCAAACGATACTGCTATCAAGAACATCAATGCAAAGATGAGCCTTGATGAAATCAGTGATATCATCAAGAATAACGTCCAGACTACCATTGATGCAGAGAAGCAGAAGGTTGCTGACGAGGATCAGTATCGTCATGATATTGAAGATACTCTCGCTCAGGATAATAAGATCATGGACAATCAGACCATGCAGGATGCCGTGAACGAAGCTACAAACTACCGTTTCTCAGGTCGTCCGAAGGTATACCAGCCCTCTCTCTTCGAGGCTATTATGATGAATAAGGCCAATAAGATGCAGGGCTCCGATCCTCAGGATATCTTTACAGAGGCCGTTCATGAGTATACAAAGCTCGCAATGCTGAAGGCTCTGAAGCTGGAGAATTTCGATCTTCGCAACACTCGTGATATGACCTATAAGTATATCACTAACAAGGCTTAAATGATAGGCTAGAAGGAATATGAAAACCTTCTAGCCTATCATTTTTTATTTCAGTTGCTGTCTCACATATACCTTGTTATTGACATCCACCATATCAATCAAAGTATCAAAAGCGAGAATGGAACAACCTGCGGCTTCTGTAGCTAAAGCCCGAATTTCATCAGAGCTAATTGAATGCTCATCCGATTTATTTACAACGAGGTTCATGGAATCAACCTCTGAGTACGAAATATCATTTTTGTTAAGAATCTCTTTAATGGTGCTTAGCATATTACCAGATATCTTCTTTACCTCAGATAATACGCTACTTGAATTATTTGCCATATAATTGCGAAACCCCTTTCTACTCTAGAGTATCCAGCCTTAAATTTATGGTGATGTTTGAATATGCATTAAAACTCAATGCAATCCAAGCATCACCATAAATTATTTAGCCATTATCTTCAGAAGTATCTGTACTTCCTTCAGTGTTTTGATCCTTGTTGTCGCCAGGATTTTCAGTAGTACCCTGATCACCATTCTGATCAGTATCAGTGGGAGGAGCTACAGGATCTTTCTTGTCCTCAGTAGGAGGAGTCTCCGGCTCTTTCTTATCGTCAGTGGGAGGAGTTACTGTGGAATCATCCTTCTTGGAACAACAGCCACAATTACCACCACAAGTACAATGATTACCGTTATTACCGGTATCAGTATCACCTGTGGAGTCATCCTTATCAGTGCCTGTCCCGTTCACGGTATCAAGCAGAGCCTTGATATCTGCAATATCGTAAACCGTATTGAAGTTATCCACGATTGCTTCCACATTCAGAACGATCTGATCAGCCTTACCATCAATCTTGACAGTATAGCTGTTGTCCTGTGTAGCACACGGAATATCCGCAACTACAACTTCAGTGTAATCTGCAGGTGCTTCCAGCACAGCAGGACCAACCATAGAATCAATGATGGATGTACCAATTTTTGCATTGGTAAGGAACTTGGACGCATAGTTATTATGAGTGATCTCATTCGGGCAATCACACATATGATGATAGAGAGTATACTTTGCACTGTGATACTTTCCATCAACGTCCTTACCGCGAACAACCTGCTCATCCTTACCGATCATGTAAGTGTCATTGCCATATGTGGTAGTAACCTTAATCGAATTGATACGAATCGTATACGGATGCTGATTGTACTGGCACTTGATGCCATACCGAGAAATATTCGGTACAGGGATCTCAATTCGACCATCAAAGACATACAGCTTACGGTACATCATATGATTGAACTGATCCACAGGAGCGAGAATAACACCATTGCAACTTTCAGCAAGAGTGGAAAGAACGCCATTAGACAGACACTTCCCGTCTTTATTAAAGAGCTCATAATCTGCAGAGATCAGGAACTCATTATTCACGTGAATAATCTGAGGCACCTTCTCATTGACAATGAACTCCTTCATGAAGGCAACACGCTCGCCATTCTCTTCTGTTGTCAGATCGGAATGATAGAGGTACATGTCGACATCATATACGTTATTGAGATTCTTAGATACCTGAATGCCACACTTCTTATAGTTTGCATCTTCAGGCACCACGATATTGGCTGATTCATCGACCATGTAATACTGACCGTTGAAATAGCCGAACATCTGACTTGTAGCCATAGTCAACCCTTCTTTCCAAATTTATTATAATTATAGAGGCAATCTGGTTCATCCATCCATTCAATATGAATTTCAATCCTAGGTTTTAGTGAATAATACTTCTTAGAGACTCCCTCTACGATAAGAGAGTCATCTGCTAAAATTTTAGATTGAATCATATCAGAGTATGCTTTTCCCAGATTATCCCAATCAGGTTTACTTATAGGTCTAACTAATCCAAGTTCTGCCAAAATAGTATCTGCTTTTGACATAGACTTTGGGATTGGTAAGTAAGACACGCATGTAAATTTGCAAGGAGTATTGATCATTGGAAGATCTCTCCCTTTTGCAAATTTATCAAAAAGATCTTTGTTGTCTTTTGCTCCACGTACATAAAAGCTATTCGTCATAGAAGAATACCGTGGACGCGGAGTTGCTTTTGGAATCATATAAATCGTAAAATCCATATGACTCCAATGAATATTAAGAATATGATGGATTTTATCAGAAATTAACTCCTTTTGCCTGCCAAGCTTAAGCTGATCAAGGAGATAAACAAAGCGTTGCTGTGGATCTCTAGGAATTTCTCCATAGAGTTTACGATACTCACGCTCAATCTTCTTCAATGCTTTTTTACACTCCCGTGATACTAGCAATAAGATTCTCAAGACCACCAAAAATTGCATTGCTCACATTATCACCAGCGCCAACAACAGCGGATTTCACAATAGTGGTAGCAAGAGCGATACGGTTTGAAAGCTGAGGAGTCACAAGACTAATACCACACTGAGATGCAATAAAGTCGATCAGACTAGAATTTGCAAGGAAAAGGGTAATATCACCAGACGGTGTGATACTCATATCGGAATAAAGATCGTCGATTGTAAAATCAACTCGGATATGAGTCGGATATCCATCAACAGACCACTCTCCGCCATCTGGGCACTTACTAATCGTCATATTAGAAATGATACCCAGATTACAAGAAAACACACCAGGATAGTATGCTTTCACAAGGAACGGAGAGCCATATGTATTCGCTGTTGTTTGCTTAGGAACAGCAAGCGCTACAAGATGCCAGAGTGGTACAAGGATATCCAAATAGAAGCCAAGCTTGTTACCATACGGTGTACGTAAGTCAACTGTCAAGTTATAGCTCTTTCCGTAGCTAGACTTCTTGTAAATTTCAGGGAAGACCATCGTCTCACCACTGATGACATTAGAAGTCGTACTAAGAAGTCGGCTCATAACACCGGCGATACCAAACTTACTCTGAGACAGAACCGATGACATAGCATCAGCTGCACCTGTTGTAAGCTGCTTCAACTGAGTATCATCAACGCCGCCAGATTGGACAAGGAATGCAATTTCTTTGCCGAAATCATCTGCTGAATCGTAGATACTTGAAAGTTTTGATGCCTCATGCTGGTTTGAGAATCCGTCAGACCCAGAAGTACTTGCATCGACATAAAATTCGACAAAGTTCATCTGAGTCAGAATATCAGAGATCGAACCAATTGCATCTTTCTCTTCACTCTTTCCAATTGCAGGAATCGACGATTCATTATTAAGTGCGATACCCATCATTGATGCAAGACCTTTGATGGTTGAGCCAACCTTATTCTTCAAAGCATCTGCGATATTTTTCGATGCAGTAGAGTAAGCACCTTTCGTCCATCTGTAATCTTTCCAATCGAACTTATCAAGCGTAGTTGATCCATCAATTGAAATCCCATTAAGATCAAGGAAAGCTGCAGACACCTGACAAAGAATATTGACATAGTTCATGTACTGCACGTATGTCTGCTGGAAGTCATAATAACGAAGTGCATTCTTTCTCTTCGCCTCATCCAGATTTGTCAGAAGAGCTGCCACATTACCGTTAGCAGCTTGCACCATCATATATGCAGTCTGTTTCTTTTTATCGCCTTCAACGGCCGGAAGATAAATAGGCTGTCCAGGAACGATTGTTACAACAGGTGCTTCCAGCATGATATTCTCGATAAAGGTTCGACCGATAAGCTGACTTTTCGGTTTATTGGCAATTGAATATGTCCGATAATCACAGTATTGAGTAAACTGGTGAGGAAGGCCAAATAATTTCATTGTATACTTGGTAATATCCTCACCATAATTATCAATCATATTCGTGAGAGTCTTATCAATGCCACTACTCAAAGAAGTTAGAAATCCGCCAACTCCACCACCGTTAGATGCCTTATCGGATGCTGTATTATCCGGGATAGGAACGTTTGGAGTATCTGCTTTCGTCTGCACAGATGGTGCACCAATTTGTGTCAACGTATTTGCATTGACAGCTGCTGTCACCTTTCCGTTTTGACCGATAACAACTCGATCACCATGGACTTCCAAAATATCATATGTATTCTTACGAACGAACGGAGCAAGATGCGTTCCGTTCATGTCAGTCATTGCTGATGTGGTGACTTGCATACCTTCTGTAAAAGCCATGAAATAAATCACCTCTTTCTAACACAAAATAAATGGTAAGGAAAACCCCAGTTAATTTAGGAGTTTTCCTTACCATTTTGTTTCACTGAGGTTTAGACCCCAAATGCAATGCGACGAGCAACCAACTCGGCATTTGTCATGGAAGAATCAGAGACACTTCCATTATTATATGACTTCTTGAATGCTCCGCGAGGAGTTGTTACGCTGGATTTGCTATCACCTTTTCCACCAGTCATCGGAGTATAATTCGAAGCTTTGATCTTCGAAATACCTTCTTTGATGTCGGACAGCTCATCCAGATTTTCAGTATTACCAGAGATCGTACTAAGAAGAGCAACCATCTTATCCATAAGAATAAGAACCTGAGTGTTGTCAACACCACGGCCGCCATTCTTTTCCTTAGAAGTATAGCTAGAAGAATGAGGAGCTTGATAATAGCTACGGGTCTGATAAGAATCCACAGTAGAATTATGCTCATTCGTCCGATCAATGGATTTTGCCACAGGAGCAAACCGCATATCCTTGACAGTAGCGCCTCTTCCACCCTTTCTATCAGCTCCGCTAATAGCATCAACGCCAGAATTCTGCTTAGCCTCATTGAACTTGTCATTGATATAATCTTTGCCAGCTTTCAGTGCAACCGGCAGGACTACATCCTCCAAGACCACCTGACCAAGCGGACGCTTAGCAAGCTCTTCCTTGCGTTTCTTCTCTTCCTCAGCTTTCTTCTTAGCTTCAGCCTGTCTCTTACGCTCAGCACGAGAAACTTTCGGCTTTTGTCCAGTAAGTTTCTCAAACCATTCGTCAGAATGCTGATCAACCTCATACTCGAGATAAGCTCCAAGAAGTTGTCCACTAAGCGAGCCGATTCCGTCAGCGACCTTCTCAGCACCGCTCTGTTTCTTCTTCTTAGAATTCGTCTTCTTAGGACCATTGCCACCCTCTTCGCTCATGACATCTTTCCCATGGAAAGCCTGATAGTATTTCTCTGCCCACTGAGCACGAGGTGCAAACTGACTAGACGTTCTAGCACGATTGTCGCCCCAACCAGGCATCTCATATCCGCCGAGAACAGCAGTAGCGGCATCAACAGGAGATGTGATGGTCTTAAGACGATTAAATGTCTTGCGATATGCCGAACTACCGTTCTTAAACTCATCAAGCGCAAATGCGATCTGAGTATAAAGATTACCGATAGACGTCTTCTTCTGCTTCGCAAAATTAAGAAGTCTCTCTTTACGAGAAGTTTTATTAGGCTGATTTGCATAAGTCCATTGAGCAAGGCCATAGCCAGCAACGTCACTAGACTTATCAGGGAATCTACCATGCTGATCAGCATACGCAGTATATTGATCATCAGACATTCCGTACCGCTTATTGTACGAATCCTCCAGATTCTTAGGCTGTAATCTAGATTCGTTGTGCCAGCATCCAAGAACACCAGCAGCACCAGCATCAGACATACCAGCTTCACGAAGTTTACGGAAGATATTACGAGCGTTACCTTCAATCGTGCCAGTATCAGCATCAGCTCCACTAATACCGTCCACGTCTTCATCAGACGAACTAGACGAAGTATCTGTGTCGCCATTGATCTCATTCACCACTGCGTCCCAATCAACATCCATATTACCAGTAACAGCAGCTTCGAACATCTTGCTACCAATTGTGGACATTGCATTCGACATCAGTGAGAAGAACGACGCACTCTTAGATTCAGTATCACTATCGTAATAGCTATCACTTGCATCAGCACCATCAGCAGATGCTGCGGCAGAGTTATTGAACTGAATCGTACCCTTAGGAGCCTGAGTGTAATTAGCACCTGGCTTACCAGGAGTCCAAACGCAAGAATACGTTTTATAAGCACGACCTGTTGCAGATGCAGAGTTTGCAGAATTCGGAGATCCGACGTTATAGACGAAAATGTTACCATTCAGTCTACCAGCGTAAATCTCAGTATGGCCAGACTTTGCAACGATATCACCAGGCTGGAGATTCCAGTTGGAGAATGTCTTATAGGTGAATCCTGTATTTGCCATAAGCCCATTCTGATGAGTCATCTCACCAGAATAAAGCTGAGTGGAATCAGGAAGTACACCATAGAACTTCAGACATGCAGACACGAAGCCAGAGCAATCAGAACGAGTCCGAATAGTACGTCCACCAATTGTGACGTTGACATATCTATTTGAACTGTATCCAACACCAGATCTTGCGATCTGCTTCTTTACTTCAATGACGATATCCATCCAGCGATCGCGATTGCTTCTACCACGGCCACCAACAACGCGACGAATGATATTACGGAAACTCTTACGATGGCCGGAACCACCATAAGGCTTGTAATCGTCAAACGTCCAAACTGCTGATGTGTTATTATTGAGCTCATCGGGAGACACTGCTCCAGAATACTCAACGCCGCGAGGATCGTTAATGATAATATTGCCATTCGAATCAACGCCGTTTGCAACCACATAGTGGCCAGAATCAGTATAAGGAGAATTTCCATTACCGTTATCACGGCCAAGAAGCATGACAGGACCGTTGGAATTGCGAACCTTACTGACGATCTCAGAGGAAGACGGATTCCGTTCCATAGAAGAGCGTACGCCATAAGCGCTTGCTGCATTCTGAACGAAATTCATATTCGTACCAGTTTCGTCACGGTCGCCAGTCTGCTGAGCAAGACGTGCAAGAGACACAGGATCAGTGTGATTTGCAGAGACATCCGAAAGAACCATTGCCATAGCCGTCGGGCCACAGCCGGTATCAGACATTGTTGCAGATGCATCAGAACCATCAGCCTTAGAGTAGGACTTCGATGCCCAACGAGAATCGTCCTGAGAATAATAAGTGCCACCATTCAGTGTATCAGGAGCAAGCCCACGACCACCGGATGTCTTACGGCGGCCAGAGCCACCTTCAGTCTTGTTAATCTCTTTAACGTCATTATTGATCTGATCCCAATCAACACCGTTACCAGAACCACCATCTGTCTTCTTCTTACCACGGATCCAATCCATGAGAGAAGTACCGATGGAGTTGATAGCGTTCTTAATGGTGTCTCCGATGCTGTTGAAAATTCGAGGAATACCTACTGTAATCCAAGAAGCAAGTTTAATGGCACCGCCAATAAACTTTTTGAGACCATTGTCTTTTGAGTTCGGCATTTCAGCCTTCTCGAATCCAGACCAAGACTTGCTAGGATCAGTATATTGCTTCAGAGTTGACTGATAAGCTGCAATATCCTTATCAATTCCACCAAGTCCGACTGCAGTGAGAGCCTTGTCGACAAGTCCGCCGATCTTATTCATGGCATAATTATAACCAGTGACAATATACATCGGAGCTCTGGAAATCTTAACGATTGCACCAGATAAGAGGCCCTTAGTTTTATCCTTACCAGCAGAAAGGAATTTAGAAAAGTCGCCAGTCACAGCAGCGTCCCAAGACTCGCCAACACCAGTCTTAATTGCGTCAATCTGCTCTTGATGGCTATCAATGAATTCATCAATCTTACCCTTAACGCCTCTGATAGCAAATGCAGGGAGAGATCCGATAAGGAACGGAAGCTTCAGAACACCACAGACTGCTCCAGAGATTCCAGCAAGAGGACCATCAAAGTCGATATTAGCGTTACCAATTGCAGAAGGATCACCCTTCACCATATTGACGCTATAATCGGCAAGATGCTTAGGAATTTCAGCAATATTACCTGCTGCTCCGCCAATAAACTCAGGAACTTTCTTAAGCAGGAAGTCTCCACCAACAGATCCAAGCTTGCCAATCAAATGACCGACAAACACTGCAACCTTACCAACACCAAGTGTTGCTCCGATGATTCCGTGGAGAGGGTTGTTCGGATCGGAAGTATTGACTTTAGCCTTTGCATAAGACATGAAATCAATATTTGGATCGTTGAAGTTCTGATTGATTGTGCGGAAACCTGTTACAAGTGCACTACCAGCATCACCAAGAGTAGTAGTAAGATTCTTTCCAAAATTACCAAAGAACTGCTTGGCAGAATTAAATCCGCCCTTAATCATTTCAATGGGTTTTGTAAGAAGTCCACTCTTCTGCTCAGTAGTATCCTCGTAGCGACCGTTCTCACCAGTCTGTCCCTCGAATGCTCTAGCATCAAGCTTAGCTGTTCCCAGCTGCTTACCAGTTGTAGCATCGTATGCCGAGAAAGTACCATCACTGTTTTCACGATACTCAGTATTGGACTGCTTATCGACGAAAACTCTCTGCTTCTTACCGACGAGTTTCTCACGAGCCTTGTCGCCAAAGCCCTTAAGACCCTTCTGAAGACGAGAACCAAGTGTCTGATTCTTCTCATCATTATAGTCAGCAAACGACTGAATATTTGCGCCATACTCGCCATTCTTAGCACCCTCAGTGAATTGCTCCAAAGTAACGCTAGGATCGAGCAGGCCTGCTTTGATCATCTCATTATACTGAGACTCAAGGTTTGAACTCACATTGGCATCGTATGCTTCCTTAAGTTCAGTCTGACCAGCAGCCAGAGCAGCAAACTTATCGTCACCAGCCACCATCTGATAAATCAGAGTAGCCAGTTCAGTATACATATCAACGCCAGTAACAGAAACGATCAACTCATTGACACAGTCAACGATACTACCAAATGTTGAACCACTGAATGCACCAAAGAGTCCAGCGATGATCATCATAGTAGCATCTGGCTGACTAGATGTGCGGAAAAGTCTCTTAGCACCAGAAACGCCATTGATAGCACCAAGAACCACCCAAGTAGATTCTTTTGCTGCATAACCAACAACTGTAGTTGCGAGACCAGCTGCTGTGCCGAGAATAGTTGCAATCTTAGCAGAAATCTTCTTAAAGTGCTTCTGGACACATCCGGTCGCACTAGACAGAAGTTTGGTAACCTTACCAGGTTTGATTGAGCCGCCAAATCGAGCGCTTGCTTTCTCCATGATGCTAGAGAAGAATTTCTTCACAACGTCAATGACTTTTGTGATACCACTCTTCTCACTTGCAGCCATGATCTTATCAGCTGTTGTATTCGCAAACTTACCAACCTTCGATGCAACAGATGCTACATGGTCACCGTTATTGATGTTATCCTCCATCATTCCTGTGAGGATTTCATTGGAGAAGGTTTCGTTCGATAATGCCTTACCAGCACCATACTTGAAACCATTCACTGCAGAAGAGGTAACCTCAAGGTATTTATTCTTGATACCACTACCAATCTTATTCTTAAGACCAGAGACAGCTTTACCGGCTCTTGTATTAGCAAGAGCATTGCCGATGAATTTTCCACCCTTACGAAGATCACCACCAAGGTTCTTGATGTTGTCAATTCCACCCTTCACCTTAGGAATAGCCTTCTTACCAGCCTCATAGATCGTGTTTGCGCCACCAGCAACGCCTTGCGCGAGAAGCTTGGTACGAGCTCCAGTTTCGTTGTAAATATTACCGTCCTTATCATAGAGGAAACTCTTGATAGCGTCCGGAATATTACCAGTAAGAAGATTACCAACGGTGTTCTTCAAACCATCCAGTTCATCAGAAATGACATCTGCAGATGTTCTACCGTCACCGAGTCTTTCCTTTCCATACATATAGTCCGAAACAAGACGTTCTGCAGGATTCGTTGACTCGGAAGACCCATTGCCAGGATTTGCAAAGAGACTGATAAGTCTACCAAGAAGCTTCAGCACCATAGGAGCAAGGAGAATGAATGCACCTGTGATAATACCCTTCTTCGAGAAAATCGAATTCCAGATAGTATTATGAGAATGAATACCTTCGTTAATGGATTCCATCAAACCAGTATTCTTCTTATCCTTTGCTTCCTGCTCAGCCTTTTCATCAACAGCAGCACGCTGAGCACGCTGTTCATCTGCTGTCTTACCCTTAGGAGCAGACTGATCCGGATTGATAGTTGCGTCACCGTAAGAAATCTCACCATCGGTAGTTTCCTCACTAGCAACGGTCTTACTAGGATCAATCGTAGCATTGGCTTTCAGTGCAGAAGTGATTGCGGTATTTGCACCAGCAAACGGAGAATTTGAATTTCCAATATTCGGTACCGAAATATTGGTAGGAGCCTTCACGGACGCATCCGTAGAAGTATAGGTTTTCGTGATATTGGTATCGGCATCTTCACGAGCAGTTTCCATATCACTAAATCCACCCTTAACGGTATCAAAGATACCACCGAGCAGATCACGGATATCCGCAAAGATACCTACGAGGCCAGTACGAGCAGAAGCATCATTCGGAATGACCTTCTCGCCACCAGCCATCTCACGAACTTCAGGACCGCTGGTACCGACGACAGTTGCACCCTTATCGGTAACAACCATCTCTTCGCCTTCCTCACCGACATCGGCGGGACCCGGCTTAGCATTATCGGTACCATCAGCATAATGAGCACGCTTCCTCTTTGCTTCAAGCTCCTCTTTGCGTCTACGGCGACGTTCCTCAAGTGCACGATGTGCTGCTTCCTTTGCTTCGCGATTTGCTTTGACGCGATCAAGATACGCCTCATAGTTAATATCGCGTTGCTGTTTCATCTCATGACGAGTCTGATCGGAATCCAGCATCGTGCCATTCTTACGACGGTCTTTACGACGCTGCTTATAATCTTTATTCGATTCTTTAGCGCCAGCACGAAGACCACCGATATTGGACAGAGCAACTTCAATACCGCCAAAGAACCCATAGTCCTTCATGTAGTCAGAGAACTTCTTTTGACGATCCTTAGAAGACGACTTTGTTGCGCGATCACGTGCAGCTTCAGCAATCTTAATTTCAGCACCATGATTTCCGTTCTCATCCTTATGAAGAAGCTCAATATTGCGATCGGTGTTACGATCAGTATATCCCTGAGCCTTACCTGTTGTAAAAGCTTCCGCCTTTGCTTCGTCTTTTGTAAGCTTAGGTTTACGGCCAAGAATAAAATCGAGCGCCTTATGAAGAATAGCATTCGTATCCTTCTGGACATCGAGCGATGCATCCTGGAATTTCTCAGTTTTGATCTGAGATTCAGTCTTGATGGCATCTCCCTTGAAACTGATATGCTCACCACGCTCAAGCGCAGCAGCTTTTGCAAATGCACGGTTTTCCTCAGTATCTTCCGATCTCTGATTCTTCGTGTACTTTGCAATCAGTCTCTGGTTATTAAGGAGGTCTTTGCGTTTCTGCCGACGCTCCTTAGCCATATTCTTCTGACGTTCTTTTTTTTCCTTATTTAAACGAACTCTTGTCGCCCAAGGAAGACCCTTACCGGCATCTTTAATACTGCCATCAGGATTAAAGAGCATCTTGGAGCTAACGTCCTTCTTTTCCATTCCGTACTTTGTTGAATCCCAAACCTTACGGAAATAAGCTCCGAGACCACTACCCTCTTCGCGCTTCTCAGCTCCAAGACCAAAGAACTTACGACCCTTATCAATGATACCATTGATCCAAGTCATAGGATTCATGAAGTGAAGGATGTTCTTAACAGATTTTGTGATTGCGCCAGTAACCTGATCACGAACGTAAGTAACAGCAGACTTTGCAAGATCAACCACAGGACTCACAAGACGGCGCATACCGCCCTGAACCCAGCGAAGAGCATCTTGTGCACTCTTGAAAGCAGTCTGAATCAGACGCATCGGCCAAGAATTCATGACGGCGTCTTTTACATCACGAAGAACCGAGATGCCAAAACGACCAATATGAGCGACAGTGCCGATGATCTTATCATTAATGAATCCGAATGTCTTCTGAACTGCCTTAAACGGGAGAGAAACAGCAGTGCCAATAGCTTTTGCAGCAACACCGAGTGCCTTAGAGAATACACCAAAAGTAGTCTTAACTGCGAGACCGATCGGAGTAGTAATCGCCTTAATAGCGAGACCAACGCCATGACGAAGTGCAGTAGCCATGGGCGACAGCATTGTCATAACGAGATTGATCGGTGTAGAAATGATTGCTTTAGCAGCTCCCCAGATAGCATTACCAGCTGCAGTAGCTGCGGCAGTAACAGGCTGAAGAATCTTCTTCGTAGCATCGACCATTCCACCAAGGAAGTCTTCCTTAATGAATCGGCCGACATCTTTTGCAGTATTCCAAGCAAACGAAGTCAGACTACCAATCATGGACGATACAGCATCGCCAATCGGTTCCATGATCAGAGTGATCTTATTGAAGACGTCAAACTGAAGGAAATTCTTCGCGTCGTCAATGAAGTTTGCAGCAGCATTCTTGATAGGCTGGAATACGGAGACATTCAGAGCATTCTTAAACTGGCCAAGAATACCTTCTCGTTTTACTCCAGTCTCTTCATCAACTTTGCCGAACAGCCATTCATGGAAGTTATCCTTCTGAGCAAGAATAGCTGCACCAAGACCAAGAGATGCACCGAGAACAGGACCGCCAACGAGAGTACCGAGTAAGCCGCCTGTGCCAAGGCCAATACCAAGCATACCAGCAAGCTTACCGCCAGAAACGCCACCATTGGATTCAGCATCACCAACGATGTTGCGCATCCACTTCTTGCCAAGAGTGACAATACCGAGCTGTCCGTTTTCAGCATCACCAAAAAGGAACTTCTGGAAAATTTCACTCTTTAAAACAGTAGCGGATGCAAGACCCATGAGTGCGCCAGCAATAGGACCGCCGACGATAGTACCGAGGATACCACCACCAGTGATTGTACCAGTAACGGCACCTACTGCAGCGCCGCCTGTTAAGAACTTTCCATGCTCATGGAAGAATTCTTGAGTTTTATCACTGATAAAGCCTTCGTGGTCTTCTGTACCAAAAAGCCAATCTTGGAATTTTTCAGACTTTGAAAGAATACCACCAGCAAAGCCAAGAAGAGCTCCGCCGATAGGACCACCGACGAGAGTACCGAGTAAACCGCCAGCAGCAACGCCGCCAGCAGCACCAACGGCTGCGCCAGCCATTCCGGAAGGAAGCATCTCAGAGGCTTTCTCTTTGATAGAATCAATGACTTCTTGCTGAGTCTTCTCATCATCTTCGTCATCATTCGTACCAAAAAGAGCGTTCTTCCAACCAACTAATCCTTTACGTAAAGAATCTGCTACAGAAGATAATCCAGAGGTAGCCTTATGAATAAGGCCTTCTTTTCCAGATTCTTCTTCGCCCTCTTTTTTCTCGCCAAAGAGACGAACCTCAATACCTTCTTTGATATGATTGACCATACCGGTAAGCTTACCCTTAACGGTATTCTTCATCTCTTCGTCATTGGCCTTCGGAACAGCAGTGCCATCTGCTGCAATGTAACCTTCACCTGTGATCATATGGCGCAGGCCAAAATATGATTCACGGATTCGGTTATTCACACCAGAAAGAATACCATTCTGCTTATAGCCATTCTCGTCCTTGCTACCAAAGAGAGTTTCTTTTAAAGGAGTAAGGAATTTCTCAGAGATATATTCTCCGGCCTTAGTAAACGAAGCACCAAGACCCTTCATCATAGCGTCCCAAGCAGCATCAGAATCTCCATTCATGATACCAGCAAGGACGCCACTCGCTTTCTGGAAGAAAGTAGCAGTAATACCACCAAGCTGACCTTTTTCAGGTTCAGGCTGAACGATATTCGGCTGAGCAGCAAAGAGCTTTTCGTAGTCGTCTGCTGTCTGCGGGCCCTCAGGTTCAGGAGGATTGACAAAATGATTCAATACGGGAGCCTGGCTCGCTGCTTGTTGTGCAGAAACGAGCAGACCGTGAGCATTCTGCTTAAACCCTTCCATCAACGGATGATTCGGTACATATACACCAGTTTTCTGGTCTCTATGGTACATCGTTCCGTCAATGCCCTTTGTCTCGTCATTATACGGGATTCTGATATCGTCGTCAATATCTACGCCGTCCAGCTTACGACGAATCTGGACGAAAATACCACGACGAAGAATATCCCGAATGTCAGTGACAAGAGAAGGAAGAGAAGCTGCCGGGCTCGGATTAACAGGACGAATCTCTCCACCCTGCTTAATCGTCTCAACAGCACGGTCATTGATCATCTGATCAATATTACGGCCATCAAAAATCTTACCGACGTTATTATGCTCACCCGCTTCGTTGTAACCGGTAACAGATTTGACTCGGTTTGCAGATGCTCTCTGCTTTGCATAGTTTGCGGAAATTAATGCTCCATCATTGGTTTTCACCATATTCTGGAACATGCCAAGATAAGCATTCTTTACCCGCTCATCAGCAGTCTCAAGACTATTGATAAGAGTCTCTCGATTCAGGGCATCTTCAAGACGAAGCGGACCATTGATCTGCTCCATCTTGAGAAACAGCTCAGGAAGACTCTTTAAGAATGATTCTTGGAGAGCTGGATCAACTGACCCAAGGTTTGCAGCATAAATCTTTGCTTTCTTACCAAAATCACTCTTGTTAAATTCATTGACCGTATCATACGTGAGGTTATCCGTGATCTCATCACGCATCTGTTTTACGGTCTTATATCTGCCTTCCTCCCAATCATATGCCTGAATATTCTTATCGAAATCACTCGCGTTCTTACCAGTAACAGCAATTGCGATCTGCTGTAAATATCCGGTAGACTCACGAAGATATTTCGGAATAATTTCAGTAATGGCATGGTTGGCCATTCCGTTATACGGAACCGGAGTCGCGTCAACTCTCTTGAGGTCAAAATCTTTGGTACGCTTTGTTCTCGTACCAAAGATAGCACCAATTGTACGCTTACCTTCACCAATGAGGGTTGCATCATCTTCACCCCAAGCACCAATACGCTCAAGGACAGAAGGAATGAATGCTTTCAAAGTATTATCAAACTGCTTCATAGCAGATTTGGTAATCTTCGGAATCATTGCATCAATACCCATCTTAAGAGCAGCGCCTACAGGATTTGCTGTAAGAGCTTCCTTGTTCTCAAGAAGAGTATTTGCCATACCAACCACGTTACCGAGTGCGGTTGCAGATTGGTCAATCTTTTTGATATTCTGAGTAACGTACTTGACATAATTACCCAGATCGAATCCGCCTTCCATGGTGACAAGGTCCTTCGAAGTGATCTCGTCTTTCCCACCCTTGTACGGATCTTCCTGCTTAGGAGTCATTTGCTCATAGTATGCGATAGAAGCATCTATGAACTTCGTCATATTCTCTGTCTGATAATTCAGTAATGCAGAGATGTTAGAATTAATTGACGTTAACTGACCAATTACTTCTTGACCGATCTCAGCATTTTTTGCCAAAGAAATAGACGTAAGCGAAACCATCGCATCAACTTGTGCCTTAGCAGCAGTAAGTTGATACTCGGATTGCTTTTGGATTAATCGAACGGTCGCATCATTGCTTCCATTAGACTGCGTTTGATTAACTACGTTATTATTGATTTGGACATTTGTGTCGTCATCAATATCTGAGAAAGAAACGTCTCCAGAAGAATCAAAGAGTTTATCAATATCATCTTCTGAAAATTGATCTTTCTGGTCACCATAACCACCCATGAGCGCTTTTTCTTCACGCTCTTTATTATAGAGATTACCAGATTTCAAGTCTTGCAGCGAGTTATCAATTACCTGCTGGGCGAATTTAACTGCCGGAGTACCTTTGATCATGGTAATTACTTTTCCGGAGGTTAACTTTGAATCTCGAATGGTCTTTGCAACTTCCGATGAAGATTGTGATACCGACTTAATAGTAGAAGCGGTTGACGGCATGATGTCTTTGATGACTTCAGTGCCAGCCAAACCGAGACTATTAAGAGCATTTCGTAACCAAGGAGAATTTAACTTCGTCCTGGTTACCGTGATATCGGTATTTTTCTTAGCCATAGTGGCTCATCCACTCCTTTCTATTTTGAGAGTTGAGTAGATCGCAATACTCATTAATACAATGATTAACCGTTACAAGTCTGTTTTTAAGAGGATTTGCCAATGGACGGACAAAAAAGAAGACTACACGCTATAAATTAGCAATGTAGTCTTCTTTTTTACTTCTGCATGGAGAGGTTGGGATCATGGCCAACTTCTTCAATCGTTGCATACCGAATCATGCTTTCTCCTTCTTCCGGAGAAAAATAGTTATTCACGACAGCAACGACGTACTTCTTGTCACGCTTATACTTCCGATACTTAAGCTTCGTAATATCAGCGCCAACGTCACGATCGTCTGCCATAATCATAATACCGGTCGTTGTAGCAATGATATCACGGAACGCCTGATTATTCAGAATGCGTCCAGCGTGCTTGCCACTGATAGGCCGGATTGCATGATTTGTCATCGTAAGGGTACCATCTTCATTTCGATACCACATCTCAATGGACTGTGCAAAACGACCGAGCTCACGTAGGATAGTCTTCTTTGTCATAGTAATTCCTCCTTAAGGATCATAGTAATTAGAATAAAGTCATCCATATAATATCAAAAAAGAAGGATACCTAACTGGATGTTAGGTCCTTCTTTAAACCGCATACTCAGTTCTTGAGCATGTAGTTCATAGTCCACACCAAAAGTGCGAGGTCGGCAAGTTTACGGAGCATTATGACTCCTCCTTTCTTTTCATAATATAAATTCTGTGAGCGCAAGATATCAGATAATCTTGAGCTCATAGCTGATGGCGTCAGTCCAGGCATTGGGCTTCTCACCATCAAATGAGATGAGTGCGTAATCGCCGCTATGACTACGATAGCGAACGACGCGGCCATCATCGTAAGAAGAGCACTGGCTCGCGATGTACTCTTTAGCAGAGGTCTCACCGCCAACGAAATTGGTAACCGCTCTCTGCGTTGCTTCATAATGGCCATCGGCTTTCTTTACAAGGGTCCAGGTGGTCAGGATCGCGCTGTGCTTGCCCTCCTTACGAAGGTCACGCTTAGCAATCGAAACCGTGCCGATATTGCAGCGAGCACGCTCCCACAGCTCTTCACGAGTCATGGGCTGAAGCGGGAAGTTTGCTTTACGTGCACGAGAACGCATAGCCATAAGATTAGCGAACTCGTAAGCGCTACGTGCTTCGTAGCTGGTGGCCATCTCAATCAGACCATCAACAGCCAGGCAGCCGAAAGCAAACTTAGCGATAGAACGAACCTTAGAAGAATTGATAGACATAGTAAACTCCTTCCGACCCTCTATTCTTATGAGGATCATACAAATGATTTATTTTAAGCAAGGTATTTATTATTCCTTGCTTTCTTTCACCAATATAATATATCATTATTTTTAAAGAATATACGGATAAAAACAAAAAAGAAAGACTAGAAGATTTTGCAGGTCTTCTAGTCTTTGCTGAGTTACTTATCTACTTCTTTGTGAGATTCTGGAGTAGATAAGGAGGAATCTTCACGTTTCGATTTTACACGGGTCCAGTGAAGATCCTCAACTGGGGTAACGGTTATGGACCCGTCTAAGTCTATAACTCTACCTCCTTCCAAATTCATATAGATGAATGCGAGTGTTTCATTTGAGAAGATATGCATAATCATGGCTCCTTTGCAGAAGTAAATTTGTATATCCCATCATCCTAACACTGCATTCATCTATATAATATATCATTTTAATTTCAATCTACCGAAAAACACATCGGTAATGAATGAATATGTTGCCAGTAGCTCTTTTCCATACCAAGTCGCGCTGGTCGGAGAGTAAAAACCTCAGAAGCATTCATAAACTTCAATATCCCATTTGCTGTTGCGCATCTTCATTGGGAAACCTTTCAGGTTGACGAGAGAGTATGTTTAAGCTTCCATACTCTCTCGTCTTCCCACCCAAAAAAATACAAAAAAGACGGCTGCCACGAATTACTCATAATCGAGTTTCGTGGCAGCCGTAAAAGCTGCTTAGTTATATCGCAACCAAGATTACTTCTTGGTCACGTTCTTGAGGCGGGTCTTCATCCAGTTGGGGCAACCAGACTTCACAGTAGCCTCCCAATGGGGCTTCATGTCAGTCTGGTAAGTACCCAGAGTTTCGCCGGTGGAGGGGTTCAGCAGGGTACCCTTCTTCGTCTTTGCATCGACATGCTTCATGCCGATGGATGCCTTGAAGTCCTTCTTCGGCAGCAGATCGAAGCGATGTGCGCCCTCGCACATGTACTCGTACATGGCGGTAGCGAAGAACTCGTACAGGCCATCGACGTTGTCGAAGGTGAAGTCCTTGGTCAGGACAATGGCGCTCTCGTTCTTGTCGATGCCGGCCTTCTCGAGGACCTTCTGCAGGAACTTGCGGAAGCCCTCTGTGACCTTGATCTCCTCGACGCTCTTGAGCTCACCCTTGGAGGTCAGAGCGACCTTGGTAGTGAAGTCAGTGTCGTTCAGCATAGCACGCATGAGGTCATTGAAAGACTTCTGGCTGAAACGAGCCAGATTGCGCTTGCCGTTCTCCTTCACTTCAGGATTGGGCTTAATGTTATTGAGAACTTCAGCCACGGACAGAATTTCCTTAGACATACTTTATATCTCCTTACTTATTATATTTGAACAGCTTAATGCTATTCCAGTTTTACTTACAAGTTATGAAGCTGATTTTTTATTACGCTTCTTTCCCTTGTGCGATTTGGACTTCTCTTCGGGATGATCGTCTTCATACTCAAGACGTCCGACTGAAAAATCGAATACGTCCTTGAGAGTGAAGTCATCATAGTTCTTCCCGAAGAATTCTTTTGCTTGTTTCTTTTGACTAGACATCCATATCAATACCTCCTTAATCCTGGATTTCCATGTTATCCATGAGCTGCGAGTCGATGCTTGCCACGGTAACCGTAACAATCGACGAAACTGCCATGGTAGCAGCAGATGCTACCTGGACCTTCTTCAGCATCTTACGCTGCTTCCGATGGAACTTGGGAGTGTTCTCCAAGGCAATCGTAGATCCCACATACACAGAACCTGCAATTGCCGCAGTAGACGAAGTTGCAAGGACAACCTTAGACGTATCAACCATAATTATACCTCCAATCATTCATGGGATTGCTTTACGTCTTAAGTATAATATATCATTAAAAACGAGAACTAAAAACTTATCCATTATCAAACCATTAAGTAGTTAAGGACATGAATGGTAGATTAAGGAGGTATATATGAAACGCCCAACTATTGAAGAAAAGATTCGATCCACAATAACTGGATTTGATCTAATCTGCTATCCACGAAACTCAAATTTCATTTATAGGTTCAATCAGGTAATTCATAAGATTGATACGTTTGATGGGGAAGACAAGTATCAGATAAAGCAAGTCCATCATACCATAAAGGAAGATGGATTCTTGACATACTACGTATCAAAATTATCCTTCTTTATGAGTTTTGGAAATACTCTTGACGAAGGCGGATTTGAACGATTCACGATCAAATTAACCGATATTAATCCTTATAATCTTTTCGGTGCAAATTCGATTTTGCATGGAATAAATGATTCCACGTATGAAGACTCAGCTGCTCCTTATGTGGAATTAATGGACTTCTTGAAATACATCGGATACTATTCATCCGACGATTCGGAAGACAAACCGAAAGATCAATGGCTTCTGAAAAATGTGATTTGCTCTCAAGACTTCTATGTCAATGGACATCCAGAGTTCTATCTGGAGCTTTTCAGAAGAGTTGCTATAGAAGCAAGCTCCAAGCAAGTTTCCAATGAAAAAGGATATAATTGGAATGATCAATGGGACGATGATATCGTATCAATTCGACTCGTCCATTTGAAAAAGCTTGCAAAGAAATATAATAATTTCCTTGAAGATAATAAACTGACTCCAGTGAAAAAGAAAGAATTAAAACTCTGCGAAAATCGTCTTAGATTTCAGGTGTGTCTCAAAACACCTCAGATAATCCGTCAGTTCTCAAATACGACAGACGGAAATCTTCTCTTGGAAATCTTAAGCGGAAAATATCAGACAGCAGTTGCTCTGATTGAGTATGCCGATAAATATTTCTCTGATAAAAAGTGGATTCTTTCTGATCACAATTCTATTCCAAAGAGAATTCAGGATGAGTATATTATCATCAATGGAGATAACTTCGACAAAACCTTTACAAAGCTTTTCTATAGCTGGAAAACTTGCAAAGCAAATATGTCTCAATACGTAGTCTTATAATAAAATGACCATAGACAGTTTCTTTCGATTCTGTCTATGGTCATTTTCATGTCTAGAAATAAATGACGTACTTCAATTCTCAGAGGATAACGGCCTCCTGGCGAACTGAATTTCTTTCTTCAGCCATAACCGCCATTGAGTACAAAAGAAGGCGATAGTCATTTAAATCAGTGACGCAAAGGTCGCTTATATGACTCGTACTATCAGTCATTCTACCTCTGGGATACCGACACCAGTCTCAAATGAATAACTTATACATCGAATGCATAAGTCCAAGGATAATAAAAGTTTCCACAAACGAATTCTTCGCTAACAAATTGTATTCGGTATCCGGATAAATTACGACGCAGAGAAATGCTTATCCTCTTTGTGGTCTTCCTTATCAGCTGTGCCAGCCATGGGAAGATTCTTTACCCACATCTCAAGAGAATCCATATACTTCTGCTTCCACTTGCTCATCTGATTCGGATCATCATTCTCACTCATAGGCTTCACATACAGAGCCTTGAAGCCATTATCGAGAACCTTCCACTCCCAATACTTCGGAGTCGTATTGAAGCGATAATCCTTTGAAAAGACGATACGTGCAGACGATGCTGTCTTACCGTTGATGACGCCATCCTTATTTCGGTCTCTCTTAAAATGAGAATCCATATAACCGGGAGAAGAATACTTCACACGGTAACCCTTACCCTCAAGTGCAACAACGATGTGCTTGATCGGATCAGGAGTCTTCTCATTGGAATCGTCATTATTCGCATCAGCTTCAAAGAAACCTTTAAACATGGAATCCACAAGATTCGTACTTTCCATTTTTAACTCATCTCCTTTGATATATTTCTTCAAGCGGTTCTTTTCTCCAATTACGTCTATAGTAATAGAGTACTCTTTCATTTTCTCGAAGATTGCCTTAGCTAGTTGTTTTTCGTGCTGTTTGTCAACACGGTTAAACATCTGAATTGCAAGAAGTACATGCTTTTTATCCGGCATGGGATACTTCTTTAATTCAGGAATTCCATAGTCAGACAAAGCAACTTTACTGCGATCCAGCTTTGCTTCCAGAGTAAAATTCAAACTCTGATTAGCAAGTTCATTCGTTCTCCGAATCAGATCGTCTACGGTTACTTTGTCATATTCATGCTTTCCACAACTACCACTTAGATCAATCGTAGGAAGCATTGCGCCTACAGAATATTCATTCAATTCATCATCTGAAATCTGAGTAGATGAATCATCAAATACTGAAATATTTTTCATGGATTACGATTTCTCCTTTCTATTAAAATTAGTATATAGTCAAAACAGAAATAACCCCAGTGTAGCATGATGGAAACTACACTGGGGTTATTTACTGATGGTAGGACATAGATAGATTGAAGTTATGGAAACCTTCGACCCTATCAAAATGTTACTGTAGTAATTTATTGAGAAAGAAGATATCGCTTCACATCTTCTGGAGCAATTTCTTTTCCATACTCATCCTTGATGAAATAACTTACTTTATCTTCTGTAGATAGATTATCATCAAAGATAAATCCATACTTATTCTTCATTGCAGTCAAAACTTCTTTATCTGCTTTATACTGAGAGGAAGCTTTCAAATTCTTCACTGCAATTTTAACGGATGGGTTATTCTTATATCGCTCTCCAATAATTTTTGTAAAAGCTGTATCTTCTTGGTAATCTTCTGGGATATTAAAAACGTATCGAGTATGCTCAACACCAAGATCTTGATTGACAGAATCCATTCTACCGAGAGTATCTATCAGCTCTTCTTGAGAAGAGTAAATATTGCTTCCTTTGGAAAACTGAATGGTATTAAATTTTGGAGCAAGTTCATTCACAATAAATTCGTTTTCATACCTAGACTTACTAGGAGTAAATGTAAGATGATAAAAGCCTTTTTGCTCTTCTTCACCAAACTGCCACCTACTGTAGCTCCCTACATAATGAACGGTATCACGAATTGTAGAGTGAATGTGATAATGACCAAAATAGACTTCTCCATTACAAGCGTCCATCAATTCTTCTGATGAAAATACTGGAACTTTCTTTCTACTACTGCTCTCATTAGAAGATTTGATAGATACCATAATATCATTGATCACTCCATGACCAAAAATATAGTCATAAGAATTTTCAGAATAGAGGTAATCTTTATAAAAATCTTCTTTTGATACCATGTATTCTTCTGGAAGATATAATACATGCATATCTGGTAGAAGTTCTTCATCAGAAACTGATTTTATGATTCTGAAGTCAATATCTTTTCTGTCTTTATAGACATCAAAAATTCCATATTGATTTGATTCATGAGATTCTGTACCATAGATAATCCGAATTGGACAGAATTCTCCACAATCTGGATTCGTATGTCTCTTTGCAATTTCTACTACTTGATTCATAAATTCAATTGCATAAGAAACTGAATCATCATTTAATGAAAGTCTTTTATCAAAATAATCTCCATCAAAGATAATGAAGTTTAATTGATCCATAGATTCTATATATTGAAGAAAAACTTCTTCTAATTCTCTTTTTAGATGAGTAATATTAGTAGATCCAAAATGAATATCTGCTATTACTACTCCTTCATATTTTTTCTTCATAGATTTCACCTTTTTATCTTTATAGATTATTTTTACGTAGAAGAAGAAATCTATACTCACTTATATTATATATTTTATATTATATATTTCGCCTCTCAAAAAATTTTTAAAAACATTTCATCATTTTTTCATAGATTGCTAGTTATATTAATTATTATAGGTTGAGATATATGAAAAAACGTTAAAATGTTTAAAGTGAAAAATAGAGAAATCAATAAAGTTCTAAGGGTAAGTAAAAATCATAAAAATTTCACTTCTATTTTTTGGAAATTTTTTCATCTATTTTGGGGTAAAATTTGGTAGAAATTGATCGAATCTAAAAATTCGGAATCAACTTCTACCAAAAAATTCAAAAATTGGGGCAAAAAAAGACTCGAGCGCTTGAACAGGACACCGAGTCAAAAATCGCCGCGACCTGACATGCATTCGCGACTTACTTCTTTTTTCTTTTCTTTCATTTATTCTAATTTCTTTTTCTTCTTTTCTCTCTTTTTCTTTCTTCTTATTCACTTTCTATTCTTGTATTATTAGATGACCATATCTTTTCCCCCCTTCAGTCAGAATTATTTTTTACTACGAATTGGTCAGTATGACGTAGCAATCTGCCCCGGGGCGATACGGGCATGACTAAGATAACGATTAGCCAGCGAATTAGATATATATGAGAGATATGATGAAAAATAATTAGCATACATAATTACTCTTATGTATGCTAATTATTATTTTAAAATACAATTGTATTTTTATGCACCCTTGATCAGGCACATAGTGGTAGACTTGATATTACCACCAGCCCAAGCTGTGTTGTAATCTGCCATAGAAGCGAAAGTTTTGAAGCTTTCAGATGCGGCAGTGGCGGAAGATTTTGCTTCGGCTGCGATACTCTTAGCAGAGTCAGCTGTGCTCTTTGCAGTATTAGCAACGGACTTCGCTGAGTCCGCTGCTGTCTTAGCAGCATTTGCAGTTGTAACCGCATTGGATGCTGCCTTAGACGCGGCGCTTGCTGAATCCTTTGCTGTTGTAGCATTAGACATTGCTGTGTTAGAGTTAGTCAGCGCTGTGTCAGCAGTACTCTTTGCAGTATTTGCAGTCTTAGTAGCTGCATCTGCTGCGGTCTTAGCTGCATTTGCTGTGGAGTTGGCAGTGTTTGCTGTAGACTGAGCTTTGCTGGTAGCAGTATCCATGCTGGTGATCTTGGAAGCCAGCGTAGTACCTGTGCCGTTCATGATAACGAGATTGCTCAGGGTACGAGGCAGGAACGGGATCTTACCATTGACGTTACCAGAAGAATCGAACGTCTTTTTATACAGCACACCCATTAAGGCATTTGCCATAGTTTAATTTACCACCTTTCGTTTGAGTTTACATCACACGAGCGAGTTCACTGTAGAACCTATTGATATTCTTCGTGTTCTTTATGATATCGTTTAAAGCCGTCTGACTCACCAAGAATGTGCTCATGACAACGTTCGTAATCACAAAGAATACATAAGGAAGATAATCAATGCTTAAGATAGATGACCCGTGGTAGGTCTTGATGAATCGTTCGATATAATATCTCAAATTCAGATCACTCATTCGAGGAGACAGCGATTTTACAAACTCTAAGAGATTTGCAATCGTTTTAATCTCCATTTTAGAATAAGTGGCATCAAGTGCATCCAAATCAAACTGCTGAATATACTTCAGATCACTGGATGCGTAATTTGAGACAAGACCCGTATTAGGATACTCCCATACACATTCCAGATAGAATCTCTTGATACAGTAGCACACTTTATCGTAAAGAACCTTATCCAGAGTGAGAGCATATTCCTTATTCAGGATTCTTGCCATCATCTCAGTATAGACGGAAGCTGTTGTCATCATCAGCTCTGCATTCTTCATAACCTTTACCGGATCGGTTTGAAGTTTCAGAGCGATATATGCACCCTCCATCAGGCCGTAGAGCTGTTTTGCAGGAATGACAAGAATGGAATCGTCTTTAATCGTTGCAAACGCATTGATAAAGATAGTAGAAACGATCTTACCATCACTTTTTCTACGTACGATGAAAGGCATGGCAACACCGACCTTTTCTGTATTATTCCAGATAATTTCGATATCGCCATTGTTAAATGCTTCCAGTACTTTCTGAGATAGAGGGGAAATACCAGCACCACGACGAATGATCGCATACTGATCTTCAATGTAAGATTTATCAAGCAGAACGCCAGAGGATAAATACTTGACGATTTTATCTACAACGCCATTCGCTTGATTAAACGTCTTATAGACAAGAGAATCTTCCATTGTATTTTCACAGACGTAGTCGGCATCTGTGAGAAAGCGTGAAATATCCATATCTATCTCCTTTCTTTCGTTATTTATTTAGCTAAATAAGTGACTTACCCTATTGTTTTTAAGGGGTATATTGAGCAAAAAGAGAGATTACGGATAATCTCACGTAATCTCTCTTAGTTTTTGGAAAATTGGAGTACTCCAAATTAGATGTCCATGTATGCGAAGATATCATCCCAGCTGGAAGACTCGCTCAGGAAGCTACCGGATGCAAAGTCGGAGTATGCACTACTATTAACATTCTGCTCCTTCGTCTTGTCATCTTTAGGAGCGGGGGTACCGCTCTTAGGTGCAGCAGCATCCTGTTCATCCTTAGGCGTCTGCTCGGCTGCCGGAGTTTCAGCTGCTGCAGCTTGAGCACCAGTTCCACCACCTGCTGCGTTTGCTGCTTCTTCCTCTTTCGGATCCAGCTTAAGCTCCTTACCGTCTGCGCCTTTCTCTTCTTGGGCATTAAGTTTTTCAGCAGATTTATTGATCATCTGGCCGATTTTCTTTCTCATCCAACCAACGAGGGTAACCTTTTCAGCCTTAAAATCCTTAAAGATTTTTGTAAGCATAGCAGCACCTGACGCACCAAGTGCTGTGACAACGCTCGCATTTGGATGATCTTTGATATATTGGGCAGCATCACTACCATCCTTGATAGCGGTTGCCTGCAGGTCGACAAATTTCTTGTATGTCATCTTAACCTTTCGACCTGCAAAAATTGATGCGCCAATACTAGCCGCAATACCAGCAATTCGAGCAGCAATACCTGGTGTGCTATGACCTGATGTGATTTCGTGGCAGAGACCGCTGAACTTCTTGTAAAGGCTTACCTTTTCGGCATTTACCGGAATGACAGGGTTGCCTTTAAATTCGATACCGAAGATCGCAGAAATAATACCCTGTAACCAGCTCACGAATTTATCCCAGATTTCCTTGACGCCCTCAGTATACACCTGAGCCTGCTCCTGGAAATCGGAGAAATCCATACAGCCGTTTGCAGCTTCCATGGCAACACCCATGAAGGTATTTTCCAGAGCTTCATACTCGGCAACAATGTGATCGCCCTCGATATCCATGACCTTTTCCAGCATCTGAGTGGCCTGGGGACCAGAAATTTCACCACTCTGATACGACTCATAAATACTACGACGTAAATCATTATAAGTCATAATGTATTCTCCTTTACATTAAAAATTTAAAGTCCCAGAATATCTAGGACACAATTGGTTAATTAGCTGTTTCTCGGAAAACGCATCGAGGTGATTAATTATGAAAGCGTTTTTATCAGTTCTATTCATTCCACTGGCTGCTATTCTCTTATCGGTTAACGTAAACTACACAAAAGAATTTGGCCTTGTAGCCGACGCATCTTATCATGATACGACGATGTCGATTGCGTCAGACTATTCAGATCGTCAAATGGTTACAGACAAAGAAAAAGCGTATCTTCATCAATTTGGCGAGAAAAAATTTAATGAGGTCTGGACTTCGCTATTGAAAGACGAATTATCTACTCTTGATGAAGAAAACGATTATACATCGGTTGTAGATACTTTCAGTAAGTTTTATCGTCTCTATAAAGAAGTCTATCCAGATTCTCAGCAAGTTTCAGATCTTGACTCTCTCTATCAAGAGGGCTTGAAGCTCTTTAATATTATTTCAAATTCAGAGTCTTCTTATGGATTTAATCTGTCTCGATATCTTATTCTTTTAAAGGGAGCTACGATTCAGATTCATTCCAAAATCAACGCTTCTAATCAAAGCATCATTGCGTCTTATTCTCATCCATACTATGGATATTTTTACGTAAATATCTTAAACCAGCCAGATCAATCTTTCTCTGGCGATTTGATTTTAGCAATTCCAGATTCTATTCCGGTCACAGAAGGAAGTATCTTGAGAACAGATGTTGGCCTGTTCGATGATACAGAAAATTCTTCGGAGACATATGGGATCGTAATGAATAGAAGTGTCTATGAGGATGAAATGAGAACGTATGAAAACGCTCTAGTTTCATATTACATTGAGCTTCCTCAAAAGATCTTAGATAGATTCTTATAAAAAAGAAGAAGGAGTACCTAATGCCAAGGTACTCCTTCTTTTTACTGCTTGAAGGTTCCTCCGTAGTATCTTACGAATAGAGCCATTTCGTCAAATGCATACCCGTCTCTGAATTCTTCTAAGATGAGATTGCACGCAGGACCATAGGAATTATAGGTTGAATCATAGTCTGGTTCGTAAAGCATGAATCCTTTCTTTTTCTTATAGAAAGAATATGCATCGTTGTAAAGAAGACTCTGAAGAGCATCTCGGTATTCCTGTCTAAGTAGACTTGGATCATTGCTCGGATCAATCGCATATTCCCAAACCGAGTCTGCCATCATCATAGTAGTCTCTTCTTCTCCAGACGTACATGTCACCGTTGTAGGAACTCTTCTCGTTGGATCTTCTTGATCTCTTGCATAGAATCTTCCAACCTGGAGATACTCCCTGGGATACTTTGCACAGATGCTCATATACATCTCATGGCTCATCTTCGTTTTTACGAAGTTAAATTTCGTCATGTCTCGTAATTCTCTGAACGAGTCTGCGAGAGCCTTATCATCGGTGTATGCATACAATCTGGCTGTATCCGTTATATTCATAAACTCCAGTTGATTCAGTTTTACAGGAAGAGGCCCGCTTAAAGTTCCGTTGGAAAACGTCATCATCTTTGGCTTCAGATAGAATAGGTAGACTTTCAACTACTTCACCTCCATTCTTAAGTAATCTTTTCTTGGTAATCGGCTTCCATAGAGAGAAGCTCTTCCATCGTATCAATCGTTGGAGCCTCCTCTGGATCTATCTCGTCCTCTAAAATTAAGATGGCTTTCTCTATATGCTTTTTCTTTTTATCAGAGAGATCCGAATATTCCAAGACGTTTAAGAGGACATCTCTAGCGTACTTAATATCATAATTACGCTGACTAGACACATCTTCAAGAGCAGTATAATATTTCGACGGAATATAGTCTTCCCCATATCGAACCAAAATCAAATCTGCTCTATCGGATGCTGCTAGTTCCTTTTTTCTTACTTTCACAATCCCACTGATAAACTTCTTGTTTTTCACAACGAAGCTATTGATATGATCAAGGTCGTCGCTTATTGCAAGAAGCTTTCCACCTGTGGAAATTACACCATACACACTCGGTACTCACATCCTTTCTTTCTTACTCGTTAGACACAGAGTGCAAGATCATGTACCTTTACGAGTTTCGTGATAAAATTGACGGGCAAAACTTCTTTCACATAGGAAGTTCTTAAGAAGATTCCAATGACTTCGGCAATCTTCAAAGCGATCGTTTTTACAATCGGGATCACTGCACCCAGTACGGCCATGACTGTATCCAGGAATCCGATTTTCGTCCATTTCTCACTGATCTTTTTCCTTTCCTTGATGCCCTGGATGGAATAATAGAATTCCTTCTCTTTCCCATTGATCATGGTACGATGCTTTCGATCAACTCGTTTGTCGACTTCAAAGAGTCTCATCCGAGTATATTCGATCTCATCGAGAATGGAATCAATATTTCGATCCAGAGCGCTCTTATACTGATTGATTCCCTTCTTAAGGCGTTTTGCATTCTTCTCCTTTCCATCGTCCCAGAAGAGTTCGTCGTGCCAATTTACTTCATACCCCCATTTCTTACTTCCTTTGCTTTTCTTTTTCTTGGCCATGATTTTGCGTACCTTCCTTATGTGAGATTCTTGACTAAGTAATTTCCCTAGTCTAATATATAATATATAAATGAATCTAAAAACAATAAATTAGCTCCTACTTGAGGTTGCGAACGTTTTTGCTTTGCCGCTCGTAGACGCTCATGCAACGTAAGAGCTTTTAGGGGAAAGCGACAAAAGAAGGGTGAACCTTTTGTCGTGGGAAGGTGATACAGCCAGCCGGTTTGTCTTTGTGATAGCCGGCTGGCTGTATTTTTAATCTTATAACAAAATGATAGCGATGAAGCAGAGAGCTACATATGCTCATCGTATCAAGTAATGTAGCACAGGTATTATCCTTTTTCTACATTTCATTACCGCAAATTTCATTTTCGTTTTCACACCAACCGTTTTCGAAACAAACCCAAGCTTCATTCTGCCAAAAGACCACCTATAGTGCCGCAAGCTATAGGTGGTCTTTTATTGCTAGAACAAAGTCTTATGGGAGTACCATAGAAAGACTTTCTCTGCATTGTGACGCTTTTTCGGTTTCTCTTTTTCCCGGCGACTCAGCTACTATTTCAGTAAACTGAGTCGCCGGTTTTTAATTGTCTTCAATGACGCCAATTGCTCTTAAAATCTTCATGGGATTCGTTTTATTATAATTATCTTCCATCCGAATGAAATCACTAATAACTTCTTCATGCTCTTTGGAGAAGGCAACTCCAACTTTCATATCCTTATAGGTAACATCTGTCGTTACAACACTAAGAGTTTGAGTGCTTCCAATTTCAAATGGAGTAAAAGAAGCTAATATGATTTCTTTATGGATTCCATAATGCGCTTTGTAATAGCTCACATTGGAATCTGTTTTTAAGAGCTCATCAATCACAAAGTCATTCATCACAGCACTATCAATACCAAGCTCATTGAGATAATTCATGGTATCTCCGTATTCAGTGTGCTCGTAGATGACTTTGATTGTGATCCAGTAAAGACTATAGTATTTCTTTAGACATGCGCTATCAGGATAAATCGTATCGTATAATTCATAATACGATACGAAAGTCTCATTCATCTGATTGCGACTATAATTCGATGAGGGTTTCGTAAGACGAGACACCTCATCTTCTTTTAAGGCGGTTAGCCAGACTTGATAGAATTCTTCATCTGTCATAGAGTTTCGGATACTCTCTACATCACGCATAGTAAGAGATTCGGAATCTTTGACAGCACTTTTCAGAAAAGGGATACTCACACTAACTGCATTCACTTTCATAAAACCATACCCGAAGATGATAAGATATACGATAAGGACGACCAAGGCATATGGCCAAATTCGTTTGTTCATGATAGGATCTCCTTTGTGAAAAAGATACGGTATGACATTTAGAATTGTGTCATACCGTATCTAATTTATCAGCCTACCACAGATTCAACGATCTGAAGATAGATATTGATGTCGTTCTTGAGAGCTTCGATTTCCTCATCCTGGAAAGGAGTTGCAACGAAATCCTTCACTTTTGCCATGGACATTTGCACGGTGTAAGTGATCGGAGTACCGTTGAAGATGAAGTTGAACTTATTCAGATCAACTGTCTGAGAGGAATCCAGCTCAACCTTAAACGAGTTGATGTAGTTAATCGCACTGGAAATGCGTGCATTATACTTCGTGATGATATCATCACTGACGTTGACGTTTTCCTTCTTATAGACGAGATTCAGATTCTCGTACTCTACGACTTTCCAAGAATCCCGTGCTCCAAAGAAAATCTGAGAGAAGAGATCGAATGTCGTATTGAATACGAAGCCGATCGTGATATCTTCCGGGAAAACATACGGAGACGATTCCTGCGAAGCTTTGATACGATCAACCTGAAGAGCGAGGTTTTTCGGATCGGTTCCGAGGAAGTTCAGCTGGCCAAATGGAGTATTGACGTATGCGATATTGCAGATAGCATCGGAGTAGTCAAAGAAGTTCTTCTTTGCCTCGAACATCGAGACTGCATCAACAGCCTTCATATGAGAAAGCATATATGCATAGAAGTTCTGTACGAATCGACCAGCACAGTTGGATTCAACAGCTTCATCGCCAGCATACTCTGTCCACGTTTTTGAAGTATGCTTTTCGTTATCAGTGGTCGTGAAGACTTCATTTACAACCGCACCAGTAACTGCCATGATAGCAGCGCCATTGAAGATAGCCAGGACATGATGCTTCATGCAGCCAACGGGCAGTACATTATTGACATTGCACTTATTAGCGTCGATGTCTGAGTCGTGAATCATTTCGCCATGGATAGACAGAATCGCATCCAGCTTCTGATGAACGTCCATCTGCTTCTCTTTATTGACGAAATTCTCGAACTTCATGTCCAGTTCACGAAGTTCAGAACAGAAGGTTTTCAGATAGAACTTCTCCATGGTGGTAATGTCTTCCATCTCAATGCTGAGCATTGCATGCTGGACGTACTTACCAAAATCGGAGCCGAATCCGGACTTATTCAGTTTTGCTGCATCCTTGTAGCCTTCAAACAAACGCTGAAAACCACAAGCTCTTACCTTTTTGATAATCATTCGCTTTCACCTCGTAATTCAGTATCTTTTACTAGAATCTTGCATGTGTAGATTCCGTTTTCGAACGTTGCATTGTCACAGTGGCTGCAAGTTTCTGTAGTCTGCTTATCAGAGCAGAACTGCTTATATACCTCATTTGCAGAGCAGCAGCCAAGCGGACAATCATAACCATGAATATTAGTGGTTGGCATATTCTTTCATCCTCTCTTTTCGATCAGTATCAATGATATCATCCATGTATAGAATGATATTGCGTGTAGTATTAAATGCATACCCGTCGTTATTGAAAGTATTTTCAGGACGGATTCCAGCATCATATAATACTTTTTGAGTATATCTCTCCTCGTCAGATTGGAATCTTCGCTTGAACTCTTCGAAGTTCGGATGCTCAAGACGCATTTCACGCATTTCAAGTCTCTTATAGCGAATACCACTGTCGATGGAGATATAGATGGGATAGACTGTGATTCCAGGAACTGCCATGCAGGTTGGGATCACATCCGGCGTCATGGTTGTGATGGAATAATTTGATTCAGGAAATCCTGTACCATATTTCCATACGTCACCCTGTGCCTGAGTGTATTTTCTATGTTCCATGAGGAGGTTGTGCTGAATCATCAGTTCGAATTGGTCATCCGTAATGAAGAAGTATTCATCAGAATTCTTTTCATTACTTCTCATAGGACGAGTTGTGTAGCTCTGGAGTTTTTCGATATCTTTTCCTTTTACTTCTCGGATCATGTTGAGAATTGTGGATTTTCCACTACCAGTTTTTCCGAGAAGAACGAATACAAGTTTATTCATATTATTTTCCTCCGGCATTGATGAAGTTTAGAATTCTGTCTTAAGAATAGTTTCTCAGCAAAAACGTAATATTAACGGTTCCACCATAAGAAAGGAGAAATATCTATGGAAACGATTATCACCATGCTGGGCAGTGACGTTTGGACTGTCCTCGTTACCCTCATTTCCATCGTTCTTGTCTTCGTTGGCATTATCGCATCAAAGGTTCTTCTGCTTCTTTCAAAGAAGCTCGGAATCGACGTTGATGCTCAGACCATGAAGACGATTCAGGCTCTTGTCAATAAGCTGGTTCAGGCAATGAATCAGAGTGTTGTCAATGACCTGAAGAAAGCGAATCCGGATGGTAAGCTGACTGCTGAGCAGAAGGCACAGGTATTCAATGATGTACGAAATGATTTGGAGAAGTCTCTGACTGATGAAGAGAAGCAGTATCTGATTGATAAGTTTAAAGATCTTGATACTGCACTGAAGGCATTGATTGAGTCCTCTGTTGGTGAGAACCATAAGTAATTGAAAGCACCCTAGTAGTTTTTCATAGCTACTAGGGTGCTTTTGAGAAAAGAATTTTCATTCAGACTCATATTTATATATTATATTGATAGATGGATAGAAAGGAGGGTGATTATTATGGACCAAGAATACATGAAAATTTGGTTAATCTATCTCATTGATCAAGATGAGCCAAATATTTATGGCTATTCTACCAATAAAGAATTGGTGAAGAAATTTAGAGAAACTAGGAATATGAAGCATTATAAGATATTCAAACGAGTTATTACGAAGGGAGAGTTTGAAAGTATTTCGTTTGAATATATGACGGCAATCTTAATGGAATTCGAAGGATATGGAAAAGACCAGAACGGCTACCCGATTCCATTTAAATTTGTCGTCACACAAAAAGAATTAAACCACATTCGTGCAAGAGAATCGTTCTTATTTGAAACGGAAATATTCAAACTTGTTTCCGTGAATCATGGAATGGCTGTAAAGAATTCGTATCGAGATGCACTTGCGTCTCTCATGTATTTCGTTTACAATAGTTACCTGTCTGATCAAACTGACCTAAGTGAACGAATGATTTTAGCACGAACCAAACGAAATGATTTTGAGGTACTGATGGAATTATATAAGGATGTGATATTGTGAAAGTATATCGGTACTATCTTCAACTTCCAGATGATTTTTCAAAGACTCTTCCAGAGGAATCACGACAGGCTTTTTATCTTATCGAATCTGGTCTTGAGAAATTGCAATCCGTGAAACGTGACGGATATATCATCTACTTCTATGCTTTTACAAACCGGAAGGCATTGGCAAAGCAATTTGAAGAGCTTCACAACATGAGCCTCTTTTCTACCTACCATAAGAAGATGTCTAAGAAAGAATACAAAGAGCTTTTGAAGATGCATCCATATTCGGAGTTTAAACTCCAAGAAATTGATGAGTTTTCTTATGGTGGGCAGAAAGGATATATGTATTGCACCGGTGCAGAAGCATATGATTTATATGGGGCGGCATATGATTTCATAGTAAATAAGCTGATGGATGTCTCTGTCTACCCATATGATATGATAAAGCAAAAATACCAAGTATCATTGGATATCCTTCGTTATACCTATTATTACGATTGCGTTTTCTCTGATGATCTGTCACAGTTGAGTGATATGGAGTCATATGGCTTGACTCCTCTTGGATACGGATGTGGAGAGCACGTTCATCCAAATCTTCTTACCTGCTATGCTCGAATTTATGCACCACTATTAAAGAAAGGAAGTGTGCCCCTTGAAAGTCTATAAATTTTACCTCAGTCAAGATGATGATACGGTAAGACGGGCTATTGAGACTGGGAATAATATGCGCGATGTCCATCCTCTTTATGCATTTACAAACAGCAAAGAGATGCGAGACGAATTCGTAGAAATGCATAATATGAAATGCTTTTACGAAGTCGTCTCGAAAATGCCGAAATCGGAATGGGCGGAGTTTGCAAATAATAATCGTGGCAGGCTCTTGGAATATTTTGATTATAAGACACGATTCTATGATGATGCTGGTGTCATGCATCTTACGGATGAAGCTACAAATGGAATGAGCGGAGTTTCGATTCTTTCTACCAATAGCGAGCGTCTTCAGATTGAGTCGAATACGGATATCTTTAATGGTGTTCAGCTCATCAATGGAGAGCTTGCAGATATTTCGTGGCCAAATCCTTGGATTCTTAAACCGAAGTATCAAGAATCTCTCTTAGCTTTAGCATACGATAATTTTTGGAGACTTCTCAGAGATCCCGCTCAGCCTAAACTTGATGAGTATGCACCAGAATGCTACGATCCTTATTCTGAATGGTGTGATGCAACTTTTGACGAAGCAGCAGCTTATGTTGCTGAGTACAAAGACTATCTGCGGAAGTAAGCCTTGGAACAGCTCTATAAGAAAGGAGCTGTGTTACATGACTGGTATTGATCGTATTCGTAAGAAGACGTTCCAAGCACCGGAAGATATGGAATATACCGTTACGTTTAATAACTCGAAAGATAAGACGAAGTTCATTAAGCGTTGCGAACGCCTTATCCGGTCTTCTATGGAATATCGAGATTACATTTCGTATTTGAAGGAGTACGTTGACATGAATCATTGTGCTTTCTTCAATAACGTTGAGAACGGGAATGGAAGTCGTGTTCGTATTGAGATTCATCATGAACCGTTTACACTGTACGATATCACAAATGTCGTAGTGAACCGATTCCAGAAGGACGGCATTCCTCTGAATGATTACTTCATTGCCGATGAAGTGATGAAGCTTCATTATCAGAATGAGGTTGGCCTGATCCCTCTCTCAAAGTCGCTTCATCAGATGGTACACTTCTCGGATAACATCGTGATTCCGTTTAACCTCATCTACGGGAACTACCGTAAGTTTATTGAGGATTACAGTGATTACTTTGATTTCGATGGTGATACCTCGATTCTCGATAAGTTTGAAGCAAAGGCTATTGATAGCCGGAAGTTCAGCGCAGAGATGCTGAATAAGCTGACTCCGTCGTTTGTGTACATCGCAGTTGATGGCTTCTCGCTTCCTCAGAAAGTTCCTGTACAGGAATTGGAACACGCATAAAAACAGTTAGATGACTCCATGTAGCTTTGATATAACTACATGGAGTCATCTAATTTTGAAAAAACACACATCGAAAAACCAAAGGAGAATCTATTAAAGAAAAGTCAGATTGTGAAAATCTTAGTTCCTTAGCCGATTGTTAGATGATGAAAAAGTAAATAACTGTCGACTATATGATAGATTGAAAGGTCTATTCTCAAATGAAAGGAAGCATTAGAATGAATAAGTTTAGAGACATTGAAGACACTATTTTCGATCTTTACATCGCTGATATTGAAGAAGACAGCGAAGAAGAAGCCAGCATCGTGACCCCTAAGTTACCCATGCTGGCTTCTAATGATTTAGCCCATAAGATTTCCGGTGTGTACAATCCGGATTATATCACGGATAACAGCGACAATGCCTTTTATAAGGTCATCTGCAATAAGATGATTGCGCTCGATCCGAGCCTCAAGGACAATATCCGCACCCTTGAGGACTATGAGACTGGCGGTAAGAAAAACAGCCGCGCGGACGTTAGTCAGACGATTCTGACTATGACGAAAAATACGCTTGCTCCTGGCATCTATTATGTGAAGGCTGGTAAGAAGGTATACTTCTATCTCACGATTTCTGTGTATACCCCGAAGTCTGCTGATGACGATCGTAGCAGCTACTTCTATAAGGAGAATTCTCTCAGCTATGAGTTCTGGATTATCGGTAGGAAGTGGAAGAAGTATTTCGATGAACTCGTTGCTGAGAAGGATAAGTATGATAAGGAGTGCGAGAAGTCCTCTTCTGACTGGTTCATCGTTCCTGACGGACAGGAAGGCCGTGATCGGAAGACTGTCTTTAAGTCTTTCGACAATCTGGTTATGAGAGACAAGGACAAGGTTATCAAATACATTGACAACTGGGTCGCGAACATCCCGTATTTCTACAAGAAGTACAATATGATTTCGAAGCTCTCGGTAATTTTGTACGGCGAACCCGGCACTGGTAAGAGCACTTTCTGTCAGGCAGTCGCTCGGTACCTTGGCATCCATAACATCGTTCCGATTCAGCCGAATACGTTTGAGACGAAAGCAACGATTCGTTCTCCGTTCAGCGAGCTCGTTCCTGTCATCTATTCCATTGACGACATCGACTGTGTTTGCAAGTCCCGTGACGATAAGAAGAGCACCAAGGAAGATTCGATGGCAACGGCAAACGTTCTCGCATTCCTTGATAATCCTCCCACGTTCTTCTTTAAGGCAAAGGACGGGATGATGTATCCTGTTTCCATCTGCATTGCTACCACGAACTACTATGACAAGTTGGATCCGGCTGTGAAGCGTTACGGTCGATTCGACCTCCATATTGCAATGAATGAGTTTGATAAGGAACTTGCAGAGGAGATGTGCAAGGTTTATGACTTGGAGCTCAAGGATGTTTTGAGTGAGGAAGAGCTTAATGCAAAGAACTTCCATTACTCTCCTGCAAAGCTTCAGGCAATGTGCCTTGCAAATATCGACAAGCGGATGAAAGAAATCAAGGAATAAATTCGATTATATATTATATCAATAGCAGGCAGAATAACTTTAGTAAAGGAGTGTGAATCAAATGGATGAAGAATTGGATACGTTAGTATTCAACGTCAAATCCAAGAGACCTGTGTTGGCATCCGATGAAGATGCGACAGAGATTATGGAAGAGGAATCCAGAACGACGAGGAGGAATTCTGTTCGTCGGTATACCCATCAGGAAATCAAGGTGAACCTTCCGAAGGGAGCAAAGTACGATGAGTATGCTGCTCTCTATAGCCACGTGGCAGTTCATGATTATGGTGAGAATGATGACTATAATCTGGACGATGCCACAAAGATTGCACGTCAGAAGTATTACGCAGAATTTGCGAAACTGCGTAAGGCGAAGCGTCGTTATCGTGAGATTGACAAGTATGTCAGAACTTGTCGTCAGTGCTATGTGTGTATGAAGCTCGTAGCATATACGAATGGCGTTTATCCTCCTGACGAGTTCATGCAGCGTGTTCTCGATAAGAAGATTCACATCGTTGGTGTGAACTTCCCGAAATACGTTGGAAAAGACCGCAAGAAGATCAACTGGGATTTCATCCAGAAGTATATCGAGAATCCGTCTCTGGATCTTCGTGAGATGATGGACGAACTGACTGGTACAGTTCCCGATATTGACATGGATGATATTCCGGATAATCCGGAACTGAATCGACTCATGGCAAGTATCACGTCCGATGATGATCTCGTGGATGTTGTTTTCCTGAGTAAGAAGGACAACAAGAAGTTCATGAAGGTCTTTGGTGATGAAGCAGCTTCTGCATTTGAAGATGTTGTGAAAGCCAAGAAGGGTCAGAATAATCGTGTTGGAAGCATGTCTCAGTTTGGCGATCATGCTTATGACACGTCTTCTGACATCGACAAGATCATGAAGCTTGATAAGAAGCGTAAGATCTTCCATGACGATGATATCCCGGATGTCACTGGACCGATTCAGTCTCTCGATGATCTGGATGCTCGTATTGACGCAATGGATGATTTCCTGTATCGTCATACTACGGTCGTCTATAACAACAAAGCTGTTACTCCGGAGCGTCGTGATGAGATCAAGATCAAAGATGCTATGGAGAGTGGCGGCTTTAACGTTCGTATGCTCATGGATACTCGAACGGATGAAGAGCGTCAGAGAGATAAAGAAAAGGAACGTGATAAGAAGAAGGAAGAAGAACTTCTTAAACGTCTTCAGGAAATCGACGCACGGAAGAAGGCTCGTAAGAAGGGCAAGGACATCGTGGAAGTCGATGTGAAGAAGAGCGAGAAAGAGGAGGCTGCTGAAAAGAAACACAAGAAGAAGGAAAAGAAAAAGGCTAAGAAAGAAAAGAAAGCTCGTGAAGCCATGGACAACATCACGAAAGATGATGACTTCGATACTGCGAAAGAGTATCAGAAGTACATGGAAGACTTTACGAGCTTTTGATGGGAGGACAAAAGATGGTATCCAATGTGGAACTTCAGGGTACTAAGATGAAGATGCGTTCTCGCATTCTTCAGTATTTCCCTGTGGAACTCCTGATGAAACTTCGTCAGGTAAGTGATGCTCATGGAGTGAGTAATAATGAGAAAACTCCGAAGATCATTGAGCTTCTCAATGAGTATCACGTTCCGTTCGATCGCCTTGGTAATGGCACAAATCGTTATGGCATTTTGATTGATGGATATGCCGTAAAGATTGCGCTGGATAGTGCAGGCCGAATGGACAATCGTCGTGAGTTTAAGTATGCTCACAATCTGTATCCGTATGTCGTCAAAGTCTATGAGTGCTCGGAGGATGGACTCATTGCATTCTTTGAGTATGTGACGATCTTTTCCATGGCAGACTATATGGCATGTCAGGATCAGATGAGAGACATTCTGAGAGAAATCAGTCAGAACTATCTGGTTGGCGATATCGGCGTTTCGTCCAATAACTACGTGAACTGGGGAACGAGAGAAAACGGCGAAATCGTGATTCTCGATTTCGCATATATCTATTCCTTGTCTTATCGTGGTTTTGAATGTACGAAGTGTGACGAGCATGCTCAACTTCAATTTGATCCGGACTACAATAACCTGATTTGCCCATTCTGTAAAGAGAAGTATAGCTTTTCTGCGATCCGGAGAAGAATTTCGAAGGAAGACGAGCAGAATGAGATCGGCAATATCATGGAAGCTGAAGGCGCTTATAAGCTGACTGCTCCGACTCAATTCGTTGAGATTGGTGAGAAGAAAGCGATGAAGTATCGTGGCAAGTCCAAGAAAGAGACGCTGGAAAAAGATTGCTCTGGTCCGAAACTGAAGAAAGATATGACCTCGGAAGAAGCCAAGACATATCTGGATCAGTTGATCGCTATGGCATAATTAGAAACAGCACTAACTCCCGGCTAGAAAGTTAGTGCTGTTTCTTTTTGTCATTTATATGTAATATACTAGAGAGGTAAAAACTCTTAAAATAATTAAAGGAGTGAAATCGAAAATGTCTAAAAAGAAAAATGGGTTTGTAGATTTTGCAAACCAAGTTCGTCCGGTATTTATCAATCCGGATCCCTCTGTGAAAGAGGACATTCATTATCTGGGCTATACTCTGAAAGCCCAGCGTCGGTCTCGTGATGAGCAGGCTGCCTTGACGCTCGATGCGTTGATTGCTCTCGATGATATGGCAACCGAAATTGAAAAGAAGACCGGTAAGCCTGTTGACATGAACAAGGTTCGTGCAGAGGCTAAGAAAGAGAAATGCAAGAAAGGAGATACTGTCGTTGTCAAGGGTAAGCATGTTCCGACGAAGATTACGACAGAGGATCTCCTGAATCAGCTTCCTGTATGTTATCCGATTTTGAATGATTCTGAAGATGAGGAGGAAGAGTCTTCTGATGTGTCTGATAACGATCTGATTCTGAGTCAGATGACGGAAGAAGAGGAACCTGAGGAGAAGGACAACGGAAAGTTCGTTGGTGTCTTCAAGTATGCTCAGGCAAATGACTCTGACGATTCTGATGAGGATGATGAGGATGACGACGAATCAGAAGAGGACGATGACGAAGAGGAAGAAGATTCTACCGATGAGTCTGACGAAGGTGATGATTCTGAGGAAGAATCCGATGTCCATATCGACCCGGGTAAGTTCGGCGAGCCGGATGATGCTGATGATGAGGACTTCGAGAAATGGATGAAGAGTCTTTCGTCCAATCTGGGCTTTGAGTATAATCCGGAGGATTCTTTCTTGAAGAAAGGTAACAACGGAGTCCCTGAGTCTTTGGAATTGACTCCTCCTGTTCCGAAAGTCGATGATGATGAGGATGACGAAGAGAGTGAACCTCCGAAGAAGGTTGATTTGGAAGAGGCATCTAAGCACGATGATTATCTGAAGAAGATTCTCGATGCTGCTCGGAATGATTCTGGATTTGGTCAGAATGATGTTGTCAAGCAGGAGAAGCCGAAAGAGCCTGAGACAATTCCTCCGGAGGTTTTGGAACAGGCGAAGGCAAAGGAACCTGTGCCTCTTGTGTTTGAAGAGATCAAAGCTCCGATGCCCCATGACGTTCAGTTTGTGTCTCACGATATTAAGTATACGATTCCGATCGAGAGTCAGTTCAATTCTCTCCATATCTTCTTCAAAGACAATCCGGTTTCTCAGCAGCTGTTTGATAATGTCGTCAAGATTGGTGATGGTGTCAATGCTCTGTGCATCAATCTGGATTATCTCAAGGTGAATCCGAATGCGAACACGATCGTTGGGCACAAGGATACCATCGAAGCATTCGATTGGTTCATGAATTCCGCAATTCATTTCCGTCCGAGTTTCGTTATGTCTCGTGATGAGTTCGCAGCATCCATGGCAACGATTACTGAGTTCAATGATACTCAGTATAAGTTCTTCCCGGTTGGTACGAATTATGTTGCGGGATATTATGCGGACAATGAGAGCTTTGACAACTTTGCCATTGCTTTCAATTATCTTGCAGAGCACGGTATCTGTGAGACGTTCTTCAAGAAGTATCTTGAGACGGTTATGGCAGAGTCCAGTTTCAGCTTTACGAATGCAACGATGCCTCAGGTTGCAGCGATTTGCAAGTCTGAAGACAATGCTCGGGCAATGAAGGCATTCTTCCATAAGTTCTATTTGGATCCGGATACTGAGATGACTGCTGGGAATACTCCTGCGAACAAAGACATCTCTGAGTATCTCGTTGATACCAAGTGGAACGATCCTGAGTTCATTGGTTCCATCTTCCAGTTGATCATGGATGCCAATGAGCCTGAGGATGATGATCCGATCGAAGGCGTTGACGAAGAAACCGATGCAGAAGCAGCACGTTTGAATGCAATCTATGATGAGCAGAAAAAGCGTGTTGAGTCTGGAGAAGGGATTGATCCGTCCGTTGCGATGGCCACTGGAATGCCTCTGACTCCGGATATGATTGCAACCGATGAAGAGATTGCAGAAGCGACTGGAGTCTCTGATGCGTCTGAAAAGAAGCGTGAACTTCTGACGGATGTTGCTGAAATTCTCGCGCCTATTAATGATCCGGCAAAGCTTGATCAGATCATTGCGCGTTATAAGCAGATTGGTGATCCGAATTACAAAAAGGAAGAACCGAAGCAGGATTCGTCTGACGATGATGACGAAGACGATGATGCTTTCGATGAGGATGACTTCTTCCCGGATCGTCGGAAGGAAGAGAAGCGTGCAGCAACCATTATGCGTACTCCTCAGAAAGACGACGATGAGGACGAGAACTTCGTCATTACTCGTCGTTGATTCCCAGAAAGGATGAGAAACGTTGATATACTTTATGAGTGGTAAAACGCTCATCACAAAGTATGTCGTAGAAGAAAAAGCCGAGGATATCTTTGAGACCAATTTCGTGTTGGCATCTCAAAGAGTCCGTCGTGGGACGATCGCGAATAATAGTAAGTTTAAAGAGCAAATCATAGACGGGTCTATTGGATTCTATCCGGACATGGAAATGATTCTGGATTATAAAGACTATAAAGATCCTGAATATGAAAGGAAGTATAAGGAGTCTCTTCATAGAATGCTTCCGACACTTGCTCTTATGATCAAGGCACATTATGAATCTGATCTTACGATTGTATTTGTATGCGCCGAGTGCGAGAAGAAGTATCGGCATCTCAAGCTCATTCGTGATTTCGTGAGAGAAGAATTCCTCGGATTTGAAATCTACGACTATAAGAAGACTGGGCACATGAAAGGAGGTGGTGCTCTTACTCAAAACGACATTGACATCCTGATTCTCTGCGATGATGTAATTAAGGGTGCCAAGGAAGAGGACAAGATGCGTAGTATGATGACGCGTCGAGGACGTAAAATGTACGTGCAAAGTTGTACCACGAAGCAGTTGAAGAATGAATTGAAAGCCAGAGATGAGTATTATTCTGATATGAATCACGCAGAAATGGCTAGTAAACTTCTTGAACTGCTTGAGGCACAATACAACAGAAGATAATTTCCCTAGTGAGACAGTTCGGTGGGCGAAAGCCCACTGGCTGTCTCTTTTTTGTCTTCTCATAGTGAAATCGACAGGAAATTAATCGAAAAGGAGGTTGTGAAAATGGCAGAAGAATATAGTAAGCTATACCTCAAAGATAATTACCTCAATAAAGGAATTTCCATTTTAACTGGAAAGACGATTATTGAGTATGACTTAAAATCAGCAAATACTAGCCTGTGCTCTGAATACCATCTTTTACCACAGGATCAGATTGAAAAAATATCGGCTCTACCAAGAAGTAAACGAGTGGTGAAGATTGGTAAGCTGTGTAGAAAAAATAAAGAGTTTAATGAAGGATTAAAGAAAGCATTCGTTGACATTCGTAGAAGATTCTTTGAAGCAAATAATATCCAAGATGAAGATATTCTTGCGATCAAGAAAGATGCAATCTTTTGCCTTCGGAAATGCAAGGTAAATGAATTTGGCCCATGCCTATTCAGACCGAAAAATGTCTATAGCTCTTATCTCTATTTACCACCACTGGAGCTCTACTACAAAGGCTCATATTTGCCTAGCAAAGAACTACTTGCCGTGAAGGGAATCTCTGATGAGACTCTACATCTTCACGAAGATTACATGCTCACATTTTTCAAACAACTTTTCAGACATATTGAGGAAGGAAAACAACACAACATTTTTCGATATCTTTCAGATTTTACGACAGCGTATAAGCTGAAACAGCTAGAACCTGGGTACTATCGAGAATTCAACCAGAATAGTCTAATGATTGATGAAGGTGGAGAAGTCACGTACGATGATGAGACTTTCATACCATATGAAGGATCGGAGAAATCAGCTCATCTAAATATCGACTATAACTTCTCTAAGGTGATAATTCCTCTCCTCAATATTCTGATATACTGAGGAGAGGATTGATTTGCTCGAAGTTATTTACAACGAAATGTATGGGGTATGCCAACCGGATGGATTGATTCCTGATTGGATCAGCAATTACTTTTATAAGAATCACGACGATATCATGTCGGATGGGTTCTGCTGTAAGCTTTATGTCTCACAGTATCAGTTCATTGATGATCTGATTATCTTCCTTAAACTGACAGACTATTACACTCCGCATGTGAAATTCTTCTATCATGAGAGGGAATGCTTCAAGGTAAAACAGAAATGGAATACGATTGATTTCCATCCCTATAAATTCCGAGAAGAACTTGAAAAGGCTAAGTATCGGTACGATATGATGCCGAATAAAATCTCCACGTCTCCTGCTCAGATTGAGAAGAAGTACGTGGAGGAAACTGGCCATTACCAGTACGAATTTACTTTGAGTTCTTGACATGTATGATGGATTATGCTTGCTCTTTCTGAGTCAGCTGATCCATCATATTTTTGTCCACATATGTGAGGACAGCAACGAAAGTTCTCTTTGTGATGCAACGCATCAGATATTCTTTCGTCATGACAAGATTCTTATCACTGAAGATTTCAGGCTTGATTGAATTAAATACTGCCTTAGAAATTTCTTCAATGTCTTTATCAATATCCATATTTTTTCCTTTTTTATCGAGGAAAATTTCATAGCGTTTATTATTCACAAGCTCGAGAGTTACTGTATCATCTATGAGAGTCAGTAACTCTCGAGTACATTTGATTCTTTGATCAATTTCCAAAGTAGGAGTGGAATCCTGAATCCGATTGATAAGATTCTGAGTTTCTGTAAGAACCTTATTGATTTTATAATTATATAGGACATAGACAATGCGTGATGCGACAGCTGCACCGATAATAAATGCAACTATCACAATCGCAATTACGAGAGATGTAGACATATTAGTCTCCTTTCTTAGCGGCTAGTTTAACTACCGTGTCGTTTAGCTGGAGAATGCCAAAGTCGTTACTATCATACATCATAGAACGGTCGATGTACTTATTGAGTTTTTCTTTGAGGCGATCACTCATTGCAATACCATATTTCTCAATGAATGCATTTAGATCACCCCATGCCTGATTGTAGTTGATGAAGATATTTCTGTTATGAACTTCCTCATGAACTGTAGCAAGAAGCATCACAACCTGAATATGGTTTAACTGATGCTCATTCATTACTTCATCAGCAATTCTAAAGGTGCTGATCTTTTTATTATTGAGGATGAACCATTCTGTCATAATCTCACAATAATCAAAGAGTGTGAAGATTGGACCATGGTGCATCTCAATTTCAATCTTTCCCTCTACATCAGGCTCTACATCAGGAAGAACTTGGCAATGATCCAGACCAATGACATTCTTTAAGTAGTAAATGTATTTTGAGTAACGATCATTCGTTCTCACCATACGTTCACAGCCTTTGATGAAATTCGTATAGGAATCAATATTTGAGAAGTATTCAACTCCTTTATACAGAGGAATCTGATACATACTTTCGCCAGCATTGACGAACGGAATTACTTTTCCGGATTCATTTTTTTCTTGGTTATATTCGATACCAGGGAGATTTCTTGGCATAGTAGTTTCTCCTCTCTATTAAAAATCGTTAATAGCATGTTTTTAGGGCATATTCTTATTGGCCCTAGAATTCTCTAGTGAAGACATTGGTATAATCTCTGAGAATGAAATAATAATGGAGGTGAGTGTGATACAATGGCTGATATTAATATGGTAAGTCAGCTTTCAAAAGACTTTATGACCATCGTACAAGATTCTGTCATCAAGTATAAAGTCTTAGCTGACGAATCAGAGACTTTGGAAAGTATGCGGAACGGCGATCTCTACGTAAGAGCAATGCGCAAAGAAGATACTTTTGAAGGTTACGAAAATTTCACTGAAGAAGAAATTCTCGAAGTTTATGATGCTGCGGGAATTACGATCACACGAGGGGAACTGCTTGATTATGTCTATAATAATCGGGAGATTCCTGTCATTTATAAATACAAAAATGCTGATGGTACGATCGGTTTCCAGCATGATGTAAGAAAAGATCTCGTCGAGAATCGACGCAAGAAGATTATCTCTACCTATGTGGAAGAGAATAACTACTATCGCATGCTGATCGGTCTTCCTGATCGAGATGAAGATCCGGATGAGTATTTTTACGTACCTGCTGACATCGCAGAAGAATATAATCTTCCCAGCGATGTCGCTATTCATGAACTGGATATTGGTCAAGTATCAGTGCTTCAAGCAATTGGATACATTGATAAACTGATTGCTGAGAATCCTACTAAGAAATATTTGAATTATCTTGGTAGTAAAGCAGTCGACCTTGTGACAGCAAGAAGTGCAAAGGCTTTTGATATTATCCGAGTTCCGAATATTTCTTCTGCTACGATGTGGAATAGTTTCTCTTTGATCTATTCTCAGTGCAGAGAATATTTTATGGTGACGATTTATGTCCCCGAGCATCGCCAGACGATTGGGTATTATGACAATTTCATTGCTCTGTGCATCATGGTGATGACTCTTCAGCAGTTCGTTGCTCGTATTTTGAAGTTCACGATTGAGCGTGATTTCTTTGATGAGTATTGTGTGAGATGCCTGTTTAATTGCTATGGCGTTCCGTATGATAGTGCATTGGATAATGATACGAAGCTTCAAATCGTTCAGAATCTGAATCTTCTCGTTCAGAATAAGGGTACAACGAAAGTTCTTGTAGACATCGCATCCATCCTTGGATTCGATCGTCTTAAGATCTATAAATACTGCCTGGTTAAAGATCGGCTGTTTGACGAAAATGGATTGCCTATTGTGGCAACGAAGAAAGATCCTGCTACAGGAAGAGAAGTTCCTGATTATGAGACGATGTATGACGTTTATTTCAAGAAGATTGATGTGAGCGCTCATGACTACTATCATGCTCTTCAGAAAGAAGCTATTTCTGAATCGTATAGTAGCGTTACTTCTCCTGATCCGTACTGGATTGATGACGATGAGTTAAAGAAATCATTGTATGAGATTGAGTATAACTATGCTGAGACAAAGTACATGGGTGTCTCAATTTCGTATCGAATGACTCGACTTTTCTTTGATAACGTCTATGCTCTGAAGATGCTTCTGGATAATCGTTTTAAGGAATACACGATTTTCCTTGATCTTCCGAAAATTCTTACCTATCAGAGCATTAGCATCTTCGATGCGATCGTTACTCTTTGTGCTCTTACATGTAAGATGAATAATCTTCGTGGTAACATCTTGTATACCCCTTCTAAGATTCTTCATGTGATGGGATTCAACTTCCGTGAGAATTTTGATAAGATTCGTGAGAAGGTTATTCTTGGTTATGAGTATAAAGAGAATCCTAAGGAAGAAGAGAAGGAAGCGTATGAGAAGAAGCTGAAGTCCAGTCCGTATTATGACAGACTGAATGATGAGCTTGCTAAGTACTTTGAGCGTCCTGAGATGGATGGTCCGTATACGGCAGAGAATCTGAATATGATGTATTCGGATATTCTTACGATGTACGATTTCCTTCTGAATAAAATGGCTCATGCGGAAACGATTGAAGAATATCGTCTGTATAAAGATTTCTATTATGCAGCATATTATGCTGAAGAAACGCAGGATATTTTTGCAATCGGTGACTCGAAGCCGTTTACCGATTGGGATACCATCACTCAGAATGATGGATTCACAAAAGGATGGATTCTTGCTCACGTTGATACTACAAAAGATGCAGAGCATTGTCTTGTCCATGATAAGACTACGATTACGACATGCAATTATCTGAGCAATCTGTTTAAAGATATCCAGGAAGGCTCTTATGTGGAGTTCCACCCGGCATCTAGCACATGGTCTCAGGTATATGAGTTCGATGCCAACGATACCTATATCAGAAGTTATAATCCTGCTTATGATTACGATAGCGGAAAGAGCTTTATTAAGTTCCTTCCAATTCGTGGTCATAAATATTATATCAGTATGCGCCCATCTGATGCTGCCATTTCAACACGAGACAATCGAGTCATTTTCGATGATGAACTTGCTGGTATGGTAAATGGATGTCGTCTGGAGTTTGCTCCTAGATATGCATCAACGTTTATGGATTATCTGATGTACCGGAATCCGGCACTTTGGGCATTCGTCGAAAGTACTGACAAAGATCAGGTTCCTCAGTATGCAAATCATATCATCAATCGTCTTTTGAAGCTGATTCCTTCTTTGAGAACTCTGGGTTCGTCTATTGGATATTCCTCTACGATGGAGGATGTTCTTCTGAGATTCATCCGGTTCTTCAAATCCTATACAACAGACCTTCTGAATATGGAAGTTATCTATGTCTTGGATATGAAGCCAGAGAGTTTGCTCCGTCTAATGGATTATGGACGATATATCGTTACATTGTATCCGAAAGATGACCAGTTATTTGGCTATACAGACATGCTGGAAGCTTCTATTACGGAGCATATGGATACGAAGTTGACATTCAGAGATAATGTGAACGTGTCTTCCATTTTGTATCTTTTCTCTGATCTTCGGTTCATTGATGACATCCATCATATCCAAGTAGATATCCGAAAGAAAGATGATCTCAAGATCAATGATAGGAATCAGTTTGAACTGATCACAGATTATATCTGGCTTCAGTCGATTCTTCATATTCATGATTGGTTCCGGTATGAAGTTATCTATAAGATGTATGAGAACCGAATTCCTTTCCGAGATGAAATTCTCAGGACTTTTATAGATCTCGTAGCAAACGACACTCAATTTGGCTTCTATGATATGCTCTTCGATTATTCCAAGTTTATTCATCCAGATACTTACATGAAGTTTAAGGATGGATTGGATTATCAGACGTATTACCCGATGCAGACTGGATATACGCTTAGAGATAGATCTGATGTCGTGTCAAAGACTGATGAACTCAACGATAAGACCTTCCGTCTCTACGTAGAGAAATTCTTTAAGAAAGAGATTGAAGTCTTTGATAAAGACGGATTCAGGTTCACTGATGACACAGATAAATTTGCTATTCTTTTACAGGATAAAACTTATCTGCGCTATCGTGATGCAATTCGCATTGAAGTTCTTATGAGACTCTTTGATAGAAAGACCTTCACTGATCAGATGAATCATATGCAAGTTGTAATTGATCGACTGATGAGTAAGTATCATTTCACGGATGCTCATAAAAGCACTCATGGTGATTATTTGACTCCGGATGGATACCATTTCTCTGATGAAGTTTCCTATATATCGAAAGAGTATCTCGCAAAGCACGGTGCAGCATCTCATATGGGATTCTATGACTTTATCATGGCTCCCGAGATAAATGAATCGGTAAATACAAAACTTGGATTTAAAGACGAATGCAGAATCTTCTATGAAGAATAAGGTCTGAAAACATTAGTGTAACCTGATTTTTTGAGAACCTGCATTACTCAATATACTAAGAAAGGATGATGAAATCTATGATTAAGAAACTTAACGATAGATTTTCCATGAATGACAAGGTCGACATTGGCAATGACCATCACCATCGGAATACCCTGTGGGCTCGTACCCAGATCATTGGTGGCTACGGCCTCCATAAGAATCCTGAGACTGGTCTTTCTGAACTTGATGAGGTCGTGTTCGAGACTGAGAACATGGTTCCTATTGGCGGCGTCCAGTTTGCTATGGAGCAGATCTTTGGTGTGAAGGGCCCTCTTGAGGTTCCTTCTCTGAATAAGGATCTTGGCATTGCAACAGGCGCTACTGTGAAGCCGACTGCCCCCAACCCTCATGCATATGGTACGAAGGTTTGCCTGTTCGGTATTGGCGTCAGTGGTTCTGCTGAGAACAACCTGACTGCTAAGGAAGTTAAGTACCGTGACAGTGCTGTTGACGGTATGGTTCCATTCCGTTATACCAATGAGACTCTGTCAACTGATGATCAGAAGCGTTACTTTGGTAAGGTGAAGAAGACCGATACAAACACCACCGCTTACTATCTGAAGCGTTTCGATGGCGAACCTGTCATCAAGCACTTCTATGACGATTCCACTGAGGATGGCGTGGATGGTTCTGAGGTCAAGAGCGATATCTTTACCAAGGATTATGGTAAGGGCGTTCAGACTCTGACTGAGATGAACCTGATCATCTCCAAGAAGGACATCAAGGAGTGGTTCACTGCTCAGGGTAACGTTGAGGAGAGCCGTGTGAACTCCATTGCTCTGTATTCTGCCGTCTATGACGCGAATGCAAAGCTGAACCCTGCAGATACGAATGAGACTATGGGTGACTATACTGACATCCATCTGTTCTCTAAGCTGAACATCCCCACTGAGCCTATGAGCCTCACAAAGGATATGCACATCATTTATCGCGTTTACGGTTCTTAAAATCAAACAGATATTTGATGCCTGTAAGCTGAAACTAGCCGCATGAATAAAATGACATTGCGTCAATTATTCATGCGGTTTTTTGTTTATATATTATACTTAAGTACGAAAGCTGAAACCATTAGTTATTCGTGCAAAAAAATATTTTTTTAGGAGGCATGATTTATGCTAAGTATTTCTGTAGTGGGTATCGGTAACTGCGGTTCGCAAATCGCTGCGTTGGCTATGAAGAAGCTAAACGTACCTGTGATTGCGATCAACAGCAGTGAAAGAGATATCCAGACCCTGCCGGAAGACGTTCCGGTTTACTTGATGGGTGACGCCAAGGGCGCTGGCAAGCAGCGTATCATGGCAAAGCAGATGCTCAAGAAGTCCGTTATGGACATCCTTGAGAATCCGAAACTGAAGGACGTCTTCGCAAGTGACATCCTGTTTGTGGTGTCTTCTACTGGTGGCGGTACCGGTTCTGGTACTGCGATCCTGATGACCAATATCATTCGTGAGGTCTACACGAAGGGTACTGTCGTCACGGTTGGCGTGCTTCCTACGCTCAAGGAAGCTCTGTCGACTCAGTTGAACAGCGTTGAGTATCTGAAGGAGCTGTATGGCACCATGACGGATACTACATATATGCTGTATGATAATGATCGTTGTTCGAAGAGTGCGATCGCCATGATGGATTCTGTGAACGAGCAGGTCGTCAACGATATGGATGTCATCCGCGGAACCTATCAGATTCCGACTCGTTACGCATCCATCGACGAGAGAGACATGCTCAACATCATCGGTACTCCTGGCCGTCTTGTTGTTGCTGGCGTTCGGGATATCGCAAAGCGTCGTGACGCAGATAACATCGACATCGAGGATGCTCTGATTGATGCTCTGCGTACCGCTCCGATTGCAGATCTCGAGAAGGATGGCGTGATTGCACGTACTGGTGTGATCAGTGCGCTGTCTTCTGATCTGAACGATCGGTTTGATACCCATATCCCGAAGGTTCTGAATGTCGTTGGTACTCCTGTCGAGGAGTTTGAGCATGTGGCGGTCAATACTGATCGTCATCTTCCGTCCAACGTCTTCATCGTGTGCTCTGGCATGAGCCAAGCAAACGATCGTCTTCGTAAGATCAATGATCGAATCGAAGAGATCAATTCTTTGCAGGAGAAGGCAAAGGCTGACGATTCTATCATCTCCGAGATTGATGTTTCGAAGCTGAGCCAGAAGGTGAGCCACACCCGTACTCCTGCAAAGGAAAAGGAAGCAGGTACAGATTTCGACCTGAAGAGCATCTTCTCGAAGTTCGGCATCTAAGTAAGGTTTCATAAGAGGGGAATAGTATTTTACCGAGGTGGTTACACTAAGGTAATTTTGGCTATCCCCTCTTTATGGGATAAATAAATTCAAGGAGGACTCATTATATGAGTAAGGACAACAACAAAAAACGGGAATTTAAGATTCCTAAGGAAGTCAAGAATTTCCTCATGCCGTTCAAGAAGTGGCGTAAGGACAATGACTTTTACGAGAGCAAGAAGGATGCTCGTAAGGCCTATTACACCGAGAAGCTCGAGTGGATGGGCGAGAGTGTGATTCCTCTGCTCGTCAGTTATGGCTATCGTCAGGAAGTGATTGAGATCAAGAACGACCTCTACGAAGGGTTGTCTGATCCCGAGTTCGTGAAGGCCTGCACAAAGGCTGTCAAGAAGGGCGATGGTTTTGAGAACCAGTCCCTGTATGCAGTCCTGGTCCAGGACATGGCTGAGGCGCTGGCAAAGCAGGCTCGCGTTGAGTCTGCTAAGACTGGTGAGACCATCGTTACGGATATCGACGATATGGTTGAGCTGTCCAAGCTGGTTCTGGCAAAGAAGATCAAGAAGGCAAAGAAGGCCGGGATTGATGAAGCCACTGCATTCAGTGTGCTGAGCATCCTGCCGGATACTTCCATTCTGGATATCCGCAACGACAACCGCTGTAATAAGAAGTTCTACTTCTACAGAAAGCTTATCAATTGCCTGTATACTCTGGCAAAGGATAAGCCTCTGTGTGCACCGGTTGGTGAGATCATCGAATTCGTCTTCCGTAAGGGCGACGACTTCATCCCCAGTTTCATCGTGTGTGCGATGCTGGAGCGTAAGGAGCGTTACAACAGCCTCAACAAGACTCAGCAGGAGGTCTATGACCAGCTGACTACTTGGGCTTTTGGTAAGCTCGAGAGTTACGATAAGGAAACCATCACTGCCGCCCTGCGTCTGTATTACAACTGGCGCAAGGACGACGCAGCAAACAACCGTGATTCTCAGCGCCGATACTATGTGAGCAGCCTGCCGGAGAATGAATATCCGAAGACTGTCGCATGCATGAACAAGATCATCGCAAGCGGCGATGAGCACACCAAGGACTTTTTCTAATAAAGGAGAGCAAGAATAATGGGCAAGCATAATAATCGTTATGATAAGCGTAAGGGTGTTTCCGAGAAGGTGAGCACCAAGCTGTCCAAGCGTCTGGACGAGAAGAGCATGAGCGAGACGTTGAGCGTCAGCTGCATGAAGAATCCCGTTGAGTATGCTTCTAAGCATGCCAACAAGAAGCTTCGTCTGAAGGGTATCAGCAAGGCTGAGAAGAAGCTGCTGACCTGTGGCTGTGAGCACGTCATCATCAACAAGAAGGGTCGGCGCAAGGCTGCTCTGCGCCCTGCTGAGAAGGGCATGATGCAGTGCCGTCTGTGCGGCAAGATCATTTCTCCCACCATTCCCACCGAGGAGGATCTGGATAAGATCTGGGAGGCTTCCGATGCAGTCGACAATCAGGTTCGTCTGATGGTCGGTATGCTGGATCTCGGCGCAAACGTCGATCGTGCAACCTATGCGTTCGCATGGCGTCAGAAGATGTGGCGTAAGTTCGAGGCCAAGATCATCAAGCTGGGTGCCAAGAATCAGGTGATCCAGGACAAGAAGCACGGCAAGGGCAACAACGACAACGATGGCTCCGGTGTTGCTGGCGAGTGGTATTGATCTACAGAGAAAGATAAGCTTAGCTACCTTATCTCAAAACGTGCTACAATCGCGTCAAAATTGAAGCACTGTGTTTAACTGTAGTTAAATGAGAAGAATCCAATGTGATTTGTGTAATAGCAAATTCACATTGGATTCTTTTTTTCGTGCTAGGAAGTCTATGATCCGAAAGGGATTTAATCTCATAAATTGGGAAACTTTCCATTAATCCGTATAGGACTACGCATGAAAAACGAAAGGACGATATGAATGGCCCAATTTAAAGACGATAAGATGGAATACATCGAATCGGATATTGAAAAGATCCAAATGAAAACCGGCATGTATATCTCTTATGTCGGTCGTAAAGGTGCACTGCATCTGGCAAAAGAAGTAATTCAAAATGCTATTGATGAATGTGCAAACCCCAAAAGTCCTGCTAAGAATATTCAGGTAACTCTTGACGTTTTGGATGGTTCTCTGATTGTCGAAGACGATGGTCGTGGCATTCCGGAGACTCAGGAGATCCCGATGGATATTCTGTGTACAAAACTGAATTCCGGTAGTAAGTTTACCCGTGAACAGGGTGGCGCTTCTTCCGGTGAAAACGGTGTCGGTCTGACTGCTACAAACGCACTGTCTGCCATGTTCCGTTGGGAATCTTACCGCGATGGAAATTGCCACCACATCGAGTTTGAGAATGGTGTGAAGATTGCAGACGAGCATAAGAAGTCTAGCAAGAAGCATGGTTGTATTCTCAAATTCATTCCCTCTACGAAGTACCTCGGTAAATCAGCAGTCATCAATAAAGATGACCTGAAAGAATGGCTGGATGGTATTTCGTATTTCATCCCTTCTGATTGCAAGATCGTTTATACGGTCGAGAAGGGTATGGATAAAGTTATCTCCAGCACCAAGTATAAGTCTGGCAATATGAGTGATCTTCTGAAATCTCATCTGACAGATTCTGTCTTGGTAAAGCCGAAAGATTTCCACGGTGAAACCAAACTCGATGAGGATTACCGTGGAGAAAAGACGATTAAGAGAAGCCTGTCTCTTCAGTTTGCATTTGCATACACGACTTCTCTTGAGCCTTGGGTAGATTCTTTCTGTAACTACGTGAATACCACTTCTGGTGGCGTTCATCTGAATGCAGTCAGAGAAGCTATCTGGCGATTCTTTATGAAGAAGACAAATGAAGCTCTGAGTGAGAGAGAGAAGAATAAGTATTCTGTGTTAAAGGTTGATATTGAATCCGGTATGAATCTGGTTGTCAATATCTTCACCGATGCTCAGATGCAATTCGTTGGTCAGACCAAGAACGAGATCTCCAACGACATGCTCTTCGCTCCGATTAAGCAGCTCGCTTCCGATGCGATGGATGGATACTATTCCAAGCCGGAGAATAAGGACGAGCTGAATGCGATCGTGAAGGTTATTAAGACGAACTGCAAAGCTCGTGTTGATGCTTCCAAGATCCGTGAGCAGACGATCAAGGAGACCGTCAATAAGTTTGACAAGCACAAGATTCCGAACTTCACTCCTTGCAATAACGATGGCAAGGCTTACAAAGAGCTTCACATCTGTGAGGGACGCTCGGCAGCTGGCTCTCTGGTTAACGGTCGTGATCCTGACACTCAGGCATTCTTCAGTTTCCGTGGCGTCACTGCGAACGGTTTTAAGCGTGACGCATCTACCATCCTTGCCAACAAGGAATGGTATACCTACGTCAAGCTTCTGAAGACAAACTTTGGCCCGAAGTTTAACCTTGCCAATTGCTATTATGACAAGATTATCATCGAGACAGACTCCGATGTCGACGGCTATAATATCTCTTCTGGTATCGGTGCGTTCCATGCACTGTATATGCCGGAACTGGTTAAAGCCGGTAAGCTGTACAAAGCAATCGCTCCTCTGTACCATATCGACGATAAGAAGACTCCGTTTGTCCGTTCTAAGAACGAGTACATCGAAGCATATCAGGATAAGGTGCTGAAGAACTATAAGGTCGCTCTTGATTCTTATGGTAAGGACTATCTGAAGAGTTCTGTCTTTAAGAAGTTCATCTATGATACGGAATTCTATCCTGATGAGCTGACTCGTGTCTCCAACCACTTCGGTGTCAATAAGTTCCTCATTGAGCGTATCGCCGCATACTTCGTTATCGGTGGTTATATGACGTCGGACATTCCCACTCTCTTTGGTAATCGGAAGTTCCTTCTGAAGTTCACCGAGATGCTCCAGTTGAAGTTCCCTGAGCTGAAAGTAACCGATAAGGGTTCTATCACTGGCATCATTGATGGTAAGTTCCAGTCGATCAAGATTACCGATCGCTTCATCAAGAAGATCGAGGACCTCGCTCCTATCTACTCTGAGTATGGTTATATGATGAGAGTTTGTGAGAAGGATGGTCCTGAGATTCCGATGAGCATTGGTGAGTTCCTCGATTCTGCCAATAAGTACAAGGCGAAGATTCTGTCTCGCTTTAAAGGACTTGGCGAAGCAAACGGTAAGGAACTGTGGCAGACTACCCTTGACCCGAACAACCGTATTCTGATTCAGTTGACTATGGATGATGTTGAGAAGGATCTGAAGATCTTTGCAAAGCTCCATGGTACAACGGAAGAAGATCTGAGAGCACGTAAGGAAATGATGGCTGCTTACCGCATCAAGAGAGATGATCTGGATAACTAACAGAAAAGTAATCCGCGATGGGTTATTGGTTTCCATAATTCAAACTCTCTTTAAAATATAAAATAAGACGTAGACAGTGAGCTCGTGTAACTACACTGTCTACGTCTTATTCCTTGTATTTCCATTGTCTGGAAAACGTATATATAGGAGTGATCCTTATGTAAACTGAGATTACATCATGAAAAACGAAAGGACGACATGAATGGAACAAATCATTCGTAAGAATTTGGCGGAAGAGTGTGAAAACTACATCAAGCTGTTTGGTGCAAATAAGAATCTCTACCGTATTATTCCGTCTATGATCGACGGATTGAAACCCGTTCAGAGACGATTCCTCTATTCTCTGTATAAGGGAAAGGGTCGTACTCAGTTTATTAAAATGGCAAAGGCTGCTGCGGATACCACCGCAGCATATCATCCTCATGGTAGTGCATCAGTTGAAGACGTCGGTGCGAAGATGGCTTCTCCGATTGCGAATAACCTTACTACCGTGGAAGGCCAGGGAAACTTCGGTTCCTATAAGTCAGACGAGGCAGCAGCTTCTCGTTACATTGAGTGCAAACTTTCGAAGTATGCACTGGAGTGCTTCTTCCGAGATTTCGATATCTCCAATGTCGACATGAAGCCGACTTATACTGGCGATGACGTTGAGCCGGAATATCTCCCTGCAAAGTATCCTCATGCATTGATCAATCCTCAGCTGTCTGGTATTGGCTATGCATTTGCTTCTAATATCCCTCCTTTTAATTTTAAGGAAGTCTTGGAAGCAACGATTACCCTTCTGAAGAATCCGGATGCAAAGATTCTTCTGATTCCGGATTCTCCTACTGGAGCAGAAATCGTTGATGATGGTCAGTTTGAAAGAATCAATGCCGAAGGCCTTGGTACTTTCACTCTCCGTGGTAAATGTGAAGTTGACGTTCAGAAGAATATCATCACCATTACTTCGATTCCTCTTCAGACAACCATTGATGATATCATCCGAAAGATCGTTGAGCTTCGTGAGAAAAAGGTCTTTGATGAGATTAAAGACATCAAGGACTATTCTGGAGAGAAGCACGTTCGGACTCTCATCTATCTTGATCAGAATGCCGATCCGTATGCAACGATCGAGAAACTCTATACGAAGGGAACTGGTCTGAAGAAGACTTATCCTGTCGGTCTGAAGATGGTCGATGACTATCGTGACATCGACTATGGTGTGAAGTCTTTCCTTCTGGATTGGATTTCCTATCGTAGAGATACAGTTCGTTCTTCCTTCAATTCGAAGCTGATTGCTACGATGGAAGAGAAGAATATCAACGACGCTCTTCTTCTGATCCTTGCTGGTAAGAATGGTGAAGCAACGATTAAGCTCGCTCGTGAGTCTTCCAATAAGGATGCTTTTGCGAAAGCACTGATGGAGAAGTATGGGATCAATTCTCAGCAGGCGTCTACGATTTCCAATATGCGAATCTACGCATTCACCAAGGATGCGTACGAAGAGTATAAGAAGAAGGAGCCTCTCTTGATTCAACAGATCAAAGATCTTGAAGCAACTCTGGATGACGACGGGAAGATTGATGAAGTGATCATCAGTCAGCTGAAGGAAGGCATTAAGCTGTTCGGTTCTCCCCGTAAGAGTCCAATTGTGAAAGAAGGTGAAGAAGACGAGATTGAATCAACTGATCATTGTGTTGCTATCTCTGAGGATGGATTCATTAAGAAGGTACTCCTCGGAGAGAGTAATGTCGGTAAAATCGGAGAAAAGATGAGCACTCGGACTATGGTTATCCCTGTCAATAATGAGCGCTCTCTGATTATCTTCGATGTGAATGGTCGAGCATACCGTCTTCCTGTTCATGCTCTTCCGGACTCTCTTCCGGAGGAGAATGGGATTCCTGTGGAGCGCTATTGCAAGGGTATCGGTGCCATCGTTGCTACTATGATCCAGCCCACAAAGAGTCAGCTTGAGAAGCATTCTATCTATGCTATCTTCCTGACTAAGAAGGGCGTTATGAAGGCGATTGATGCAAACGAGATGTCCAACAACTTCAAATCCATGAACGTCATTAATGTGACGGATGGAGATGCTCTTGTTGGTGCAGCTTGCTCTATTGATCGAAGCCTGAATAACTTCATCATTTATACCGACGAGGGCAATGGTCTCCGTAAGGAACTCAGTGATATTCCTATCATGAAACCTGCTGCACAGGGAAGCAGAATGATCAATCTGAAGAAGCATGAAAGCTGTGTTGGCTTTAATGGCATTTCTTCGAAGGATAAGTTCGTTCTGTATGTGACAGATCAGGGACGTGCAAAGGTCACTGAGATGAAGTATTTCCCTCTGTCTAAGAAGAAGGAAATGGTCGCATTGATCACAATGGATCCAGGTGAACGTCTTGTCTGTGTCCGTGGTATTGAGCCCGGTTCTCTTATCACAGCATATGCAAAGACTGGATCTGAGACGATTAAGTCTGGCGACGTTCCTCTGTCCACTAGAGTAGCAGCACCGAAGAAGGTCTTTAAGCTCGGTAATTCTCGTACCAAGATCTTAGCGATTACTGTCGATAGACAGAACGCTGAGTAAATGATAAATCCATAGTGAGTAGCTACCTGTGCTCTCACTATGGATTTTTTTGTATTTGCACAATTCCTTAATACTTTTAATACGGGAGGAAGAAACCAATGAAACAATCTGACGTACATCATCACATTCTGAAGACTCTTTACAAAGTAAACTCAGCAGTTCTCTTCTTCTTAGGTCTGTATCTTACCATTCGATTTGAAGTCGAGAACTGGAATACTAGACGAATCATTGCTCTCATCAATAATCCTATGGAAGTTTTTGTTGGAGTGCTTGCGATTCTCGGTGGTTTCTTCTTCTTGTATAAATATCGTCACTATAATGAAGAAAGGGATGGGGATTAATGGAATACAAACAGATTCATGGTAGTTCCGGTGGTAGAAGTGCCGGAACTCCTCTTGATATTCCTTGGACTATTCGAAATGGCAGAGCTGCTCAATGCACTTGTCTTCCGATGGTTGAAGAATGGCTGAAAGATGAAATTAACGCACGAAAGAACTGCGGTTGTACTGCTTGTGAATATTCCAAGAATATGCTTAGAGAACTTCAGCATATCGTGCAGGTTTATTCTAAGACCGAAGAGGGTATGAGCAGACGCTGTGATCGTGTTGATTCGTGCGATAAAATTCGAAATAAATTGTGATTCCAACTGAGTGGTAATCGGAGGATAAAAATATTCTCTGAAAATCACGTCATGATGGTAAACATGGAGGTTTTATTATGAGCGTAAATCGGTTTTTTAACGCAGTCACAAACGGTCTTGCTATCGCAGCGGTGATCATCTTTGCACCGATCGTTGCGGTGGTCGTTGGGACTCTGAAGGACTGAGGTGAGTACAATGACATACAAAGCATACAGAGCAAAGTGCCGGGGAGAAAACTTCTCTTTCCTGGTGTATATCATTGGTCTTCTCATTTGGCTGCTCTTCGGCACGAATGACATTAAGCCCACTGGGAATAAATAATACTGAAAACGAAGAAGTAATGGATTCACATATAAGTCCGTTACTTCTTCATATTTTTATTTGGAGGTTTGTTATGACACATACAGATGTAGATGAAAATGGCATGGGTATGGTTCTCCTTACCGACTATCTTACGAGGTATTGGGACAATCGCCACCCTGAATATGAGCATGATCGTGCTCATTGCCACTATACCTATCGTAAGCATTCCGAATGGGATAAGCATGAGGTTAAAGATGTTCCTCCTTATTCCATTGATATTCCCTGTAACATCTCTATGAATCCGTTCAGTGGTATGATTTTTGAGACCATTGATGAGGCTCGTTCTACCCTGGCTGATTACATCAGCATGTTTGGTCAGGAAGCTACTTCTTATGTCTATAAGAAGGATAGCCGCCTTGGTATGGTTCTCACTACCACGTTCGATGACACGGATGGTGAAACTTGGACCTGTGACATTATCCGTTTTAACACTGAGAATGATGCCAATACATATGTCATCAACATGTGGTGTGAGGTTGATCATTTTGTCAGTGGCTTGAAGGTTTCTTGCTTTGAGAAACGGCTTTACATGTGCAGCCAGACTGGTGAGTTCGTTGAACTGAAAGAGAATGATAATGGCGATGCAGGTCGCGGCGAAGTAGGTCGCATCGTTGTATATCCGAATATTTATGACATCGAGTTCAATTCCTACAATGGTGCTATGGAAGCATGGTGTTCCATTACCCACAAATGCAGGTTTATGAAGTTTGATCGGCACGTCTATCCGATTCATGGTTGCATGTATACCGCGTTTTCCGATGATTATGAACTTGGCATGCCAGATGAATCTTCAACCGTTACGGCTGAAGAGGTTGTTGCTTTGATGCCTAGTAAAAACGGCAATGGTAAGTGCTACCGCATCGTTTCTTTGAGCTGCGGCTGTGACAATATTGATGAAGTTTCTGCACTTGAAGCTACTCCGATCCCTCATCACCAGACTGGCAAGACGGTTGATCTTACGACTCTGATGTGTGATGGCATTTATTATACCAAGAATCCGATGATGATTTATCAGACTCGTCGGAATTGTAACTGCCGTGACGGAAATGACAATGTTGTATTCTTCACGAATTCCGTAGCAGCCGATGGCGTTACTGGATTTGATAATTTCTCGAGGTTTATCTTCGGTGATTATCAGGCAGCTTGCGATACCTTAAGGATCTTCCTCACAATGATGGGATACAAGTATGTGAAGGTGTCTCTTGATGGATCAATCACCGGTCTTGAGGATGATCGCTATACGTATCACATCACTGCAAGAGTCGCTCAGGATCATGGTGCCAAACTTAGTACCATCCACGTTGCACTTCTCCCGATTTACGGTTCTGGCAGTGGAGTTGATAATTGCAATGTCAATTATGTTCCCATGTTCTATTCCGGTTTCTCCACTCTTCCTGTGATTCCCAAGAAATCTTCTGAAGATAAGTAAATAACGAAAGTCGCCCACGATTAGCGGTCAATACTAATCGTGGGCGACTTCCACTGTTATAAATTCAAGGAGGAAAAATATGAAGAATGAAGAAAAGACAAAGCATCTTTCTCTTATCCATATGTAAATGGAATAATGTCCATTTGATACAGATTAGCCCAGTCATCAACGAGCTGCTTTCGCTGGTCAGCAGCATTCTGCCAGTCATCCAGTTTCATCTGAATGGTGCCATATGCTGTCTGAATCTCATTGTAGTGCTTCATCGTCTGATAGAGCATGTCCTTGACATCCAGAATTGCAAGATCATGGAATGACTCTTCCATTGTCGGAGTGATAGTGGTCAGATTCTTGTCATGAATCATAGCGATATCAAAGACAAGCTGAGAACTACATAAGACGTTGTAGAGAGTGACCTTGCGAGGAGGCTCGTATTTGAAGAGTAGCTTCGGAACTGTCTGTCGTGTTAGAGCAAGACCAGCATTTGAGAGGATGCTCTGATTCATCATATTGCCATGCAGAATTGGAATACCACCACCCCAATAGCCGATACCAGAAATATCTGCTTCATCGTATTTCACATCTACGATTTGAGTAATTTCATGGTTTGCGAAAATATCAGGGAGAAGATAAGTTTCCCAGTTTGCGTGCTTCTCTACACGTGTCAGATCCGTAAGATCAAACCGATAGGTTTCACGGTAAGGGCAATATGTGCTGAACGTTCTTACGGTAATCGTCTGGATAACATCCATAATGGCTTGATCCAGATTATCAAACGGGAGTGCTAACGAATAAAGACCGAGTTCGATTTTCATTCGTGTGACTAGAGTAGAAATATTCATAATAACTCACCTCCAAAAATGAGTTGAGTATTACTTACCGAAAGAACGGAAGAAATCATCAACCAGACGCTTGGAGTTCTGATTGATATTGCAGTAGATGGTGTTGGTGTCCTGATCACGAATGATCATCTGCTTACGGCTACGAGTAAAGCCCATGACAGAATCTTCATCCAGGTCAAAGCTTTCCATCAGAACCTGAGCGTTCGGATCAGTTGCAGAAATACGGCCGATCAGATCCTTCATGGGGATAGCAATATCAGCAGCCTCACTGATGTAATGATTGGTTGTAACAACCTTATTACCTTCAGGATCCTTTGTGATAAACTTATTATCGACAGAAGTAATCTGCTCAGCTTCACGATGAGACTGGAACAGAACCCAGTCGTAAGTGATGATCTGACGCACATTGACAACGGGTTTGGAGTTCTTGATGTTCATGGTCGCAATTGCGCGGCAGCTGAAACCAGGGATGAAGCCCTGAACCATCTTACGTGCAAGATTCATACCGGCGGCAGTGCCAGAGTCAGTCTGAATCTTGGAGATAAGCAGATTACGCTCGACATGAGGATTCAGCATCTTGTGAGAGGTGTTATTCATGTCGATATCACGAATGCGCTCAGGAGCGAGGGGCATATCCTTGTACTTCGGAGTGGGATGATTCATCTCACCGAACCAGCCGCCATGAGACAGATAATGCTGAATACGCTCAGTCTTCAGGCACTGCTCAATATTGGCAGCTTCATACATACGGGAGTTACGATTCATAACATCGAATGAGTGAATGCAGGATTCAAACTCGACATAAAAGACATCACCGTCATGATGGACTTTCATATCTTTAACGATATTCTGCTCGGGAGAAGTCTCTTCAGCAATATACATCACGCCGACATCTTGATCAATCGTCATAGTATATCAATCCTTTCTGTTTAGTATAGTTAGGAGCAAAAGCTTACCCTATTGTTTTTAGGGCATATACTTACCATCCGTATATTCTATTAGTATAATGATATATTATACAGGTAGAAGATAGAGGAAGAAGAGTACTCTGTCAAATCAATTTGTATGATCCTCGAGAATAAGAGGGTCGGAAGGAGATCATATTATGAAAACCAACAACATCATCAAGAACGCAAGCAAGGCCATCCGTAACGGCAGCAAGAACTACATCGGTTACTGCAACAAGTGCGCCGCACAGCGTGCTGTCGCTCGCAAGAACGATGCCAAGTACGACAGCAAGGTCTTCGCTAAGGCCCTTGTTGGAGGCGCAGCGATCTATTTGACCGTTGCTGCTGTCGATTTTGCAATCGACGTTGCACCCATGATCGTTAATAAGATCAAGGGTGATGCGAAGAAGGCGCTCGACGAGAAGAACTCGGTGACTGTCCAGACCATGGAACGAGAGATGGCTATGCGCAAGGCCACCCTCGAGAACACCGGGTACACTGACTACTACGTCAGCGGAGACACCATGGCGATGAACCACGGTGAGCTCACTGGTGGCGTGATCACCAAGGCTTGCCTCGATGCTAAGCCTGGCACGCTGCCCAGAATCATCATTGGCAACTCTGTCAGTGATGAGCATGTGGACAAGATCTACACCGTCGATGGTCAGCCGAAGTGCTGCCCTTACGGTGAAGACCCTGCAACCACCAAGCATGAGAAGGATGTCACCTTCCCGATGTTCGGTGACCACAAGGTTGAAGAGTAAAAGAAATCGAATAGCGTAAAATAGCGTAAAGGAGAAAACCACTATGAAAAACAATAACAGCACGAGCACGTCGACCATCATCGCCAATGTGGTTGTGTCCACCGTATTCATGTACGGCTGGATGCGACTCATCCTGAAGGACGTACCGGAGTACGTCAAGAGCAAGGGCCTCTTGAAGGTGGCCAAGGAGAAGTATGATTCCTTCATGGCGAAGGAAGCATAACTTCTCAGAAGAAGGACCTAACAACCAGTTAGGTATCCTTCTTTTTTTGTAATTACATTGATTACCTTAAATATAATTACAAAACTAAGGAGGATCATAGAAATGACGATTACAGATGGTAGAGTTCCACACGTCTGTGAGAATAGTACGATTGACAAATACATCAATACAAAAGCCCTCTTTAAGTTAGATGCGCATGGCGGTGTAATATTGGATCGGTTTTACATCGAGATTTTCTACCACAGAGAACGGAGAAAGCAATTCCCGTATCAGCCAAATGTGACTTCATTAAAGATTCGAATCAAGGATCTGAATAATTATTCTGAGAAAATCTTTGAAGATAAATTTGAGCAGTGGGAATTTTCTTCGATTCGAAAAATGATCAAAAAATATTCCGATTTTGAAAAAGTCGATTTTGAGTCGGCATATGTGGCTTTCAAAAAGAATTTGGAAGGAAGACTCACACTCATGCTTTATGACAATGCCGGAAAAGATATTTTATATAATGCGACAATGAATTCGGAGGGAGAATTTGAATGAAACCAAGACATGTATACCAGCTTGCTGCTGGTCTAATGGAATCGTATGCTACCTCAGCTCTTCAATTCCTTAATCCTTTGACTGGAATTGATGACTTAAGGAAATCCGGTGTTCGATATGAAGTATCGGATTTTATTGGCCGGATTATTCCAAAGGGAGCAAATAAGATTTCTCGAAGTAAAGGGAATCCGATCAAAGGAGTTTATCTTGGCACCGTTTCTGGAGCAATACCGATTTTTTTGTTTATGGATATGGATACGGCATATCTTGTGAAGACGACCGTAAACGGAGAAGTTGAATCGGCTGAACCGTATAAAGGATATAATCCTTTTCGTGGGATTGACCCATCGGATTCTTTTGTGGCAGATTCTACTTTTACCACGATATCAAATTCTCTTTATCAGATTCCATTGACAAAAGCGATGTATGAATTTATAATTCATGGTGGTAGATATATTTCCCTCTCAAATCCGAATGGTTGGAATTATATTACTCCGACTATTTGCAAACGAAAGAATCTGGAAGATCCATCCGTTTTATCTTATAAACTTCTCGGAAATCCACTTCCAGATTACACGTATCCGTTTGTGGAATATGTGAATGGAAAGTTTGCACGAATTACTCAGATCGTGGATGACAGGAAGGTATCTATTGAAGAGCATGATATGAAGTCAGATTCTGAGCTCCGTTGGATTACGAATTTCAAATGGCCAAATATGGACGCTTGTATCAGTACTCTCTTTCGATATGAATTGATTCGAGATTATCAGCCTATTTCCGATCTTACGGTATCAAATTGTGATAATACAGAAATCTTCAATGTTTGTGCTCGGAATAAGCATCAGAAGACTTTTATCTATGAGCGTTCCACTGGACATATGACTTTGATTTTATAATACGTATACCTCCTTTCTTTGATTATATATTATAAAGGTAATCAATAAGAAAGGAGGTATATATTATGGCACGTACTAGCTATGTAAAAGGCGACAGCAACTATACATCACTAACATGTAAGTTGCTGTCGCCTGTTGCAGACTACGCTGAAGTCTCACGAGATGAACTGACGCGTAGTTTCACCAGCCAGATGTCTAGGTTTAATAGTAATGGCGTATTTGGTAAGTATTTAGCTACATCTCCAAATATGGACCAAACTATTAGCCTCGTCTAATGGCTGAAAAGAAAGAGTGGGAGCGATACACTTTCACTCTTTCTTTTTTGTAAGTTTATCAATAGAAAAATGTTAGTAGTCTAATTCTTCCTTATCCACGATAATCTCAGAAGGAGATACCGTAGACAGTTTTGCTTTCAGAGCAGGAATAATAGTATCGTACATGACTCTGTAAAGTTCCTTATTCTCTGTAAATGCTTCATGCACATTTCGTCCAGGGAACTTCAAATCCTTCCGGTCGCCAAAGTAATAGCCATTGATGTTACCACCAAGCATACCGATTTCCTTCGCATAGTTGATAGACGAACGAATGGAGTCGTATCCATGTACCTTGTCAAAAACAAGAGGCACAGAGACGCCATCGGTATTACTTCGGTTTTTGACGAAATATGCCGAAACGCCAAATCCATCAAATCCATTGGTTGCAACTTCATATTTTTCGCTACCAATAGAGGTAAGACGAATCATGGTATTGGTGTAATACTGAAGAGCCTTACCAGCAGGAAGAGTTTCGTTCTGCTTCAGACCACGCATCTCAGCAGGCTGAGGAACACCCATGCTAATCTTATCTTTGATGTGGTTAATCATGATAAGAATGATATTGGCGGCCTTCAGCATCTGCATGATTTCTTTCAGGAAACGAGTCATCAGTCCAGCGAAACGAGAACTATCAGTCTGAGAAGAAATAGAATCCATCTCAGCCTGACCATCCTTCGTGTTCTCATTGATGAAAGAAGACATAGATGCGACAGAGTCGATGATGATGACGGTAGGCACGTAGACGTAGACCTTGTCACCGAATTCATCAACTTCACCAGTATCATACTTAAACTGATCTGGATTTGCAGTCTTTGTACGATACAGCTCAGCAATCGTCTTCTTGATCTCTTCAATGGATACACCGAGCTGACGAACGATGTATTTACCATTACGAAGTTCTTCTGGAGTAAATCTGCTCAAGGCAGAAATACGAGTCATATTCGTACCACCCTCAAGGTCGAAATGGATAACGAATCCATTGTCGAAAGGACGGACGATACTAGATCCAATCTGAGTAGCAAAAGTAGTTTTACCAACGTGGGTCTTACCGATAATCGTAACGATAGAACCACAGGTCACGCCGATAGAAGGATATACTTCTTTCACGTTTCCATCAGCGTCAAATACATTTACGTTGAAACCCATTGAATAATCGAGAGCAGGGAAACCTGTCCGATATGCAGTGAATGTGGAATTTGTAGTAAACATGTTTCCGATTTTAGCATTACTACGCAATGCTTCCAGTAAAATATTCTTACCCATAATTGAGCACTCCTTTTCTCTCAGGTCTTACTGAGCTGTTAAAATGAGCATGCAAAAACAGGAGACGCTATCTAGACTAGGCTTGTCATAGATAACGTCTCCTGATAAATGATCTTAAAGAATAATAGTGATTTTATCTATTGCTCGTGTAATTGCTGTGTATTGAAGTTTTTTATATAGATTGTCAGGGAAATTCTGGAATCTGCTTTCGTTGACAAGCAGCACACGATTATACTGACTACCCTGAGAAAGATGAGTTGTGATAGCATAAGCATACTCAAATTTATTGAGCTGATTATATTTATCCATCCCATCATTCTGGGTTCCCGGGTCAGCTTTCATCGCAGGTAAGTCAACTTTTAGATTTCGGAATTGCTTTTCTGGAGGAAGGAAGTCTGGGTGGAAATCAATTGTCAGATACTGACTATTCCTATTCTGGTCATCAATATATGTGATTTCTCCAGCAGTTCCATTCGTCAAGAAAAGGATGTGATCAATCGTTCGTTTCCAGTTATTTTTTCTGCAAATGACTCGCTCTCCAAGAACCGGATTATCTTCTTGCTTCTTTCGATAGAATTCTTTCCGATAGAAATTATTGATCAATCCACGCATTTTATTAGAATACGTAAGAGTGATATCATGCTTCTTAAGAAGTTCTCTCGTTACTTTTGTATCATGACCGAATACGATGGAATCTCCGTACGTACCAGGTTCCAGTGGTCTATTATTTAGAACGCATTGGGATAGGTAGATGATTGGATTTCCCTCTTCTTGTCGCATGATTTGAGTAAGATGATAATCTGGCTCTGTAAGGAAGAAAGCACCTCCAATAACAGGAGGCAACTGATTTAAGTCACCCATAGCAATAACTGGGATATTATAACTGAGAAGGTCTTGTGCAATCTCAGCAGATACCATAGATGCTTCGTCGACTACAATGAGCTTGTAATCTTTTTGAAGCGTTTCTTTTTTACGAAAAATCCACTTCTGAATGACTTTATTCTTATCGTCAAATTGGTAATGACCTTCGTCATCAAGAATTGGCACTTTCACATAGTCGTAGATTAAGCTATGAATCGTTTGAGCGGGTAAGCCGTTTCGAGCCATGACCATTGCGGCTTTTCCCATGAAAGCAGTGAAAGCACAGTCGCTAATATCGAGTCCAATGGAATCTATGAAGAAGTTCACTAGAAAAGTTTTTCCTGCTCCACTCACTCCAGATAACTCGAATACTTGCTCATCGTGTCTTTCCCACCAGTTCTGTATTAGAAAAAGAGCTTGTGCTTGATCTCTATTCAATTCAATTCCCATAGGGATATTTTCCTCCTTGCTCTTCTTTTTAGCTTATGATTTCTGTTTTTACCTCTATCTGAACCCACTATGAAAACAGAATTTTAAGCACATTGACTAAGGAGGGAAACTAATATGTCGATTACTGGATTTGATATGATCTATTCTATAGATAATCAAGAGTATGGATACGTTCCTGAGGACTTTAAACCGAAGCGTCGTCAGGAACGTATTAGCCTTGTTGTCCCTCGTATTATGGGTGCTCTCACTGCTACGGGAACTGCAAATATTACTGGTAATAAGCTCTTTGCAAATGGAAAAGAGTGTAAGATCAATTTTAATAAGAGCATTAAATTTGGTAAGGCATTCACAGTAGAGCTTCAGGATAGTAATACTTGGATTGATAAAATTGATAAGGATGGTAATGTCGTAAAGGGCAAGAAGTTCACCGTTGATTTTATCAATGGAAATATTCAGTATCCGTATGCAACCACAAAGTAATTAGGAGGATATCCCATGTATATGACATCACAAGGTGAGAAACCTACAGGAGAATGCTATCTGATTCCTCCAGACGACAACGGAGTTGCTTGGCTGGTTGCCCATTATTATGATGGGACCAATGTCAAGCTGATTCGTTTCAGAAAACCTGAGAAATCTCCTAAGAGTGATTCTCCTATGCAACGAATGTATGACCTCGAAGATAATCAGCTGAAGCTTGCTCAAGTTCTTACAGTTGCTCAGACTGTTATCATGAGTTTGACTGGCGTAAATATTGATTCTGCTGGTAATCTTCCGAAGGTTATTTCTGATCTTACTGCTATCAAGGGCGCTCGAAATGGCCTGAATAATATGGGAGATGCGGAATACGTTGTGACAAACGTTGAGCAGCTCCTGAATCAGAGAGGATGGTGAGTTATGGCAGATCAGTATTATGCAACGATCAGTGAGCTTATTCGATCAATTGATCACGAAGAGATCAGTTATCGAAATCTGCATACGACTTTCTGTATTCGTGAAAATGGTACAGATACAATCCAAGTTCCATATAAATCAATTATCCGTGAGTACATTGACCTTATGAATGAGGATGCTGTGAGTGTGAAGCTCCCTGATGATGAAGTCCGTATTTATCAGTATAAGCCGAAGAAGCTTTCTCTTGATCTATATGGGACGACAGAACTTTGGGCTGGACTTCTTGAGCTCAATCACATGTATTCTATCTTGAACTTCGATTGTCTGAAGCCTTTCCTCGTATTTAATCCGGGCACGGTAAGAAAGAAGATCAACGAGATTCTGATTGCTGAAGAAGTTATTAAGTGAATTAAAGTACCAGACTATCAATTCTCAAGTAGTCTGGTACTTTAATTTATATATTATATAATAGACGAAATATCAAGGAGGTAATAATCAAATGGCATTAAACGTCAATTTCAATGACCTTTATCAGAGAATGGTTGATGGCGAAACTTCTGTTGCTGAAGCATCCAGATTCATGCAATCGCCTGAAGTTCATAAGCTCATCAATTCTCTGGTCTACAAAAAGTCCATTGATCAGATGGTTCCTTTCTACCCTGAGGAACTTCAAAATATTCAGGGTATTATCAACGTGGCGCAGTTCATCTATAACGATTCTGGAATGGATACTGGACTTACCGATTCGGAATATGATGCACTTTATGAAGCAATGCTTCGTAATGGTGGAGACGATATCATCACGGTACCGATTCTTCCGAATGCAAATAATATTGCGCATCATAAGTACCCGTCTCTTCGTGGTACTCTGACGAAGACCTACTATCTTTCCACAGATGAGAAGCGCACAAATCCGTCTCGCCATTATCTGGATGAATGGATTCAGACGATGGAGAATAAGATCTATCAAGCAACCGGGAAGCAGATGTATCTCAATGATGAAGAGATCTATGTTTTCCCGAAGTTTGATGGAGTCTCCGGCATCTTTGAGATGAATGCTGACGGAACGATCGGCAGAGTTCTTACTCGTGGATTCACTGAGCGAAACGAGGCTCAGGATATCACACGTCATTTCCAAGGTCTTCCTATCCGTAAGTATCATGAAATCAATGGTGCTTATGGTTTGAAGACAGAGGTCATGATGTATGAATCCGACCTTGCAAAGTTCAATGAGACGTATCATACGGATTACAAGAATACCCGATCCATCGTATCTGGTATTCTGAATAGTGAAGAATATGACCCGTATAAGGCACAGTATCTTCACGTAGTTCCTCTTCGTGTTGGAGATCTGGATGGTAATCAGGAACTTGCACAGGAAGCTTTCAATCTGTACCCGTATCTTCGTTGCCGTCTGAAAGACCGTGAAGCAATCAGAAATTTCGCCTATTCTCATCGTTATATTCATGATGAACTTCGGTGTGATGGTGCAGTTATCTATATCATCAATCCCGAGATTCAGAAGATTCTTGGACGCGAGAATGATAAGAATAACTTCGAAGTGGCTTACAAGTTCACGGAAGAATCTGCTATGACGATTCTGGAAGACGTCTCTTTCAATATGGGTTCTTTTGGAAGACTAGCTCCGGTTGCAAAGGTGAAGCCGGTTAAGCTAAAGGGAAACACCATTGAGAAAGTTTCTCTTGGGTCTGTTGGTCGATTCCGTTCTTTGAAGCTTCATGAGGGTGACAAGGTTAAGATTCTTTACGACATCATTCCGTATCTTGCCTTCGATAAAGACTGCTCTCATAACTATGATGGGAAACAGTTCGTCCTTCCTGCAACCTGTCCTGAGTGTGGAGAGATTCTGGAATTCAGTGACACTGGTGATGTTGCATCCTGTGTCAATCCGAACTGTGCATGCAGACGGATTGGTAAGATCATTAATTATCTCAATAAGATGAGTATTGATGGTCTTTCTTACGGAGTTATCTCCAGACTCTATCATGAAGGCATTGTGAAGAATGTCGTTGATCTCTATAAGCTTGACAAGCACAAGAAGGAGATTATCGGGATTGATGGCTTTGGTCCAAAGCTTGTGAATTCTTGGATTGACGCAATCGAGGAAAAGTCTGCCGTCGAGGATTATATCTTCCTTGGGTCTCTTGGCATTGAGGGAGTATCTAAGAAGACTTTCTCGAAGATCATGAATGTCATGACTTTGGATGAGCTCTTGGATGTTTGTGAGAATAAGCTTCCTCACTCTCTCATCTCGATTCCTTCTATTCAGGCAAAGACAGCTGAGAAAATTATCGCAGGTGTCAATGCCAATATCAAGCTCATTGAGAAACTGGAGAAGTATCTGAATATCAAGTCAACGAAGGGTAGTGAAGATCGGTGCAAGTTTGCAGTCTGCTTTACTATGATCCGAGATAAGAGTTTGGAGAAATGGATCCTTGAGCATGACGGCAGGGTTGATGCAACCTTGACAAAAGCAACCACATTCCTTGTGGTCCCGTCTCTGGATACAACTTCCGATAAAGTTGAGAAAGCCAAGAAATACGGAGCTTATGTGATTCCGATTGACAAGGCAATCGAAACTTTCACGAGATATATTTCAAGCATTGAGTAAGGTGTAACAAAAGTTTGACGATGGATTGAACGAAATCAATCCATCGTCAAACTTTCCCTACTCGAAGAAGAATGCAGGTCATTTAATATAACTGTTTTTGTAGGAGGTCTATTTTCAGTATGAAGAAGTTTTCTAAGAAAGCTTTTAAGAAAGCATTCATTCAGCATTTCTGTAATCATGAATGGTTTCCGAAGCACGTTGGTGATGGATATATCGTTTACGTCTGCCAGAAATGTGGGAAGACGATGTCAGAAGAAGCGATGTATGAGAAAGAGTTTAACTTAGACAAGTTCTAATTTGGTTCTTATTACGTGATACAATTAGTTATTAATAACCCTAGTGTAGTCCTGTTCGCTGGGGCCTTTTCAATAACTATAGAAAGAGGTACACGTAAAATGAAAACCGATATTGCTGGTCTCGCAAGTTTCTATAAAAATGAGGCATGGAAGGACAATGAAGCGATTCAGAATAACTTCTCCATCCGTGTGAAGCCTTCCAACGTGAACGATCAGACGTCTCATGCCTCTATCACAATCACCATGACTCCCAAGTCTCAGCCGGATAAGGAGCTGTCTGCTTCTCTCTACATTGTGGAGAGCAACATGAAGGTTCGTAATCCGAAGACTGGTCAGGCTGCTGATGACTATACTCGCGTGGCCGTTATCTTCGTGAACAACCATTCTCACACTGTCATTTTCTCTTCCCTGTCCAAGAACGCTCTGGAGAAGAGCCAGAAGTACGTCATCCAGTATTTCCTGAAGCGTGCTTCTTACACCGATCCCAGCGTTCTGCCTGATAAGCCTGCTGACGAGGCTTAAAACCAAACCATGATTTCACTTATATATTATATATAGGTGATGAAGATGAGCTTACTGCAATTTGTGTGTTAGAAATTCATTTTAGCATACACTTTGTAGTAAGCTCGTTTTATCATGAGAACGAACGTAAACCCAATGAGAAACTTTGAAAGGAAGTACCAACTATGGCAACGAAATCTCAGGCGTGGTTCGACGAATGTGTCGTCGACAACAAGAAGGAGCTTCTGGATATCGGTGAACTTGCAAATCACTTGATCCACGATTCCCTGTCTTTGGGTATCTCTGACCCGAAGACTACTGTGGCGATTTATGCCACGATCTTCGATGCTATCACCGATGTGGTGGCATCCAAGGAAGCAAACTACGACCACTATGATCTGAACGTAGCGAATCGCTTCCTCATCGGTTATGATACGACCGATAACAAGGAGGACGAGAAGTCTGGCAACTTCATGGTCTACATGCAGCACATGGAAGCCACTCAGTCCGATAACTCCATTGATGACGACAACGATGATACCATCTCTCTGTGCGTCCAGTGGAATGCAAACAACATCAAGGAGCAGCAGGATGTTCTGAAGGATGTCGCCGGTAAGGCAAAGATCAAGATGGGCGACATCATCAACATCAAGCTGGAGAGCCATGAGTTCATCCTGCCGCTGTTCTGCATCATTCACGCATGTATCGTAAACTATGTGCGTCTGCGTCGTCGTGAAGAGAACGTGTCGGACTACAACATCAACGTTGCTGGCCTGTATACCATTGGCTGCCAGGTTGATGATGAGTCCAATGAAGAGATCTACTATACCCCGTCCATCAGCCTGAAGCTGAAATTTAAGAACGATGCTAAGGCAACTGGCGTAAAGGACGAGGACTAATCCTCGATAAAGTACCACAACGGTAACACGGTGGGCTGATATGATAATTCGAAAGAAATCATATCAGCCCATTATTTTTTCAGGAGGAAGCCACAAATGCTCAAATATATTGGAGAATACGTGTCCGACTTTGAGAAAGAACTTAATCGGCCTCTGATGACAAAAGAAGCTGATCTTCCTCTGGTCGAGTATATCAAGGATGTCTGGCGTTCTTTGGAGATCGTCAAGAACATCAAGATTCTGAGCTTCGAGTGGAATGACAACGAAGCGACGATCGACATCAATAATCATATCTTCAAGCGCGAGAAAAAGAAGCGCAAGAAGGATCGCTATAACTACAAGTTCATCAATGATGATCGTTGTGGTTGCCTGACAGTATATGTCGAGATTACTGTCAAAGAAAATGATAGCCGGAATCCGGATGAACCGAAGATCCATAAGAAGATCATCAAGAAGCAGATGCTGATTCCTATTCAGGATGAGGATGGGTTCTTCTATATCCGTGGCAAGCGCTATTATATGATTTATCAGCTCGTTGATAAATCTACATACACTTCGAATAACGCTGTTACTCTGAAGTCTCTGATGCCTATCTGCGTGAAGCGCAATGGCATTAAGACAGACGAGATCGTTCGAAGTGAAAACACCGGTAAGGATGTAAACGGAATGCAGTATAACATTCCCGTTTATAACGTCTTCGTCTTCCGTAAGGAAATTCCCATCATGCTGTTCTATCTTGCAAACGGATGGGACTGGGCAATGTGCTATCTGGAAGTCGATAATGTCATTCGTCTGGTGAAGAACCTCGATGATGCTAATTTCGAGAAGAATCTGTATTTCCAGATTTCCAGTCATTGCTTCATCGAGGCAAACAAGGAGATGTTCCTGAAGTACCCTTATATCCAGTCTGTGGTTGGTGGTCTTCTGACGATTTCCAATTCCAGAACTACGATGGATGATTTCCATGACCGTACGGTTTGGATCAAGGCGCTCTCAAACAACAACACCGTTGAGAAGGGTGAAGACATTCTGGTGTTCTTTAACCGTCTGATGGATGTTACCACTCGTAAGATTCTGAAGCTCAACGATTACGAGAAGAATGACATCTATGCAATCCTTCGTTGGATGATGCAGAATTTCGGCACCCTCCGTATGAAGGATAACATGAGTCTTGAGAATAAGCGTCTTCGTTGCAATGAGTATATTGCATCGCTGCTGACTCTGGACTTCTCTTCTCGACTCAATTCTGTGATTACTCTTGGTAACAAGGCAACCATGGATAACTTCACAAACATGTTCCGCTTCACGGGTGAGATTCTGATCCAGAAGATGCATTCTTCTGGTATTCTCCGGTTCAATGATAATATGAATGATATGGACTTCTTCTCGAAGTTCAAGTATACTATCAAAGGACCTCATTCCATGGGCGGAAAGAATTCCAACAACATCTCGATTCGCTACCGTGGCTCTCATCCGAGCTTCCTTGGTAATATTGACCTTTTGGTTTGTGGTAACTCTGACCCTGGTACTTCCGGTGTCTTGAGTCCGTTTGGTAAAATCAAGGGCTTCTATTTCAACGATGAGAATGAGACTGATGCGTTCCGGTTCGATTATGCAAAGGATTTGGAGCGTGTCCTCACGGAAGAGAACTTTGAGTATATCAAAATCAACTGTGCTACTAAGGAGGAGTATTATGCTCTTCTGAATAAGTTGGCAGACTTTAACGAGAATGCTATTAAGATCAATGGTACGTCTCGTGAAAAGTACGAAGTTGTTGTTGAGAAAGAAGACATGACATCTGGTTCTGATTCGGATGAGAAGGAAACTCAGGAAGAAGCTCCAGAGACTATTTCCGACACAACCGAAGATGATTCCTAAATAGGAGGATACGATGAGAAAAATTAGTCCGACTGGACATGTACAGCAAGAGGATTCTGTGATCCTGAAGTTATTGGACGACATTGTAGACTACTACAGTGATCCGAAGACTATGGGAACGATTTCTCATGCTCTCACGGAGAAAATCCGGTATGTCCAGAAAAATTACGAGTCTATCATTCGAGACGATATTGACCGTATTGCACAGGATACAACGAAGCGTCGATATGACGTAGAGGATACGGAAGAGGCCGCCAAGGATGACTAAACTCGTACTAGATTTTGGTAGAGTCACTCGAATCATGCGCGTGAAACTTACAGTGATCGTGGATGATGAAAGTGATCCGAAGACATCTAAGTTTACGAAAGTCGTTGACAAAAGTAACTATAAAGGAGTGGAGTATCTTCGGGTAACTCCACATCCTTATGTTACTTTGGACATCTCTGCTGGGAAGGACAAATCAGAAGACTGGAATGGAAACCTTCAGATCAATCTGAATACCATGTATAAGTATGCACTTTGTAGAAAGCTGAATAAGCTGATAAAGTGCTTTACCGAACTGGAAGATCTTTTCATGGTAGATGAGGACGGTCATCTTCACGTAAATAAAGATGAGTCGAAGAAAGCTGCTCAGGAACTGCTGACGAATAATGGTGCAATTCGAATTGCACCTGTGGTTGTCTATAAGAATACTGGAGATACTTCTTCTGGTGTGGAAGGCGCAGTTTTTATGATCAATACGATTGATAACTATTGCACTTTTACATACACTGAACTTCAGAATTTTTATGATCTATTGGAAAATATGGACATGATGGCATATGCAATGGATCTGATCACGATGAATCAAGTGTATTCAAAAGAGGAAACTGAAATTCCTCAAGTCAACTATTCTGAAGTGCAAAGTCCTGATACAACGAAAGCAACTCCGATTGTTAAATCTCCGGATACAATTCCGGACCTAAGTTAAAAGGATGTGATACCAATGAATCATAGCCTGATCAAGGCTGGAATGAAAGATAAAAGTCTTGTCTTCAAGAAGAGTGATTCGAATAAAGCAATTCGTACCGCTCTCGATATGATGGGTGAGACAAAATACATTATCATTTGCATGGAAGAAATTACAGAACTGCTGGAAGTCATCGGTGATAACATTGATGGCACTGGGTGCTATATCCACACCGTTGAAGAGATTGCTGACGTAGCATGTTGCTGTGATATTCTCCAGGTCATTTTCGATATAAGATCGAAGGAGCTGGCAAAGCCTGAGAAGTGCAAGAAGAAGAGAGCAAACTTGAAAGCGCATTCTCTTTTGTGCCAGTCCCATATGATCCTTTCTAAATACCTCCGTCACGCAGATCATATAGATCTGGATGATTTTAGAGAGGTTAAGATCATCCCGTGTATCAACATGATGGCAAGTGCCGTAGAAATGCTGAAGAATGCATATGGGATTAAAGATAGCGAGATTAAGAAACTGCGTGCGATCAAGCTTGATCGTATGAAGAAGCGCATTGAGAACAACGACCTGTAAGTAAAAGAAGAGTACCTTGAGAAATCTTGGTACTCTTCTTTTTTGTAAATATGGGACAAACCTTATAGTAATCCGGATGAGGAATTTCGTTACTATCGGTGCCAATGGTAGTAGGTTGCTCATTCGCATTTATGGTTTGATATTATCTATATCGACTACGGTTAACAGGAGCTAGTTTGGATTACCTGACTAGCTCCCGTTAACTATCCTTATAATAGAAAGGAGATGTGGATGTGATTCGAATTCTTTTTGAAGATTTGGTTTACTATGTCTGCTATGCATTTTACTTTATTCGATTTATGGTTTTTGGTATAGATGATGATTTATGATTAAAAGGTAGCTACTCTATATTGGATTACAGAGTAGCTACCTAATTTTAGCTTTTTTCGATAGGAATATAAGATGCGAGTTCTGCGTTAGAAGAAGTTCTGTTTCGAGTATCTACGATGTCAACAGGATATGCGTTAAACATGTCGTTGTGAGAGATAACGAATACCTGCTCAGCATGAATCATATCAATTTGCATCTCCAAGACATGTAAAAACTTCTCACGATTGGATATATCGAGAGTGGCATCGATCTCATCAAGAAGCATGATATTATACTTCGAGATAGATTTGTAAGTGAGTGCAAATGAGAGTGCTAGAGAGATAAAGCTTCGCTCACCCTGAGAAGCATAAATCACATCTTTTACAGTGGTTCCTTTTGTACTATAAGGAATTCCAAATTCATCAGCCGTGATTTCAAAATCTTCCAGATGAAGATCTCCGTCATATACGACATCAAGTAGTTGATTCGCAATATCTTTGATGTCTTTTAAATATGCTTGGATGAAAATAAGAGGAATTCCTTCTCGACTAGAAAGAGCACGAGCAAGATATTCAAGATCCGTAAACTTGGAACTGAGTTCATCAAGATCTTTTTTATACCTCTTATAATTCTCGATACGGAACTCATTGTCTTGGTGAGTTTTACTCATCTTATTCTTACGGAACTGGAGATCATTGAGAACTGATGTTTTCTCACGAATCTGAAGAGATAACTGAGATGCAAGGGTAAGTTTTGATTTGAGATCATTAAATTCAGTCTCAACTTCATCCTCATGCTCCATTGCAACTACCATATCTTCATAATCAGATACGGAAGCTTCTTTTTCTGCAATCTCTCTATTGAGAGAATTGATCGTTTCTTTGACTTCATCAAGTTGTCCCATAAGAGTTGTACGAGAGTTGATGAGCTCTTCCAGTTTATTCTGGAAATACTCAATATTGCTATTTGCTTTCTTATATTGAGCAAGCATAGATTTCTGACGGTTGAGTTCTTCGAGATCAGCATCCTGAAGTTCATCATCTGTGATGAGTCCAAGCTCATGGAAGATAATATCCTTATCATAAATCCATTCCATATTACAAATATGGGTAAGGACTGTACTCATCATGAACTGGTCTTTGATACACTCAGGCATCTTCTCAAAGATATCATGATAATCTCTCAGATATTTGAGGACTGTCTGGATGTTATTATAGGCCATTTTTGTATAAGCCAAGAACGTCTCATCTTCAATGACCTTGTCTGGGGCTTGTGTTGCGTACTCATAGATTCTCTGATAGAAGTCATAAACTCTGCATCCAGACGGATTCTTACAGTCAGGACCTAAGAGACCAATATCTTTGCTGATTTCAGCATAGACTTGCTCACAGAGAGATTGCATTCGGTTCCGTTTAATTTTCTCTCTATTCTCTCTGGTATATTTCTCAATATCCGTTTTTGTGTGGAAGAAGGATACAGCTTTCTGAATTGGTCCTTTACCAAGCTCATATGTCGACAGCAGGATATCCATGCATTTATCAAGCATCTTGATAAGGTCTTCCATTTCTGCTTTAGAACATGGACGAACATATCCGGCGATTCCACTTTCTTTTGCTCTTCTCCGAATCGTTTCTCTAAGAAGCTCAATATTTGCTTCCATGTCTTTGACGTTTTGATCATCCTCAATACGAGCGATTTCACGTCTGATGGAATCAATTTCATTTGCGATAGAATCCAGTTGATTCAGAATTCCAGTTCGTGTAATGACGTTTGTATCAAGAGAAGATTTTGCTTTCAGAATAGCAATCTTAGCTTCTTCAATCATAGACTTCAGGGTGCTAATGCTAATCTTAATTTCAGATGCTCTTGCTAGTGCTTTCTGAATGTGCTTTAGTTCTTTTTCTTTCTCTTGAATCCGGTCTCTCATTGCTGGAATATCTCCACAGTCATTGAGTTGATACTGGAGAACGGAGAGTTCACTATTCACTTTCTCAATCTTTGCTGTGAGATCCTCAATTTGATGCTGCAGACTTTTTTGAGCCTTTTTGAGTTCTCCCAAATCATCCACTTGAAGTCGACGAATTAGGTCTGAAGTATGATTGATTTGGATATTGACTTTATTCTTATCTGCCATAATTTTCTTATGGTAAGAAAGATAAATGTCAGCTTCACTGATAATCTTACCAGTGAAGTTTTTTCGTTCCTGTCTCTTCATATCAATGAAATTTGTGACATTGCTACCAAGACGAGTAAGCTTCATATAATCTTGCTCAAGTCCAAGTTCCTTTTCCACAATTTCTTTGAAAGAAGTGACATTCCCGTTTTCGTTCAATTCTACACCATTTTTCTGGATATAGCTTTTGATAATATGCTTATCACTATTTCTGGTATAGAAATGCTGTATGACGTATAAATCGTCACAATCGGAGATATGGATTTCTTTATATCCATTTTCTCTTGGAACGATAATTGGGTTATCGCTGCGTACATCCATGTTGCCATTTGTAGGGAATGGATGTAAGCAACTTAAAATGCTAGTCTTACCAGACCCATTTGGTCCAGTAAGCAATACGACATTATTATTAGACTTACTGAAATCAATCTCAATCGTTTCCGTATTGAATGCAGTAACGATATTGATGAAATTCGTAAGTTTTAGATACAAGATTTTCATAATTTCACCTTTTCTATAGTGGTTTCATATTGAATGGTTTTTAGGTGAATAACATGTTAGTAACTCCTTGACTGGATTGAACTACGAAGATGTTCTTAATCAGTATGGATTTAATAGCTATAGATTTTTCTTTGGAACGAGTAATGTGGTTACGTCAGAAATATCTTTGATATGAAAACGGGACTTTTCATCTTCATTGTACCTCCTAAGAATATAGTGGAAAACGTTTGCGCTCTGGTGATGTATCATAACAATTTTCGTGTATATGAACTTCCGGCGGATATGAGCATTCTTCCTTCTTGACCTCATGGTCAAAAGCTATATAAAGTCCATCCTGTACTCCGTTGCCGATATCTCACGGATGGAAGGTGGAAGAGATATTGGGCGGTTTATATATACAAAGAAGACGCTATTATGTAATTGGAAAGGTTACATAATAGCGTCTTCTGCTGTCGTTATGACAGATGATAGATTTCCTTGATGAGATTATTGATATAATCCACATTAATCTGGATGATGATTTTGTACGTGTAGTACGTACTTTGATGATGAAACTTCAGAGTGAGGGTATTAAAGTCGAATGAGTAATCCTTATCAGGAGTCATCAGACGGCCCTGCTTCCGAACTTTCATCTTGAAGAAGTCCGTTGTCGGAATTCCTCGTTCAAAGTGGAAGTTGAGAACTTTCTTCAGACTATCATTGAAGAGAGTGCTAAGATCAACTTCATCATCCATCTGTTCCAGCCTACAAGACGGAGATGCATACAAAGTCCATCCAAGAGGAAGATTCACATCATCTTCTGTCAGTACATCTGTGAAAATCGGAACGATGGTATTTCCACTATCGTCACAAGTAACGATACTATTTTCTTTGATATCGTCACTAAAGATATAGTAGAAGCCTGTCGAATAGAATTCACAGCGCATACTGAAATTGATCTTATAGGAATCACCAACTTGGTTTACCTTATCGCCTTCGTCAACATTGAAGTTTGTGATAATCGTGTCGATATTGACTGGATAGTACCGATAAAATTCTTCATGTCCAGTTGCTCCTTCCAACTTGTAAGTGATAGGAGTAACGGATGTAGAATTCAGATGCTTCAAGAACTTTGCTGTACTTCCATCTTCATCTCGCATCGGAACTTTGATCAGTTCGGAATACTTTGCAAGAAGATCAGGCGGAATATAACTTTCAAGACATGTCTGGAGATTGAAAGGAATCTCATATCTCACTGAGTTCTTGAAGTAGTTCGCCCAGTTGATTTGCTGAATCATCGTATTGAAGATCAAGATGACATCGAAATTCAATACGCTACGATTCATTTGATACTTAATTGCAGTACGAGAATTCCGATCCCAAATGAAATCTTGTAAATTAGTACCGCCTCGCATCATATAGAGGTCACCCTGACGCTCAATGAGAGGAGTTCCACGAAGGAATCTACTGTCATCATCCCAGTCAATACGGGGACGGATAACAAACATGGGAGGCTGCTTCTTTAAGAACTCTTTCGGAGTACTTCTCATTTGAGCATGAGCGATCTTACTATTGACATGAATTGTCTTGAAGAAATCTTTCGGAAAAAGATTGATGAGCCAATTCTGAACGAATGCTGTCACGTTTCCATAGGTATGAGCAGCTGATGTTTGCGCTTGGATGTAATGCATCGGATGCCCATAGATAAGATCATGACGCTCGTCTTCTGTCAGCTCATAGTCGTGAAGTCGTTTTGTATCCATACATATTCACCTCGCTTTCTAATGAGAATGATTACAAGAGCATAGTATCCGGATCAATCTGATTCGATTTGATGTTAGCTGTATGGAATTTCTTCATGCCCATCTTCAGAAGCTTTGTGGAAATCTGAGGGCAACCGAGGCCAATATTCAGGTTATCCAGCTTGTAGTTCAGCTCTCCTGCACAGATATTGCAGATATGCTTTCCCTTGCAATACATGGGGCTACGCAGTTTGATAGGCTTACCGACATACTTACCGATAATCTCAGGAGTCAAGCAGACATACTTACCATTTTCTACGATGTACCGATACTCAAAGTCACGAGTATCTTTCGGAGTCATGATGTAGGAAATGGTCTTTTTTGTCCCGCAATCACTGCCATGCTCATCAAGAACTTCGCCCTGCATTGCTGCCAGAAGCTGTTTTGTCAGGTAGCCAGACTCAGCAGTACCGACTGCTTTCGGGTATGCACCAGAAACGACGGATGTGCCGAAAGAAGGAATGTCTTGCTTTGTGATACCATCCATGAAAGACGATCTGACGATTTCATATTCGCCAGTAATATTATTCATGGTAGCACCCTTATACAACATCATATTCTTGTAGTTACCGAAGTTACCACGAGCACCAGAATTATAAAGGTCCATACCGGGGTCATCTGCAAGAAGTTTCTTTGCCTCACTGGTGAGTTCTTTCTCGATTTTCTCGGAAGTAACGATGTCACCCTCATTGAGCTTGTCATCATATTTCTTGAAAAGCTCTTCTTTTCGCTTAGCAATCTCAGGAGGGCATGCAATTGTCTTCTCACTGAAAGAAGTAGTGATAACAGAGTTCAGCTGCATTCCAAGAGTATCACGGTAATCGTAATAGTCATAGAAATCATTGATGCTGATCTTATCATCAATCAGAGCTTTTGCAAGTTGACTTTCGATAGATTCATATTTACCCTGAGTAACAGGCTCATTCACATACCCGAGAACACTCTGGAATCCAAAGCGTTCGATGAGGTACTTATTGAAGATGAACCTACCGACGGTTGTCTTCGTTTTCTCTTTTACGAAATACTCAGAAGGCTCCAATGTCATTTCGTCCCAAGTACTGAACTTAGATTTCTTAACTCCACTGAAAGCGTTCTGAGCATCTGTAGTATCTCCGAAGAGATAGACGAGCTTTGTGAAAGTAAGATCATCCGGTTTTAATTCCAGAAGTTCTTTCTTTTCTGCTTCTGTGATTTTTCGAGCAGGTCTAGGCATCCTTAACCCTCCTCTTTCAGAGTCTTATTAATCATCAGGCCACGAGTGACCAGATCGGATTTAAGACCCATACCAAGCAGGTATACATCAACTGTATTCAGAGTAGTCTTATTCTCAGGAGAAGATTCCATATCTTCCAGAGAGACATAACCCTTCGTATTGATTGCAGTATACATCTGCTGCTTCATAACCATATCATCGGCACGAGGGCCATTGAGTTCCTTCAACGTATCCTTCATATTCATGCTGATGAGCATGGAATTTTCAAGGTCAGATTCACGGCCATTCTTATCAGCGCCACTAACCTGACCAGTAAGAGAAGAACGTGCATCTGCTGTGGTAGACAGACCGTTCTTCTTTGCAACCGTTTGCTGTGTACGTTTCACATGGCAGTATCCAACAGGCACTGCTTCTTTGGAAACGATGATATTATTCTTATCCATTGTATAGTGAGGGAATGCAATTCTCTCAAACAGAGGAACGTTAAGTACCTTTGCTGCATCTTCAATATCAGGAACTTTCAGATCAATCTGATAGTCACAGACATTCAGAATCAGATACTCGTTCGGGTTTGCAAAAAATTCTTTGAAGAATTTATCAAACTGAGCATCCGTCATGGTATCAAAGATGGATTTGTAGTGCTTCGTATTTGCGCCGGTCTTATCAAGAGCATTGAATGTCTTATAGATAAGATCTTCCATCTTCTTTCGTTTTTGCGGAGTTAACGCCATAACGATGTATCTCCTTTCGTTTAATGTGTAATAGACTAGGCTGCTTACCATTCTGTTTTCAGGATGAAATTAAGCTGCCTAGTCTTATTTTATAATGATATATTATATAGGTATAGAAAGTCCATAAATATAAAAAGAAAGGTTGTAAAAATACGTGGCTTATCTGAAAATACATGAAAAATAAAAGAATAGGAGTTGTAGAGACAATGCTTTCAAGAAGACGTAGTTTAGGTGGCGCATATCCTTTGGCATCACAGGACCTCGTTTCGCTCAAGAGCATCATCATCAAAAATGAAATCACTATGGATTATATCAATTCGTGGTTTGATACTATGCTTGATGTGTTGAGTGATGCTGTGCACTATCCAGCTAGACAGATACACCTCGGCAGTATGATTTATGATATCGCCGAAAAGAGCAAAATCGAGTACGGACTTTTCAGATACTCGTATAAAGAATCCATCATAAAGTTTTCCATTAATAAAGAGGACCATGAGATTGCATTAGATTTGTATCTCTTTGATGATGTTCTTCCGGCTGCCGCTGGATGCGATAGAAGCGTTATCCATTTCATTCTTTATAACGATACCAGTTTTCGTAATATGTGGTTTGCTGTAAAGAAAAATACATACATCTACTGGAATAGTGTCATACCCAATAAGGATGCCGGAATACCTAAAGGTGAAGTCTTTGGTATTATCGTTCGTGAGATTGAAGACTTCTTGGCTGCGATGCTCTTTACTGTGATCCGGGGCAAGCCTATTCAGCGTGAATCCCGCACTACTTCGTTGCCTGTGAAGGAGAATACTCATAAGGAAACGAAACCACATTCTAGCCGTAACGACAATAGCCCGATTATCATTGATGCATTGGATAAAGCCACTATCCGTAGAAATATCAACGTAAGTCGCGTTGGTGAAAAGCATCATGAAATGCGGTATCGTCATATCGTTCACGGACACTATCGTCATTATAAAGACGGTAGAACCGTTTGGGTGTCCTCCTATGTGCGGTGCAAAAACAAGGGCTCGAAGTCGGAAGTAATTGGAGGTGACGTATAATGCAGTATTCAGGATTATGGCTGTCAAAAGAAATGGCAGAATCTTTCATCGGATATATCCATGATGGATCGGCAGTACAAACTACTCTTCCGAATGAATATATCCATATCTTTGCTCGGATCACTGAGGGAGGCAAACTTTATTTCCGCCTTGATCCGAATGATGCCAAAAGCGGCGAATTCTATTTAACGAATGCCGCTGGCAATGTTTCATACGCTCATGCAACCATCCAAAAGATGTATGAGGTTATCAGTGACATGTTCTACCTCACCCATGATCAGAAATACACGAGTTTGAAGACTAAGGTACGGCAGGCTGCCGAAATGAACTCGTGGTATAGATGATATATTATATATATATATGAAAGGAGTGAGAGCGAAATATGAAATTCCAAAATCGTATTGGAAAGAATATCATGAAGGCTTTTAAGAAAAAGCCGAGACGGTATCCTGTGAGCGCGAAAACGGTACTCGATATCATCAAAAAGAAATAAGGAGAAAAAGTATGAAAAAGAAAGCAATTAAGAAAATCTTCCATGGAGAGATGGACTCCTATAAGGAGAAACTGGTTGTGCGCTTCATGTCTGAGAAGGCGACAGCTCAGGCGTACAGTTATCTTGATGATCATATCAAAGAGCTGAAGTTGACCGGCGACGATGCCGAGAAACTTCCGTGGGTAAATCGTCAGGCAGATAACCTTTGCAGTAAGGCAATGAATGAATCCATGCGTCATTCGAATATTGCTTATGGCATTAAGATTGCTTTGGAAGGCGTTTGCGACGAATTAGCCATTGAGGTGTACGATGATTACGCGATGCTCATCGTTGACCCTGACAGCTTTGAGGTTGACCCGTTCTCGTATGTGGCTGACTGCGGGGTTTCCATTTTGGACGACCCCCTCAACAGCTTTGCTAAGCTTCGTAAGAAGTACTTAGAGCTTGCCAATAAAATCTCTAAGGCAAAGGCTGATATGGACGATGCTAAAGATGACGGTGTGGTTGCTGAGATCACTTCTGTCGACGATGAAGACACTCCTTCCAAACAGCAAAAGGCTGAGTGGCTTGACTCGTTTGAAGAGCTTATACAGAATGCCAATGCAGGGAACTCTTCTGACGCAGTTCCTGCTGAAGAATCTCCCAAAGAAGCTCCTTCGGAGGAATCTCCTGTGGAAGAGGAGTCTCATGAGTAAGTAACTCACATGCATTCTTGGAAGGACCTAACAGCCAGTTAGGCATCCCTCTTTTTTCCATCCACACTAAATTAATTTACTTTATCACGAAAGGGAGTGAATTAATTTATGAAAGAAGACAACGGGTGGATTACGCTTCTACAGATTACAATTGGCGCATATCTGTGCTATTTTCAATACATCATGTACATGCTGATGCTCAGTCATAATGCAAATGAAACTAGAAAAGAACGCCAATTTGCTATTCGTCGGGTAATTAAAAAAATTTATATGTGGATGAAGAAGGAGTTCTGGGGAGAATGAGTGCGCCTAACAGCTACTATTATGATGATTATTATGACGAGTTGGAATGGATGGATAATGCCAGCGCATTCGATTGGATCAGGTTTTATCTTGCAATCGGAATTATGATGGTCATCCTGTACCCTATTTGGGCGGTCCAAAAAGTGAAAGAACTCATCACTGGCTTATTTAAGCACAATTGATTAAGCAAAAGGATTTCTATGATCCTGAAAATGAAAGGAGATAATAATTATGGCTATGGCTATGAAGCTTCTGCTTCTGGATCCGGAGACCAATGACTACGGCAATGGCCTTACTGCGATTGAAAAGATGCGTGGTGAGATGGTTGATTTCCCTGATGAATGGGAGATTGGCATTTCCGATAAGACTGGCACATCTGCAATGCAGTCTTTCGTCATCTATAAGGGCGCTGTCTGGGATATCGTGAAGAACTACTACGACCTTGATAATAAGGTGCGTATCTTCATGTGTATCAAGTCTAAGGAGACTTATGACGATCCGAAGTATTATGACGAGACTCATAAGAAGCCCGAGACACCTAAGCCCATCAACCCTCCAGTTCGTGTCGATCCTACCTCTGTTTCATACAAGGCAAAGAATCTGATTGATCGTGCCATCGCTTCTGCAATGAATGGCGCTGGTAAGAATGAGAAGGATCTTGCCGCAAAGGTATATACTGCTCTTGGTACTATTACCGAGGGCGGCCACATCGACATGGATGCGCTCACTCCCAGTGAGGCTGATGAGCAGGCAAAGATGGAAGCGTGGTCAGCTGCTGTTAAGGCTGGTAAGCACGCTGATGCTTGCAATATCACCGTCTACACCATTGATGCTGGCTCTGGCGTTGCATATGAGGTAACAGAGGCTACCCTCAACGACGTTGCTAAGAAGCAGACCGAAGAGTTTGTCGCAGATGAGATGGAGACTGCCCTCAGCGTCTGCAAGACTGCAAAGTTCACAGTTGGTGGTAACGCTCGTGAGATGTTTGGTAAGACATACATGGGTTGGGTCGTGAATATTTCTCTTTCCGAAGTTGCTGCAAAGACTACTGTAGAGAAGCCGAAGCCCGACTCTACTGAGACACATCAGCCTACGGAATCCACCGGTACTACAGAATCAACTGATACTGAGAAGACTCAGGCTCCTTCCGAGGACGCAAATACTGAGGCAGAGACTCAGACAGTTCCGAATCCCTACGATGAGATTCTCACTCCTGCCACCTGATAAAGTTTAAAAATAAGATTACGCTCTACTCTATATCAAAGAGACAGAGCGTAATCTTATTTCTATCAAATAAAAAGGAGAATGAAATATGACTATCGAAGAAGAATTCAAACTGTATGCTGATGATTTTTACAGACAGCATGAGTTTGTTGCTATGGACGAAGACTGCTGGGAGAAAGAGCAAGCGGTTCGTGATATCATCTGGCCGGTTCGTCAAAAGTATGGCAGTGTAGATGATCCGGAATTATTACAGCCTTTTCATGATGAAGCTGAAGTCTGCCATATTCAGGGCATGTGGTTGCATGATGCGCCAATTCTGTGCGCAAAGGTTATTGACGATGATAGCTTCATTATCCGTCCTGATATGGAGATCATGGTTCAATGCTTTGGATCTGATATGGTGGATGACACAGAGATGAATGTCAAATATGCAACTTATGCGCATGGCCCGTATAAGGAGTTCAGGAAGCTCATTCTTGAAAGCGATGGCTTTGCTGATAAGTTCCAGTTACTCCTGCATTTTGACTGGGCACTTGGTTGCTCTATGTGCATTCCGTACGGAATGTATAGCCAGTATGATATCAGGACGGATGCGAGAGATTTTGATAAACTGACTTGTGAATAAGAAAAGAAGACTACATTGGATGGATTTCCATGTAGTCTTCTTTTTTAGCTATACATCTGGATGGAGAGAATGAAATACATAAAGATTGCTTTTGTATAGTCAACTCTTGTAGCAGAGCGACTGAACTTCCGATAAATACCAGAAGAAGTTCCCCATTTATCCAGAGTAGTTTTTATGTTAGTGACGTTCTTATCCTTTGAGTTGGTTTTCTTAAACAGCTGAAGAGCATACCCAATGAATTCTTTAGATCTGATTTCATCAGGTTCATGAGAATCAGTGTAGAGATAAAGGAAAAGAATACTAGAAATAAATTCTTTCATAGTTTCACTTTCCTTCTCATTGATAATCAGAGAGATGTAGTTCCGAAGATCAAGCTTGGATACCTGTGCAGCGTTTGAAGCAAAATCTGCAATACGAAGGTCAACGCCATTTGTCAGCATAGACAACACGATCTTGTTGGATAGCGCCTCAACTTTATTGGTATTATTGACGTTATCCACATTGATATTATCGTCATATGCATCCACTTGCGTTGTAACGAATAGACCTTTCTTATAGTTTGTCTGATAAGCGTTTGCGATCTTCTTCAGCAAACTATTTTGGTCATTTCGAATACGCTGGATGAATCGAATTACATCCTGGTCTGCACCACGGTTAAAATCCTTCTCATGGAATTTCCAAGAAGACTGGATTGAGTATGTTAGCGTACCAAAGATGTGATTTGATTTCTTGATGATAAACCGATTGCTCAAATTATCAATGGTATATTGCATGATATTTGGATTCGGCTCATATCGGAAATACTTTGCGAAGATAGATGGATACACAGAAAGAGCCATTGCAATCAACGCACTATTCAGAAGTTTCGCATCTTTTGCCAGAGTTGCATAACGAATACAGCAATAGAAGATGAAGAAAATGGGGTTATTCTTAAACAGCCTCCAGTTAGCCTTATCGTTTACCTGTTTTGTGATCTTATCAACCAAAGCAGCAACTTCTGTATCAGATATACTGAAAAGATCGAAATATTCTTGTTTGTCTTTCATAGTAAACGGAATCAGATATTGCGGTCCGGATGTTGTGAGCTTGTCGTTATTCCGGCTTACATATCTGCCAATGATATTATTGAAATTCCGTTTTCCTTGATCTGTGGAAAGGACAGCTTCAATCTTTGGGTAAAGCTCATCTTTGATAATATACGTGAAAGAGTCATTCGATGCTTCCGAAAAATACATCGGCTCAATATCATAATTATCTTGAGCATCTTCAAAGAAGATAAACATGTGATTTTACCTCCATTCTTTAATAGTTGATTTAAGCTAATGTCCTTTGGCGTAAATAAGACCAGATACTATTGATTTCTAGTATCTGGTCTTATTTTATAATGATATATTATACACATAAGAAGCCATAGAGGAATGGAAGCAATAACCCATCGCAGTTAAATTTTTCATAATTGAAAGGAATTCAAAATATTATGACAAACGATACTGCGCACTTCTATCCCTCTATGACCATGACACAGGCCGAGCTTATAGCTAGACTCACTTTTCCAGGAGGAGCATTTAGATATGTCTCTAAATGGGAAGCTGACGAAGCTGCGGCTCGCGGAGAGAACTTGATTTATATCAAGCCTCCAATTGAATACTCATTGCAGATTCCCAACCATCTGTAATTAGTATTAGGAGAAAGTTGGTTCTTATATGGCTTCTTACAACTTTCTTTTTTTAATGATATATTATAAATATGATAGGCAGGAAGGATGTGAAAAATTTATATGCCGAAATCGTTCAAATTGAAAGGAGTATAAAAATGATCATTAACGGTAATCGAATTGATTTGCTGGAAGACATGCAAACTGTCATGGCAGAAAGGAAGGAGAAGGAATACTATTTCTCCTTCCATAATATCCGGCATGACATTTTCAGCACATGCTGTGACATGGAAGTCGTCACCAAATCTTCTGATGGCGAGTCTAAGGATACGTTTGGTATGACTATTATCGGAGAGAATATCTCTGACACTGGCCGCATTGCTGAGATGTTCTATGATGCAATGCGTACGAACGAATCTTTTGGTGTTTTCACTCTCATCAACGAGCATCCTGTTTCTGGTAAACGGATCCAGGTGAAAGAAAAAGATACCGACGGTAAAGAGAAGCAGATTACGATCATTTTCTATGTGAAAGGAGTGATTTGAGAATGAGAGTAGAACGCGAACGCAAGTCTACGAAAAACGAGCGTGGGCTAAATGACCGCTTTGTCATTGAGGATTATGATGGACTTGGGAGTTATCTCATAATCTCTCCCGAGAAGTTTGACATAAGCCTTGACGGCTTTGTAGATGTTACTTATCAACTTCGAAATGACCGGTGTGCAGAGCATATTGCGGTGCATATCTCGTATGATACTATCTTACATGCATCGGGCAAGATTAACGTCGCTGACATCTGCGAAGGCATTTTCTCCAATAAGGATAATATTTGCAATATTATCCAGGCGTACCCTGGCGCTTACATTCCGATCAAATTCGATGCGGACCCGTATCAGTATGGGTTTAACAGTGGCTATATGAAAAAGGAGGATTATTAAGATGATGGAATATTTTTCTGGTGAGTATTACGTAGTTAAGGGGTCTGACAAGAACTACATGTTCTACAACCATACGGCAGTTCATGATGACCGCACCGAGGAGCGTGGAGACGAGTTTTACAACACCTTCAATATGATCTACCGGGACAGTGAAGGGAAGCTTCAGGAACGAATCTTTGAAGCATCCGCTCAGCTGAGCGATAAGAAGGTTGTTGCATTCTCCTGTGACACCTTCCATTATCTCATGATTGAGATGATGAATAACCCGATGAAGCTCGGTTCCGTTGTCCGGAATCTTATCTTCGAGAAGCCGAAGTCTATCGTTCTGAACGACTTCAACCTTGAGATGCTGAAGGATGAGTGCGATTCCGATGAGGTGATTCAGGTGACGGGTCCCAATCAGGATGACGTCATCGTTACCTTCAAGCCCATCTCTCCTACCACAAGAAAGGACTGATAACGTGACCGATCATTACAAGGTTTTTGCAGATCAGATCATTGCGAAAGAAGTCTATAACGAGAGCGATGATACGGTTTATACCATCGTGCCTTGCAGCTCTGGTATGGATGCTTGTCCTGGAACTGATGGTTATTACGCAATGATCTGGCATAACGCTTCTGGCTTCTCTTCGAAGTTCTTTAAGCTCTCTGTGGTTAAGAAAGAAGAGATTGCTGACTATTGCACTGCCGATCGGATGTGTGAAGAGGTTATCACAGATACCAGGTCTCTCATTAAGCTGATTAGCAATTTGAATGCTGGCACTATGACGCAGTGTCTCGTACATCTGTCTCTTCCCTCCGAGCATAACGGATATTTTAACGGAGCTTTTCGTCAGGAATATGACATCGTCGTTGCAATTACTCCGGTGAAATAAATAAAAAAGAAGGAGCCAAACCATTTTCGGTGGCTCCTTCTTTTTTGTAATTATGGAATGATGCTCTTTTGAAAAACACCTTTACACTTTGCTCGGAGAATTGGAAGTTTGTTGACGAGCTGTCTTTCACAAGGCTCGAACCCAATATCAATCAAATCGTAGAAGTAGGTATCGTCTGTCGGACTATACTCACGCAATCTACCAGATAATTGATTTGCGATTATTTTAGATGAGAACGGTGTGGTATTGATAATGGATCTTAAGTCTTTGATATCAACGCCAGTACCACAGCTCTGGATCGTAGAAATAATAACGTCCACACTGGATTTAGCCATTTCATTCTCTTCTTTTTTATTCTTAGAATGAATTGTGCCAATGGTTCTTCCATCCAAAATTTCAGGGTGCTTCTTAAAGTATTCACAGATGTAATTGATATTATCAATTTTTGGTACTGTGATAAGAATTTTCCCTTTATGCTTCTTTGCTTCTTCAAATACCTGTAATAGAACTTTCATGAGAGAGTTCTTTGGATCTTCGTCAAATGCCCACATTGCAAATAGCAGTGAACTAAATCCTTTATACGTATCACATTTCTTTTTCCAATACGAAGTTGGATTAGAACGATAAGTGATTGGGTAATACAGGATATGCTTCCTACTTACAGCAGTAGAAGTTTCTTCCAATGCTTTATTTGACCGATAACGGTAGACAGATGCGAAGCACCGTTCATAGAGGTGGGCTTCTTGATCATCACTTCGAGTGAAGTTTGCTGTCAGATAATAGGTTCTTACAGTATCACTGAAGTAATCCACATAAATGACATTTCGGAAACAAAGATGTGCTTCATCGTATACTTTGACTCCGATTTTCACTTCATGGAAAAACTCTTTTAAAGCGTCTTCCCCTTTATTTCGAGCATAAGTTTGAAGAGTCTGATGGTTAACGAAGTAGATATCTCCTTCGATGGAACCATCAATAATTCCATCCATCGTCCCACTACCAACGATATTGATGAGTCTATCAGGATCAATATCGGTTTTTTCATGGAACGTGTTAATCCATTGCTCTTTGATTTTATCCTGTGTTGTAATGATCATAGTCCTTGCTTTCATGGAAATGATTGCATTGACCATGCAGTACGTTTTCCCAAATCCAGTTTGAAGAATCAATGCTTGCTGACTGGATACGGAAAACCCAGAATATTTCCCACTTGCAGTTAAGAAATTGATGCAGTCTTTTTGCAAATCGTCTCTTGGAGCAACCGTCATATTTGCATCTTTGAATGTGCGGTATGGATCGTGGTCATATACCATAATTGCTTTTGTATTGAAGTAATTTTCAAGATAAGCAACGTCCATACCTCTAGGAAGATACAGTTTATCGTCTTTTATCAAATAGACACCGTTTACATATCGGTGTCTCAAATTATCCCATGTACAAAATCTTTTTTCGATTTTGAATTCTTCACCTTTTTCATAGGGAGATATTTCGATGTGAGTATGAAATACACGGATTGTTTTTGTATCGTATCCCATATCCTTCTTCCCTCCTTAGAGTTTCTATGTGTATGTTTTTTTGGCAATATGATGGAATAGCAGTCGGTATCAACCCGTATACCAACTGCTATTCCAATATACTTTTTATCTTCATTCAGCAAGGCCCAACAATTCTTCTTCGTATAGGATCTTACTTGCGTTCTGGTGGCTACTACATTAATAAAATCATTTCTTTTCGAACGAATCATGCTTGAGATGATCATAACAGACATCGCGAATATGTTTGATAGCCATCTCTGCTTTACCATTCGGAATATCGTTATCAACACAGTAAGCCTCATATTTCTTGCACTGTTCGAGAATATGGTTATATTGCTCTTCAGTGTGCCGATCGTTGTTGTCTCGAATTTCACTCTCAAATTGAAAAATCTCATATCGGTATTGAGCGACTTTAAAGTCCTGGAAATCTTTTTTCTGCTCTTCCTGAGCTTTCTTTAACGCATCCAATTCCGTTTTGAGGCCAGAGTTCATTTTGTCTCCCATCCATTTGAGAATCATTGTAATTGGGTTGAACTTAATAGGAGAAATCTCGATGATCGTGCCAGAAGCGATTAGATAGATTAGCGCCTGTCCAATCGCTTTGGCGAGGTCACCAGAATCCATGTTGAATAAGCCCATGTCGTTACCTCGCTTACAAAAGATTCAATAATGCATGAAGGTGTTACCCTGTCATGCAAGTATTATATGTCTGTTGCATGACCCCAGACCCCGTAACACATACATAATTCTGTGACGATGAAAGGAGTAATATATTATGGGTAACGTAAAGACCTATCCTCGTACACCGGATGTGAATCTTTCAAGTCATTTTGCACTGCATGAATTTGCATGTAAGGATAACGGCGTGAGCAAGACTGTCCTTGTTGATGATGAACTGGTTCAGCGTCTTGAGACTCTTCGGAGTCGTCTTGGCGGAAAAGCCATCAATATCAATTCTGGTTATCGTTCTCCCGCTCACGATAAGGCAGTTGGCGGTTCTGGTAGGGGTTTCCATACGAGAGGCATGGCAGCTGATATCTGGGTTCAGGGCCTTACTTGTGTTCAGCTCGGCATGCTTGCAAAGGAAGTTGGCTTCCGTGGTATTGGTATGTATCATCGTAAGCCTTCTGAGCAGGTTGTCCATGTTGACACACGCCCGTCTCCGTGTAAGTGGCTTTGCCGTTCTGGTGCAAAGTACAATTACATCCAGAACTTCATGCCTACGGTATCTCCTACTTCTCAGGGTGATACAAACAAGACTGCAACCATTATGCTTCAGTCTTGCCTTGGCATCGCTGAAGATGGGAAGTACGGTCCTGCAACAGTTGCTGCTGTTAAGAAGTTCCAGGCTGCGCATGGTCTGACTGCTGATGGTATCTGCGGTGTTATGACTTGGAAAGAAATCGGTAAGATTCGTTAAGACTACAAAAAAGACAACGGAAATCGTATTTGAAATCCGTTGTCTTTTTCTTTACCGCATCATACTGATCCAGTATTGGCCAGTCTCAAAAAGAATTGTATTTGGATAATCTTCCTGAGAGATACCCTCAATACCTTCCACATTAGGAGCGATAATCGTTACGTTTTTTAAATTATTGCATGTAAGCAGTCCAACTACGTTGCCAGTATACCCAGCTCCAATGAGATACAAACTCCGAAGTTGAGTGCAACGCACAAGTCTCTCTATATTGCCATCCTTGGCTTTGTGAATATCACCATCAAGTTTCATGAAGCGGATTGTATCACTGATATCACTCATCTTGAACTTCTCAATGAAACAGTTCGGACTGACAATCAAGCTTTCAAGCCGTTCAAGATTTCCGATATACTCGGACTCCACAGTGATATGATCGAGGAGGGATAAATAGTCAATGTATTCAACATCGCCAAAGAATCCGACACAGCATGTGTCATTATTCAGTGGCTTAATTGAAAATCGAACGACATAATTCGTCCGCAAGCATTTCTTTCGGAATGCATGCATTGATTTATTGGATTCGCCCTCATCAGACCACAGAACACAATTGCTGCTATGGTAAATGAATACTTTTGGCGGACGAAGTTTTTTATCTCCGAAGATATCATGCCGTAAGCAAACTTCAAAATTGATTTCGTGAATGATTGCTTGATTCGGCACTTTATATCGAAGAATAAGACGCTTCATCCCTTTCACACTACGCTTCGGATTTGCATTAAGTTCTTCTATGAACTTTCTCTCACTAGCGTTCAATTTTTACAGATCCTTTCCCTCGTCATATTCTACGTCTGTCAGATTCGTAAGAAATTTTATGCCATCGGAAGTATACCCAGAGATATTGGTATTCTTGATGTTGAGGAATCGTAAGAAGATGCACTTGTAAAGATCAGAGAATTTCCCGTAAACATCAGTGCAATTAACATCCAAGTATTCCAAGGAAGTCATCATGCCAAAATCCGACAAAGGATTCGTGATGCTTGTGTTGGCTACAGTAATCTTTGTAACCCGGTTTGCTTTTGGAATATAGAGCACAGTATCTTCACCTTTCGGAAAAGAAATGACGCTTGTCTTACCATCCGTAGTCCAGATGGTATCCTGATCTACGTATCTATTTCCACGACGCACCTTCGAAGTGATTACCTGATTGATACAGGAAGTGATATACACGGTATTCGTTTCGTGAGGGCTCTTCTCATCTTTTCTAAAGAAGAGATATAAGCCATCATCGTGCTTGGAATAGCGCACACGCAGTCTTGTCACACATTGCTTCATTCGTTTCCATAAAGTCGTCACCATAATAATTCCTCCAAGTTTTTATATTCATGAGCTTCTTTTCATCTACTCACTATAATTATAATATATAATCAAAAACAATTAGGTAGAAATGTTTTCCTTCTTCCTTTCAAATTTTGGTCGGTCGAACACGCGCGGGCAAAATCATATGATCCAGACTGCTGTAACGTCTTAGATTACAGTAGTCTGGATTATGCTTTATTAGACAAGAAAAATCCCTATGGAATACCAGTATAAGTATCCATAGGGATTTTTTATGCTAGAGGATAAAGATCACTTTTCCTCATCAGTTGATGTAGACGCTGAATCCTCAGTGGGAGGAGTCGTAGTCTCTGAAGGAGTCTCTTCCTTTACACTACCCTCTTCAGTTGAGTCAGTGGAAGGAGTCTCGACGGTTTCATCGGGCTTATTCTCAGTCTCAGTCTCCTCAGTTGATCCTGCGGCTTCAGAAGACTGATCGGTGCCAGATGCCTCAGTGGACTCACCCTTCTCGGTTGTGTCAGTGGATGCATCGGTTTCACCAGTCACAGTATCGGTGGTTTCGCCTTCTGAAGTAGACTTATCTTCGGAGGAACCAGGATTGGTTTCATCCGTAGATTCAGGAGGAGTCACTGTACCATTATCGGTATCGGTAGTTTCACCAGATCCGGTTGTGTCAGTAGACTCACCAGGTTCGGTCGTTTCCGTACCGGTTGTCTCACCAGAGCCTTCCGTCTCAGTAGACTTATCCGGCTCAGGTGTTTCAGTCTTAGTCTCCTCAGACTTCTTAGCAGCATCGAGTTCAGACTGGAGACGGTCGTTCTTTGCCTTCTCAGCATTGAGCTCCTCTGTGGTATCATGGAGCTGCTTCCATGCGTCAGATGCGGAAGCTTCTGCATTATCAGCACGGTTAGTTGCATTAGCCAGATCCTTTTCGGTCTCAGCCTTAGAATCTTCAGCTTCCTTCTGAGCCTTCTCAGCGGCAGCCTTAGCAGCTTCTGCCTCAGCCTGTGCCTTCATAGCATCCTCAGCATTGACTCGAGCAATCTCAGCCTTATTCTCTGCATCGGCGATGCGATCAAACAGATCCATCAGAGCAGCAGTGACATTAGGCATGTTGTACTGATCGAGAACCGTTCGATCACCGATCAGGCCAAGATAGTCGCTGTAGGTAAGCGGAGCGTCATATGCATCCGCAACAGACGTGTTAGGTTCAACGCCAAGCCTCTTATACAGATCAGCAATTGCACCAATGATAGTACCATCGCCGCCATAAGAATCCAGCAGAGATGCGTTGCCAATGGCATCCGCAATATTCAGACCAATCAGATCAGTATCCACAAAATCGGTGGAACCAACTGCCTGGTCTTCCATCGGACCGGTAACATTGCCATCCTTGTCAGCAACGACAAATTCGGTACCAGAACCATTCGTAGCAGTACCGTCGCTGTCATCGACACTGGCAACAGCATCATCATCGAGACTCATAGGCTGAGCAGCAGGTGCGTCACTGACAAGATTCTGAGCTGCGATTGAGCTATCCGAGATGAAGTATGTCTTCAGAGGATTATTCTTCTCAGCAGTTGTCAGCTTGTCGTAATTTGCTTGAGTAATAACGATATTTTGTTCAGCGGTTGCAATGATCTCGTCATTAATTTTAATCATTTCTGTTATCCTCCTTTCTTCTCATTATACCTTGACAAATACCAGCTGACCATTAATGAGAGCATCTGTAGCTACAGCGTAGGTAGAGATGTTCGTAAGGGTCAGTGCACCGGCAGCTGTACAAGAGAGTTTCAGGTTGATAACGCCCTTACTAGGAACGATTGTTGCGCTGGAATCAGTCTCTTCGACGTACATACCGCACATACCTGTTGTAAACACAACAGTGGAGGTCTCAATCTTCGGACGAATGGTAGTACCAAGCGTAGAAATTGAGACGGATGCACCTGCTGCCAATGCTGCCTTAAGTTTAACATTGACCAGAGACAGTACAACCATCTCATGACTATTTGCATACGTGATACTACCCGAACTTGTATTGGCCAGAGTCAGAGAGCCGTTTGCAGTAGTTGTGAGCTCCTTCAATGCTGTCTGAACTGTGGTAGACGTAATGCGGGTGCCGGATGTGGCAACTGAGACATTTGATGCCGGCAGTGTGGAACCACCAGCATATACGACGCCCGATTTTACAATCTTCGGCATATAGATTTATCACCCTTTCTTTAAGATTATTACCCAATATCGTTATAATAAAGGACAGATCAGGTATTAGCTATATGTTTTTAGACGACTATCAGGCGGTACTTGTTACCATACAGGTCTGTAGCAGTAGATGTAGAGCGGTTGATATTCATTCTAGTGTGTTCAGGAAGCGGATAATCATCAATCACGACACCATCTTTATCAACGGCTTGGAATTCATACTTATCCGGATCGTCTTCAGAAAGATCATCGTGCCAAACGACATTGATCTTTACACCACGATTTTCATATTCAAGATACTTCAGCGTTTCTTCATCACGAGATTCTTCGCCGAGAGAATCTTCAATACCATCAAACAGATCGTCATCGTTGCTTACATCAGAATAGTCCTGTGTGGAAGAAGAATCGGTAGGCGCAATATTATTACGACCCATTTCCATCATAGTCTTCAGATAGGTAGAAGCGTAGTTCACCATATTGGCCTGCTCAGAGGTATTATTGGAGCCAAATTCTTTGCGCTCTTTGAAGTTCATATCTGCAATAGAACGCTTTGTGGAAATAATCTTATCCACAATCTGAAGGCTCGTACCACGTGCAGTACTGATACTATTGATAAGATCGGTCGTGAATTTCCCAATACCACGGGCACTACTCTTAGAGCTTTCCAGCTGGTCATACTTCTTTTGGAGAGAATCAACGAACTTAGCTTGCTGAAGTTGCATGTCCCTAAGCAAGGCAAGCTCAGGTTCAAACTCCTTCTTATGATTGATAGGCTGGCCATCTTTCTTTTTCTTCTTTTTGTCGCCATCGCCTTCATCATCTTCATCATAATCAAAAAGATCGTTGAAGCGCTTATTTTTCTTCTTCTTTTTCTTCTTTGCAGATTTAACGCCGAAGCTAAAGTCGACAGCTTCGTCCTGCATGGAATTCATTCCATTCAGATAATACTGGAAGTCATCATCTTCCTGCTTAATAGCAGATTGATTGCGTTCCACCTTCTTTTTCTCAGCTTTCGCTAAGAGATCAGAAGCCAGAACGCAATCATCTGTCCCATAATCGTCAAGATCTGCGGTAGCGTCAAGAAGGCTTTGTACTCGATTCGTTTTTACTTTACGCTTCGAGTTTACTTCGATTTCGCTCTTAGGTAGATCGTCGTAATTATACTTCATATAAAGACCACCTTTCGTTGGTAATTAATGGAAAGCCTAGAAAACTTATGCATCTGTTTTTCCTATCCTTTTTCATTGGCCTTGTGACAGTTGACTAAACGAAAGACCGAAAGGAATGAAACTAATATGGTAGATACAGTGAAACCCAAAAAAGATTCTTCCATGTTGATTGACATTCAATATGTGAAACCTAGTAAAGCAAATAACCAGCCAGATGACTATCTCTACATTATCTGGAGAGATATGGATACTGGTGAGAAGCATTTGATGATAAATAAAAACCCGGTCATTCCTATCTATTTTGAGAAGGAAGAGTATCGGGATCATGACTATTGTAAGAATTACGCTCCGATGGATCATCTCGTAGAGAAATTTGTTCCGTATCGAGATGTGACGAAGGAGATTGCTTGTGAAGCTGGTGGCCAGTGGCTTCAGATTTACAAGGAGAATATGAGAGCCGGTCGTTATGGAGAGAATAAAAAAATTTATGCTTATCCATACACGTTCGGCTCTGATTATGACCCTATCCCTATTTATCGAGCAAAATGGCTTAATAAATTTGATAATGATAGGGTTAAAAAACTGCATAAGGGATTCCTCGATATTGAGGTTGATGGTATCGAAACTCCGGGAATGCCTTCTGCACAAGACTGTCCTGTTAATGCAGTTACTCTGATTGACGGATGGGATGGTATCGTATACACTTTCCTTTATGTCGGTAGACAGTATGAAGGAAGCGATCCTCATCGTAAAGAGATGTATGCTAATATGCATGCTCAGCAGAAGTATATGATTACTCATACTTCTGAATTTAATCAGAAGCTCCATGAAACCTATGACGACTTCTACGGTGCTGACTTGAAGTATAAGCAATTCTTCTATACCGATGAGAAGAAGATGCTTGTCCATTTATTCCAGCTTATCAACCAATTGAAGCTTGACTTCATTGCTGTGTGGAATATCTCCTTCGATATGCCGTACTTAATTGAACGATTGACTCGATTGGGACTTGACCCGAAAGAAGTAATGTGCCATCCGGATTTTCCTGCTAAGGTTTGCTACTTTAAGAAGGACGATCGAAACTTCGAAATTAAGAATAAGAATGATACGATGATTCTTAGTTCTTATACGAATTTCATCGACCAAATGGAACTGTATGCAGCAAACCGTAAAGGTGCATCCGAACTTCGTTCCTATAAGCTGAATTTCATTGCACAGAAAGAGTTGAAGGATACGAAGCTCGATTATTCTGACGAAGGTAATATTAAGACTCTTCCATATGAGAACTTCGAGATGTTTGTGACATACAACATCAAGGACGTTTTGCTTCAGTATGGTATTGAACGCCGTACTTGTGATATGGATACCTTATATGTCTCTTCGTATAAGAATGCTACTCCGTATGCAAAGGTCTTTAAGCAAACCGTCGTTCTTCGTAACGTGCAATACGTGAACTTCTTAAGTAGAGGACTGGTTCCTGGAAATAACATCAATGTCCTCTTTGATACAAAGGCTGCACCTAAGTATGATGATGAAGGAAACTTGATTGACGAAGATGAGAGCTTCGAAGGTGCGCTCGTAGCCGATCCGACGTATAATGATAAAGTCGGTATTGACATTTACGGCCAGCCTTCCAATAATATCTTCCTCAATGCAGTTGACTTCGATATGTCTGCATTCTATCCTTCTAGCATTCGTGCCATGAATATCGACCCGTCTACGTTGATTTTCAAAATGCAGCTTGACCTTGATCAGTATGATATTTATGGCGGAGAAATTCCTCTGAATGGTATTACTTGGAAAAAATTCGTTGAAGAAGGAGAGAAAGACGGAAGCAAGGAGTTCATTGATAACTTCCAGACAGGGAACTACCATAGCTTTGGTAGCAAATGGCTTAATATGCCTTCTGTCGATGAAGTATTCCAGCGTATGAAAGAGGAGCTTGGAGACTAATGGTAGATACACAGAAGAACTATATCCAAATCATTTCAGATCTTGTCTCTGTCCCACAGGATGAGCTGACTGAGATGCTTAAGAAAGATCTTAGGAAAAAGAAAGCAACTCCTTTGATGGAAGAAATTATGAGTGCTCTCGGAGTGTCAGAAGAAGAATTGCGAGAGCAACTCAGATATGAATTCACCGGTAAGATTACCGTTCATATTCCAGAAGAAGAGATTCGTTCTCCAATTGCCAAGATGCTGTCTAAATTGATTCGTGTCATGAACGATATCTATATCTTAAAGACTGGTGATGTCATTAGTCTGGATGTAGACTATCCGTATCACATCAAATTACAGCAGGAGATGACGGAGTCTATTTTCTCATTACTTCCTGAGATTGATGGAATCATTCATATTCCAAATGCTCGTGAATTTAAGATGATGCTTTATCCTTCTGACAAGGAAGCGATGACTGATGGATTCGATTTTTACGAGTATAAGACAAAAGCAGTTCCAGTTATCTTGAATTCTGAAAAAGGAAAAGTCTTAGCAAGACTCAAGTATTATCAGGATTTGAGTGCTGGCTGTGATAGCTGGTATGATTTCGTTTTGGACGAATCGACGATCAATAAGATTTTCGTGAATAACGATTATTTTGATTTCGTTCCAGAAGGAGTGGAAGGTGGTCCTTCGATTATTCTTACGAAGGAATCTTTCCCACTCATTACAGAAAAGACAGCTGATATCATAGAGTATAGCGCAAGACAATACTCTAAAGACTTATACCTAATCGTATTCAGATTCGATTGTGGTATTTTTTCAGTTCAATCGTTCAACTTCTATATCCCGATGGTTAGAAAAGATAGCTGAAACTAAAAAATAAGAACCAAGGTTTCTCGTACTAGAGTGAACCTTGGTTCTTATTTTACAAAAAAGAAGGGATACCTAGCTGGTTGCTAGGTCCCTTGATCCCATGGATTATTTCATAGGATCGAAGTCACGAACCAAGAATGGTACGTAGATGTTGTCTATATTCATGAGGAGGAAATAGCAAATGCCGTCCTCGCTCATGAAATGGTGAATTTTCATGTATTCGGTGTGATCGCCATAGACATCCTGGACAGCCTTGTACTCATTAGCATACTGGATGCCGATGAGTTGGTCGCCATTGGTGGACGTAGCGAACAGATCCGCGCTCGAAATCCTCAAGTAGTTCTTTCCGGTGGAAAGCACAGACATGAAATCATCGAACGATTCCGGAGAGAACCCGGTATAGTGCATGAGATCGTTGATGACGTCGGGGGTGAAGATAGTTTCCAGATTGAGGCCGCGAACGAACTGTGTGAGCACAACGTTCTTATTGGGTTTGACTGTCTTGTAGATCGGGCTCTTTACGATGATGTCACCATTCAGGAGGGAAGAGCATTGCTGATCAGCCGTATTAGCGTAGAGCAACCGATCGTATATCTCAGAATACCCTTCGTAATATTTAACAGACCCATTGACTACCGTTGCTTTGATGATGTGAAATGGATTGTACTGTTCGGTGCGGCGCAAGGCGCTCTTGCTGATTTCATATCCCATTCTGTTTTCCTTCTCCTAGTATACACTAGGCCAAAATGAATATAAGTAAACCGATTGCTTACTTCATATTCACTATTATAATATATAATTATTTTAAATGATTAACTGTTATACTCCACAGGAAATGATGCTGAAAACACTAAGGTAAGCTTAAGACAATACATATGATGCATTACGTTTTCATATCAAAAAATAGATTTGAGAGGAGTGTAGTAAGTCCTATGGCCGATCATATCCACGAAGCTTCTGGATCTTCTGCGCCGCAGCTTACCAAACAGCAGGCGGGTCGAATTAACCGGACGAATCGAAACATCAGTGCAAACTTGAATGCTCTGATGGATAATCTTAGTTCGATGACATATGGTACTCAGAAGGACACGAAGATTGATTCTCTGATCACAGACTTCAATTCACTTGTTAAATCCGAAATCCATGATATCCGTTCCAGTACAGATGGCGACAGCGTTAATTTTATCACAAGATTGATTTCTGATAATAATAAAAAGCTCGCTGGTGCATCAAAGGATCTGGAGGATATCTTTGGTACAGATGAAGGTCAGATTCAAGCTTTATTCAACGAGCAGTATAAGAATCGTTTGATTAAGCAAGCTGACCTTCACGAAGTTGCTTCTCAGTTGGTTGAACTGAAGCAAGCTATTACAGTTACTCGAGATGCCATCATCTCGGCTGATATTGTCGATGGCACCATGTCTCGTACTCTTTCCGTTGAGAATGATTCCATGTCCACAGATGGTGAGGATTATATCCCTATCATTGAATCTGTGGAAAAGAAATTTGGCCTTCAAAAGAAGATTAAGGAATTTATTATTCCTCGTTCTCTGGAGTATGGCGAATATTATGTGTATGCTGTTCCTTACTCTAAAATCTTTGAAGACTTTTCTAAAGAAAAGAGCAAAGGAAAGTATAACGCATACAACGAAGCAGCAGGTCATACTCTGTATGAGTGCTACATGGAAGGGACGAAAGATAAGAAGTTCGATAAGACTGATCTTTATAAGTCCGTCATGGAGTCTGCACAGAGCTGTCCTGACTTTGAAGATCTTCTTCGTCGAAGTGATATGTCCAAGGGTGATGCCCAGAAGCAGATGTCTGCTGAGCTGAAATCCTATATGGAGAATATCACCATTTGCAACGAGTCTATTCCTCTCTGTGTACTTGAGGAAGGTGTTGACACCTATCGTCAATACTATCAGGAGTTCGTTGAAAAGACTATCACTGAAGATAAGAAGTCTCCTGCTTTCACATTTGCCTCGGTCATGAAGAATATTGATTCTGGCGTTCATGGTTATGAAACCAATGGAGCGCTGAATCGGCAGGCTAATAAGAAGGTTGGCGAGAAATTCAATAATATTCAGGATTGCTATGTCCGTTTGATTTCTCCGTTGAATCTTCTTCCTATCAAGATCTCTGACGAAATCATTGGCTACTACTATGTGCAAGAAGATGATATTACTCCTCTTGCAGGTATTCTGACTTCTACGATGTATTACGACAAGTATGATATGAATCATGGCGAGCGTAATATCATTGATATCATTGCTGGAGCTATTGTCAAGTCGTTCGACAAGAAATTCCTCAACAGCAATATGAAGTTTAAGAAGCTCATTGTAGAAGCGCTGAATTACTACAAGCTGAATAATAAGCGGCTTCGTTTCCAGTTTATCCCGAAGGAATACATCGTTCCGTTTAAGATCAATACAGATGAGCATGGCAATGGCGTCTCAATCATTGAGGATTCCCTTTTCTATGCAAAGCTGTATCTGATGCTCTTGCTCTTTAAGATTCTTTCTATCGTTACGAATAGTAATGATACGAAGGTGAACTACATTCGTCAATCTGGCATTGATAAGAATGTGGCAAATAAGATTCAAGAGATTGCTCGTAAGAAGCAGGAACGTAAGATTACCATGGCAGATATGTTCTCGTATACTACTCTGATCAATAAGATTGGTCAGGGTAACGAGATGTACGTGCCTACTGGTAAGGGTAATGAGCGTGGCATCGAAACAGAGATTCTTTCTGGTCAAGATGTCCAGATCAATGGCGATCTGATGGATATGCTGAAGAAAGCATACATCTCTGGCACTGGTGTTCCTGACGTTCTGCTCAACTACTATAATGAAGCTGATTTTGCTAAGACTTTGGAGCTTGCAAATAACCGTTTCCAGGGTCGTGTCATTTCGTTCCAGCTTGATTATAATGAGCAGATCACTCAGCTGTATCGGCAGATTTGTAAGTATGCTACGAATATTCCGGAGCCAGTCATTGATTCCCTCCAGTTTAATTTCGTACAGCCGAAGTCTGCAAATAGTAATATTACCAATGATCTTCTAAATAACCATAATACTCTGGTTGAGTTTTTGACTGGTCTTTATTATGGTCAAGACTTTGCAGATGATCCTAAGAAGGCGGCACAGGTGTCTGTCTTCAAGAAGAACCTTGCAAAAGATCGTTTGGCAATGCTTAACTTCGATCATATCGAAGAGATTTTCCAGAAATCTAATATCGAAGGTATGAAAGATCCTCTGAATCCTGAGAATCAGGATGTTGGCGATATGGATACCGGAGACGAGAATAACCAGTAAAAAGAACCTAGCAGGTATAAGATATATTTCAATCTTATACCTGCTAGGTTTTATATATTATAAAAGGAGAAAATCGTAGATGACTATCGAATAGTCACCATGAGATTTATGTCCAAGCCTAATGGTAACTATTAGGTCACAATGAAGGTACCCTTCTGGCGAGAAGACTTCTTCACCAGCTTGCCGGTGTTCAGGTCGTAGTAAGTACCATTATCACCAGCGGGATACAGCTGATCATCGGTAAAGCCGCTGTTGAAGTTCAGAGAGTTCATCAGGGCATTGTGCTTGATCAGCAGCTGCTTTGCCTTCTCATTGATCTGCGGGCTCATATAACGAGTTGCGGTGAACTGGACGTCCATCTCAACCAGGTTATGCTCGCCAGACTGATAATTGAACTGCTCGAACTGGATGTTCTTCGGGAAGCAGTTAGCAAACAGAGCAGCATACTCAACCTTCTTACCAGTCTGGTCGGTTGCAACGTAGATGAACTCGGCAGTCTGGTTAGCCTGGCAAACAGGCAGGTTGTAGTTCACATCGTTCGGGGTGTCATCACAGTAGTAGTGAGACAGACCGGACTGAAGATCGGAAACACCATTGACCCAGTACTGAATAACCTCACGCATCAGAGAGCCTGAGAATTCATAGACCTTGATGGTCAGGTCGGCTGCGGTATCGGATGCGATCGAGGGGATCTCAACCTTCTTACCGGAGTAGCCGCCAGCCATCTCATTGGTCTGGACGTCGATGTTGTCCATACCAGTAATGGCAGTGTTTGCGTACTCAAGCACGTGCTTGAACTTACGCATCTTATCGGGGATCTTGTTGTTGACAAAGATCGGGGTACGAATCATGAAGATTCGACCAAAACCTGTCTTCAGGGGGTCATACTGAAGCAGGGAATCACGAGTAACATTCAGACCACCAAGAAACAGAGCATAGTCGGTGATGTTTTCCATGTTATGGTTATGAATGTTAGTCTGGAAAGTCGTAGCATTAGCCATACTACTTCACGCTCCTTTCTTAGTTTTATTATGCAGTGAAGTTACGCTTATTCACATCAATCTCGATGATCACGCGCTTCATCAGGTTACGGAACTGCACAGAAACGTAGCAATGGACGATGGAACGCTCAGCCTCCCACTCGTTAGCATCAAAGATGATGCTCAGAGTGTCCAGACGAGAACCAATCCAGCTTGCGAACTTAGCATTTTCAGACTCAGAGAAGCGAGCACGATCCTCAGAAGAAGTGAAGTCGTACAGAGAATTCCAGCAGTCACGCTCAAGCTGCTTCTTCAGAGCAAACAGCGTGTTCATGTTATTCTCTTCCATCAGATCGGAATTCTCAGGCTGTGCAGTATTCTGAGCTGCACGCTGATAAGTATTCTCGTCGATGGTCTCGAAGTAATTGAAACGGTTATTGTACAGAATCTCCTTGAACTCGTAGGACAGATCATCCACAGCGGGCTCCAGAGAATTCTTGATATGGCCAGACAGCTGGCAACGAGACTTGACAAACGGCACCCAAGAACCGTAGTTCTTATAGTGCTTTGCCAGGCTCTGTGCATAGAAGTAGGTCACAGTGACCTCGCACTTCTTATTGGTGCCAGGATCCTTCGTGGTATAGTGCTGGAACTCCTTAACCAGGTTACGAGTGTTGAACACTGCGTACTGATTGATGATCTCGCCCGGGACGAGCTTCGTCTCCTTATCCTTTTCGGAACCTGCTGTCTGAATCGCCAGCATCTTAGACTTGGTAGTCTCAGTGCCAGCGTCGATGTAAGCAAGGCAGCTCTCACGAGTATTGACCATTTCAGCCAGGATTTCCTTAGCCTCGAAGGGATAGTCAGCGTCGAGAATAGCATCACAGGGAGTACGACGATCAGACAGAATCGTATTGTCGTAAACACCAGAGAATGCATTCACGTAGCACTTAGTAGTTGCCTTAGCAACCGTATCCTCATCACCAGCGAAAGCACCATCGTCGCCACCCATCAGGGCAACACCCTGCAGACGGTCGACATTGATGTCCTCAGTACCCTCAGCCTCAGAGATGATCTCGATGCTGTCGATCTTACCCATAGAGCCGGTCTCACCAACCTGATGGCCAGTGAAGATATCGAACTCATCTGCGGAATCAATCGGGCAGACACTACCCACGCCTTCCAGGAACTTCTTGTACTCGTCAAAGACGGCCTCGACGTTCTCATCGAAGACATGGATGTTCATCATAACAGCACCCTTCTCCTGATCATCGAGGATATCGTTGATCAGAGTCAGGCTCTTGTACTGAGTAGAGGACACCAGACCACCAACGTAGGTAGCATCAACATTGAAGGAATCTGCAGTGTTGATGGTCTCGAAGGTGTACATCATGATGCCGTAGTCCTTCTCGTACTGCAGGTTACGGGTGATGCGCCAACGGTAGTTGTTACCATAGACACCACGACCGGACATGCAGAAGGTTGCGATCGGGACCTGCTTCCAATTGAGACCAGTCTTCTCGTCCTGCACAGAATCCTTCACCAGGGTAGAGGCAGTCTTGTTGAGGTACTCAATGAAAGACTTTGTAGAAGAATTGACAGCTGCTGAGCCAGAAGCAACCTCGCCAAGGCCAGTCTTATCGAGATACTGAGAAGAATAGCGGATCTGCATCTTCTTCTCACCCTCGTCAAAACGATACTGCATCACCAGAATGCTGTTAGCATTCATTGCATCATCGGGCATAACACGCATACTGTAAACAGTTGCGGAGCCAGATGAAAGCATAGCGAGAGGCATCATCAGAGGCTGACCATACTTTGCGTAATTGGAATTACCATAAGTAGCAAGGAAGTCCTTAAGGTTATCCTTCACGAGAAGTACATTGTCGGGGCCCATACCAGAACGGAACACGCAGATGAACTTGTAGTTGTTATCTACGGCTGTACTAGCGGCGTCTTCAAACTGCGTATAATCATTGATATAAGTTTCTACATGAGAGTGCAGATACTTAGGCACGATTTGCGTGGCTTGGGGCATATCGCTCAACTCCTTTTCTTGAATATTTAATCATTCAGATTAGATAAATGTAACGGAAAGCAAGGGATTGCCTATGCTTTTCGTAGCAAAGCTGTAAGCTTCAAAACTTAATAATCTGTTCCACCGGCGAGATAGTCTCCTGTGTATGATTTCTAGAACGATTCAGGGATGCTGTGATCATGCTATCCATATCCTCATATGTCAGTGCGGTAAACGTGGAGTTATACTGGCAAATCTGACGAATTGAAGCTGTCGCATAATCATAATCACCCGCAGTATCAGCAACCATAGAGAATTTCTGACTAAGGTCATTCGGATTACGGTTCATTGTTGCGAGAACCAGTTCCAGATAACAGGAAGGGACACCGAAGTAAACTCCATTTAACGCCATATTCTTTCGCCACATCAGAAGAAGCTGAGAATATGGTATGACGGACGGAAGATTACCACCAGTGATATATTTCAGATAAGCCTTCGCATATTCTTCTTCTTGGAAGATAGCAGAAGACATGACTTTTGCACCCTTTAGGTATTTGATAACCTTACAAGGTTGAGTCTTTCCATCTGATAAAGTTACATCACGTGTTTCGGAATCGTATACATTGATGGTGATCATGGTAGGAAGATTCATGGTTCGCATGGCAGTCATCTTACCATTACCATCAAATACGCCGACATTAAAAATGCCGAGAGTCTTGATTGTTTCGTTATTATCTTCTGCGAAACTATTTACTTTCGACGCATCAAAAAAATACATCGGAATATAAAATTCGCAGTAAGGAGCATCCAAATAAATATTGGTTCCATCACTACGGAATACACCCATTGGTAAGTTTCTCTCCTTTCGGCAAAATAGGACTAATAGAAGACATGGAAAATATCTAGTCTTCTATTAGTCCTTTGTTTTTAGGTCATATTTGTACTGGGATTAGTCTTCGTCAGTCTTGACGAAATCTTCCAGTTCCCAGCACTTCAGTTCATTGGTTGCTGCAACGATATAGCCAGTCTTAAACTGCTTCTTTGTAGCAGAGCCAGAAGATGCAAGCTGGAGAACAGTCACAACGCCGACGTTATCTTCGACGAGATGACCGTCGCGTGAATCATAGAAAGAATACTCACCGTGAGTATTGGGGATGTAAAGATCACCGTAGCTGTCTGCATAGACGCGGACACCAGTCAGATCTCGATTGGGGTTGACAGACGGATCACGAACTGTAACGATCATGGGAGCATCATCACCATCGGTAGAAGTTTCCTCTTCGTCGACCTTTTCAACAGGAGTCTCCTCAACGACGTCCTCTGCATCAGCAGTAACGTCATCAATATCGACGGGCTCAGGAATATCCTCGGAAGTTGTCTCCACAGGAGCGGATTCTTCGGCCGGCTGAACTTCCTCCTCATTATGAGTATTATCGCCGAGATCAATCTCCTCAATGGAGTCAATCAGAGGCTCGCCTGTAGTAACCTCGCTCTTGACATCGTCAATGAGATCATTCAGAGCATCTTCATCGGCCTTCTTCTGGTCAGCAATTACCTGATCCAGATGCTTCTTCAGATCAGGAAGCTCCATCTTCACGACGTCATCAGTCAGATGACCACCATGAGCAACGATGGAATCACACAGAGCCTGACGGAACTGTGCTTCAGTCTCCTGACGCTGAGCAACACGTGCAGGATGGAGAGGAGATGCAACATTCTTTTCCTTCATGATATCAATGAAGGGCATGAAGTTATCATCGGTCTTCTTGATGAATTCGATGAATTCAGCTTCTTCCTCAGGAGTAGAGAAACGATGATAAACCAGATTGTGAATCTGGACAAGAATTGCCTGGCAGAACAGATTATCTTCCTTACGGGTAGTATCTGCATAAGAGATGAAACGCTCGACCAGGAAGAAGAAAATTCCGTTCAGAGGATAATACTCTTCGGGGAGGAACATCTCCTCCAGATTCACAAACATCTTGTAAATCTGCTGAGTATAGCCAAGACGCTTGAAGCGAACATCGAACTTCTTCTTGATCAGAGAACTACGCTTTGCATCGAAGTAAGTATTGATAATGTTCTTGACCTCAGAGTTGCCAAACTTATAGATGCGATCGGTCAGGAAAGAGAAATCCTCACGCTTCTTGAGGGTATTCAGAATCTTCTGAACACGCTCCTTCTCGACCGGATCGGTTTCCTCATCACACTTCTTCTGAAGTTCTGCGATGCTATCCTTACGACGCTTTGCGCTGTTTGCAGAGTCATAAGTCTTCTCTGCAATACTCTTCATCTCTTCCATCAGGCCATCACGCTCTTTCACAGCGTCATTGTACTTCTGAATGGTATCCTGAAGAGAAGTGAAAATGGAAATGCAGTACTCGGTGAAATTCATAGTCTTAGTCTTCTCGTCCGAGTTCTCACGAGAGGCTTCGATGTCGCTGTGCTTACTCTTGGTAAACGCAACGATCTTATCCACGCCATCTGCGGAAAGATTCTTCACATCCTCAGCAGTCATTTTGCCAAGGACATCACGCAGACGGTCACCAAAGCCAAACTGCTTAATGCTGTCACGAATGGTCTCATCAAAGGTCTTGATGGTATCATTCATCATGCCAATGTACTGACGGGCTTCATCCATAGTAGATTTTACTGATTTAGACATTTGCTGATTTCCTTTCTTTGGTAAGTTACCATAGTTAATAGCTTGTGCTTCGTATGATATAATAAAATACCTATAGCAAAACACTTGTGTAAATTGAGCATGGATATGTGGACTTGTATTACACATCGCTTAACAGTGAACGTCTCCCCAAAACGAAATCATCAAGGATTCCTTTTTTCTGCTACATTCGTTTGCACCATTTTTCCTCCATATGAATATTCCTTAAGTGTATCAGTTGACGCAGTGATTTCATTCCAGAAGGTCTTTTCTCAGGGTTTCGGCATTTGTTGTTTCATGATTTTCCGCCTTGGTGACACTTCGACTTGTTCACTCGTGTAATATCATATCATGCTCAGTTTAATTAAGACACCGACTACTTGTTGATTGAGTAGTCGGTGTCTTATTAGTCGTTAGAATCCGTTAAGGAAATCAAAAGAAGAAAGAGAATTAGAAGAAGGTTGGTCTTGGCCTACTCCCATCCCATTCATCTCATCGAAGAAACTCATGTCGATGCTACGATCGTCATAAATTTCTTCAAGCTGTTCATCTTGAGATTTATCAAGAGTTGGATTTTCAACGAGACCCTTTCTATGAAGCTCAAGGGATTCTCTCTGAGATTTAATCAATGCTTGGCGCATAATCTCAGCATAATCATTCTCTTTACGGACTCTTTCCTGCTTCTTCATAGCCTGAATAGTTTCAGCAGGAAGGATGCCAGAATTCTCAATATCTTCCACAGAACGCTTGAGACCTTGATTTTGGTTATCAATGTCCTTGGCACCTTTCACGATTCCGAAAGCAGTAAGATTATTTCCATGATACCACACATACATACCGATGAGGTAAGACATTATAGAGTCATCGTGGAAGGTAGGGCCAGCCTCGATCTTTCCTGATCTAGTTTGAACTAGATGTGCAATATCTTCAGTGATGTTCTTTGTAACGAAGTCATCTTTGAATTCTGCCATGCGGCGGAAAAGGATAGCAAACATGTCTTCACGAGATTGATTATTCGTATAGACGCCGTAATGCTTCTTTTGATCACCCTGACGCTTCAGCATGCTAACCACGTTAGATTCATCTGCAAGATTTTCTTCGACCAGATCCTTATTCTTATCAAAATAGAGATTGGATCGAATGGGAGAATTCAGCAAATGATCAATGATACCATCACCGACGGAGTTTCTCTCGATGATAATACATGCTCTTGGAATATGCTGCTGAACCAATTCCATGATGAGCTTTTCAAACATCGTCTCGCCGATATATGGACATTTGAATTCTGCATCAGGTCTCACAGTATAGGGGTTGATGATAGTGATGGCATTAGAGTCTCCATTGGTACCAGTAGAGCAGTCGATGCTGACAAGGTATGGTGTGAGACGTTCAAGCTTTCTATAGATATCGAAACGGAAATGCTCCAAGATATACATCTCATCAATGACAGGCTGAATCATAGAAGAGATATATTCGATATCTTCCTGATCGAACGGAGAATCAGAACTACCACGAATTCTCTGAAGAAGAATCTCACGCTTGACAACGATAGGATTCTGAATCTTATTGTACATATTCCGAAGCCACTCGTCAGTTAGACCAAGCTGCTTGTAGGAATACTCTACGTAAACGATTCCGTTACCACCGTTATTCTTTACGTACTGGAGAAGTTCATTATTCTCATCATTTGTCGGATCATATCGCATATCATACATATGCTCAGTCCATTTCGTTGTATGAGAAAGAATCTCCTGTGCTTCTTGTCCCATGGAGGTATCCAAGTCACCTGGAGTACAAGAGAAGGCCCGGCAATAGATCGCTCCGTTTTTCTTAGCGTTTCGAGATGCAGTTTCAAAGGTTGACACTGAGTTCTCGATAATCGTTTTGATATATGGAGTAAACTCAGGCTCGTCGAAATGCAGAATAGGAGAAGTAAGACCACGAGCCAGAGACAGTGCGGATTCGTAAGATGTTGCCTTTGGCTTGATGATGATTCTGTTCTTTGTGATAGGGTGCTTCATAGAAGTAGCATTGCGAGTTGCTTTTGTGATTTTCACCTTACCACTCTGATCGTCTTCTTCCAGAATCTGATCGAAACGAAGATACTCAGGAAGACAATCAATGATATCTTTCAGACGTTGCAAGTTTTCCTTTGCGTTACTACTATCTTTATTAACGAAAATAAAGGTAGAGTTATTGGTACCGAAAGAATATGCCCATGATAGAAGACAGAGAAAAGAAATTGTCTTGCCTTGCTGACGAGGAAGACATAACCAGGAATCAACACCATGCAAAGTTAACCACGTCTGTGCAATATTGCCACGATTGGCTTTGAACGGAACACCGACACCACCTTGATCAGGAATACGACAGACTTCTCGGAGATAATACCATGGATTACGAGTACACTCCATCATGATTCGAGAGATTTGATCTCGAGTCAGATTTTCATTGTATGGATCGACTCCAACCAGAGTATAGTCCACAATTTCCAGCATGAAATAGTAATTGTGGATTCCAAGTTGCTTCAAATCTTTTGCAACTTGAAGGAAACTCTTATTGGTTGTGCCCGTATCATAGTATTTATTTCCGATTCGTTTAATACGACTTGCCAATTGATAATCACCTCCTAATGATTATCAATACGTCTAATCTGTAAAATAGAAGATAGTAATGAGTATGAAAAACCCATTACTATCTTCTTCTATTTGATCTATAATCAATACTGATTATAGTTATATATTATATATGTGAGCGCAATTAGGATGATGGCTGTAATGTGAAAAGGAGGTATACTTATATGCATATAAGTTACAACCCTTTAACAGCGCTCACATATAAGGCTCTGAATCCTGGAATTTGGGTAGACTCAACCTCTCCCATTGAATGGATTCAGAATGATTCTCAGTATACTATTAGCGTCCGAAAGACCGTTGACGTTACTGAGGATCCGGCTACCGTCACCGTTATTGACGGATAACTAAACAAAGGTTAGGACGAGCCAGTCAGAAATCGGCGATGACTCCTAACCTTTCTTTTTTGTAGTCGTGATTATTAACCTTCATAACCGGTAGGATACTGAATGTTAATGCCGTACTTCACTTCAGGAAGTTTCTTATTGATTGCTGCAAGACGATAGTTATCCAGAGTCTCACGCATCTTAACGAGAGTATCTCTGGTGTGAGGAATCACATAATTCGGATTCTTGCTATCAATCAGAGCAATGTAATAGTCGATCACATCGAGCTTTGAGTAAATATATGAGACGACCATGATCTTATCATCATTCGTCTTAATATTATTCACCTCAAGACCGATATAATCAATTTCCATTGGATCAATTTTTTTCATACGATGAATTCTACCGGGAATGGTGAATTCATTATAGTTGGAAGCCTCTTCCACGATATGATCCAGAGTATCGTGGATATAGTTGTAATGCTTCTGACTCTGAGCATGAGCATTCTTATGAAGGAATGACTCTCCAATAAATCTCTGAGTAAGAGCATCGAGAGCCTCTCGAGTGATACGACTCGGAGTATGAGCAATCATCGTCATATAGTTCTTCCGAACGATATGATCCTGACGCTTCATTAGGTTATTGACAGTATCAACTGAGAATCCCATCAGAGTTGCCATCTCTTCATCAGGAGTAATATCAGAAGAACCGACAAAGCCAATGATCTTATCAATAGCAGAATTCAGATAAGTACCATAACCACAGGCGATGCTGTACTTATCTGCACGGATTTCACGCTTCAGACTTTCCTCATGACGATTAAATGCACCAGCATTCAGAATAGGAATACTGATTGCTTTTGCAAAGAGAGAATTCTGAGTAACTGCCTTAGACACACGATCCGCAGTCGCCATCTGCATCTTCAGAACTTTGCACATCCGCATAGGAGTAGCAGAATCTTCTACAGCATGACCTACTTCGTGGAGAATCAGAGCAGTCAGCTCTTTCTCGCTAAGGCCGCATTTATCAGAGAGAATCCGATCGTCAATTTCAATGACCCAAGCGCCACTCTTCTTCCAGATACTTACAATCTCAGCATCAGGTTTCTGCTTGATGATTGCATCTACGAGAAGGTCAACGGTTTTCGGATCAGGATAGATGCTCATAACGTCACAAGCGTCACTCATCTTTTTCGGATGAGTCACTTCCACTGTAACATTTGCGCCGAGAAGACTTTTAATAGCATCACCAATCTTCCCAGCAGAGCGAAGATCGCTACTACTGTCTTTCAGACCAGAGAAACCATTTTCGATGTCAAGTAAAGCATCGTTATTGATCTTCATGGTGATCACTTTCCTTTCTTTTAATAATAGGATTGCTACGATTAGTGTATTGTCATTAGGGTAAAACAACGGATATCTTACCGAAATTGATAAGATATCCGTTTATAGTTTACAGCAGTTCGAGCTCGATGGTATCGTCGTCGACAACAGTGACCTTGGAATACTTAAGAGCGTCGATGCGAGCATTGGTATCATCGACACGATCGTCGACGGCATCAATCTTCGCAGTAGCATCATTGAACTTCAGGTCAAGCTGTGCCTTATTATACAGATCATCCAGCTTCGTCATGAATGCATCGGTAAAGTCGTTAGCAGACAGGCCCTTGCCTTCCACCTTATCAACCTTACCACCAGCAATTTCCTTCAGAGCCTTATACTCATCCTGGTGGGTAGAGATATACTGGCTGATTTCAAGCAGTGTATCGTAGGCTTCAGGAGCGTCGTGAACAAGGTTGTTGAACTTGCTCTCGAGCTCTGTCAGCTTACTACCATCACCCTTGGATTCAACCGCGGCCTTCAGGTTCTTGAGTTCGTCAGTAAGTGTCACGTCGTCCATGGTGTAGACAACGTCGGTAACCGTCTTGAACATCAGGTCATAGACGATGTTACCGATCTTCTTCTTAAAGACAGCACTCTTCATATTCAGAATAGGATCAGCCATAGTTAAGAGATCACCCTTTCTTTAGACTAATAATAGTATTCGCGAGTACCATTAGTCATTTGTTTTTAGGAGCCCTCATGGATCAATTTTATCGCTGAATAAATACAAAAAATAGCAAGAGCCAATACTGCAAGAATGCAGTACCAACCAAATTTACAGAGTTTAAAAATGTTGCAACTGCTAATCATAACAACGAGTGCTGCGATACTAGCAATTGCAACGATTGTGTACATAAATAACCATCCACCATAATTCTTATTCATTTTTCTATGATCCTCCGTCTTCTTGTGATTAATTTGGTGTTTTCATCTCAATGAGAAGAAAAAAGCAGAGCCAACTTTTTAGGTTGGATGCTTTTTCTTTTTCAGCGAGAGAGATTCTCGCTGAACTTCTTGTACTGCTCCTTGGTGGTATTACCAAGGGAGCCAATCTTTGCGATGACCGCAATGTCAGCGACCATCACAAAGATGTTGATGATGTAGAGCATGGTGCTCCAGAACGTAATGTCGTTCAGACTCTGCTCAATACCAAGAGCAAAGCCATCGCGCATTGCGTACATCACGAAGTTAGAGAACGGGCTGATCGTGATAGCTGCGCAAACGATAACGATTGCAGTGGTGATCTTTTTCAGATTCAGAAATTCATTGTAAGTCATGGTATTTTTCTCCTTTTGTTTTTAACGACGTGTGTGTTTTCTTACAGCAGAGTCTCCATAAGGTCGAGAGACTCTGCAATCATCCTTTTGCCGAACTCAGCACTGTGGAGCTCAAGCTTGAGGCAAGCGATTTCAATTTCGTCATCACTTGCTTCAATCTTTGCCTTGATGTCATCTACCTCCTTACAGGCTTCGATGTACATCTGTCTGATTTCATCCATCTTACGTCCTCCTTGAAATCAGTGAAGCTGCACATAGTAGCAGGCAAAGAATACCATCATGCCTGCGCACAATGCGATAGCGCCACAAGTCGAAGCCTCCTGGCTGCTCCATCCATAATTCATGATGGAGATGGTTCCGGCGATGAGCATCAAGATCATGACGATCGAACCAAGCAGTGCGACCAGGCCCATGATATTACGGACGACGACTTCAGAATTGGCAGCGAAATTGTTGACGAGAGTAAGCATAATATTTACCTCCTATGCTTTTACCGTTCGGATCATAGAAATTGAAATATTTTTCTAGATCCTTTATTTTCTTCACCAGTATAATATATCATTATTCTAGAAGAATATACGGATAAAAGAAGAACCCGCTAGACCACATAATCGTGAATCTAGCGGGTTCTTTATACTACACCCTTAGGAGGTTTTCATATGAAAAACAACGTAGTGAAGTTTTGATCAAGAATTACTTGTCCAGAATGAACGGAGTATTCTTGAAGCTCATGCTGCCCTGGATACCCTGGATGGTGCAGGTCGTGTTACGAGTGGTGCCCATCAGGTAGGTCATAGAACCACCAGGCAGAGTAGAAGAACGGTAACCACTGTTCTGAGCAGTCAGAATGTGAGTGGTGTACTTGTAGTGCTTGAAAGTGAACTGAGAATCGTTCAGAGGATAGGGGATGAAGCGCAGCTTACGAGTATCGCGGTTGCTGTACTTGTAGGTAGAGACAACCTGGATCTTCATGCCAGCAGCGTTCATGATGCCGTAGCTGTAGTTAGCCTTGACGCCACCAACGGAATCGCCAGACTTAACAACCCAGTTGACCTCAGGATCAAGCAGGCTGATGTAGCGGGGGTTACCGTAGACGACGAAGGTCATATCCTCGATCTTTGCAGAATCGCAGATGTCGATGACAAAGCGATCAATCCAGAACTTCAGCATCTTCTGGATGTACTCAGACTGCAGTGCGACGGTCTGGGTCTTGGAATCGCAGTCGAACTCCTGCTCACGAATGAACGGATTGAAGCCCAGAGGATCAAGCTCAACGCCCTTGTACTTGTCGTACTGCTCATCCAGATACTTCAGAATCTGGGAGTCCTCCATCTGGACCAGAATGTCAGACAGATCGTTGTAGGTCAGCTTGTACAGATCCATATCCATCAGAGCCTTGGTGTCCTCCAGCTCCTCCAGAGAATACGGAACATCCACACGGAAGCCGTCCTCGATCTTCCATTCGTGCTCCTCACGGGTACGATCCCAAGTGACAGTACGCTCGTTGGCCTCATTGCTCAGATAGCCACCGAACTTGACACTGTTGACCTTACCAGCAGCAGAAGACAGGCAGACATTATTGGTCAGGAAGTCGACGGTACCAGTGATAACATCGACGATGTTACCATCAGCGTCCTTGATCTGGCCGCCCAGCCAGGTGCCATCGGACATGTTGATTCGCATCTCCAGAGGAACGTCCTTAGCACCGTCGTCGAATGTGACGTTAGCAGAGACGATTTTCAGATCGAAAGTGATGTGCTCACGGGTAGGATCAGTAGAATCGGTAAGCTTAGCAGGGATGTTGTAGTTGAAGCATGCGCCATTCTTGATATCGACAGCGGTATCCTTGATGGGCAGGCCCTTACCTGCATTATAGATCTCCATGAACTCATCCTTGAAGAAGCACTGGGGATACTCCCAACGCTTGCCGGTCTTGGGATCGACGACCCAACGGCGCTCGATATGCTTCTTGATGACGGGGCTCTTGGTGACCTCAGTCTGGATGATATCCTTAGTAGCCAGAGCCAGGTTCTGCTTGATCAGGACAGGGAAGTCCACAGTCTTGATGGGCAGCAGCTGGCCGACGCGGGTGGACTCCTGGATCATATCTGCAACGCAGTTGTCCAGCAGAGCCTCGGTCTGCTCATACAGAGTGGCGTAACGGGTACCATCAGCACGATCGGCCATAGCATCGCAGTCATCCTTCAGCTGAGACAGCAGGGTCTCCTTGTAGGACTCATAGATGGGCTGATTCTGAATAATGGTGTTGACGTCGAGCATCGGGTCGATGTTCTTCTCCATCAGGTTATGATAAGCCTGCTCGAAGACGGCATCGAAAGTATTCTTGGAGGAACCAGCGGAGAAGCCACCGATAGTCGGAGTCTCAACGAAGTTCTTCGAAGATTCGGTCAGAAAACTCAGATGATTATTCATTGCGAATTCGCTCCTTTTCTTAATTATTAAGAATTACTCAAATGTAACAGAAATCCATTACGAAATTGGAGTATTTTAGCACCAATCATTAGGATACTGTTTTAACTCAATCCTGTTGTTCCTAAGTAATTCAAGGTTGAGTTTTGCAATAGCAAGTGCATTTTCCATGTAGATCAGTAATTCCACATAGGAAGATTTTTGGAATCGCACCATCATAAAATCATAAAGATTATCATGGAGCGTACTGAAATTACCTGTGACTCTCTTGATGACTGCATTCTGTGTAGGATCGTCTTTCACGATATCTCTAAGCTTTTCATTGATATTTTCAATTACTTCGTAAAGATGCGTAAAGCGACCATACATATGATACTTACGAAGAGCCTCTCCTTTAGAGTCGCCGTTATCATTATAGCCGGAGGAAGACTTATTCCCAGAATCGGAAGAAGCATCATCAGGATTATCGTCATCAGCACCATCGGAACCATAATCCGTAGGCCCATCAGAATCATCCCCAGTGTCGCCTTCGTCGCCTGAATCAGAAGCCCCGCCATCGTCAGCAGTATCATCATTGGAATCATCGCCGTCATCCGCTCCATAATCTGTTGCAGTATCGTCATCAGATGCATCGTCTCCAGAATCGTTATTGTCATCAGCTGCTGGAGTCTGGTCGTCACCAGTATCATCGGTGTCATCCAGAGTATTATCCTCAGCACCGTAGTCAGTGGGGCCATCTCCATCATCAGTTGTATCATTTGCAGTTTGTGCCGCAGGAGTATCGGACGGAGTATCGTCGTCAGCACCATAATCGGTATTACCACGATTCGTTGTAGGGCGGCCGCCAATTCTCCTAGGACGCTGTTCTTCGCTCACAGTAGTTTTCTCGTCGTCACCGGGAGCTTCAAACATGTATTGGTTAAAGAAAGACCTTTGACGAGGAATTTTCTCAATCAACGGAGTTTACCTCCTTTCTTTCGTACTCGTCTCAAATGTTTTTCGACGCAGTAGCAATTAAACTCGTGGATTAAATCAAAGATTGGCTCAAAGATCGCCTCTTTGATACACAGATAACATGCTCCACATATATCCATAAATGCTGGAAGCAAAATGATAAAGAGAGCAATGATACAGATGCCAAGAACCAAAAAGATGATTGCTACGCCAGAAAGTTCATCTCTTGTCATATCAGAACATGTCCTTTCCATCAATGAATCGTAATAAAATATCTATCGGAAGAAAAACCAATCTACTCATACCAGCAATTAAGGTGCAGATCCAGTAGATTGGATTCTTCCAATGATTTGCGAGTTTTGGAATCGCTTCATTGACTTGAGCGACAGAATGATCAAATAATACCTTTAAGAAAAATTTATCAAAAATGGATATGATAGTTGTAGGCATGAGTGCAATCCACCAGAAATAAGCCATTCCTTTAATGTACCATTCCATATTAGGTTTGATCATAAGTCTCGCAAAGTAAAACATAATCTTTCTCCTTATTTTATACTTAAATACTCTTGCTTGCCTTCTTTAAAATGGCACGATAGCAATTGGGAATTGCATGGTAAATGACCCAATCAAGAATAAAGCAAACGAGAGTAGCCTCAAGCACGTGTGAAATCATAAAGGTCTTATTTCTCCTATATCGTATTAGACGTAATTGGAATTTGCAGAAATGCGGACGATCTCAGCATCCAGCTTATCCTTAATACGCATCATACGATACTTTTCGTTACGCATCTTCGGATCGCCAGACATATCTTCGATCTTTGCATTGACGACGGTCTTTTCTGCCTGAAGCTCACGGACTAACTCATTGCGGATACGAATATCCTTCTCATGAGAAAGCTTATGAGCGATAATCAGTACGATATTGAGAAGAGGATTGATTGCAAAAGCAATACCATGCTCGATAGCAATCTTCAGTGCACGGAATACCTTCTTCCGACTACCGGGCTTAATGATGTATTCCTTACGCCGGTCATCATCCATCTCTTCCCAGCTATCAATCTGCTTTTTAATCATTCCATTGATGCCACTAGGAATTTTACCAGTAGCTTTTGCTGCATTCTTAGCATCAATGCTAGTACGTTTGATCTTGGAAAGATGCTTATGGAATTTTGCATTTGCATCCAGAGCCTTATTTTGGATTCTCTGGAAGAAAGGACGCTTTTGAGGCTTTTCAACTTCAATAGGCTTTGCCGAAACGTCTTCATCAGAAGACTTAGCGTCAGAAGTGGCATTGCCAGACTTATTGTCTTTTTCGTCTTCATCCTCTGACGCTTCGTTAAAATTGAAGTCGGAAATATCCATATTAGCATACTTTGCAGTTTGACGTGCCTTTGCAGCATCGCGATCAGCAGCTCGCTGATCATCAGACTTATTAGAAGATGAAGTATCAGGAGTATCCTCATCTTCATCATCTGTACCATCTTCATCGTCCTGGGAATCGAGAGTCTGATCGTCTTTCTTAATCTCAGAAGCCTTTGTGGGACGATACATCGGAAGTTCACCAGTTGTCTGAGCAACGACACGAGAGGCATCGCCATTAGACTTGAAGTATGATTCATAAGCAACCTGATACTCAGAATCAATCTTTTCAGACAGATCCTTCAGCATACCAACCTGCTCATTGATATCAGTGGGAATCTTTTTAATGGAAGAAGACTCAATGCAGAGCTGCTCCACAATCGGATCCCAGTTGGAAGTAGATTCAGCTGTGACACCGTAGATAGCATCCATCGCGAGGAAACTTTCGTTCATAGCAACGATTGCCTTCTCGCACATCAGGTTATGCATCTTCTCAACGGATTCACTCTCGTCGTAGATGCTACGATTTTCCAGATCATCAAAGATCTGATTTACGCTATTCTCACCTGTGGAAACCATCAGGTCATCAACAGTGTGGGATTCCATCAGTGCTGAACTAATGAAGTCAGACTGATCTTCCTTGGCAAGACCCTTCAGAAGAGTACGGAGATTCATATTACCGAGAGAATTGACCTTCTCAGAAATATAGGAATCTCGCATCATGCGCTTAACCACGTTCGTAGTGTATGCATTCAGCTGATACTGCTTCGGAGTCTTCGGCTCAGCAACAATTGCTTCCTCAGTAAGATAGCGATAGAGAGAACTACCATTCTTCTCAGGATTTGTGACGCCGAGTGTAATTGCATCAATCAGACGCAGACCCTTTGTCTTCTTAGAGAAGATGGGATTCTCACAACTTTCTTCAATGACGCCGTCATAACGATTAAAGCCGACATTGTAGAAAGTGTCATTTGCGTGAGTATTATCATGGAAAGTCTCATACATCATACGAGTATTCTCAGTAGATGTCATCTTTCTTTCCATGGTATTCATCAGATCAGTGTACTCAGTGATCATCGACATGCTCATCTTATCCTTATGAGCTTCGAAATACTTCTTCACCTTGTAATACTCTTCACTGATTCGTTCGTAGGGAATGACGCAACTTTCCATAAGGTCTTTATAGAAAGAGCATCCGCGCATCGGCTCCGTAAAGATATACTCAGACCCATCTAGAAGATCGGTCAGTGTCATTTCGCTGTAAAAGCTTTCATATTCGATCGCGTTATACTTGGTATAGTCCCGCTTCAGCATTTCAAACTCTGCATGAAGTGCCTTCACAGGAGTACCGGTTAAGATCTTTTCTTTATTGAGTTCGATCATTTATGGTTATCCCCTTTCATGATAATAATACTAAGTCTTTAGTATGATTAGCTATTTGTTTTCAGAGGGGTTTCTTAGGAAAGCACAATGAATTAACGATTTTATTCAAAGAAAGGAGAAACGTAATGAGTAGTAAACTGGAAGAAGCTTTTATGGAAGCTTACAAAGAAAATCTGATTCCAGCCGATATGGTAATGGAAGCATTTGATGGAATTAAAGCAGCAATCCATAACCATAAAGAAGAGAAAGCTGCAAATAAATCTGGTAATGATCCGAAACTTGCGGATAAGATTTATAAGAAGCTTTCTCCTTATCTTCCGAGCAATTGGAAGAAATTTTCTATTAGCGTAGCAGATCATAAGGAAGACCCAAATAAATATGGCGTTCTTATGATGATTACAGACAGCACTGGCAAAACCAGTGATTGGACAAAACTGAAATGTGCTGACCGTCCTGAGGCGACTCGTGCTATGATGAACTGTGCCAATCTTCTGCAGAAGCATCAGAAAGGATTTGATGGTACTTCATTTGAATGCAGTGGAGTTTCTCTCACATTTACGCAAGAGTCTGGAGTTCGTCAGTATAAGTTTTCTTATAAGAAAAAGAAGTCAGAATAAAAAATAAAAAAAAGATAGTAACCAATTTGCATTTGAGTTACTATCTTTTTTGCTTCCAAAGAGAAGTGATTGAACTGATCCAGGCATAACACTTGTGTTCCATCCTCACCTCATCACTACTGTGAGAGGTATGAGCCGCGATATACTCTTTTCTTTTCCTTCATCATTATTAATGAAGGCAGCACCACGCCTATCATGAACACGTCGGTTTAACCCGGAAGTTCAATCACTTCTCTTTGGAAGCGAATTAATTATAAGTACTTATGATACTTACTATTTATTCACATATATAATATATCATTATAATTTAAGGCTTTATCGTTAAAATACCACGGATGTACTCCGAAGAAATACATCCGTGGTTATACACAGAAACGCTTTGATAACAAAATGTTTAGATAAAATCCATTATAAGCGAATAAAGTAAGTATATTAATCTAGTCCGTTATACTAGAAGAATATCAAGTCTGTAAAGTCCAAGTTGCAGTGCTTAGATCGGTAATCGTTGACGCACATCGTCTTATTAATGTTTTATTACGATCGTCGGCGATAAAAATCTGGAAAGCCGTACCGTCGGTGTTAGTAAAACACGCTCCATTTCCGACGCCAAAATTCTTATTAAGCTCATTATCTTTAGGCAGCCAAGTGTAACACCATCCTTTTGGTAGATCCGTAAGAGAATCATTTGGACATACGTTTGGATAATTATCAATATTCAATTTTATGTCTTCATTTGAAGTTCTAAGCATAACCGATTTACTCATTTTTTGATACCTCGGGCTTAGTACCTTCATCATCCTAACATATAATCAAAGATTATATGTTAGCAAAAACGAGCCCAAAACTATTCAAATCAGGTAGTTTTGGGCTCGTTACTGCGGCTCTTTTGCCTAGCAAGAATTCAGACAAAATGAATTCAAATGCTAGGCGTGTAGCGATAGTTATGATGATAAAATATTGTTAGTTTCGTTCAATAAAGAACGTAGCTACGTTGAATAATATTCGTTGCCGAATATTACTAACATATAAGCTTTGCTTATATGTTAGGATGGTGCATGCTATGGAGGTTTATTCCATGAGCATTGCAACTGGTGATAAAAAAATTAGCTTGAGAGTAGGCGGAAAGGACCTAGCTCTAAACGATGGATTTCCATTATCAAATCCAGAAGATTTTAAGCATACACAACTTGAATCTAGAATAACTGATAGTTTATATGATAATGAAAAAACTCAATATCGACCAACATTTTCTACAAACGAGCTACATGATAATTTACTTGAATTTGAAAATTCACGGACTAACGTAATATGCGGCGTTGGTATCGGAACAAGCGGAACCAATCACGGTATTTATAGTTCGTCTTGTCAAAGAGACTGCCCGAATGATGGTTGGCTTATACGAGCAACAGATACTGGATCAGTATACATCTACGGAAAACTTATCAGAGATTCAAAAGGTAATTGGTATATATAATAAAAAGAAGCTACCTGCATTTCTTAATTGGATTTGCAGGTAGCTTCTTTTTTACTCTTTGATCTGTTCGAGGGGCTTCACGTTATCGTTGATGTAGGTTGCAAACCGATAATTGAGACCAGTCTTTTCATCATGACGATAATTCGGGAAGGTATCAATCATCATCCACCAATTCTTTTTCTGATGCAGATTCGGGAAGAATGCATCTGCATCAGGGGCTTCTTTATCAATGTAGGTCACATATGCTGTGCTACAATAGTCAATGAGTTCGTTATATAAACTATCTCCTCCAATCAGGTATACTTCCTCAGGAGGGTACATAGAAATGAGATCTTTTAATTCTTCCATGGTATTCACAATGATTGCATCTTTGGAATCCACATGGTAGTTTTTATCGTGAGTCAAAATGATATTGACTCGTTTTGCAAGAGGCTTCTTGAACGGGAAAGATTCAAAGGTCTTTCGACCCATTACAACAACGTGTCCCATTGTCAACTCTTTGAATCTAGCCATGTCATCCTTGATGTGGAAAAGAAGCTTATTATTCTTGCCAATTCCCCAGTTATTACTGACGGCAACAATAGCTCGCATTGGTATCACCAGTCCTTCCATTTTAATAGATAATTTCTAGGGGTCACTTAGCTAAGTGTCTGAGTTGATATAAATAAGAAGACTAGACGAGGAAAAATCCTTATCTAGTCTTCTTTTCGTATCTCCTCTAGTTTCAGTTATATGTTATAATGGCATATAAAGAAAAGGAGGTGATACTCATGCATACATTTTTCAATGATGCATTTGCAGCGGCATATGCTGCGTGCACAGGGAAGATGCTTGTTCTCGAACCGGAGAACTCGACAGATGCTACCATCAATTACGATAGTAGTGCTACGTCGGAACCTATCCGGATCCTGAATAGGTAACCCGACACCCAGGAAAGAAAGACTAGGTCTAGAACCACTGGATCTAGTCTTTCTTTTTTGTTAGTATGTGTATTTTAATATAAGCCGCGATCAAATTTAAACCATTTCCAGTAATCTCGCGGTCTTTCTTTTTTGATAAAATCGTTTACGTGTTTTTTGAAGATATCGTAGTATGCAAAGTCAATCACATAGTCTTTGAATTGAGTGACCATCTCAATGCTAATAAGATCGGACGGCTGTGCAATCAGATAGCAATTTTGCAGCTCATTATCCTCTTTCATAGAAGCAACCAATCCATGGATAGCAGGAAGCAATACAATTTTTCCTTTGAGATTGCACAGGTTGAGAGCTGTCGCCGCCATTGCATAATATTTTCCATCTTTATATGAGTTAAGCCATTCCGTGTGCTGGAGCATACAAATTCGTTTGTCTACATCTTTTTGAAGCTCGGGAAGATAGTTACGGAAGCATTCTGGATCTTCTTGCTTCTCATAACTATAGAAGATGATCATTCCATGTTCCATTTAGTACACAGCCTTTCTTTCAAAACCGTTAATGATGTCCTTCATATTATAGCAGTCAGTAGTTTCGATTCGATAATATCCCTGATACAGTCCTTGCTTAACTTCTTCTTCGATAGATCCAACGTCTTCATCATAGTGATCTCGTACTCGTTCATAAGCTTTCCTATTTTTCAGAATACTCACCGACTTATAACGATTATACGTACGATCAATCCAATGAGATTTCATCTCAGGACTCAATGCCGGATAGATAATGAAAAGATCGTCGAACATCTGAAGATTCTGTCTCAGATAAATGAGTTTTCTTCTGACGTCAATGTGACTGGATACGAATACTACAAATCCCTGGCTCTCGAGGTCCAGTGCTGCATTGCAGTATGAAGTGATCCAATTCGGATCAGTTTTCTCAAAATTGGATGATTCGAAGTCAACCACGATTGGTCTTGTGATGGTGTCTCCAGTTACTTTCTGATAGTGCTGATATTGAGACTTTCCGACTGCCGGGAATCCGATGATAATCATATTTATTTCCTCCTGTGGATAATATTTTTGCTGGTTTCAGAATTGTCACTGGCCGTATATCTTAGAATTCTGATTATATATTATAATGCTGAAGAATAAGAAGGAGAAGAAGAGTAGCCTTCATGGATTAGTTTCTAAAAGGAGGAAACTACTATGATGTGTTCTTACACTGTAAAATATCATGATTATGCAACGGTGCCTATTGGTGAAGTTGCAAGTCCTGATTCCTATGGAACCATTCAAGAGTACGTGAGCTGGGAGGGCGCCAGCACGGCCATCGTCAATGAAGCGGCCAACTTCATGAATGAGCTTGACTATGCTCACATTGACAGGATCAAAAAACCTTCATCACTGTAAAGTACTATGAAGGAAAGATCGACCGCTACCGTCGGTTCTACTTCGAAAACTGCGATGACGGTGATGTGGATGATATGGAAGATTAATATAAGGAGGAAACTACTATGGATGCTTATTACAGTCTCATGGCTGCAACCGATACGTACGATCGGGCAGCTAATAAGTCCGTTAACGGTAAGTTTACTGTCATTACCGAATCCGATTCTTACCAGGAAACTTATACGCGGCTTATCAAAGAAGCCGCAAACTTTCTCGCTACGCATGCTGGTAGCGTGGTTGGGGTCATGATGGAGAACTGTATCAAAATCAATTACGAACAGGATAAACCTGTTCAAAAGTCTCAGTTCTTTGTGGTGACTGATTGTATGCCGTAATGGAAAGAGGGACCTAACAGCCAGTTAGGTATCCCTTCTTTTTTGTCTTTATAGTAGATAATCCATTCAACTTGGTATTAACCTTATTTTTCTTTGGATCATAGAAATGGAGAGAGAATGATGCGGTATCCCGGACAATCATGTGACCCTTTTGTGAATCTTGTTTGCTATCTCTATGAAGAATTAGATCATCTGGTGCGGAAATCTGTTTTTAAGTTTTGCCTTTGGAATGCAAAACGGAAGAATGATGCTAAGAAGATGAGTTACTATCAGAGCAAGATAGAGATTGCAGATAGAGTTCATAAAATGATGAAACGTTTTTATTCGTAAAGGAGGAATATTATGCCGATTCTTACCAAATCACAAGAAGCAGGTTTCATGGATTTCTGTGATAAAATGCGGAATCCGGAAGCAATGGATCAAGTTACATATCATGAAATCGTTTATCCTTTTAACATGAATATGTGTATCCAGATGTTCCGTGACAATAATCCATTCTTTAATATCTATCCAAGCTATTCGTTTGGCGAAGATACGATTTGTGCGTATCTGGCATTTGCCGCTTGCACGGATTCTGAATTTGATCTGTGCATTATGGCAAATACTGATAAAGACTACAATCGAATTCTCAATAAGGTATATTACTTCGTAAAGAAGTCTCGGTTCTCGCTGATCACAAAGCTTCTTGCATGTTCTCGTCTTGCTAAGAAGTTTTATATTGGGAATGCACGATATGTGTATATTGCCCAGTATGAGAGAACCTTTGATCCCGACGACAACTGTTTTGTTGGATGGGTTCATCCGAGGGTAACTGGCGGTACGATTGATGAGAATCGTCCTCATGCATATGGAACGCATGTCATCAAGAGCAGAATGCATGATATGAGAACTCATACCATTATTTCTGGTAAAGATGCGTATGATGTTCTTAAGACTCAGATTGGTAGCTATCTCATGTACTATAACGTGATTGATGCTGATCTGGATTCTTGTAAGGAAGATACTCACAAAACCGCTGGAGAATATTTTAAGAACAGGGAGAAAAATAATGAGTAAAGCAGATGTTATTTTCAAGGACAATGTAGAGCAGATCCTTTGCATGGGAAATTATGAAGATCATTCTCTTCGTTGGTATCCGACTCGAGCAATGTGGGCGGATACGAAACTTACTGCTTGCACTGCAAAAGCATTCGGTATCGTGAATGAGTATGATCTTCGGGAAGAGTTCCCTGCAATCACTTTCCGAAAGACTGGTCTGAAGTCTTGCATGGATGAGATTCTTTGGATCTATCAGAAGAAGAGCAATAACATCCATGATCTGAAATCTCATATCTGGGATTCTTGGGCAGATGCTTCTGGTTCCATTGGTAAGGCATATGGCTATCAGATTGGTCAGAAGTATAAGCACCATAAAGCCCATATGGATATCAACGGATGCTATCCGGATGGAACTGTTTTTGCAAAGAATGGCAATCCTTATGTGATGCTGGATCAGATGGATGCTGTGCTGTATGATCTTCAGCACGATCCTTGGTCCCGTCGTATCATGACAAATACGTACTGCTTCGAGGACCTTTCTGAGATGGGTCTGTATCCTTGTGCATATTCTACTACGTGGAATGTGACCAAGGAAGACGGTTATGAGAAGCCGGTTCTGAATCTGCTTTTGAATCAGAGAAGCAATGACTATATGGTTGCAAACAACTGGAATACTGCACAGTACGCAATCCTCTTAATGATGGTTGCACAGGTATGTGACATGGTTCCTGGTCGTTTGACTCATGTCATTGCAGATGCCCACATCTATGATCGTCATCGTGAGATGATTGAGAGTATGATTCGTCGTCCGATGTATCCTGCTCCGAAGGTTAGTCTGGATCCTTCCATTAAAGATTTCTACAAGTTCACTACAGATAGCCTGATTGTGGAAAATTATCAGGCTGGTGAGCAAATCAAAAATATCCCTGTAGCTGTATAACTACAAAAAAGAAGACTATGCACTTGATATATGAATCATTGTGCATAGTCTTCTTAGCATTCATTTACAGAACGCGAAGGATATTGACAGGATGCTCGTAGTCGATTTTGTCGGCATCGACTCCCTCATTAAAGGATTCGATGAGAAGGGTGACCTCTTTATCGTTCTTATCAAAGAACCGGATGAAGTTCTGAGTGTAACTCTTACCAGTACTTGCGATAGTCACTGCTTCGTTGTACTGCATCAGTCCACTCACGTTCCAGATAGAGAAAGCATCTATCACTTCTTTTAAAGTATAGAAATGATAGCAGCCGAGTCTGGAATAGCGCTCAGGATCAATGTGGCCATATGCTGTCCGCATCATCTTGTTATCACTGATCTGGCTTTTATTCAGTTCCAGCTGGAGCATGATGCGCTGCTGACCACCAGTGATTAAGTACATGCAGTGAAGGATATCAACGGGCTTCAGGACCGTATGAATGATGCCAGGCATCAGAGTAGGTTCCTCTTTATCCATCGGATCAATGACGAACGGGGATAGCGGATGAATCTTATACTCCGTACGGTCTTCACTTACTTCTTCACTGGTGATAAGAATATCACCGATGAGAAATTCGGGTTTCACAGACACATAATCCATGAGGTCATTGAAGGTTTTGAAATGATCGCCACCAGCAAAGATCATGTACGGCTTCCGAGATTCAGCCACGGATTCATAATCATCTGTGATATAGAAGAAGTTCAGGAAAGCAATCGCCTCTTCGAAGCTTCCGAAACTCAAGTCGATGATTCGTCTGCAGATGTCATCAGCGATGCCAGATTGTACAGCGCTCATATCATTCGTGTGGTGATCAACGATCTTCCCATCGTGCCTGAGATAATACTTGGAGACTCCGGGAATCTTATAATATACAAAGTCTCCATAGCCGCTTTTACCAACAAAGAATTCGCATTCTTGATTGGTAATTTTTTCTTTCATAAATTCGTCCATAGCATCACACCTCACTCATTGAAGAGACCAAAACGATTCTGGAGCATGTCGGGATCGAGCTGATGGGGCTCATAAAGATCAATGAAGGTACGATCGGTGTACCAAGAAGGAATATAGCCGAACACCATGAAGTCATCAACAAAGTCTTTGTCTTTGGAGACAGTAACACGGAGGACGCTGACGCTGCAATCTTCATCGGAAGTCTTCGTGATATTCTCTTTATATGTCATCGTACTGGTCACGAGTCCTTTTTCGGAAGCGATGAAAGCCTGCTCCGCATTCATGACTGCTGCCATATCTTCGAATTGATAATCAGCAAGCCAGAAAATGTGATCAGCATCAATGATGTGCTTCACAGTATCGGTCATCGGAACCGATTCTTTGCTGCCCTTCACATGAGAATATTTGATGACGTCCTGAACCATAACAGCTGTGCTGGAATTCTCATCAGGATTGAGATATTGGGGATAGACGATGATACTGTCGGTGATTTCCTTGTAATCACCAGAGAACGGATGATCAGGAATGAAGTCTTCATGCAGATATTCGTTGCCCTTGTCATAGATTTCAAACTTAGTCAAAGGCACAGGAGTATAGAGATCACGCTTATCCTCATCTGCATGGCCCACGTTCTTAAGGAGAATCACCTTTTCGGATTCTGGGTACTTGACGTTGATAATGTGAGCATAGAGCTCATTGGAATCCGAAAGCCCAGGCTCAACCATATAGGTCATATTGTCGTTTGTATCCGGATAGATGTTGAATGCTTCGAAGAATGCTCGTGCTTCGAGCTCATCCTTGAAATAGAGATCGAGAAGATCTTTGATGGGCTCATCAGGGTTGCTGGCCTCATAGATATAATCACCTTTAATGATGTAATTCTCTGCACCATTAATGACGATTTGACCATCCTTCTCGATAAAGCAATTCGGGTTTCTCATACTTTAACCTCCTAAATTTTTTGATAGCTACTCGAGTTTCGCTATCATTCTATTATATAATATATAACTGAGATAGCAGAAGAAAAATTTTAGAATCTTCGTACTATCTCAGTTATGATATTCATCAAACAAAAATTGCGTTATTCCTAGAATCAATAAAGCGAGTGTGATAAATCATAGTACCTGTGTGAGGAATCCTCTCAACCAGAACCATATAGTTCCATACGATATGCTTCTTATAGTTGGATACCACCCAGATAGCGTTCCGAATATGTCGAGGATCCTCATCAGGATATTCTGTATCATGAAGAGAGGATTCGATTACGTCATAGTCTTCTCCAAGATATTCTTTTACGACAGCCTTGAACGTCTCGAAGCTGGAGAATGGATACTGGGTAATAGAAATTTCCTCAGAGTATTCTTTGTTGGAAACCTCTGTACCGACAGGAATATCATCGCCATACACATCTTTAATCTGATAAATATTATGCCATTTATCAGAAACGATATTTGTGATAGGATCAAGGACCCTGTGCTTCTTCGGAATAACACTCTTTGCGATAGGATACTTTGTCTCGCAGATGGGATAGGTGTGATACAGTTCCCCATCACTCATCACGTAAATACCAGTAACGGTGAACGGCGTGTATTTGCAGAATCCATCAAATGCACCAGTGAAGAGATTTGTGGATTCATTGACGTTGATCGCTCGGCAATTGTGACCGTTAAAGAGATAATTATCGTTCCTTAACTTTGATGTGCTACGTCCGACGAGAAAACAAATTACTTTTGCAGCATTCTCATATGATGTGAATGTCATCTGATGAATGGAATCAATGAATCTCCATGAACCACTCTTGGACACTCGGAAGATATCGTTTGCACCAAAGGAGCAATAATATCCATCGGTATTTCCGTTGATAAGGATTCCTTTTCGATGAGGTTTCGTTCCCTCAATATCGGTATCCCTTCGCATGAACATGATGAAGTATCCGCTTCGATCATCCCCAATAATATGAGCAGTGAATTCAAGATCACCGTCTTCATATAGATAGTGCCCTTTCTCGACACTAAAAAAGTCATGTGGATTTCGATCTGTTCTTAATTCACTTGCGAAATGAACAGCAAACCGACGAATTGCAAGATCACATTCGTCTTTTGATTCGAATATCATATCCTCAAAAGGATTATATTCTGTGATAGGATTCTCGAGATCAGGTTTTTCATCATTACCGGATTCTTCACTGAATCCGTCTTCTTTGTATTGAAGAGATAAGATATTTCCCCAATTATCTCGTTTAAATTTCAAATGCGGGGTTACTGGTTCCAATATAATCTTTTCTTCAGCAACCATTATTTTTTACCTCCTATTTGGAAAAATAATATAAATAAGTGTCGGTTGTCAAATAATAAGCGAGAGCTTTATACAAACGACAAGTTAGTAATGCTTTATTTTAATACTGAAAGGAGTTATACTCATGGATTATGTATCTATGAAGATGTCAATCTATGAAAACTATGCAAATGGTAAGCTGACACAGGAAAACGCTCGTCAGCTGATTGGCGTCTTGAATAGTAACTACGGCAACACCCTCGTACAAGAGATGGTGGACGCTGAGAATGAGTTTATGATGAACAGCGTCCACGCCGCATATGAAAGTTCTGGCGTAGACGCTCTTTATGAAGCAAGTGAAACATTTGGCCAGAAGGTTGCTAAGATCTGGGAAAATTTCAAGAAGTGGATCAAAGGTATCATTGATGCCATTCTTGGTCGTAAGAAGGAAGTTCCTGATAATTCTAAGGTGACTGTGAAGAAGGGCCTTCCGAAAGCAATGGATGATCTTCTTACACAGGTAAAGAAGCTTAAGAGCGCAAAGGGTACTGTTGCAATTGGCGCAGCAGTTGCCGGTGTTATTGGAGCGACAGCTGTTGTTAAGAAGCTGAAAGGCAAGCCTTCTAAAGGCGACGCTACTGAAGAGATTAATGCAGCAGCGTTAGCTAATAAAGCAGAAGACGTTGCTAAAAATGCAGCAGACCCGCCTAAAGTTGAAACTCCGCCTGCTGCTCCTCAAGGCCAATCTTCGGAACAAAAAAAAACAACCGATCCGAAGTCTGGAGAAGATCAGGTAACGCCTTCTAAGATCATTAGTTCTGTTACAGGCGCAGCAAATGTTGCTGACGACGTTAGTAAACAGGCCACCGCATCTTCTCCTGAGCATACTGAAAGCTCAACTGATCTTAAGAAGCTTTTTGTTAAATTTAATAAAAATGGTGGTCTTTACGATCTAGATGATGATGCAAAATATCTTGGGAGGCTGAGCTATAGTGCTCTAAAGACATATGCTGACTATGATCCTGAAAACAAGATATATTGTAATAAAACCAGAAAGACCGCCCAAAACATTATTGATGGCTACATACGTAATTGCGGTGGTGAACCTTATACAAACCCTATAAACGATTATCGCAAAGAGTATCATGACATTCTTTATCAAGAATATCCGGATACTCCTGAAGGTGACGAAAAGCTTCGTTCAGATCTCGTTGGCCGTAATGGAAAAATAATGTCAATTATGAAAGATTTGGAGGCTAGGTATAATAAAGTAAATTCTCAGGTTAGTGAGCGTAATCTGGAGAACTACAAGCGCCTCTACATACCAGACTGGTCCACACAAGCTGCTACTGCTACTGCTGGAGTTTATGTTAACTGCCGAGATCTTGTATTCCATATTAGTGGATTCTGGTATGCTCTTGAAGGTAGATGCCACAAAACACCCTACAATGCGAATGGAATTTATTTTATAAAAAAATAAAAAACGAAAGGAATGTGATCTAAATGAATACTGATCTCAGGTTATTCATTTATGAGCAGTATGGAAATGGTCAAATTGATCGTGATACTGCTCGTGCACTTATTTCCAGAATTTCTGGACCCGAATATTACGAGCGAGCATATCTGAATGCAATGGCTGAAATTGATACAGCCGAATCTGCATTCATGGAATCTGCTCTTGACTATGCGAACGGATATGCTGACCAGTTTACCTTTGAGGCTCAAGCGGAAACTCTTAGTCAGAAGATCGGCAATGCTTGGAAAACCTTTAAGAAGTGGGTTTCTGAGATGTGGGATAAGCTTCTTAAATTCCTTGGTATTCGTAAGACTGAGGACGATAAAATCGGAATGGAAAAGAAGCATTTTGATCTTCTTGGTACAATTGATAAGGGACTCAAGAGTGCTTTGTCTCATATCACAAAGAACGATAAAGACTTTAAGAAAGTCAGTGATGATAAGAAAGGCGAGATTGAGTCCACTCTTGATGATAATCCTGGCTTCATTGAACTTCTCAAGATCGCCGCTCTCATTGGCGCCGTCAAGTTTACTTCTTATAAAAAGAAGAAAAAGAACTTAAGAGATATCGGCCACGATATTGTGTGGGTCACACGTGATAAGATCTACAGCACGTGCGATTCGATCAAGGATACTGTAGATAAACTTCTTGTCACAGCAGATAGCTGGGATGGTAAGTTTGCATCAAAGCTGTCTACAGTTCTTCATAAAATTCTTGGTTGGATTTCAAAGCTTCCCTCGGCATTTACTATCCCTGAGGAAGTCGTTAATGGCGACGAATTTAAGGGTATTACCGACGCAAAGAAGTTTGCTACTCTTATCAATGCATCCAATAAGAGTGATAATATCAGTAGTCTTGATTTTGCGAATCATTATAGCATTAATACAAGTATGAACAGTATCATTGATATGGTCATTGCTTCTATCAAACGGGATACAACCTTTAAGGAAGCAGACAAGATGGTGGAGCTCACTCGCAGATATGCGCGACTTGATATTTTCTCAAGAGGATTTGAAGCAAGTTCTATGGATCGTGATGTCAATGAGCACATCAATGGTAAGGGAATTCCGGATGAGTCTGCTATCAAACAAGCGATGTATTTGCTTGATTGTAATTTCTGTAAGAAGCGCTACAATCAGGTGAAACATCTGTATCAGCGTGTTGCTGAGAATGGTGGTAAGTTTGCAGAAGATCCTACTAAGAACAAAGACGCAGACGAATCAAAGTCTTAACTATGCATAAAAAGAATCTGGATATGATAGACGATTATGTTATCATATCCAGATTCTTTATTTATTCTTTTGCGAAAGCTTCCTTTTCAAGAGCGAAAAGGTTGTCAGCTTCTTCTTTGCCGACGAATTCTACCGTTTCATCATACGGAAGATAGATTTTCTTTGCAGGCATATCATGGAGCTTCAAATGCCGCTGGTTGTAGTAATAGCAAATTGCTAAAACCCGTCCCTTATGAGCATTACAGATATTGGTTGATCTCTTGTTTGGAGTGCCATACATCTCATAGTTATCACCAGAGCACCATGCGCACCCACCGGCAACAGGACAAGTTAAACACTTTTCAGGTGATTGACTTGTCTTAGTGATTGCCTCAAGTTCATTCTTCAAAGCAATCGTTCTTTCGGTATTATAGATACCATTAAAGCAATCACCAATACACATCTTCTCTGCAAGTTTATTTCCTACAGAGATAGGTGCATATCGAAGACAAGGATAGCATTTACCATCTGGTGCAAACATGAGCATTTTACCTGTTCCACCACACCAGTTATTATCGTTATCGGACGGCTCACCGGTATCTTCACCATCAAGAATTGATACGAAAGTATCATCTCCGATATCAATGAGAATATCAGCAAGCTTCTTTAACTCGAAATAAATATCCCGAGCATCCGAAATCGTGTATACCGGCTCAAACGCATAGTTACACATGATATCGACACAACCAAGATCATGCATGAACTTTACGCTCTGTGAAAGATACTTCGTTGAACCGGGAGTGAACGTCATCTTTGTTCCAGTGACACCATAACGATCACGGATATTGATAAAAGCTTTCAGTGCTTTTTCAAATGAACCATTTCCGTACTGGTCAATACGGTATTTATCATGAAGTTCCTGAATACCATCAATCGAAACTGACGGAGAGATAATCTCATGATACTTCTCCATAAGATGCTGGGTCTCTGGAGTAAACCAGAGCTGGCCATTTGTTGCGAACGATACACGGCTGAATTCAATCAGTTCAGTATATCCACGTCGTGCTGCGGTGATCATGAAATAGTCAATGATCTCTTCCATTAACTTTGCTTCCAAAAGAGGCTCGCCTCCAATGAAATCAAAAATAATGGCTTTTGTATCATGGCTGATCACCATATTCGGATCATTCTTCTCATACATGTCAAGCACAGCATCGACGCATTTCTTTGCTGTATAAATGCTCATAGAACCATCACACTTATTGTGCTCATAGCAATAAGAGCATCTTAAATTACATTGGTTGGTGACTTGAAATGTCACCGATCTTGCGATAGGTCCTTTTGCAGATTTTCTATATCTGCTATAAAGTCGAGAGATAACGTCGTGATAACCGACGTCATGCCGTCTTACTCCTGCCATGTGAATGTCACCTCATCAGTGATAAAATCAAAGTTTGCCATCATATCATGCGGACGATTGGGGAAGTACTTCCCAATTACCTCACTCTGAACGAGATTAAAATCAATATCTGCTTTATAGAAGTCATTTTTGACAGCTTCTAAGACTTCTTTCGCATCTGAATTATTTGCACCATTCAGCTGACGAGTGAGAATATTGATTAAATTCTCCATGGCTTTTCGAGTATAAAAACGGCTCTCCACAGCTGTCATTTCTTCAGCTGGGATCTCGACCATCATCTTCTTTTCCATAGCAAATCCTCAAACTTATGCCGTCGTAGTGAATCGTTTTCAGCTCTTCGAACTGATCGCGTAATTCAATACTACGCTCAAGGCATTTTACAAAATATGTGAAATTGAAATAGTCGTCTTCACTCTCTGTATTTAACGTGAACTGAAGACGAACGACAACAGCAGAGCAAATGATGTATTGAGCCCATACGATTTCTCGAATCGTAGGTTCGATCTCCAAGAATTTTTCAATGGGAGTATCATCATTCACGATGAGTTTTGAATAGTGGACATCGAAGCAGAAAGAATAGATTGCGAGAGCATAACTATACATCTGCTTTTCGATATCAGTCAGATCAATTGTATCAAGCACCTCATTAATGACGTCAATTGCGTGAGTACAAATCTGAAGATGCTTTGAAAAATCTTCGCAAAGTCCTTTATTCTTGAAAATCGTAAAGTAACAAAGGACGTTGAAAAATCTCGGAGTTTTCTGATCAGGAGGGCAAAAGCGATCAAGCTCTTCCTTAAATTCTTCTTTTGTGAATTCTTGATCTGTCACAAGAGCTAAAAGGCATTTGTGCACAGCATAGGTTAAATTATATTTGTCCATTCGAGGAATAATTCGTTCTTCCATGTGCTAACACCTCCACTCCTTAAAACTTAATGTTGCCACAGAAGTTATCGCAGTCATTACTGCAAGCAGCTTCATCATTGCAATGAACGGAACAGGTGCCAGAGCAGTCACTGTCCCAGCATTGACTGGAGCAAGTGGTACCGCAACTGTCACAACCATTACAGTCACCATCGCAACCGAAGCAGCCACCAGAACAGCTGTTTGAGCACACACCACCGCACGAACCAGAGCACGAACCAGAGCAAGTATTCTTACATGTATTATTGCATGTACCAGAGCAGCTTCCGCTACACGTGTTTGTACAGTTACCTGTACACGTGCCTTTGCAGTTCGTATAGCATCCAGAGCTACAGAGACCGCTACAAGACGACTTGCAGCCGGTATCTGAACTTGTAACACCTTTACTTGAAAGCGTTGCTACTTTACTTGCAGCGGTTGTTAAAGTACTTGCAGTTACTTTCGCGCCATTACCAGGAGTAATCCTGCTACCAGTAACAGCATCGAGAGGCTGCGTAATCTTTATGATGTGCTCCTGAAGAATCTTGCCACCAGTAGCAGGATTCGTAGAGTAGTTATAATTTGATCCATTGTAACCGCTCATACTACCAGTACTTCTAGAATTACTCCGGCGATTGATTTCATTCTTCACCAGATTTTTCAAAGAGGTGAAGTCCGACGCCGTAATTTTATTTCCTTTACCTGCGCTCATAATATCACCCCTTTACCCGAATCTTTACACGACGAATATCTGTCCGATTGTCGTCTTCCACAACATATCCAACAACGCGCTTATGCGGAATACTCTCATCATCGGTAGCAATACCAACACCGGGAATATCAGACACAATGATGGTATCACCACGATGCACAGGACCAGTTACTTTACACATAACACGTCCTGCAAGGGATACCGGAATGAAATTGATAAGGTTCTTTTTCACATAATCTTCCCCATCACCTGCTTTATCACCACCGATAAGCATGGCATACTCATCGGAATGAACACCAGCAACAATTTTACTTGTTGCAGTTGC